CTGGACGTACTGCAGGCTGTGCCGCTGGACGAGCCGCTGGCTGTGCCGCTGGGCGAACCGCGGGCTGTGCCGCTGGACGTACTGCAGGCTGTGCCGCTGGACGTACTGCAGGCTGTGCCGCTGGACGTGCCACTGGGCGTGCTGCAGGACGCGCTGCTGGACGAGCCGCAGGCTGCGCTGCTGGCTGCACTGGAACAGTCCCTCTCGGATTCAGACCCTCATCATACTCATCGCGAGAGTGCCATTTTATTGTAGGATTGTTTTTCCACTTCTCTTCAAACGACCTTGACTCTGCTTCTCTCTGTTCTTGAGTCAATGGCTTAGTTCCAACACCTTCTGGCAATTGGTACGGCTTTGGATTCTTCTCATAGCCGCCAGGACCCTTTCTACCTAGAGTTACAGGATCGAGAGGAACGGGTGTGCCTGGCCTTGAATACGGCGGTGCTCCTGGTCTTGTGATATGAGGTTCTCCGGGTCTTGGCGGCACAGCTCTAGAACCTGGTTGTTGTGTTCCTCCTGCTGCCCTTCTGGCGGCTGCTCCCTGCTCTCCAAGTCGCTGAGTTTCGGTCCAGAAAGCAGGATCGCTCGCTTTGCTCTTCCACTCGTCGCTTTCTGTGTAATCCTGTACTTTTTGCAGCGCTTCGGAGTCTGATAGCCTAAGGAGTTGCTGGCTTTCCTTCTGCAACTCCGCCATCTTTGCCATGAAACCAAGTCTGAATGCTTCTGTCATCTCACTACACAATTAAATTAGTCCAAAACCTTGCATAGAAAACAGATCTCCGGCTGCTCTCATCGCTCTGTCTCTAAAACTTCTTTTCTTGGATTGTTTCGCTGTCGCTGACTGTGCAGGCGCCGCGCTAGTCGCCGGAGGCGGTGGTGTTGGTTGCGGAGCTGGCTGTGGAGGCTGGGGCTGCGACGCTGCAGGCGGATTTGTAACAGAGGCGGCTCCGTACGACTCTGGATCGCTTACGTTTATTATACTTCCGGGCCTAAGTTTTTTCGCGCTCTCGAGATCGAGACCGTTCTCTCTTAGTACCTGCCCAAGATGCTTCTGTTTTATACCAGCTCTCTGCAGAATATGTGAAACAGTATCTCCGTCTCTCATCACGTAGCCAGTTCCACCATCCATAGTTATACGTCCTTCAGAATCAGCTCCTTGAAAGCTGCTCGAAGGATCCGTGTACATATCCACTGCCGCCTTCTCAAGCAGACTCTTCGCATCCTCAAAGCTGAGTCTGTTCTCGGCGCACTTATGCATGAATCCCTGTATGAATGCGTGTGTCATTTGTTATTTTACCTCCCTAGAAAACGTGGTTGTGAAGGCTGTGTTGCATCAGGCTTGTCCAGAGTGCTTTTGAACCACTTTCCAAACCCTTTGGCAGCTCCAGCGGCTGCATCAAACGCCTTCGTTGCCCCATGACCCACAGCGCTTGATACTCCTTTGATTGCCCTATCTATCGGGTCTAGTATGGACGGAGTATATGGGTTATAGCTAAAAGGATGATTTTTTGCATACTCCTTGGCGAGCCTGGCTCTTCTAACCGCGTCATTGAATTTCGCGTCGTCGAGCTCCTTGCGTCTTTTGGCTTCGTTTTCCTGCCAGATGCGCTCTGCCTCCTCATCCGAAACTCGTACAGGCTCGCTAAAATATATTCCCTGCGCGGTCTTTATCAGCGCGTATAGTGCGTCGGTCTTCATTGCGGAGCGCCTCCTCCCTGCTGCATCTGCTGCTCGATCTGAGCGCGTCCCTCGCGCGACATGTCCTGGCGCATCTCTGTCATTCTCTGCTTTACCATAGCGTGCAGCGCAGGACTGCTCATGCGCACCTGGTTAAGCAGGTGCCTTCTGTTGACCTCAGGCGCAGATATGATGTTCTGCGCAATCTGATCAGCCTGCTGGACAAGATCCGTAGGCGTGCTCGGCATGCCGGACATAGGATTGTTCTCCTGTCCCATGGCCTCGGACTCCTGCTGCGTCTGTGTCTCCTCCTGTGCCTCCTGCTGCAGCTTCTGTATCTCAAGCTGCTCGTCGAGGATGCGCTTCTGCTCCTCCATGTAATCGATGCCGTACGGCTGGTAGGCCGTCTGCTTGGACACATCCATGCCAGCGGCGGCCTGGAGCTGCAGACCCTTGCGCTCGAGATCGTCTGCAAGGGTGATGGAACGCAGCTCGACCTCGACAGGATCCCAGCGGAAATAGTGGCAGACCTTGTCAGCCACTTCCTGCAGGAACGCGTTGAAGCCATCCACCATTGCATTCTCCTGCTTCTCCATTAGACGGAGGGCGACAGGAGCGGCCTGTAGCTGTAAAGTGCCTGCATACAGGTCCTGAGGATAGCCGGAAGCATTCATAAGTTCCTGCATCGCCTGCGCCTCGTTGTCCTTTGGTGACAGCTGCTTTGCCTCACCGCCAAGCATCTGATACTGGATCGGGAATGGAGAGACAGACATAACGGTAGGATCTGCCCTATGCTTTGCAACCATGTCCTGGATATAGGACTTGAACTGCTGCATGTTGACCAAAGTCAACGCATCCTGGCCATCTGCGTTGCCTGGAGACGCAGGAGATATAACACGGAACGGCATGATGAAGTCATAGGCCAGCGCCTCGTCGTATCTACGAAGCGTCTGAATGTAGTATGCAAGCTTGAACTGTGTCAGAAGAGGCGGAATGCCCCATCCCTTGATGTCGAGGCCAGACAGGGATCCGCTCTTCATGTGGAAGATCGCGTCCCTGTTGAACTTGAAGTAGACGTGCTTGCCCTTCTCTGCTGACAGGCACAGCTTGACCAGTGCCCACGGCATGGTATCCAGATAGAAACGGTCGCCGTCGAGCACTTTGTCGATGTACTTCTGGTCCAGCCTGTAATAGTACTCAACCTCGCCAGAGATAGGATGTACACGGATAGAGATAGACTTTGGATTCCAGTGGATTATCTTGACCCTGTCCAGATCTGTTATGTTTCTACGGTCGTCTCTTTTGAATGCACCACGATAATGGCACTTGGGGCATGTACATATAAAGTCGCCCTGCTTCTTGTTGAACTCGTAGTTCAGCGTCGAGTTGTGATACTCGGTCTTGCAGTGTGGACAAATCAGGAATCTATCGAATGGGAAGTAAATAGAGGCAAAAGCGTTGCCATAGACCTTGTAGTCGTCGCCTATAAGGGCCAGTTGCTGAATCATATGCAGCTTCTTGTCGAACAGATCCTCGTACTTCTCGCGCTCGTCGTCAGATGCACCGTTTATGACGATATCTGTAAGGAAGTAACGCACCAGGCGCTCTGACACCGCCTTGAACGGCGGCATTGTCAGATACATAAGCTCGACCAACTCGAAGATCTCGTCAAGATCCTGCGGAATATACTGCGACGCCATGTCGCAGAACGGATTGGCGGTCTTCGAATTGAAGACTCCGCCGTTTCCGTTTCCGAAGAATCCGCTTGGTACGTTCTGTGTCATGCTACTTCTTGTTAATCAAATCATCCAGATCGTGCTTGAATATATACGATTTAAGTAGGCGCTTCACCTCTTCCCTATCCTCGTCTTCGCCTGTAGTATACATGTCCCTAAGGAAATCAGTCTCTTCTTTTCTCAGTCGCTGTGTGCCGCTGTCATCTACAACAGCACTAAGAGGATCCTCCTCTATTGAATCCGGAAGGAGTCCAAACAGCATCTTGTGCTTCTTGTATGGAACTTTCCTAGAATCCAAAGCATTGAACAGATCAGCAGTATAGCCTCGTTTCAAATCCTTCAGCAGCTTAGCCTTATTCAACAGGCCATTCGATTTTTCGTACAGGGGCTCAGACATTCGCTCGATGGACATATAGTCTACTAAATCCTCAGGAGACATCCAGTTACGGCCTTTGTCATACACGTCGGACAACGAATACTCAATAAGCGGCTCTGGCAATTCTTCGTCAGACGCCATCTTTTTCATGGCGTCTGTAAAGCCCTGTTTAAATGCCGCGCTTACACTCATTTCTTTGACTTCTTTGGTTCTGGTAGAAGCCCCTCCAGTATATTGTCAAACAGGAACTCGGTCAAATACGCCAGGGCTTCGTGGTTTCCTGCGTCCACTACGTCGTGGTATTCCAGAATCATGTTGGCGGCATGCGTGCATTCGTGGACTATAGTGCCTGGATATGTCTCACCAGGAAACCATATGATCACGTTGCCATTATCACAATCTATCGTAAGTGCCTGATATTTCGAGACTTCTGATTTAGATGGCACCAGCTTCTGAGGCAGCTCAAGATCATGCATCTTCTTCGCCAGATCATCGTAAGGACCTGAAATGAAATACACGTCACACCGGTAGATGTCCACCGGTATGTACAGGCAAAGCCTCTTCTGCTTCAGATGTAGACCCACGTCGATTGCTCTGTTTTATGCTGACTTAGGCCGTTTGTTATTCGATATACTGTTAAGTATGTTCTGCATGTTTTTATCTAACGCAGGATACGTCTTCATGTCTTCATATACCGCACGCTGTCGATTGATCTTATCAATAAGTGAAGGTTCTGGGGCCATGATATTCTTTATAGCCTCTGTCCAATGAGGCTGTGGCTTAGTCGGCAGAACCCTATGAGCCTGCACAGCCTTAGCTTGAGCTCCGGTTGTACCAGCACCGCTCATAGCTGCAAATCTCTCAGGAGATACACTTTGGTAGTCTCCTGCAGACATGCCTCCAGTAGGATCTGCGGCAAGCTTGTACATCATGTCCATGAAACCCTGCTTAAATGCTTCTGTCATTTTTATTTTCCTCCTCGAATGTCTTTTCGTCTTCCTTGGACGCCTCAAGCGAGCGAACAGTAGGATACTTCTGCAGATTGTCTATAAAATCATCGAACGCTTCTGCACCCTTCTTTAGAATATTGGTCTCTTTCTTAAGCTCTGGCGTACTGTACTTCGTTACAACTGCTCTTTTTTCCATTTTATCTCCCGTGTTTTTAAACACAGCAACAGGATACCAGATAACAATAAAAAACGCCAGGTTTGATTCCTGGCGTTTTTAACATGACATTGTTTATATTATTCGAACAACGGTGGCCGAATCTTTGGATCACGAAGAGCCCAAAAGCCTGGATTTTCCTGGAAATTTGCATAATCTTTCCAGGCATTCTCACCCCAATCTCGTATGGCTTGTCGCATTTCAGCATAACGACCCGGCACATAATTAAGTCTATAAGAGTCCGGCTGCACCGATTCTGTTTTTTTAACTGCCATATTACTTGGAACCTCTTTAAATCCATCCGGAATTTCGTATCTATATCCTATAGTTCCATCCTTAAACTCTGGCCAATATCCAGTATCAAGACGTTTACCACTACTAATGGTCGGAAGCTCCCCAGTCTCAACAGAGAAAGGATACATTTCTCTAGAAGGGAATGAGTCTACAGTGCTAACAGGAACGGGTTTTAACTCCCCTTTTACATAATCTGGAGCTCCAAGTGCATCTTTTAAATGCTGTCCAGTAGAGGCCATTCTTGTGGCATCGCCTTCAGTAATAGCGGTCGCCATCGACCTAGCAAGACCGTCGTTTTCAGCTACGCTAAGTCCTTTATCAGCAAGCGCAGCCCTGACCGCATTATCTATCTCTGCCCACTGTTCGTTTCCGCGCCCTGACAGCATTTTAGGACTTGCATACCTCCTTCCAGACACATCTAGAAGACCAGGAGATCTATGTTTGCGCGTTTCAGCAAGCACTTCTGGTTTTTCTTCTATAATTTGTGGAGATTTTGAAGCTGTGCCGTAGACCCTTGCAATCTCTTCGGGTGACTTCTTCGTAGCTGCAACCTCCTCAGGAGTAATCGTTATCTTCGAAGGAACCTTTGCAGCGGCAACCTCTTCAGGTGTAATAGTGATCTTCGGAGCGGCCTTTGCAGCCCCTCTACCAAATAGACCCTTCACACCTCTGGCAACTGCTCCTGCTCCACGTCTGGCAGCCTGTGCCACTGGCTTCGCAATAAGATCCGTAAATGCATTCGAGTCCTTCTCGAACTCTGCCATCTTGTCCATGAAACCCTGCTTAAATGCGTCTGTCATCTATTTCTCCTTTTCTAGGTTGTCTAGATATCTTCATCGTATAATACACACAATACTAATAAAAATCTATTTCTTTCTGTTCTTCAGCCAATCGAGCACATATGGAAGCATCTTTTCATCATCAGTATGCGTGGCCCCAGGCACGTCGATCGATTCCAAATTAGGGCTTGCGTATCTAAACATCAACGGATTGCTTCCGAATAAATCGGCCATAGCCCTCTGGAACTTGTTGCTGTCGCTTAGCTGTGGCCTAACCATGTAAATGTTGTTGGCCAGGTCCTTGCCCCTGCTCTTCAACCTATCGAAAGCGGTCACATATACAGGATCCAAGGCTATTATGTCGTCTACGGAAAGATTGCCTGCCCTGTTTTTCAGTTCCTGCGCGAATCTCAACGCGGCTGGTCCGCCTCTGCTATGGCCTATAAGACGCAGCTTCGGTCTCTGTCCGTCATGTGCTGCCGCCCAATCGTCGCTAGCCCTCTGCACCCTGTCTATGTACTGCTGAAGATGCTTCGATCCTACGATCGAACCAGATACTTGCTCCGATATGCGATCCTTGAGTTCACTGGCATTGTGCAAACCAGTATCTATGTGTCCGCGTATACCTCTGAAATAAAGCGATATCGTAGGATTTCCGTTCTCGTCCTCTACAACCTCGACAGGCGAGTTCGGGTCGAACGTGCCAGACCCAAGAGATGTAAATCCAAACGGAATCCGTCCTGTGTCCTTGTACGACTCGAAAAGCTTGTGGTTGTCATACACTGTTTTTCCTAGGGTCGTGGCGCCACCAACACCAAGACCTACCAAGGCTGAGCGCAAAAGACGCTTCTTCGTGTTCTTCTGCTTCCTGTTCATAAGATAATCGGCCGTGCCGGCCATCAAGGCCGACAATCCTCCAATTCGAAGCGCCTCTCGCTCCTTCTTGCTGTAATCCAGGCTGCCTGTCGAATCGATAGATGTGCTCATACCCTGTTCCTCGCCTTGTGTTTGCCTCTGTCGGCAACTTCAAGCAGCGCTCTCTTGTACGGTTTTAAAAACTCCTCGGCCTTGCGACGTATAAGTTCATTATTAAATTCAATGGCGTTATTGCGTTTCTTCTCGGATCCGGTCGTCCACGGAATAACACTGTGCCACAGAGGAGCATCTTTTACCGGCACAAGATTCTTGTCAAGCCACCTTAGATATACATCATTGTTAAGTATCGATCTTTCAAGGCTGTTAAGGAAATAAATATTGTCGGTCTTTGTTGCGATCTCGTCTATGAACGTATTCAAATCCATGTTTCCGATATAATTTTTGAACTCATCATACGTAGCATCCCTGCCAAGTTTGTCAGACAGTGTCTGCCATATCATTGCCCTAAGCTCGGCATTGGTCGCACCCGCTTCTGCAACAGGGCTTCCGGCAGTAGTGTCTCCAAGGTCAGAATCAGTAAATCCGTAAGCCTCCTCAAGCTTTTTCTGTTCTATGGCAGATCTACCTGCGCCCTTGTTCTCTTCATTTGGATCGACGTCGCCGTTCTGCCAATGGCTGTACTCGTGAGCCAGAGTTGGCATTACAAGGTCTTCGTATTCCTTATCTAACGCCTTTCCCTCTCTTATATGAAGGACTGGCTTGTCATTTTCACCGACATAATCATCTGGAGTAGTAAAGGCAACGGAAGTGCCTGGATACTCGTCTCCGTACAAAACTGTCGTATAGGGCGAATACTCGTGCCATTTGCTATCGTCATAGCCAGTTCCGGCAAACTCTCTCTTTGTCGGAATCTGAATCGTCTCGTTGAATCTTCTAAGGCGGTCAGACAGCTCTGAGACCCTCTGACCGATCTCCGAGTCAGGGTCTATCTCTGCCCCGCTAGAATCTGTATCAGTAGTAGGCGCTACATACTCAGGCCCGCGACTGTCACTATAATGAGGTCCGTACTTATCGCTATAATATCTATAGGCATCGCTACCTGCGCCTCCAAGGGCTCCAAGTATTCCTCCTATAAGCGCCCCTCTTCCTGCATTCTCCTCGTCAAACAGCGTACCAAGAAGTGCCCCTATACCACCATACAAAAGAGCTCCAGTAGGATAGAACGATCCATCCGACGCCGCCGTCTTTATAAGGCTGTGAATAGCTCTTGTCTTCATTCAGCAACAGATTCGGATACGATCGCCTCAATCTGCTCGTCCGTAAGCCCGAAAATGCTCTTAAGGAATGTCTTGGCTCCCTTTACAAGATCGTTGTCCTCATCCAGCGTAGTGGAATACTCCCACTCCTCCCAGACGCCATCCTGCGACTGCATCCAGGCCTTCACCTGCTCCCAGATGCCCATGGACTTGAACTTGCGGTACAGCTTAACCCTTGACAACTCCCTGAACCCCGGCTCTGGACCTGGAGGCTGATCAACTGGAATAGCTGTCTCCGTGTATTCCCTGTGTGCGTCTTCTGGATCGTAGGCAACGTCGTAGTCGGACTCAGGGTATCCACCGTGAACCTTGAATCCTGCATTGCTGTATGTGCGTACAAGCCCGTTCCCTAAATTTTCTGTAACAATTGCCATCCTATCCTCCTATTTCAGCCTCTGCGTCGGCCAGTTCGTTGTTCCAAAGAACAAGTGCCTTGCCTGCATCGTCTACGTTTATTCTATACGGTTTTTGTCCGTTGTAGAAGTGCCATATTGGCGCGTCCCACATCTTGTTGTTGTTCTCTCCTGGCGTAGGAGGAAATATCCACTTCGAATCTATACGCTTTATGGATCCTGCGAAGAAACGGTTCATTGCCGTCTGATCAGGAAGAAAGAACCTGTACGCCTCCTTCGATGCGTAGTCCAAAAACCGTACTACTACATTATCCTTGGACCGCATCTTCTTCAAGTCCATGACTATCGTGCCGGAATAGAAGCCATACTCCGGCACGACGCCGTACGGTGCTGCAATGACTTCGTTTTCGCCAAGCTCAGTGTCCCACAGCTCTCTAATAGAAGACCTGCACAGGGTGTCGGCGTCTATGTATATCACGCGATCTACTCCGGGCATCAGCATAGGCAGACAGAATCTGGCAAACGTTATGCCTGAAAACGTTCTTACGCGACCACCTGGATTTCTTCTAGAGCACGCGTCAAGCTTCTGCATAAGACTCGAAGGTATACGGTTGAACACAATATGGAAGTTGTCGGACATGAGCACGTTTATCTTCATCATAAGATCCGCCGGTATGACATTATAGAAGATATGTACACAAACTATGTCGTCCTTGGCCATATTCTTTCGCATTGTGTAGACAGACACAAGAAGCTGATCACAGAACTGTGCAGCTCCCTGCCCTTGAACGTCGATCGTATAAGCAACATGCATAGTTCGCTCAGCCTTGTCCTTTGCAACCTCCGCGAGTGCCTTTGAGTATCTTGTCTTAAGATCCAAGTCTGCTGCGCTTTCTAGCTTGCGATCTACTGACCAACCCTGTGGGAGATGGATCGAACTGCCGACCGTATGCTGTGCAAATATCGGGTCTTTCCCCTTGTATGACCCGTCCATAAGACCTAAAACTACATCGGCTCGTCCATTCTTCTCCCACTTTGACAGGAATTCCTTGTAGGCCTTCTCACCAAACAACACATACGCTTGACTGCCGTACACACGCTTGAAGTCAGATCTCTTCGCAATATCCTCCTTCTGCCTAGGATAGGTCTGTGTCCAGCCGAGCGACAGGCACAGGCAGTCTTTCGGTCTCGTCTCGAATGCCTTTACAAGCAAATTCGCAGCATCGTCTGACGGAACTGCGTCATCCTCGAACACGACCAGAAATGGCATCTTCGTCTGAAGCGCAAAACGCACCAGAGAGTACTGCGACACCGCATTTCCAAGGGAGCCTTCGTTGTCTATGTGGCATTCTCGCCACTCTCTTACACTGGAAGGATCCAAGCCGACGGACTTGAACGTACGTTTGAACTGTGACAGGCGCTTTCCGCCGCCTGTCACAACAAACGCGTTAGAGAGGATTTCCTGTGTAGTCACTTCTTATTACTAATTCGCAGGAACAGCAAAAACAACATAGCCGGAAGAAAGTCCACAGTGATCTGTGACATGAGTCTGCGATACAACAAGCCTGAACGGACCTGCGTAAGTATCAAGTGACTGGTTTCCGTCTGTATATTGAAGAAGCTTCACCAATACTCCGCAGCTTTCTTGTGAACTTGTGGCCCTGAGATCAAACTCTGTGTCAAAGAACTTGACAGACGGAGGTGTATTCTCTCCTATAAAAACTATGTCGCCGCCGTCTTGTCTTATCTCCATTCCGCCGCTTCCTGTCGTTATTGTCTCACGATGGTCGCCAGGTGAGCTAAAATTAAAGCCACCTACGATCTCAATTCCGTTGTTTCCGATTATCTTTCCGTCGAACAAATAGATGCTATCATCTCCGCTATATGTTTTTGCAACGACATGATCGTTGAACTTCAAAGTCTTTATTTGAGCCATTTTCTTTTCCTCCTGTATTAAACCGGGATCAAAAATCCTTGCTGAAGAGTCCAGTTGTTTGTATTCCAGCTACCGCTTCCTGCCGTCTTTCTGGCGTAGTACGCACTCCAGTACTTGCAAAGCTCTCCCCGTGCATACGATTTTGACGCACTGAAGTCCTCTACGTTGGCAAGATCAGGCAAATATAGCATAGAACTCCAGTTTGATGAAGCCTTCCACGTGCTCGCAAGCGAAGCCGGTATATAGATCCTCTTGTCATACGGCGTATTCGAGAAAGTAGAAGCAGATATGACAGGAACTGCCTCGCACTGCGTAAAGTCATACTCGACAATGCTTGAATATGCAAAAACCAAATCTCCAAATGTAATCTGCGACCCGTTGTCCTTGAATTCTACTCTCTTGAGCGATTTGCAGTAATAGAATGCATTCTTTGGCACGTTTGTTGTCGTTATTGTACCGACATCCTCCAAAGAGACGCATCCGCTGAAAAATCCTATTGTCGATCCACCAAGCGACGACGTCTCGTCAAGGCCCGTGCTCTTCAGCGCTGTACAGTCGAGAAAGCTTCCTCCGCCCATTACAGCTCCGTTACAGATCTGAACGGTTTGCAGCCTTCCGCACTCGGCAAACAAGCTTACTCCGTATGTTCCGTTTGCAGGAAGTCCTCCATACACAGCCTTCAACGACCCACAAGACTTGCACGCGTTGTCACCTATGTTTGTTATCGTCGAAACTAGACCAATATGTTCAATGCCAGGACACTGTAAAAATGCCTTTTGGCCTACTGTTGTAACAGTCCTGGGAATAGAAATCCTTGTCAGCGAAGAGCAATACGCCACGGCCTCCTGGCTGACAGAAGTGGCACCCCTTGGAAATACAACTGCCTTTAGTTTAGGACATCCTGCAAAAACACCGGTTCCAACTGCAACTCCGTCTGGTATTGCTATAGATTCAAGGTTTATACACTGACCAAAAACCCAGTTGGACAGCTCACTGATCTTGCCGAGCTTGATCGACTTTATACAAGAGGTACCTCTGACTATGTTTGGAGTTCCAGTACTCTGTAGGCCACAAATCGGCCCTGCAAGTTTCAGTTTCGGATCCCCAGATACCAACTGTGTGACTTTTATCGTATATGTTCCAGGTGCAGCATATTTGTGCTCTCGTACAGTATACGCGTTGGATCCTACTGGGTCGTTGACTGCGCCGTCTCCCCACTCGAGCTTCACGGACGACCCGGACACCTGGGCAAACGCAAAACAGAACGTGTTGTCTGAATCTGCGCCCACTTCAACGGTTAAATACGTAACCTCGTCGTCGGTTATGTAGTTGCAACCAACAGTCGTCTTAACTACAAAAACTTCTGGTGGTATGGCATCCAGTATGTCTGAAAGCAATGCTTCGTCTGTGAGACCAAGCTCCTGCTTCAGCTGGTCAAGGGTTGAGTCGTCGGATAGCCCTAAATACTTCTTTACGTCGTTGAGACCGATCTCGCTCTTGTAGGCGTCAAGATTGTCTTTTATCTCCTGCAGCGTATAGTTCCATCCCTGTGCTCTAAGAGCCGGAGTCTCCGTCATGTGGTTTGTCGGCAATGGTGGCAATTCAGTAAGCGCCATAGCCTGTGCATACGTATACCTGTACAACACAGTGCCATCATAGTCTATGAATTCAAGATCGGCTGGTTCCTGATCACCGGACGGCAATGCCCTGATGGCGTCGCCGTACTCGGACAGCTTCTGAGGTACTGTTCCTCCCTTTTCCTCGATCGCAGCGGCGATATCCGCCTTCGAGGCTAGTATCGCCTGGATCTTGTCTGCTATCGTTCCAGCCATTAGAGGGCCTCCCCGTTGATCGCGTCTAATACCCTTCTGATGTTTCCAAGAACCTCGGACACCGAAGTCTGTCTCCAGTCTCCTCCATACCAAGAATACCCGGCAGTTACCGCATTAGTACACTCGTACAGCTTCGCTTCACGCACTACAAAATCGCCGTTAGTATACGCGTTTGATGACGAAAACACCGGGGCTATAGACTCAAGCAGTACTGTGTTTTCTGCAACAACCTGTTTTGCCATGTCCCTTACTTCGTCAAACGGGGCTAACTTTACACCGTTATACTCGTAATAATATGGAAAATACGCTATAGGATCGTATCCAAGTATCGTAACAAGTTCCTGAACTCCTGCCCTGATAGTCAGATACCCTGAAGAATCAAGCAAGCAATCGCCCATGTCGGTACTACCAAGCCTTATTAAATAACCACGGTATCCAGGTGGCACTGACGACATATATCTATTGTATACGAAACTAACGTTGTCCCCTACTGTATCCTTGAACGTGGCCGTGATCGCTGCCTGCTGCTCCTTTGTTATCAGGAGAATTGGCGCCATGTTCGTATCTACCACTCTCACTGGCGTTAGCAAAGACTTCAGATTCGTCTCTCCAATCCAGAACCCCTCTGTGCCTCCAATCGGATCTATGTTGAACGTGCCTGGTCCATGGCTCTCGTAGAAGCCGTTTGTCAGACTCTGTATGTTGTCGGCATGTTGGGCTGTCCACAGAGATGCGCGAGGAGCGCTAGTCGAGTCAAATCCGGCGGACCAGGCCCATGAATCGGAATCCTTTGCCGAAACGTACTTTCCGTGGGCCTGTGACGTTCCTGCAGATGCGAGGGTATACCACCCTGAAGAGCTGGAGGCATATCCGGCGGCAGTCGTGCCTTCTCCTGTAGCCGTTGAAACATTTCCTTTCGCTCTGGTGTTCTTTCCAGACGCAAATCCTATCTTTCCTGTTACCTTTCCGCCATAACCTGTGACGAACGAATCATCGTCGGCGGTTGTCACGTTGTTTCCTAGAGCGACGGACGACCTTCCCTTGGCCTCTGTATTGCCTCTGCCTACAGACAGGGTAAACCCGCCGGGATTTGGGTCGAACGCAGTAGACACTAGATCCGCCTTCTCACCGACATACAACGCACCGTACAGCGAGACATACCTGTTAGCCCTGCGCGAACCGACGAATGTGTCCAGAAGATCATAGTACTTAAGAGACTGGAACTCAGACTCGGATCCTTCCAGGGTCGTGCTCTTATAAAGAACATTATCAATGCTTCCTAGATAGGTCTTCAAGTTTTTATCGCCAATCCAAAAGCCAGAAAGACCACCAAGCGGATTTACATTGAACGTCCTTTGTCCGTGGTCTGCATACTGGCCATAACCTCCGTTCCACATGAACACATACTGGTTTGTCACGGCCGTAAGCCCACCAAGCACTACGGAATATGGAGCGTTGGACACCACATTGTGGTGGTACCCTCCGATTATTATGTTCTGCGAGTTGTATACACCAGTGCCTGTAGGTGCCAAAAACGTAGCGTTCGGAGAATTATACACGCCTCCTCCTCCGCCGCTTAGCACAAAGCTGCTGCCGGAATTCATGGCGGTCGTGCCTCCTACGCCGGTGATTATGGAGTAGGGAGAACTTTCCAGATTGTTGCTGATATTGCCGGAAACTATTGAATTCGCCGAGTCCTTTACGGTATGGCCAGACTGCCCAAACACGGCGGCTCCGCTGGAGTTCGTAACCAGGTTGCCGTTGCCGAACACCGTTACGTTGTCTCCGAAAACGGAATTGTTGTTTCCGAAAACGAAGTTGTTGTTGCCAGATACGCTATTTTCGTCAAGCCTGTATACGTTGACACTGCCATTTCCGTTTGTCGTTATGAAGCCAGCGTCATTGGCATACGCGCTAAGCGCACCAGGTACGGTTATGTTCTGTTTGAACAGACTGGGCTCTACATACGGAAGCGAACCGTCAAACCCAGCGGACGCTTCGATCCAATACTGTGCGTTGGTTCCTTCGATTGTTCCGATTACAATCTGTGGCTTGTTTGCAGGTATAGAGCTTATAAACGCCGTGCCTCCAGATCTTCCTACCATGTCTATACCAACGTTGCCTCTAAGATTTGAATAGCTCGGATGGCCGTAAGAGTCGTCTACGAAATTACCTACATTTATGTATTGAACGCCGTCGTCAGTCGTTGAAAGAATCTTTGTCTTAAGCTGGGTCGAGCTTGGAAATCCAGACCAAGCTTCCTCGTATACCCCACTGCTATACACACGAACAAGCAAGAGTGACTCTGTATTATCTGGAAGTACAACAAATTCAAACTTACCGGCGGGAGGCAACCAGGGCTCAGCCGGTGTACCAATCAGACAGTTTGTAACCACGAAGAACGGTGTATCTTGATCTAACACCTGTCCAACTGCATGATATATAAGAGCCTGTGCGCCTGTCCCATAGTTTTTGTACAGCTTGATAGAAACAGCCACTGGATTTGACGAGTATATATCGTTTTCGCTCTCAACGACTGCGACAGTTCCAGCTATTCCACCAATCTCGCTGCTACTAGGACTCGATACGTACTTCCACTGCGGAGTAAGTGAAACCGTTCCGTTCTGGGCTATTGACATCTTATAGTTAGAGCCCTGCTCTACTCGATTGGTCGGATATACTGACGCTAGCCAGTTAGTGAATGCAGGATCCGTCTCTGTAATATTTGCGAGGTCCTCCTCGGTTGCTACTGTTCCAGCCTTGAGTACTCCGTTTGTCCTCCACGTAAGTGTTCTGCTACTACCAGAACTATACTCAGACATGTTCCAGGCATTTATGTATAGATTATCAAGATAGAAATCACCGCTACTATTGAAACCGGCATACAGCTTTCCGTTATTTATACTTAACGCCAGATCATACACTTCGTTGGTTATGGCCGAACGGGTCTCATCAGTTCTGGCGAGTATAAGGTTATTTGTCTTTATCCCACTATCATCAAGTACGTCAGAATTGCCAAAAGTAACTACGTTTCCTGCACCAACGCTTGTTGGCTTTACAGGAATTTTGTAATTGTTGAGCGCTTCATAGAAGTCCAGAGTATACGTACACGGAGCACTAGGGTCGTTGCTCACAAAAACAAGGCAGTCTGGGCCGAACCCAAACTCAATGTAGTTGGTATATCCACTGTACGAATTATAGGTGGCGAACCTGCTGAGCAGCGGGTCAGCGAGCCAGTTTGTGAATACAGGGTCTGTCTCAGTGCTAACTCCGCCAGATGGAATCTCGATGCTGTCGTTCCTTACAAACAGTGTTCTGTTTGACAGTACAATTGTCGGATCGCTCTCGGATATAATAGCCCGCATTGCCCGATTGCTGACCTCGCTATAGTTACCAGGCGTAGCGCTTGAAACAACGTCCAGAACCCAGTTTGTAGTGGCGAGCCAGTTGGTTACACTTCCGTCGATCTTGTCCTTTGTGACTGCGTTATCCGCCAACTTGGCCGTAGTTACGGCCTTGTTCGTGAGCTTTCCAGTAGAAACACTAAGATTGGCTATGATTGCGCCGTTCACGGCATTGTTTGCCAACTTGTCTCCGGTTATAGACTTGTCTGCCAAAGAGCTGCCCCTGACAAGATTGGTCATTATGTAGCCATCACCGTCCAGCAGATCATCGACAGCATTGGTTATCGACTGGCCTACCCATTCACGCGTAGCAAACGAAGCAGCGTCTGGAATCATATTGGATACAGCAACCACCTGTTCTACAGTAGCCAGTCCATCCAAGGAAGGAATCGCATTCGACACCGCAGTTACCTGTTCCTTCGTGGCAAATCCAGACACATCAGGTATAGCTGCTTCTACATCGTCGACGAGATCATCTACGTAAGACACGGAAGCAAGTCCGTTTGTGACAGACTCAGCTTCCTTTATCTTGTCCTCGACCCAGTCCTCGGTCGCAAATGGTCCAATGGACACCGACTGTGCGGCGCATATCGAAACGCTAGCCAGCCAAACAAAAAGTTTCTTCATTTGTCTACTCCGTATCTCTTTAGCCAGTCGCCGAAATCATCCTCGGCGTTAGTTACAGTACCCCACACAGTATCGCTGATCTTGCAATGCAGGATCTTGGGCTTGCCGAACCTGTTCAATATGACAACGCATTTGGCGGGTCCCTTGTATAACGGTCCGTCAAATATGTTGTTGCCCATCACAATAACGTCATCCTCGCGGGCTTCTGTCTTCTCTATTTCTGTAGAATCAGCTGAGCTCGTCGTAGGCATGTGGGTCTTCCTCGAAGACGACCGGAGTCACTTCCTCCGAGATCGTCATGTTCATCCTTGTCTTTGCTGCTGTTCCAAGAGCCTTTATCGTCTCTCCGTCGTAATCCTGCACAAGAAACGCATAGTATCCGATTACCGGCACTCCGCGCTTCTTGTTGTTCTGCACAAACTGGGTTACCTTGTCTGGATTGCCATGCGCCACCAAGGCTCCGCCTATGTTCATCTCCCTGATGATAAGCCCGTGGTCGGATATGACGAATGCGCTGGAAGGGTTGGTAGCTGACACCTTGGAAGGGTGAACAGCATAGAAGTTCATGCCGTTAGTGCCTGAAGGGTGGCCACCAGCTCCATTGTTACATGTGAGGAAACCGGCCTTTGCAAGCTGCGTTTTCGCATAATCCTCGAACTTCCTGCCACCTGCCGTCTGAGTCTCGGCAACAGGCTGTACGACTACATTGTCCTTGCCATCCTTGATGATGCCTTCCAGCAGCTTTACGCACTTGTCATAGCAGTTGCCAACGTTAAACTGCTTCTTATCACCATACTTGCCTGAGCCCATGTTGTCGTTGACTATGGAGACGAAAAGCCAAAGACCGCGATCCTTGGCATCCTTGTGTATCTGCCTGTACAGCTCCAGCTGGTTCTTAACCCAGGAATCGGTCCACCACTTGGACTCCTGGCCTACGGCCGATCTCCAGCCTGCAAGCTCGATCATGTACCCGGAGCCTCCGTGCTGGACCAAGGCGTCCATCTCCTTCTTCCACAGGGACCTGGACTTCCACCACCAGTTGACCCTTCCATACCACACCTGAGGAGCGCCTACCAGAATAGGCGAAAGCTTCTTCTTTTTAACCATTACATCGTCTAGCCCGAGAAGCTCGAGTATCTTCTGCCAGATCTTCTTCATGTTCCTCTTCTCCTTGTGTATCACGACGCCCGCTATCCAATTATAAGTGACGGCAGTTCCACGAACTGTCGCCATACCGATACCTGTTCTAACTGATGACATGCGGACTCACTCCTTTTTCGAATAGTACCATAAACAGCGAATGCAAGTCCACTACCCGTTCTTCTCTACGAAATCGATCTCTGATTGGAGATACCAGACAGCCTTCTTCAGGTCTTCAGTATACTTGGCTGTATCCTTTTTACCTGCTCTTAGGATGTACTTTATAGCGTTCCCGAGTGCAAAGGATCCACGGATGTGGGAGAAGGCATTGATGATATCAATGACCTCCATCCCACCCTCCTTGTAGTGGTCAGGATGATTGACGGCTTCCTTTGCCATCGTATCGGACCTACTTCTTCCTGACAAATCCAGTCAAGGTTATGTCGGTGTTGAACAAGGCGTACTTGCGATCTAGCCGGACGTCGACAAGCTCCTCGTCCGGCTGCAGCATCTTTTTCAGCTCTGTAACAAGATTGTTTATAAACTTGTTGTCAGCCATCGTATCCAGCTCGGCAGTGTCCATAGTATACGTATCCGTCTTGATGATCTTGTCGTATTCGTCGACCCTTGGCTTTGGCAGCCCTTCCAGGTCCTTGATCAGCTTGAATCCCTTCTCGGTATTGTCCATTTTATTCCTCCTACACCATCGCGATTACAGTCTCTTCAGGCAGTTCCTCTGCCGTGTTTATACCATTGAACTCCCTCAGGGCCTCCTCCTTAGAATAGTAAATCGTCTCAGGGAAGCCACCGTATGCAGGAAACTGGTTCTTCCAGCCGAACAAACCCCTTACCTGGATCTCCCAATAGGGCTTGCCGTTCATAAAGTGCTTCTCTACGACTCTTCTCTTGCCTGCCATTTGTTTTCTCCTTAAACCTTTACCAGTCCGAACTCGTCTTCCATGAATCCTGATTCAGGATTGTATTTGTACTTCTTGTCCTCTTTCACTACGTTGTCCTTCACATCTACTGTAGTGAATGACACGTTCTTCGTTTCCTCTTCAGGCAGCTGCTTGGCAACATAAGGCACCAAGCCGTCTGGCTGCCTCACTGGATACACCGGCCGAGCTGCAACCTCCTGCTTTGTATCGGCAAGGAACACCAAGCCCATAAGACCCAATGCCTCGATCTCGAACTGCGTGCCTGGATAGTAGCATTCCACCGATTTGCCGTCCCAGGCCAATGTAAATTTGCTGTCCGGGTCTGGCGTAAAGGTGAATCCGTCGCCTTCAATAGGTAAAATAATGGTAATGCTGAACTCGTCCTGGATAACGGCAGCAACAGTCATGCGGATAGTCCCGTTGCCTAGCTTCATGGCTATACGCTTCTTCTGAGACAGGAATCTCTCCAGCCTGGAGTCAGCCTTCTTGACAGGGACATCCTCCACAACTTCGGCCTGCTTACGGGCCTTTTCCACGTTGGCTATTGTCGCAGCCACGTACTGTGCAATGGCTGCATTTATATCAACCTGGGGCTCTTTTTTAGCCCTTGGCTTCCTCTTGACGGCAGCCACAGGCTTCTCCTCAACGTCGTCAAGTGACAGAGGATCAAGGTCGTCTGGTCCATTCTGGCCAATCTGGACGTCCTTCATCTCGACTGGAAACGCAGGACCGCCAGAAGCCAGCTTCTCCCTGTACTTCTTGAGAGCCGCATCTCCGCTCTTTGGCTTCACTCCCTTCTCTGACTTGGGATACTGCACGGCCCACGGAGGTATGACACCCTTCTGCTTTCCAGCCTCGCTTTCTGCGTGCGGAATGCAGATCTTGGACATGATCTCCTCGGCCCTGGGATCGTCTGGATCCAGGTCCATCAGGGTCTTCATCTCCTTCTTGCCAGGTTCCTTGATCGCCATCAGATCAACCCCTTTCTGCTGTAGTCATTGCTCCAATTCTTCATCAAATACGGCTTCTTGACCGAGGCCAGAGCCTGTTTAAGTGTCTTTTTCCTGTATGCGTTCTCGCTGCAGTACTTCTCGCACTCCCACTCGTCGTCGAAACCCATCACATACTTGTACGTGTGCTTGTCTATCGCATAGAAATCGAATCGCCAGTCGTCGCAGTCCTCGACGTCGGAATAATCCTGGCTGGCTGAATCCAGCCAATCCAGATCACTGTCCCTTGCCGTCTCGTTTGTCTTCAGTCCCGCTTTGCTTCTCATTTAACTTCCTCATCATGTCCAGCTTTGCATTCAAGGCCATCGCCTCCCTTAGATTCTTCGGCTTCTGGCCAATGGTAACGTTCATTGCTGCAATGTCGAAACGTCCTGCGTTCCTTACTTCGTTGATCTTTTCCATCGAAGTCTCGCCTGCAACCATCTTCTCGAACTCCTTGTTGGAAGACACGAACTCATGATATTCCTTCAGCTTGGCAGATCGTTCAGCGGCCTCCTTTGCAGCCTTGGCCTTCATGCCACCTGGATCGTCAAGTGCAGACTGTATCTCCTTCATGTCGAATTTGCAGGCGGCCGCGTGGCGATCTAGCAACTGTGACAACTGTGACAGCTCCTTGTCTGACAAGATCAACCCCAACTTCTGGTCGTTGCCCAGTACTTCAGTCAAAACAGCCGACAGCATTGGCAAATCAGCCGATTTGTCGCCAGGAGACAACGTTCTTCTAGCGTGCAAGCAGTATTTTGGTATTTTTGTCTGATTCTGAAAACGCATCTTCTAAAGCCCTGTTTCTAGAAAATGAGACATTTTGCCATAGTCGATGGAGTCAAAATGCCCTACCATGTGGTTTGACAGTGGGCTCTTTTGGCACTTGAGTCACTCTGTCATACACTCGTTTCTTTTCTGCCACTACACGGGCCAATACGTCGTCATAGTAAGGCGACTTGACGATTCGATTCTTGAACTTCCTTACGCTATGCTCTCCCTTCGGGAGGACGATGTACAAGGCGTTGGGTCTGCCCATTCCCTGTATACGCCTGCCGTAGGCCAGCTTCCTTAGATACTTGAGCTTGCACAATGTGCGAATATCCTTGCCGTATATGATAGAAGGGGCATGGGATGTGGACTTGTCCGTAGGCGGATGCAGCTTGCCTGTGCACAGCTGGTGCAGATCGAACATGGTAAGAGCTCGATTGGATTCGAGTATAAGCTTCATGAACGTGATGTACCTTGACGCCTTCTTGGATTCAGGAGGGCCGAAGCATGCGAACGTGTTCTTAGTGTCTTCGGTAAGTGACTTGTAGCCTGCAGGCACGATAACGCCGCATACCTTCCTGCGGACGACCTTCTTCCTTGGCCGTCCCTTTCCCTCCAGTGAATCCAGAAAGCCCATGGCTACCCCTTCACGATGTCCTGTGCTTCCTTTGCAGACTTGACAAGCTTCGAGGCGTCGACGGAACTAGGAAGTATGATGTCCCCGTCGCCCTCGAACGACACCTGGCCGGGATACTGGCGCTTCATGTCGGAGATGTATCCTTCCGTCATTCTCCTGGAAGCATCTCCAAGGGCCTCGATGTCCTGTATGGTCTGTGCGGACGCGTCCGTGTTGAACACGAAGCCAGACGGCCTGGATCCGTCGAACACCATCGTGATCATGATGTTCTTGAGCTCGGAATGCTCCGCAAGAAGGGTGCATGTCTTCTGAAGCTCGAGAACGGCGTGGCGCGGATCGAGATACTGCGATGCCAGGAACTTCATCAGCTCGCGCTTCTCCATGCCCTCCTTCGGCTGGAACAGGTTCCTGATGGGCTTCTCGCCAGGCCCGGGAAGATCGGACTTCTTGGGATCCTCCTTTATGTAGATGCTGTACTTGCCGCTGTCCGGCATCGTGTTCAGAACATCCAGAAGCCTGTATACCGCCCTGTACGACTGCACGGTCGTGACGTTGCCGTTCCCATCGTCGTGAACGATGTCGGCCTGGTCGGACAGAACGACGCGCCTGTGCGGCCTCGTCATCAGATCGGGCTGCTTCTCGTCGACGATGTCAGCCTTTCCGTCCTCGACGTTCTTGATGGCCTCTCTGGCCATCTTCTTTAGCATCTCGCGACGCTCCGCGTCTGTCAGCTCCTTCTTTTCGGTGTTTTCTGTATTCTCTGTTTTGTCGTTATTGGTGTTATTCGTTTCCATTCGTCATCTCCTCTGTTTCTTGATTGTCATTAAGATCAAACCACGTTCCTTCGAATTCCCCTGCCATGATAAGGAAGAAGAACAGTATCACCATGCCGGATATGAAGTATCCGATCAGCCTAGCCGTCTTTCTCGTGCGGCTCACCATCTCGTCCAGTTCCATTTATTCCATTCATCTCCTTGTCGTGTTTCTCGCAGTACTTCTCGTAAACCTCGTAAAACTTGTCTCTATCGATATTTCCCTTTCCAAGATCCCATGATGCATATATCACGTGTGCGAACGAGCCTCCTTCGACCCTGAAGTCGTCCATTGCGTTCCATCTTCTTTCGGCCTCTTCCTTGGTATCCGCAAGCCATGTCCTGGGATTGACAGGACAGTACTTGTAGTCGCATACCAATTCGTATCCTTCCCTGATCTCCGGAGCCCACAAACTATCTTCTGCGGGATAGTAGTGCCGCTCTTCTCTGCGAAAGTGCGGAAACATACCGCAAAACGGACATGCGTTCATCTAATGGCTCTCCCTCCACAGCCTTGAATCTACCGGCGGACCGCCATACCTGTCACAGATCTCACGTACAGATGGGTTGAACTTCTTCCAGTTGTTCTTGTGGCCGAGCACAAGATGGCACGATCTGCAGAGCACGATTATGTTGGTCGGTTCGTTGGCTAATTCTGGAGCCGCCAACTGGCTGATTATGTGATGCCGATTCAGATTGACCTTGCCTGTACAGAACGAACACTCCCTCATAGGATGCTGCGTGTATCTCCATGCAGAATTTACAGGTGCTCCGTACACATAGCACTCAGCTCCTTGCACGTTGCGATTTACGCATGCACGAACAGTTAGGCATATTAATGTGATGATGATTATAGACATCATCACGTCGCAGAATCTCTCAGGACTTATCTTTCGCATCAGATTCACCTTCTGAGGTTTTAGCCGCTACAGAACTGTCGGAGTCGGAGCTGAACACGGCATCGTGAGCAAGATACTCGACCAAAGCCTCGTCGCTCTTCCCCAGACAGCGTCCAAGGTTGTCCTTCAGGAACGTGCACCATCTCTTTCCCAGCCCGTTATATGCCTCGGGCGAAAACTTGAGAGTATCCCTGTTGCCTGTGATATCGAGGTTCAGAGCGTAATCCCTTCCCTCGACAGGAAGCAGCTTGGCTATCGTCTCATACACCGAGCTTACGTCGGCGCCCTCTACGAGCCGAGCCTTGTTTCCTTCAGAATCAGTGACTACAAAGCTGAACGGCTTCTCGTCCTCGTAGTTGAACTTGACGCTAGAAATACCGACGGCATGCAGTATGTCGGCAAAATGCTGCGAGAACGTATACGCCAGTCTCTGTGCCTCCTGAGGAGCCCCGTCAGGAAGAGACACGGCTCCAGGGACGTACTTGATCGAGTCTCCGCTTCTGATATCAACTACAGTGAACTTGTCTATGCCGACAGCCTTTATAAGATTTATTACTGCATCTGCCACACGAGTCTCGTACTCGTTGTTGTCCTTGAATTCCTTGGTATCCTCGTATCCTATGTTCGTAGTCATTTAGTGACCTCCCATGGTTGTTCGTCTACAGTGCACTTTCCGCAAGCGATTTCTAGATCCTCGACCCTGCCCTTCAGCATGTCCACCTCTTGCTCGAGAATGTGTATCCTGGTCGCGCAAAGCAGGAGCTTGTCTGCAGTATTCGGCTCTACCTTTACAAACTCAGCTCTATGCTCCTTTTTTTCGGCTGCATAATAGCCTATAGAAAGCACAATCACGACAGGCACCGCAATGCTCAGGATGCCCATCACAATATCGTCTATGCCTGCTTTATGCATCTGCCTTCACCAGCTTTGGTTCGCCATCCTTGCGAAGCTTGATCCTGTAGGATGCCTCAACGTTATCTCCATCTATGAACCTGATGATCGGTCCTGCGCACTCTCCGCCGAAGTATATAGGCTGGAGAGTGATCGTTCCCTTTTCCTTGTCCTGTCCGACGAGTGTCATGTCACCGTCGGACGGCATCACGATCTGGACGTTCTTCATGCTCAGAACCACTTGATCATGTTCTTCTTGCCTGACTTCTTGGCCTTCTTGGCTTCCTTGACTGACACCTTCATCTCGACCTTCGGCTTCTTGACGAAGCGGCCGTTCTTGTCACGGTAAGGACCTGTGACCTTCAGATAGCCGGAAGTGATGACAGGCTTGCCTTTCTTTGCCTTCTTGTCGGCAAGCTTCTCGGCCTTCTGGACAGTCTTGTCGAAGTCCGCGAACGCCTTGTCGATCTCCTTGAATCCTTCGTCGATCTTCTGCTTGCGCTTCTCGATGGTCGCAACCGCATAACCGATGCTGCGAGCCATGCCCAGCTGCATAGCAAGCTTGGCGTCGTTTACTTCCTTCTCGAAGCCAGGAGCGATATACCCTAGATCGCCGTCGGCAATCTCCTTGCAGACGGTGAGTCCCTTGTTCGTATGGCAAACGATGAAGCCGACCGCATTGTAAACGCGGGCCTTCTCCTCGTTGTTGAGCTTCTCGACCTCTTCAAGGGCCATGTTCTGAGCCTTGTTGAAAGCGGTGCAGCTGATCTTCTCGGGATCGTTATTGAGAATCTCTTCGAGCTTTTCTTCGGTGTTCATTTTCTTGATTTTCATTTTGGTTGATTTGGTTGGTCGATGGTTACTTGTGTTCGTACATGTAGTCTCTCTTGTGGTCTGGCTTAAGATGCCATTTCCCGTCCTTGCCCTTTATGGTGTCAGGCTCGACGTCTATATGTCCGGCCGGAACCTGGATTCCTGCAAGGATCCTGTGGATCGCGTATATCGGATTATCGATCGTGGCATGCGTAATGGCCTCCTTCGTGATCCTGATCCTCTCCCTTGCTGTCGTGTCTGGAGTCACCTTTGACATGATCTCCTCCTCGATCTTCTTATCGATAGTATCGAGATACTCCTTGAACTCTGGTGTGTAGAACCTGCTGACGTCAGACCTATAGTTGACGAAGTCGAGATAACCCTCCTTGTCGTCTTCGGTCGGCTCCTCCCCTTCCTGTGGCTCATAATACACTTCCACAGGACGGCCGCGACGACGATCTAGTTCCTTCATGCAGCCGTCGAACGGAATGTCCTTGATCGAGTTATAGATGTCGACCAGGTGATTGACGAGTCCATGCGTATCGACGAACTGGAACATCGTAAGTTCGTGCAGCTTTATTAGCTTGGACGTCTTGTTGATGAACGCCTGCTCGATCTGCTCGTCGGACTCTAGCTTCTCCTTCTTGTTCTCTATCGCGACTCGAATCGTGCCGACGGCCTGCTCGTATATGCAGCAGAACGCCCTGGCGCATTCGTCGACCGGCTTGTCGAGATCAAGAAGATACTCGAACAGCGGATGTAGCTTTGTCTCTCCCATTAGAAGCACTCCTGTCTTTCCACTATCAGTGGCATGTGGTCCCTGTTTGTGTCGTTTGTCATTTGTTCGAGGCTGCGCTCGATATTGTACGAGACGTGCTCGTCGGCCTCCTCCATGGTCATTCCACTGTTCCTGTACAGCTGCTGCACCATTGCGTCGCGGTCGTATATGACACGGCCCTTGGAATGATCTATTCCGATGATGGCGGGGAAGAACATAGTACGACTGCGCTGGTCGCCTATTAGAATGGCCCCCTTGCACTCCTCGTCCAGCTTCTTCGCCATCTCCTCCCTGGTGATGACGCCAACCCCCATCATAACGGGGGTGTCATCCTTCTCTTCGCTTACCTTGCCCTCTGTCGTGTTGTCGCCAAGTGGTTCACTGTCTCCTGGCGTATTGGAAACAATAACATCGTAAGTCATCTCGAACTCTTTGCCGTCGACGATGTCGTACTCCTTGCCGTCGAAGACAAGGTAGTCGCCAGTCACTCCCTTCATTGGAACTGATACGACGTCGTCCGTGATCAGGTTCGGAAGCTCGAATACAGCCTCCTCGTTCTCGCCTTTCTTGATGATCACCTGGCGAGTAGAGACAAGAGACGCAACCCACTCGGGAATGTCGTCTCCTATCCTGTGCGCCAGGACCTTCGGACTGTATCTGTAGTTGTACTGTGTCATTTGGTTTCGCTTGTCTTGTAGATTCCCTTGATCGGTTTCTCTTCCTTCGGCCAGTTTTGCATGAACTGGTATTCTGCCGACTTAGGCGTTGCAGCCCTTATCACGCAGTCAACCTTTCTTCCGTCCTTCGTGTAACCTGTGATCCTGTAGCACGGCAGCTTGCCTATATGCGTCTCGTATTCTCTGTGAAGATTGTCCTCTATCTCGTACAGCTTGTTGCGATCCTTGCAGTCCAGATCCTTTCCTGCGTTCTCGATGCAGTACTTGTACTTCTCTGATCTGTTAGTCCTTAACCATTCTGCAAACCAGATGCCTCCCTTGTGCGCAGACCACTTTCCCATCTTGTGGCACTTCGGACAGAGGGATATGCCGTTGCGCGGATCGAAGCGCAGACCGTAGAACATCTGGCGAGGCATGATGTGATGCGCATTGAGCGGAGCCTGGCTTGTGTGCTCCTTGCCGCATATCTCGCACTTGTGGTTTCCAAGGGCGTGCACGATAGTTGCCCATTTCTTGTACAGCCTGGTTGTGATGGTCTTGGTCGATTCCTTGCGAGCCTTGTGCAGCTTAGGAATCCTGACCTTCTTGTGCAAAGCGTCTAGCGCCTTGGCGGTGATGGTTGCTGTATCCATGGTTTGGTTGGGAACGGCGCCTAAGATATAATATACTTAAAAGTAAGTCAAGAACTTTTTATAAGTCGTTATATAATAGCTAAAAAAGATAAAAAAGGCCGGCAGAGCCGGCCTTACGCCTTAGAAGTACTCCTCGTCGTCGACGGTTTCCTTCTTATCGCGTTTCTTTGGATCAGAAGGAATGAATGTCCTCCATTCGGGGCAGAAGGAAACGCTCATCGCGTATCCTTTGCCGTGCCATCGCGCGAGCTCTCGGATCAATCCGATTACTCCGCACTCGGCATAATAGGGGACGTTGTCGTCGCCCTCGTCCCAGACAACCACCATGAAGAGGTGGAACTTCTTTCGGAGTTGTTTTTTCATGTTCGTTTCCCTTCGTTAAATGGCCTTTCGGCTCAATTAGTTATAACGTCAAACACGTATTATTTAACAGCTAAAAAAAAATCCCCGACATCCATTTCTGGATGCCGGGGAGAGCAGTACGCGACTAGATATGGTCGCGCACGCGGAGGTTCCGCCTGACGGCTTCCTCGTACGGCACGAGGTCGCCGTCGTTGAGGCCGGACATATCCGGCTCGACGTCCTGAGGACCGGGATAGGCTGAGGCGAGAACCCAGCCGGCATCCTCTTCTCCTGTCGTGTTGTACACGACGACGGAGAATTCCCGGGTAGGCTCTGGCTTGATGTCGTCCCAGTGCCCGTTGAGGACAGCGACGGGGATGAGTCCGTGACCACGGGGATCCTTCTTGATCGTGATCCCCGCGTTCCACGGGACGACGCGTGGGAAGTAGGTTCCAACGATCTCGTCGGTCTTCTTCACATGCAGGACGAGAGCCTTGTCGCGGCCGCCGTGGCCGGCTTCCAGCGTGATCTCGTCCGTCTCGTCGAGCTGCGGGATGCCTGCCTGCTCCGGCGAGGGAGCGAAGAAGCGGGAGGAGTAGTCCTCCTTCTCTCCATCTGCGAGCGGACGGTGCCGAGCGAGCGGGTCGTAGCCCTCGAAGGCGTGGTGGAGGATGTTGCCTCTCGCGATGGAGAGCAGCTCCTCGGCCTGTGCCTTGGTGATCTTGGCGGGAAGCTCCTTGATCTCGCCGATGAAGGCGGGGAGCGGGAGTTGGGTGGTGGGGGTGTTGTTGTTCATGGTGTTGTTATCCATGGTTGTGTCTTGTTGGTTGTTGTGGGTTGTTTGCAAAGATCAAACTGGAGGCAGTCATCTCTCTATCAGCCATGTTATGGCCGAGGTGAAGCAAGACAGCCCCACCAGCAGCGAGATGACTTCAGCGACTCCATTGCGGATGTCGCGCCAACGCGCGGACTGGATCATCCCGCACTGGAACCAGCCGAGTGTCCAGCTGGCGATCCATGACAGTATGTAGTACAGTCCGAGCGTTGTGAAGGCGAATGCGACGATTGTAGTGATCTTGCCGAACACGTTCGGCTGGATCGACCACAAGGCACATATGCCTATGATCCCAAAGGACAAGTAGGCCAGAACCACAAGCGCGATGACGATGTGGATGGCGAGGAGGATCCTTTCGCCCTTTTGGTTTGGTGCGAGTTCTGTTTTCATTTGTTGAGTTTCTTTTTCAGCTCGGCGACAACCGAACGAAGATCGGCGAGCTTCTTGTTGTTAGCAATGATCTGCGCGAGAATCGCGCGACCATCTGCCGTCTTTATGACGCCGGAGCCTCCTTCGACTTTCTCGAGTTTCTCGACGAGGTTGTCAGTCTCCTTGCGAAGATTTGACAGCTCCTCGACTTTGCGTCCGAGCTTGAAGGAAAGCTCCTTAGTCCTTGCTGCTGCCTTCTGTCTGCGCTCGAAGAGATTGAGCGCGGCGAAGGCTCCTGCCATGTCGCCAAGAACTACGATTGGCGCCTGTGGCAGAGGACCGTCGTAGTGGTATGGTTTCCATTCGTGCTGTTTCCCAGCACCAGGCACTTTGATGATGCGACCGTGTCCCATTGTCTGTGTGGTAAGACTTAGGGGTTATGACCTTTCTCAGTAAGATCGAAAAACTGGAAGATGCACCTGCACCTTCAAATAGTTATAACGCTATTTAACTATAAAATTAAAAGGTAAAAGCTAAAGAAAAGGGCGGAGGATGTCCGCCCTTCTATGCTAGGAATTGGGATGGCGATCAGCCGTAAAGCTGATGTTGTCCCGAACCCAGATTGCGATCTCGAGAGCGGCATTGCCTGCCTCGATATCGGTAGAGCTGGGCTTGATCTTTCCAAGCATCTTGTTGAGGTGTTCGGCGACACCGGGGAGAACCCCGATATCTATCCGATCAACACCCTTGATAGTCGTGTTGTTGACCGTGACTTTCATGTTTGTTTTTCCTTTCGTGTGGCAAGAGAAGCGCCAAAGTCCGCCCCACACTGGCAGGACCAAGGCGCAAAGGAAAAGCCTTCCGACGGTGGACAGACGGTGGATGAACGACTTTTAAACCGCCGGAAGGCAAGAGGCGCATTCTGCGAGCACAAGGAGATTTTTGTGCAACCCTCCGGTTGCTCGCAGAATGCAAAAGAAGTCTCGGTTTGCCCGGCGACTAGTACCCTGCCGCACCAGGACCGACCGTTGTCATTGGCCCTTTCGGGCTCGACCGTCGGAAGTACATTGCAAACAGAGACAAGAGGAAGGACCGCATGCAGCGCTCTTCCACTGAGCTACCCCGGCCTGCCGCGCCACGAAAGGAACGAAGCAACGCGGTATGTCGCCGGGTGCTGGATTCGAACCAGCGTCCTCTGCATACGGTCCTGAAAGTATAACACATCAACGGAACAGGAAGTATAACAACGCAACAACTAACCACCATACCAGAGGGTGGAGGATGAGAGAGCATTGGCTTGCCGGACCCACTGCACATATCTGGCATTTGAGCTTTACTTTTGTGTGGCAGCCTTCCCTCATCGCGTCGCACAAAACCAGGTCAGGAGCTGAAAGCGAGCCCCGTTCCACTTACTTGCACGACGCGTTTTTGAACCATCGGAAGGCTCGTGGCGTCTCTCATGTTTACCCTGTGATCGGCAGGGTCCTCCATAAATGGTAGCGGGTGCAAGAATCGAACTTGCGACGGACGGGTTATGAACCCGGTGTTCTACCACTGAACTAACCCGCAGTGAAATGGTGCAGAGGGATGGAGTCGAACCACCGACACAGGGATTTTCAGTCCCCTGCTCTACCACTGAGCTACCTCTGCGAATGGTGGGCACTGCTGGACTTGAACCAGCGACACCCGGATTATGAGTCCGGCGTTCTGACCGACTGAACTAAGTGCCCAATAACAAGCTTCCTCTAATCCTACCCAGTGGAGCCAGCGCGTCAGTAGGACCGACATTTTAACAGCCTTAAGAACTTAGGCTGTACGCACTGACAAGGAGAGGAAGTTTTTGTTTCAAAGATCAAAGACCACGGATCGCTCGGGCTTGCACTTGCGTGCAAGAAGCTGTATTTCCAGTACGATCTGCCTAGTACATTCTTTCCCGCGTGGTCGTGAAGATGGGCCCCCATTATTCATGAGGGCAGGCCGTTTGTCAACGGCCGTTCTTCTTGTCGGATTTGGACGCCGAGATGAACTGCGGCACCCAGATGATCAAGAAGATCGCGACAAGAGCAAGGATCGCTCTGTCGTCGAGCTGTCCAAGAGAGGCCAGCATACTTAGGCCTTCTTGTGGTGGTTCTGATGATAACGATTGGAATTGTCGACCATGAGGTCGTACACGACGACCTTGTCGACTCGGCTCTCCTTGACGAAGAATCCGCCCGTGCCAGCCCATTCCTGGAAAGCCGGCAGGTCGTTCTTCCCGAGCTTGAGATAACGCCCGGACTGGACCTTGGTCTGCTCGGTGAGTCCGAGGCGAGTGCAGAGCTCCTGCATCACCTCGTTCGTCGAGCAGTTGCGAACGATGAGGCTGTCGTCGTCGTTGACCTCAGACAACTTCACCTCGGTAGGCTTCTTCTCACGCGGAGAGTACCTGGGCTTTTCGTTGCGCTCGTTGTTCTTCTGATTCTTTTCAGCGGCTTCAAGATTACCGCGGACTTTGTCTAGCAGGCTGGACATTGTTCGGTCCTTTTCTGTTTGGGTGTTTGGTTTGTGGTTAGTTGTCTTCTTCCCTAGGGCCGAGAAACTCGGCGAGGGAGAGGAGTGCCTTATCGAGAGATTCGGCATCCTCCATACTCTCGACTACGCGTCTCGCAACTTCTTCGAGCTCGATGAACGCCTGTTCGGTGTCCACGCGGAGCTTTTGTTCCTTTGCGAGAGCCTCGTCGGCTTTCTTCAACAGCGCGAGATTCTCTCTCGCATCATCATCAATAACCTGCTGTACGGCCGTTGAAATCGTAAACAGCAGTTTGTTCATGGTCGATGTCTTGGCCATGGTGTGGTTTCCTTTCCGTGTCCTAGTAGCGGGTTGGACACGTAAGGTTGGAGAGGACTCCCCCGTCGAGGCCGCTACACCCGACGGGGGAGTCTTTCGATTACTGTGGGCGAGGGCGCCTGTGTGCGGCGTCCAAGTCAACAGGCGCCGGGAGCGGCGCAGTGTTTGCTACGCTCCCAACGATGATCCTTCTACCGTCTGGATTCATTAGCTCCTCCAGCTCTAAGGGTCCTTCGGTTTCCGGCGAAATTAAAATACAGCGAAGTGGAACCGGTATACCACTCCGCTTCAAATTATTATCACACAAAAGAGCGAAAAATTAAGTAAAAGAGAACCCGGCGTTAACCGGGTTCTCACTGTCACTTCAGTTCGTTTGTAACATCAGGAAGCTTTAGTCTCTTGCTCTTGTCGTCCCAGCTGCAGTCCAGCTTCTTCAGTAGCTCTTCGTACTCTTCCTGTGGAATGAAGTATCTTACTGTGTCCATCCTGTTGCTTGCTTCGACTATACTTTTTCTGAATCTCTGTAGCAGTCTCTTGTAGAAGTCTCCGTCCTTGTTGGTCCCCTGCATGAGCTTGAGCATGAGGGCCGACTGGCTCACAAGCTTCTTCAAGGTAGATTCCAGCTCATCCGGCAGAGGCATGCTAACCTCCGTTGTTCTTCTTGATCAGTCGCTCCAATAGCTTCGACCTCTTCCTAGGCGGATCATATGCAACCTCGACAACCATGGGCTGGTAAGCTGTATCGCATATGTGCTCTATAGGACATCCGTCGCAGTTAGGCTCATCGCCTTCCACGTCCTGCACATCCCAGTCAGGAGGATCCTCGACGTCGTCCGCTATCATGCAGCCTGAATGGGCTGGCGGATCTGCCGAAAGCATCGACAGGAAGAACATGTCGGTTAGTTTGCCCATGTCTTTTCCTCCGGCTTCTCGATCATGCGGCGCTCGTAGGGAGTCAGCTCGACGTTGTACTGCGACTTGAACGCGACATCCAGGCCGTAGTCGTCATTGGCGACATTCCTGAAGTTTACGGCGTCGGCTCTGATAAGCCCGTTGCGCTTGAACGGCTCCATGACAGGCATCGAGCTCTTCCACGTTCCCATTGCACGACGGCATCGTCCTAGCGCAACCGCGCGTCCCTTCTTCTTGTCGAACGCGTCCTTGCTGGAGCAGATTGCGATTCCTCGGCTCCACGTATACTTGTTATCGTCGAGTCCCTGAGCAAAGCAGACGGTACCGACGATATGGTTGTTTGCGTTCTTGTCGTGGATGTAGTACACCCGAACGTTCTTGAGATTATCCATGACCTACTCCTGAATGGTGACTGCGGTTACCTGGAGGCGGAACTCCTTGTGGATCTCATACACCACGATGTTGCATCCGTTCAGCGCGCGAATGTTGTCGTTGACGTACTTCTTCGTCTCCTCGATCGCCTCGTACTCCTCCGTGACCCAGCTGGGAAGCTGCTGCGTGCGCAGACAGACCTCCTCCTTGGAATCCCAGACGTCGAACGCCCAGCGCGACTTGTAGATGCGCTTGAACGAGCTTGCAGGAGCGGGCTTGACCTCGATGGTCTCCTTTTCGACCGGCTCGGCCTCGTCCATCGCAACCTCTTCCTGCGGACACGGATCAGGCTCGCCATAGTCCGGCTCCTGCCTCTTGGTCCTTCTGACACGAGGTGCTTTCTTTGGCTCCTCCTCGACTGGTGCTCCGTCAGGCATAGGCAGACCGTGCTTCTGGCAGTACTCTGGATCCTGCATAAGCTCGGCCTTGGTTCTGCGGTGGCGCTTCTTGGGCTTCTCGGTATTCTCTGGAGCCACCTGCTCTTCTGTTGTCTCTACGTCGTAGACTGATTTTGCTGACATGTTTGTTGATCGGTTGAGATTTTGGATTTTGCTTCTGCAGGCTTCTTTGCATAGACAGGATGGCCCGCGATCTTTATCGTAGTCACATCTTCCTCTGACTCAACCGAACCGTCAGACAACTCCAGCTTAGCGGCTTGCTTCGCGGCCTTCTCCCTCATGTGATAAATGTGCCGCTTGATCTTCTTCTCTTCCTTCTTATCCTGCAGTGCTTCCTCGTTCCACTTCCAGGCAGGATAGACCTGCGAATACCTGAAGCAAAGCAGCTCGAACTCCTTTGAGCTCAGATGCAGAGTGTTGGCTATGTCGCAGAACGCCTCGATACGTGGAACAGCCTTGCCGAGCTCCCATCTGCTGATGCACGCCTGTGTCTTCTTGATCTTGATAGCAAGATCGTCCATGGATACGTTCTCGCGCTCCCTGAGTATACGCAGGAGGCTCCTGAACGGAAGACGATACAGCTCCGGCATCTTCTTGAACCCTGTCTCGACTGTAACGACGTGGACGGTTCCTTCGATGTCAGCATGGATAGGCGGATGCTCTAGCGACATGCCACCGAGTTCGTAGCCTGGCTCGTTTACGATATCGGCCATGCTGTTCATTGTAAGCTTGACGCGATCAGGAGTGACGCATTCGCGTGTGTTGATAGTTACTGGTGCGCTGGTAAGAGCCTTGTGCCTTCCAGCAACTCCCTTGTTCCAGTCGTGGTTGACGCCAACATACGTGCGGGCTCTCTTGCGTGCCGCAATCCTGCCTGACGGAGACGTAGGACGAACATAGGACGCCTGCTCTGCTGCTGCAAGCTTAAGGCACTTGCTGTAGCTCATGCGGCGGGCTGTTCTGGCTGTGAGGTTGCTCATGTCGTGTAACGTGTGGAACAGGGCGCAGTATTGCATAGCGCCCCTTGAATGTCAAATGATTTTTTCATGGGCCCGATTCGGATTTGTCGTCTACTCTCTTGAACGCTGTTGCAGTGGGGGAGCTCGAGGGGCTTGCCCCTCGTGTTATACGATCCCCATCAGCGGTTAACGAAGTGGTCGCTGATGTGTCCTTCGTAAGAAGGCAGTGTAACCAGTGTATAATGGCAGTGACCACTACAACACTACAACCGTTGTTCTGTTGTACAGTTCAACACTATAACAGTTAGGATTTTCAGATGCTCGATCAGAAAATCGTCTTTTTAGTACCCTTTTCGCAGATTTTTGGAAACAAAAAGTAATGACTTCGACGTACAGACCAGTCAAAAACCTAGTGTTTTGAAGGGTGCATACCGTCGTACACACTACTTATTTTTTCCGTGCATATAACCGCTACAAGATCAACAGTTAAAGCAAAAGCCCCCGGTGTTACCCGGGGGCTCTGCTACAGAGAGCTAATCCTCTCCGTCAGGTGACGAGAAGTCATCCAGGCCTTGCAGCCTGAAGACTTCGCCAACGGTGATACCGCCAGCCTTAGGAGCCTCCTTGCGGATATCCCTTGGGACGAATCCTATTCTGCACCAGTAGTGCAGCGGCTTCTTCGGGTCTCCAAACGACAGGTTGCGCAGATCCTGGGCGTCGTTCACTGAGAATGCAGAGAACTCCTGGACTGCAACGCACACGTCGTCGACACGTCCTGAATCCAATGCAGTCTCGTACAGACACACATTGAGCTGCGGATTCTGCGTCTGGATGCGATTGATGGCCATTATAGATGGATCGACTCCTTCCACGTCAAACGGGACCGGCTCCCCTTTCTTTTCTCTTGAGATGTCGATAATAAGCGGAGCTATCATGGAGAACTTTTTAGGAGTGTCGCTCAGCTGCTCCATCTTGATCGAATCCTTTATCATGGACTCCCAGGTGGAAGACCACACAAGGTCACGATCGGAGAGCCTCCACCTCTGTGCGGAGATCCACTTTAGTTGCTGGTGGCAGCGAGGACACTCGACATCCATATCTGTGAGATCCTTGAGCCCTTTGATGACAGTCTTCTCGTCGCCCTTATAAACCGCTACAGTGCGCTTCATATTCTTGCCGTTGATTTCCGTCTCGATTTCCTTGTTCACCGTGTTGGCGAACAGGACATCTTTGACGGTACGCACGATTGTGCCGCAACTCGGGCAGTTGCACCTCGCCGACGGTACGCTGACAAGACAAGGTCCACGAACCAAACTGACTCGCACTTTCCCTTCGAACTTGCTTTCCTTCGTCTTCTCGTCGTAGGTATAGCGCTCGAATTCGAGCTTTCTACGGGGACACGTAAGAACAACCTCATGGACGCTGTAGTCTTCGGTTTTGGAAGAGACGACGAGGTATCCTCTGATACCGGCTCCCTCGCTAGTCTCGACATGGAGCTTGCCCTTGGAATCTTTCGCCGACCGGATGTCGGTAAAGCCAAGATGACGAACTCCCTTATCTGCTGAATCGCTTCCTGGATACTTGCTATAAGGCATCACAAGGCAGCATGTAGCAGGCCCATGGTCCTGCAGGAACCCGCCAGGTTGGCGGTTCTTTTTGTTTTTCATTTTTGTTTGTTTTTGTTTGCACTCTCAGCCTAACCTAGAGAAAGCTGCCACGGCTAAGAAGGATGACAGCCCGGGAGAATGCTAGGTTACATCTCCCAATTAGTTATAACGCAATTAGTTTGTATAATTACGGCATGACAAGCCTGCCGGGTCGTGTTCTTCCGTTATACTCGTAATAACAACCCGTGGCGGCGTGTCTTTCATTTTCGGTGTAAAGATATTCGATAGGATCCTCTTCGATACATTCGCTTGCAGGAAACTTGTAACCCTGGTTTCCTACAAGCGCCTCGTGCTTCATGTTCATCATCAGGCATAATTGATGACGCTGTGCGTAATAGTATATTCTTCCGGCCTCAATCATAGTAGAATGGCTCCATTTCGAAACCGCACCATCGCGTGTGGTTTCTTTCCTCCTCGAACGGTTTCCTGTTCAAGGTTCCAGTAAGCACAAACAGCCTGTCGTAGCTCGAGATCCATTTTGTACGCACTAGAAGAATGTTCGATGCACCGTAGCGCTCTGCGTTGTATTTGTATACTGCCTCTCGCAGCTTTGACATGTCGTCTCTAGATGACTTAATCATAGAACGGCTCCAGCGCGAATCCGTGTCCCTTTGTAAACATCCTTTCCTGTTCGAACGGTTTTCCGCTGAGAGAGTTGGACAGCACGTATGAGCGTCTGTTGCTGAACACGTAGCTGAACATCCACGCGGGATGTATCAGAACGTTTGCGCACCTATTTCTAGAAGCGGCGAATTTATAGAACGCCTCGCCCAATATCGAAAATTTCTGCCTTGACGCCACCATCATCTCGTCATATCTATGCCTGTGAACACGTATCTTGAACTTGCATCGAACCTGCGCTCGTTAGGGCACAGCATGCAGTTCTTGAGAACAGTCTTAGGACTGTACGGACCATAGTGCGGAGGACTATAAGGAGAAGGATAGTACTTTCTTCCCATCCTAAGACCAGGATATGCCAGCTTTGTGATGCTGTCGTGGGCCGCTCGCATCATCTCTAAGTAATGCCTTGCATCTATGTGTCTCATCAGTAGAATTGTTTTGATCTTTTACTGCCTGGATACCAGGCACCGAGACCGCAGATCGAACAACCGTTGATGTCGTTATCTCGTTCAGCTCTGAACGGATGTGTATTCCTTAGAACGCCTTCAGGGTCTATTGGGCCATGTATAGTATTACCGAACAATCCAAGACTAGTAGGCCCAAGATGAAGGTACGGCGATACGATCTTGTCCACCGCTATGTATGTAGATTCCAGTTTTTGTTCAACATACCATCGCGTAATCCATCTCATACAACCTCCTATCTTCCGTACGCCCATCCTGAGCTGTTCACACGTCTTTCGACGTTGAACGGATGGACTATCCTGTCCTTGTCGTTGCCTACCGTGTTCCGTCGTCTGATCTGACCGAACTTGAGCAGGAGTTCAGTGTTGTCCCGATATATCATTCCAAGCCACCTGAGCTCTCCTGCAAGGCACCATCTTTTGATTCTGCTCATGAGAATATGCAGTCCATACTCTCTGCGCTGTATCTGTGCTTCACGTGCGGGAAATGAATATGGAAATTGAATATCTCTGCACGCTCGTCGTGCATAGGCCTGTAGTCAGGCCATGCTCCAGTGAGCGCGAATGGATTCATCAGAAACCAGTGCTTCAACTCATCTACGCCATACATTAGTGAGGCGTATTTAACGTGCAAGTAGTACTCGCTTCTGTATGCTCGTTTCATGCTAGTTGTATCGGCTTGTAGCGCTCTCCGGCGAAGAACCAGGTCTTGAGCTTGTCGTTCCAAGGATACTTGTAGATCCTCATGAACTGCTGGCGCTCCGTCTTCACCGGGTTGTGTATCGCTGCTGGCATGATTGGATACCTGCATCCGTCGAACTCCAAAAGCGTTTGTTCGCAGAAGGGTATGACTTCTATTCTAGTCAGCCTCTCCTGCTGGAACAGAAATCTCCTGGTTATACCAACCATCTGATTCCTTTCAGTTGAATTGTCTTATGTCGAAGCATCCGTTCTCGAACCAGCAGTACGGCCACTCCGCTTCTCGATCCCCCTCCATCTTTTTACGTATATATGAAGCAAAGTGGCGTCTTTCAGCATTGAACGGATGTCTTGTGATGGCCGGGATGGTGTCGGCTGGAGGCTCTATTATAAGATATGCCTGCCCGCTTACTCCACGAGGACAAAACCTGTGGACGTAATTGAAGAAGCCCCTGTCTGATTTAATCATAGGCAGAGCCTCATTTCACGTTTGGCATGCCCGGTGTAAACGAAGTCATATGCGTACGTAACCGCAATCCTGAATGCCCTGCGCTCGTATCTGATGAAATCCCCGATCATGTGCGAATCCTTCTCCGGCCATCTGGCAGGAGGTATACGCATCAGGGCCATCTCGTTCCACTGCTCGCGCCTGACGTATCCAAGCTGCCAATTCCACGTCTTCCTTTCAAGGCCGATCATTTGAACTTGCCTCTAAGCTTTCCGCACAGCGGCCCGTATACGTGGCCGCCGTGTATCTTCTGCATCTTAACGCCGGCACGTTCGTCGTTCATCGGATGGTACGGGTCGCCTCCCATCCAGTAGTCCTCTTCTGGCCACAGGCATTTCCTGTCAAAGCGTCTTGCTGCATCAAGCCGCGTAATTCTGTATGCCTGAAACAGATACTTCTTCTTCAGGTAAATCATTTAAGATCCTTTGTGTTGTATGTCATTCCGCACACCCTGTAAAATTTGTTCAATGTCCTGTAATGCAGTCTTTCATATGTCTCAGGTTGCGGGAATATCGGTAGCATGTAAGTATTTTCGTTTCGATACGAGTTTCCGAAATACGTCCTGATTATCTCTATTCTGCTTGTGTTGAATACCGAGTGGTACGAACGGTACAGCCTTTCTCTCGATGCGAATATCATTCAAGCCTCCTTGCCAGCCCAGCCTCATCTGAACATCGACAACCGTATAGGATTTACACGCTCTTGCTCGTAAGGACGCCAATCGAACATTGTACGAGACAAGTACGGTGCCCTGCTGTATCCGAATACCGCAGGCGCCCTCTTGAGATCGTATGTTGCAAGAAGCGCCCTGTGATTGCGTGCGTGTATGTATCTTCTTGACGTCTTCATTTGAACCAACCTGCGTGCGCACGCCTGTCTGCGTCGAACGGACGCCAGTCGACAATCGTTGCGATTCTAGGAACCTTGTCGAATCCGAAGAGGTACCAGCTCTTTTTCCAGTCATACGATATGACTAGCGACTGGTGATACCTGCGGTGGATGTGCCTTCTTGCCAGCCTCATTTGAACGTTCCGTCCATTCTTACGCAGATTCTTTCGATACTCTGTGGCCTGTAGTCCCTTAGCATACTGATGTAAGGCACTTTGTCGTACCCAAATATGACGGGTGCGTTCTTGACGTCGCATGACCACATCATCCACCTTAGATACATGTGGTATGTGCGTCTTATTGCCAGCCTCATTTGTACCTCGACACCCTATACGTTGTTCCACGGAACACAGCCCAGCATTCATGCCGTCTCTTCGCCTCGGCAAGCCTGTCTCTCTCGTCTCTTACAATGTGTTTCGGATACGAGTGGTGGTTTGGTTTGATTCTAAGTTTTGCGCAAGAATCGTAATCAACTACGCCAATCTCCCAGTTAAGCTCATGTCGATACATATACCTTTTGAAGTTTATCATCTGTACTTAAGGTAGTATTCCTCGTCATTCTTAGGCGCTCCCGGATCTATACAGTTTATATATCCAAATGTTCCGTGAATAGCCTCCCAGCGCTCAGCTCTGAACGGCCTGTAAGGATTTATAATGTGCGCATCGTTGTACAGCCTTAGCTTCGTCTGTGAATTCCAATTGCAGTCACTTGTATACTGAAGGCTGTCGTGCAGCTTTCTATGCCAATTGATTCTAGTAAGCATTATCATTTGAAGTCGCTCACTCTCCTTAGTATGCCGTCGTACCAGAACCATCGATGGTCTGTACGAAACGAATCCCGATAAGCCGAGCAATTCAGGCTCTCACGTTCGCCGCACGGAGCATTGTCTATGTACGTGAACGTCCTGGACGGATCCTGCAAATGTGCCTTGCACAAGTCAAGATCCTTGTATCCATAGAATCCACGAGTGTATCTTGGTCTTGTGTAGCCTATCATATGTAGTTACCTGGTGATATGTTGTGGGTCTTAATACTACAAAAGTGATCCCTTTCGTACGTCACAGGATTCGGATGCCACGACGGTTCGTTCAAAATCAGGATGCTCCTAAGGCCCAGCTTGAATTCATCGTCCTTCTTGTTCGTTATACTCCTGAAGTATCCAAGCCTGAACGCGTACCCGCGCCTACGCCATACGATCATGAGTCATAGCGGAATGGCCACAGCTTGAGGCGGTGTTTCCGCAGCTCTTCCTTGTTCTTGAACAGCACGCGCTCGTCCTCGGTAGGAGTCCAGTTGGAATATGACTTGTACTGATCGACGATGTACGCCGCCTCGCACGTGCACGGCTTTCTTTTTTTCTCGGTCTTTAACGCGGCGAAATATTGCCATCTGCTACAGTTTATCATTTGTATTGGTACAGGTCATGATGCCACTGGAATCGTAGCCGCTCGTAATATATTACGCCCGGCAGGTGAATCTTGTAGGACTTCTTTGTAAGCAGATCCAGAAGTTCCCGATCGTTGATGTTTTTCGTGGATTCGTTGGCTTCCTTCAGGTCGACAAGATAGTCCCATCTGTTGTACTTTATCATGTGAACATGCTCGTAGGTTTCCACCTTATCCACGAGCCGGCCATAAGCAGCCCGCATCTTCTGCGGTATGCATCATCGTCGATAGCTGCATTTAGATACTTGCGCTCTTCGCTGAATATGTCCTTTGGCGGTATAACACTGACGAATCTGGAACACTTGTGCCTCTCTATCGCATAGTCGCTTTCTATGTGCCTTCCCTCGAACAAGAAGTCTATTTCATACTTGTGCCTGGTGTAGTTGATCATTTAAATATGCTCCTTGAGATCCACTCGTCGTATAGTCCGAGGGCAGGAAACCAGCCGATGACACGCATCCTTTCGTAGACCCTTATGAATTCCGTCCTCTCGTACCTGTCCGGGTATGGCGCGCTTGGCATACTTATGTGGTCTATATTCCACTTAAGGTCGACACGCTCGCACAGTGCAATCTCGTAGCCCTCGTAGTAACGTCGCCTGCTTACGTTGATCATTTTATCAAGTCCATCCAGCAGTAATTGCCGTAGAACCACAGGCACGGCTTGTCGGTGTGTACCATAGAGTTCAGCCTGCGTCTCTCGCTCTTGTCTGGATTTTCTTCTATGTATCTTTTTCCTCGCGTAGGCCACGACACGTGACTGCAGTAGTATTTCACTGTATTCTCGTGACCGGTCAAGTAGGATGCTCTGTGAATGTTGATCATCTTATGTCCCTATAATTTACATCGTACGCACGCACAGACAGAGGAGGCGGCGGCGAAACATGCAGGTACGCGATCATGTCATTGTATCCGTGGATCCTGTCCCTCTCGTAGCTGTCTGGCTTTCCAGGGAACCTGAAAGTTCCAAAGTCATAGAATTCACTGTCGAACAGACGAGGATGTGCCCTGCTTCTGATGACCATTTCAAGCATGTCCAGGTACTGTTGCTTTCCGAAGTTTATCATCTTATTTCGTAGTATCCTACCTTGTACATCCTGACAGACAGGTCAAGCCTGCAGTTGATCCTGTTGTATGTGTCGATACGGCTCCTCTCGTAACTATCAGGCTTTCCGGTAAACGGACCATGACCAACATCGTATAATCCGTAGTCGAACAGGAAAGGATGCGCTCTGTTGTAGTTGAGAGCCTTCAGCATTCCACAATACTGTCGCTTGCCAAAATTGATCATCTGAACATGCGCAACGGTGTGCGGTAGATGTACTTAGGTTGACTGTAGCTATCGATAAGCCTTCTGTGCCGAAGCCTCTCGTCGTAAGGAGGATTGTACCTAACCATGAAGTATTCGCCATTCCGCGGGAATACGCTCTCGGGCTGCATGTTCTTCACGGCCGCCCTACGGTAGCACTCGACATGCCATCTGCGTATAGTAAGACTCATATCAGCATACTCCTGAAATCGAATCCGCGTATCCATCGTTCATGAGTATGGTGCTTGTTTGCCCCGTACACAATCTTCCGCTCCCTGTCGAACGGATTGTACCTCGAATACGCACATTTAAACTTCTTTGGAAACAGCGAATCGGGTTCTGCGCTTCCGCGCAGTTCCTTGAAGAAGTAATACCACATGTATCGGTATTCGCGTATCATCTTAGATTATCCATGTTTACTCTAGAGTATCTGAATCTGCCAAATCTGCCGAGCTCGATCCGTCTGCTCTTGAAATATCTAAGCTGTGTTCTTTCGCTGAACACCGGATCTTCCTCGAGTATCCAATGCCTTGACTCTGGAATCTCGAACATGTGTTTTAACTCAGGTGCAGGAATAAGGTCCTTGTTCCTGCTGTCGAAGTTGGCACCGCGAAGTCCTAGCTCGTAGCTTATCCTGCCGACGTGTATCATCGTATGTTCTCCGCGGATACTAGGAGTCCTCTTATGTTGGCCCGGTCCCAGCCACGCACTCTGAAAAGATAGTCTATGCGCTCCCTCTCGTGCCACACTGGATCTTCCTCCAACGGAAACGGTCCTCCGCCCCATATAGCATCTTCACCCAGCCCTTTTGGCTCAGGCATTACGCTCTTGTTCCTGCAGTTGTATACCGTGTCGCAGAGTCCCATGTCGTAGCTTTTTCTGCTTACTCCTATCATCTGTATACCTCGAACTTTATGCCGTCCCTTCTGTGAAGAGCCCGGCTGATGCCGGCCGCTTCGAACAGCGCAATGCGCAATCCGCTCATTGCATTGAGACAGTTCAGGTAGCCACGCACGCCCTTGGATATTCGATACATCTTGAACAGCTTCCTTTCGCTGTCGTCGACACAGCATCTGTACGGGCCGTTGTCGACTGTACCGTTGATCTGGTTGTTGTAGGCGTCGTGCGCCAACTCGAGGCAGGTGTAGAACTTGTCCCTGTTCCAAATCTTGCTAAGCATCGTCTCTTCTCCCGTATCTGGACAAAAGCGCATACCAGTGCATGTTGGTTATCGTGCCAAGCGCGCATGCGCCCAGTTCCGGCAGCATGTCGTACAGCATCACGTCCTTGTACTTCTCATAGTAGTACTTGCGAGAGTAGTCTCCGTCAATCGGAGGATTCCACAAGGATCTCAGCCTGTGAAACCACGCGCACGCTCCGGGATAGTACGTCCTCTCAGAGTGCAATCCTAGCAGATCGACCACATCCACCTTGCGGCTGTACCACTCGCCTTCTCTGCCTGGATGCTGATACATGAACGTCTGTGAGTTGTTCCTGAGTATCTTTAAATTTTCCCAGTCGACGTCGTACCTGCGCCTTGTGTACCCAAGCATCAGCACAGCTCCTTCCACAAGTTTGTCCTGAATCTGAACAGCTTTTCAGTGAAGCTCGGCCGAAGTCCAGGCGTATACTGAAAGTCGTTCATCAGTGCGTTCACGAGCCTGGACATGTACGATGACGGGCACGGCATAAGTCCAAGATGCCCGGCCTTTCTTCCTCTGCCATAGTCGTATTCGTCGAAGCAGCTGCTCGTGCAGAATCGCTCTTCGTCGATGTCCATAAATCCGGTAAGCTGATACGTGCTCACTGAATGGCAGTCACGAGGATCGAACGATCCAAAGTAGTTCGTGCCAAGCTGTATAACCGACATCCCGAAATCGAACGACTGCCCCCTGAGAAGACATTCGTCGTGGAACAGCCGCACGCAGGCCATGTCTGAAACAGTCTTCCAGTAGAGTTGTCTTTTGTTCCTCATTGTGAAAAGCAATCAGGGCCCGAGGATCGGCTCTAACGATCATCTCGGCTCCCAAGACGTGTTTTTAGTTCCAGGCGCCACCCATTAAGACGCCTGCCCACACGGGCTTTAAACTACACGGGCCCTGATTGCAAATGGAGCGACGTGCGGGAGTCGAACCCGCCTGACTAGCTTGGAAGGCTAGGACCCAGCCGCTAGGCCAACGTCGCACTGTGTTTTGTTAATAGCCGCCGCTTCTCGTCTGCGCTTTCTGCCGAATTTGTTTCGACCCATCCATGTTGGAGATTGCGAGTCGCAGTTTGGACAGACAAGCCGGATATTTTCAATGACGTTATTATCGGCGTTTCCGTCGATGTGGTCAACTATAAGCGTCAAGTGCTTGCCGTTCCATTTGCTCCTTCCGCATATTGCGCATTTGTATCCGCTTGTTCTAGATATATAAAGAACAACTTCTTCACGCTTTATCTCCTGTCCTTGTTTGCTGAAGTATCCTCTTTCCTCTACTTCCTGTATAACAATTTTCTTTTTATATTCATTGCAACACGCATGTGAACAGAATTTTTGGTCGCTATAGTGTTTTTTGCGTACAAATTCTTTTCCGCAATTAAGACATGTCAAGTGAGCCTTTTCAAATCTATCACTTAACAACTTTGAGGCACATGCACGAGAGCAACATACTTGCTCACATCCTCTGCTAAATGTTCTCTTTTTAAATGTTTTTCCGCATACAGGACATGTTCTAACTAGATCAGGGCGCCGTATTCTCCAGTCAACAATCTTTTTATGGCGTTGTTTCATAGTTTCACTAAGAACTTTACCCCAGCACTTCGAAGAACAATAAGTCTGACGTACCCGGCCATGAAAACTCTTTCCGCAAACTGGGCATATTTTATACAGACGCTTTCCTTTACATGCACATCTATGGCTACAGTATATGTGTCCTTCCTGGCTGATTTTTCTTTTATAAGCCAGTTTTCCTTTTGTTACGAAGAACTTTTTACCACATGTCGGGCAAGTTACTTCTACCCGTGCTGCGTTTTTTCTTGCTTTGCATCCGCATTTTGGACTGCAATACACATGGCCACCTACGTTATTTTTGATAGATACTTTCAGCTTTCGTGCAGATATTAGAAACTTTTTACCACAGGTGTGGCACACAGCTTCTACGGTGGCTGCAATTTTTTTAGCTTTGCCAACACATGCTCTGCTGCAATATACGAAGCCACCAGCATTTCTTGTGGCCGCGCGTTTAAGTTTTTGCTTTTCTATCAGAAACAACTTGCCACAGGTGTGGCACGTAGCTTCTACGAAGTTATTTCCACCCATTGCTTAGATTGAAACATTGGTTGAAAAACTATGGAGTCTATGGGAGTCGAACCCATTAAAACCTGCGTGCAAGGCAGGCGCACCAACCGCTATGCGCAGACCCCGTAAGATGGCTCCAGAGACAGGACTCGAACCTGTAGTTGCTTTCGCCACGGATTAACAATCCGCTGCCATACCAATTAGGCTGACTCTGGAATAGGTGGAACGGCGCCTATAGTATCACAGCGCCGTATCCAGTCAACTACTTTCTGTGATCCTTGCCGTCGCAGCCGAGCGCCACAATAAGCGCAACGACCATACCGACGACGACTATCACGTAGACTGCTACATCGTGCATCGCTTCTTTTATACTTCGGACATGCGATTGACGTCGTCGATCAGAGCGCCTATAGCCACCAGAAGATATCTCACGAACGTAGCATCCGTGCACTTGTTGCCGTGGCTTTCAAGATACGCACGTGCTTCCGTTAGCATGTCGTATGCCTTGGACGACGCTACGTACCGAAGGTTCTTCTCTGTGAAGAACTTCGTCAGAGTGTCGTAGGCCTTCTTTGTGTCCTCATCCACGAGAGATCCTCCTCTTCGTCGTACATTTCCTCGTCAACTTCCATCTAGACCTCCACGACTGTATTGTACCAGTGAGACGTGTCAAGCACTTCCGGGAACTTGTCCGGATAGCCCCAGGTCATACCGTGATATCCGACAGCGTTGCGAATATAACGAACTCCGTCGATGGTCTGGTCATCGAATCCGTGCGAGTGTCCCCAGATCCAGAGATCCGGCTTCAGGTCGGTGAACGAATCGTCACACACGCAATACGTAGCGTTAAGGCCGAAGTACTTGCCATCGGCAGAGATCTCGTCAGCATATCGATCTGATATAAGCTCCTTCCGAGGGCCGGTATGCGTAACAATGACTCGCTTTAGGCCTTCGTACTGTGCATACTTGTCCCGGATCCACTTGGCGCATTCCCTGAAGTATTCGGTCTGCGTCCTTGCCGACCATCCCTTGATCCAGTTGAAGTCGTTCATACCCTGCTCGACGATCCAGCCGTCACGTTCGTTTATGTCCAGAGGCGCCCAGGCCGACACGCCGAATATCGCGACATCTCCGTCGACGACATCAATGTACTTGGCATCCTTCGCCTTAGGCGCCTTATTCTGGTTAGCGAACCGCATAACCGTGTTGTTTCCCCACAGATCGTGGTTGCCCTCGATGGCCAGGACGTCCTTGAACTTGTCGGATGTCCTCTCCTTGAGCTCCTTGTACACCTTTTCCCAGGTGCTCTTAAGCCCGAGGTCGCCTGCAACCACAAGATAGTCCGCAGGCTCCAGCTGGTCAGGATCGAATGTCTCCCATACGACCTTTCCTGCCTTAAGATTGTTCCTGTGTATGTCCGATATGATGTTAAGTCTCATTTACATTCTCCATGGCTTTGGCTTCATCTGTTGTTTATCCAGGCGATCACGCAGATAGCGGTGCAGAGGCATGCCAAGCCAAACACGTCAGGCCAGCTCATCACCACGAACTCACGTACCTGAAGTCCCAATCGTCGAAATTGGGATCCTGCAGGATGTCCCTAACTATCTCAATCGTCCGGTTTACGTCCTCGAAGTATCCCCAGTTATACGCCGTCATTCCGAAGAAGAAACCTTCTGCCGTAGGAAAGACACTATCCAGATCGCGAACGTATGGAGAGTCCTTTGGCAACATGAATTCAAAGTCTGCTTCTTGCTCGTCAACCTGCTTGAGAGGATCGTACTCCTTGTACGCGTGCTCCCTGATGGCTGGAGTGTCGATGGCCGACTTGAATATGTCGTGTGCCCTTTCGAGCGCCTGCAGCAGCTTCTGGAAGTCGTCCCTCGTGATGTGCCTGGACGGCTGGCACTGGTCGACCCCGTTCTGGCAGTTCTTTACGAACCACGCATGCAAGGCGTTGAACTTGCGCCAGTATGCGAATTCGTTGTCGTAGATAAGGCTGATGGCCTCAGAGACCGGATTGCACTTGTATATGTCCTTGCAATCCAGCTTGATTACGACCACACCGTCCATGTTCTCCCTGCTTGTGACGTCCCACATAAAGTCTCCGATATGTTCTTTATACATGTTCCTTAGGATGGTCCTGGCCTCCGATCGGATGCGCCTGTCTATCTCGAGATCGTTCTCTGTCTCGCAGTAGAACTTCTCTGGAATACGCACCGTTATCTCCACCGGTCCTTCATCGATAAGGACATCGCTGTCTTCGTCATCTCCGAAATCCGCGTCTATAGTCAGATTCGGATCGATCATTCCCTTCGGCACTCTGCCGAGAGTCATGTCTAGTCCCATGATTTTCTCCTTTGCTACCAAGCGTCTCTCTGGTCCCAGTCATCGCCGGAACCAGAAATCAGATCGAACAGAAGCATCGTGATCAGCATTGCCAATATAGCAGGCCATGCCATGGCGAAGCCGAGCAGATGAAGCATCTTTCTACGGTCGCTCCACCATAGGAACAGCCCTATAACGGCCAGTCCTATGATGAAATACGCTACTGCAATCAGCAGGTATGTCATTTGTGTCCTTTCAAATGGTGGGCAAGGCGGGAGTCGGACCCGCACGGGTTTCCCCACATGATCCTAAGTCATGCGTGTCTGCCATTCCACCACATGCCCTTGGTGTTCAGAACCGTTCTCTTTGGACAGGTCAGTCCTATTCAGACGGTCATATTCAATTGCATATTTGAGATAGCGGTTGAGTGCAGTGTCAAGCTCTTTAAGCAGCTTGTCATCAGGCTCTTCGGTCGTAGGCTGCGCCTGCCATATCTTAAGGATGGCAGCATAGATGTCTGCATTCAGCTGCCCACCAGGTCCGAGAAGCTCTTCAAGCTCTTCATTGCGTTTCTTGACTTCCATCGTCTTTAAAAATGGTGTCCCAGAGAGGATTCGAACCTCCGACAAGCAGTGTAGGAGACTGCTGCTCTGTCCAGCTGAGCTACTGGGACTTTATTCTATTCCTCGTACTCCACCCAGGTTATCGTAGATCGTCCGTTCTGGCCGTTCTCGATGCAGATCTCATAGTCTCCAACGTCCGCATCCTCATCGTTCTCGTAACTCTCCTGGAGCTCCTTCCACGCATCATCAAGTCCCTTCCTTGTAGTATACGGGCCTGAAACCGTGTTGACCTCTCCGACGAACTCACTGGAGTACGTTACGCACTCCACGATCAAATACTTCACAGCCATGGCGGATCGATCTCGAAGTACTCGATGTTTCCATCGACGTACCTGTGAAGCTTCGCACGTATGAAGCCGACAACCTTTCCATACGTAGTCGCAGTCATGCTGCTGAGCTTCGTAAGAGTGTCCTTAGGCTCTCGACACGAAAACTTCCGGTACGTACGCGACAGTTCGAAGTCTCCGTTCTTGAATATGTTGCTGCAGTCGCCGTCGATCGTGATCGTACGATATTCCTTCCCGTCCTTGATGACTGCTGTGATCTCATCGAGATACGCGAGATCCTTGTTGTTGACCGCGTGCTCGTAGATTGTGGTGATGCTGTCAATGTGCGTATTGTAGTATTTTCCGAGAACCTTGAGCTTGTGCCAGCACTTTGCCTGGATCGCAAGATTGTCGATCTCCAGCTGCTTAACGCCTATCGCGTTCTCAAGCCTCATGAGGGCCTGCTTCTGGCCCTCCAGGTCCATCGACAGCTCGATCAGCTTTTTCTTCTGTGCTCTTGTCATTGCCTTCCCTTCGCTTGATTTCGTTTTCAAGGTATGTTTCAAACAGGATCCACTGAGCGTCGTTGTTTTCCTCCATATACCTGACAAGCTCGTTGTGGATCGTTACAAGAGTCGGAACTGGGATAATCTCGATGTTGTCGCAGATGGTCTCCTGCACATCCTTGACAACGTATGTCTGCCTGCCTAGCGCGTATCTGAACGCGCATACCAGCGTGACCCTTGACGACAGGTTGTTGTCGAACTTCTTCTTCTCGCAGAGCTTCCTCTCCTCCTTTATGGCAATTCTCAGTCTGTCTGCGTATAGTCCATATATGTCGGATAGCTCTTTCGTTGGCCAGTTCGTCTGGTACTTCAGTTCCAGCTCGGCGGCTAAGTCGTCCAGCTTTGACATTTTCTCCTCTTCAGTAGAAACAAAGTTCCAAGTATCGCAAGGATCGACGGATTTGGTTCTGGTATCGCGTAGAAATCCGTCGGATGCCATGGTGTCTCTGTCGGTGGTGCTAGCGTCCCGGCTGTATAAGTATGTGCCGCCCACAGATCGTTCAGGCTCGCCGATGCAACTGCAACCGGTACAAACTCCCAGTCCAGATTCTTGTCCCAGTATCCTAGCTCGTAGAACACGGACACGTCTGACGGAGTATTCTCCGTAAGCCTTATTGGCTGCCAGTCGGCATACGTAAGCGGAGTAACAGCCTGCCATACTCCTGGCTCCGCCTCCTCTGTAAGCAGAATTCCAAAGTCTACAATGTCGTCGTCAAACTCGCACTCACGATATCCAACCTCGTATCCTGCAGCCTGTGGAAGATCGCCGATGCCGATCCTTCCTGCCACGTTATCAGGCGTGCATGCAAGCGTAGAGATCCAGTCCGTTATCGACAGCGTGGTGTTTCCTAGATGCACTTTCATTCCTTCGTCTGCTCCAACCCACATGATCTGCGTAGCTGATGCCGCGATGGAAAGAATTGCAAGTAGTATCGTCAGTGCTTTTTTCATTTTTGGTCTCCTGGTGCCGGCAGGGGGACTTGAACCCTCATGGGATTTCTCCCGGGAGATTTTGAGTCTCCTGCGTCTGCCTTTCCGCCATACCGGCATGTGCGCCCGGGCGGACTCGAACCGCCGACCCTTTGATTAAAAGTCAAATGCTGCTACCAACTGAGCTACGGGCGCGAAAGCAAATTATGATACTACAACGATCGACGGAGGTCTACCTTGCGGTTCCACCGGCCGTTCGACCAGACGGCTATTCCACTAAGGAATCCACGTATTCTCATGGCGCGCTGCGTGTACTTTTCGGCCTTCTCATCACACTCTTCTGCAAGTTCGTGAAGGACTTTTATAGGGTCCTCATTCGTGAACTCGCAGCACATGCCGAAGTCTGAGCCGGCCATTCCTCCGCTGCAGTCTGCAAGCTTGACGACGGCAGGATAGTCGAGATTCTCGATCTCTTCGCGACTGAGCGCGTGCCTGGCATCGGTGATAAGACCCCAGTCTGTCTCCTTGTGCTTCCTCCTATAATCGAAGAAGTCTTTTGCGGATTCTACGACAAGTATGTTCTTGCACTTGAACGCCATGTCATTCCTCCTTGCAGTCTTCGGGCTCCACACGCCAGTCCTCGACGACGAACTTGAGATCGGCCCAACGCTTGCCATCCTTGCTTTCACAAACCCAGATATCGAAGCCCCCGCAACCGGTATGGTTCTCGCGATAACCGTAGTGATCGTACTCCTTGTCGTCAAGATACTTGAACGCCTTCTTGAGCTGGTTCTCTGCTTCTGCCACTAGAACGTCCTCGGATGGAGGCTCGTCCGTGCCGCACCACTTCCAGTCGAGATAGCCCATGACGTCGGACATCCTCTTGAAGTCGAAGTTCTCTATGATATCGCCGATGACGCCTTCCCTTGTGTTTGGAAATCTGTCGTCAAGATATGCTTCGTCCGGCTGCGTGTCCATCTTCTCGATGGCTTTCGTTATATGCAGAAGGCGGTCATTGATCTTACTCATACCGGCCTCTAGCGCGGCAAGCCTCTGCTCGGTCGTTTTCTTTTTCTTTGTACTCACGCTTTTTCTCCTAGCATTGAAACTATGTCCAAGGCGTCGTTGTAACAGCCTTCGCACCCTGGAGCTCCGTTCACGGCGACAAGCAGGTCTGTGTCCACAAGCACGGTAGGATGATTCTCTACCCAGTTTATACCGCGCACAAGACGCCTTATAATGTTCTCAATGTCAGACTCGCGCTGAGTCTGCTGCGGCATCCTGTCGCGACCGGCCCACTCGTCCTGTGTTTCGACGAGAACTCCGTTGTAGCAGTCCGGCATCTACTTGTCCTTGTCCTTGTTCGGCCTGAGCTCGACCAGCCAGTCGTTGGCAAGCTGGACGAAGTTGGAGCCAAGCTCCTGCACAGTCTCCGAGTTGGCGATCTTAGGGATAACGACTATTGCCGCGGCCTCCTTCGTTGTGGGCAGCATAATGACTCCGATAGCCGCCACAATGCCCACGAAGCCTGCGCGCTTGCAGATCTTCAGGCATAACTTGAACTCGGGCTCGCTGTCGCCGCCGTCCGTCAGGGCCATAAGGCATATGACTCCTGTAACTATGGCTGTAACGATGCTGAACGCGAGCAGGATGGCGAACAGCGCATTGATTCCTTCAAGCCTTGTGATCCAGTAGACCAGCGATGGTGTGATCATTGTGTTTTGGTTGGTTGTGCCGAAGGAGGGATTCGAACCCTCAAGGTCTTACGACCAGGGGTTTTTAAGACCCCTGCGGTTGCCCTTTCGCCACTTCGGCTTGTTTAACGAATTACACGTATCCGCAGATGGCTATCACGATAGCGATAGTGGCAGCACCTAGAGCGATGCCACCAATGATTGACAGGAATGTTTTCATCTGTCCGGCACTCCATAAAGGGGCGTGGACGCTAGAAATATGTTTACAGCGGCCTCCTGAATATCTGAGTCAGGCACTCCTTTGTTCGCACCTCCGTTACGAAGGCAGCACTTGATCCTGCCGACTATGTCAACAATCTTTGCAGGGTCTTTTGATAGGCCGACCCTACCGAGCCTTCTGGCCTCAGACAGAGGCCCTTCCAGAGTTTCTTTCATTTGGTTCTCCTAGAACGGCAGATCCGAGTCGTCAGAGGAACACTCATCGTCCACACGTCTGCCGGTCAGTTCCAAGTACTTCGCGTTAGTCTCTTCGCCAGTCGGCAGTCGACCGTTCCTCTGTAGGAAGTCTGTCTCCCATTTGTCCATAATCTCGTCCATCTGGTCGAAATAAGCCTGTTCGTCATCGGCCCTGTCCGTGCTCGTATCACCGGTGAAAAGGATGCGAGTCGGATTGTAGCCGTCTTCGTATACAGTTCTACACATTTCTTAGATCCAGTCTTCTTATGTCGTCGTCTTCCCACTTGGAGCGCACAGGAAGCGTTACCATGCTGTAGCAGTACTGGAACTCACCACGATACCAGAACTCGACGCAGTCTCCGACCTTGAGGTTCCCCTCTCGCATCTCGACCACGAACTCGTGTCCCTTTCTTAGAGTCTTGAACGTCAGAACAAGCCCAGGATTGACGAACGGATCAACCTCGACGTCGAACACTATTCCATACTGGTTAGTCGTTTGGTCCAGCCAGCTGAACATATCGTCGACGTTTACGAGATATCCCTTGCACTTTCGACAGTACTTCCTCAGATACTCGTCTAGCCTGCGCTGCCGTTCCTCCGCCTCGCGCTTGCGCCGCGCAACATACTCAAGCTGCTCGTCATAAAGCTGTCCTGGCTCCTTGTAGTATTCGTTCCATTCAGATCCGTCCCAGCCTATGTTCCTCCTGCGATACCTTCCACGGCCACTCCGGCCCAATCCTTCCGGATCAAGCCCTGTCCAGTCACCAAAGCCTGCCTCGGCCTCAAGGGCCTGGCAGAGCATCTGGTCGCATTCGAACTCGCTCACGTCAGTTTCCTGCCATTTCTGATCCTTCCGCGCTCTATGAAGATCTCATTGGCATAGTTGTTGGCCATAAACGCATCATACGTCATCACGTTTGAAGCGCAGCCCTCCATCATCAAGGAGGTTTCCTTGACGTCTGGCATGGTTATAATCAGGATCTTCTTTTTATTGGCGAACGCATATCCGCATTCCCAGGCCGTTCCGATAGCGCAGTGCTCTCTGCCGAAGTCGCAGGCAACGACCCAGTCGCAGTCGTCTATCGCGTTGACGTCCATCATAAAGACGCACTGTCCCCACATCTCCTGGGTTATTCCCCACTCGTTGGGAACTCTGTGCTTCTTAGGAACAAATACTTCGCATCGGTCCTCGTCTGCGCACATTAGATTATCGAAGTGATGCTCTACAAGGAACATCTTGAGCTTGACATCTTCTGGGGCGACTATAGGCCCGGCAAGGTAGACCTTTATCATTTCCAGACAGTCATTCCGAGTATCAGTCCAATCACAAGGCCGGACAGCATAACGATCCAGCTGCTAGGATTGCGGAAGAAGTCGCGTATATCCTCCTCCCACTCCTTCCAGCTCCAGAACTCATTCTTTGTGGAAGTATTCATTGATTAACCCTCGAATGTGGTCGAGCTGCGTCTCCGCCCGCTCCTTGGCTTCCTGAAGAGTCTTGTATGCATGGACATACGTGCCTCTCGACTGGAACGCCCAGTCTCCGAACCTCTCCCAGTGGACGGCCTCCCTGCTGTTTGCAGGAATGCCGCCGATCCCCTCGAACAGAACATACAGCTCTGGAGTGTCGGACTGGATCATCCCCTTGGTGTCGCACGGCCGCTGCTCTACTATGATATACAGCCTCGGACTTACGTCCGTCTCGGACAGCTTGCCGACCGCCCAGTAGCAGTCGCGAGGATTCGACTCAAGGTCGTTGATCTTCTTCTCTTTCCAGCTAAGCATTCTATCTCCTTTACCGTGGCAGAGCACTAGTACGGCGTAGTTACGGCCATTTCGGCCAACGCCTCAAGGGTCATGAACAGACCCCGAACAGTGGCAACGGACGGCTGAATATCACCGTGCTCGTCTTCCCAGTTGCTTCCGACCTCGAGATAGTCTTTGTCGTCTGGACCGAACAGGTCAGAGTGCTTGATCATAAGATCGGCGGCCAGAACCATGTCCAGCTCTTTCTTTGTGAGCTTGGTCTTCTCGTTGAAGGCCTTCTTGTTCGACTGGCAGCGGTCCTTGACGGACCACAGTACTAGGCTGTAGCGGGCCATGCAATCCCAGCAAAACATCATTCGTTTGGTCTGCTTGGCCTTGTTCCACTTCTGCTTTTTCTTCTGTTTGCTAGATTTCTTTTTCATTGGTCTTTTCTTTCTTTACCACTCTCTTCCCAGTCAATCCGGATTTGCCAGTGGTTGCTTGGTTTCATATCATATGTCCTCACCGCAACAGCCCTGTAGCCGAGGTTCTGCTTTAGGTATGTCAGGATGCACTTTATCTCATCCTCGGTGTAGCCATCGTAGAAGTGGTCCTTGTCCCTCACATACACGTCTGCATGATAACTGCATTCGGCAACGCTCATGTTGACCTCGTGCTCCACCTCTTTCAAGAGCTCTTTGTTGCAATTGCTCAGGTTTAGGGCATCGATGTTTTCCTTGGTCTGCCTATTGGCATCGCTTGCGTTCATCAACATAATGTCTATTCATTTCCGATGAACCTGTCGTGCTTCTCGAACGGATACAGCTTTCCTGTCTCAGGAAACCACACGACGAACTTCATCTTGTTGTCGATTATGTTATTCTTGGCGATGTCGCTGCACTTATACTCTGTCTTTCCATCGACGACATCCTTGCCCGTCAGCAGTTTTCCTTCGAAGTACACCCATCCCTTGTCAAGGAACAGCTGTCCTTTTGCAGGATCGTATATGAAGCGGCGGAAAGCAACATAGCCTTCACGCGTGTCGCGAAGTTTCTGTGCGACAGCCTCTGCATCCTCCCAGCTCTTTCTGGGCCACTTCATATCGCACGTATCTGCGAACAGCAGACCTGGCGATATGGCCATGATGTGCCTGTGGTTCAGAGGAACCTTGGCAAGCTTCTCTTTGTTGTCTGTCATGTTGGTTTGATTGGTTGATGGCGCGCCTGGCGGGGATCGAACCCACAACCCTCGGCTTAGAAGGCCGATGCTCTGTCCAATTGAGCTACAGGCGCAGTTTTTCGGAGAGTGCAGGATTCGAACCTGCGGAACTTGCGTTCATCGGTTTTCAAGACCGCCGCCTTAAACCTCTCAGCCAACTCTCCATTGATTGGTGGTCGGGATGGGACTCGAACCCATAAAACCTTCTGGGTGTAAACCAGACGCTCTAACCATTGAGCTACCCGACCGGTGGACCGGGTGGGACTTGAACCCACAGTCCTGACCTTATAAGGGTCCCGCTCGAACCAATCGCAGCTGCCGGTCCTTGTTGCGATCGGTTGGACCCTGATGCGCGCCAGATTAGTGGCACGGGCCTGGACTTTCCAAAAGTCATTTGATCCCTAGTTCCTTCTTGTGCTTCTTGAACCAGTTTTCAGTATCGGTGAACATGTTCTCGTCGAAGAAGAACTTAAACCGTTCCCCACGATAAAAGCCTGTGACGTATATCATAGGCTCGAGGTCCTTGAACTCCCCAGTAGTATGCACATCCGTGATGCTTTCGCAATAGGAATTCATCACGTCAGGCTTCTTGAGGTCAGACATTATTCCGACCAGGACGGCGTGATCCAGCCTCTTTGCCTTCGACTCGATCCTTGCCAGCTCCCTGAGCACCCGTCTCGTATGGCACAGCATGCCATGCCTGAAGTTATTCAGCACGCGAATAAGCTGGTGCTCTGCGTCAACAACCGTCTTGATCGGAAACGTGTTCCATTCGTTCGTGATCTTGCTCACTAGAATCCCATCCTGGGCTTTTCTGTTGGTTTCTTGAATCCGTTCTCCTTGTCGATCCCATAGATGTCGGCAAGGGTCATGTCGTTCTCGGCAACCTTGTCGGAGCCGAGCTCCTTGAGCAATGTGTTTGCCTTGTCCTTGTCCAGAGGCTTGAACTCGTACTTCAGCTTCAATCTCCCTTTTCGCGTCAACGCCGAGTCGATCTTGTCGAGCGGGCAGTTGAACGTGCACAGGAACTTGATATTGAAGCCGTCTCCAAGTATGCCGTCTGTCAGGTTCAGGATAGTCGACATAGCCTCGTTGTATTCAGTTCTGTCCCTGAGCACGTCCTCGCAGTCTTCGAGGACGAATGTAGCGTTCTTCTTCTTGGATAGCAGCTCGATGAACTCGGCGTTGGTCATAGCGCCGAACATCGACTTGTCAAGGAACACGAATCTGCGAGGAACCGTAAGCGAAAGATGCCTTATGTACGACGTCTTACCGGTTCCTGGCGTTCCGTGAAGCAGAACGATTCCAGATGTGTTCGACTGGAGATGCTCACGTATCTCCTCGTCTGGCAGATCGTCGTTGTACTGCTTCTTGATGTCGATGTTCTGCTCTCGAATAGGGAGATCCATGCTCGAGAATCCGCCTCGAATGGACACGATATACTCCATGCTGCGGGGCTTCGTGCGCTTGCAGAACTTGATGCACTTCAGGATCTTGGCTATCTCCGGGTCGCCGTGCTGCATCAGAATAAGCGCGCAATGGTTGGCGATCTTGATGAATATGCCACCCTTTGTTGCGGCAAGCAGACGATATCTCTGCGTGTAGTTGCGATCCGACAGAATGTGCGTTCCGGCCGGTTTCTCGACAGGGTTCCAGTCGTCCTCGTCAGGAGTGTCGTCCTCCTCCTGTGAACCTACGTCCTTGGCGGAAGAGTCGTCGACATTCGACCACAGTGCAGTCCAGATGTTGCCACCGAAAATCTCCACCAGGTTGTTGTATGTGTCGACTATGGAGATCGACTCTCCTAGGTCCAGACGCTCCTTGCCTATGGTTATGTATCTAGGAACGAGGTCCTCGGACAGGGTAAGAGTCCTCTGGATCGGAACCTTGTGATACAGTGCCGAGTAGATGGAGTACATGGCCGACGCATCTATATAGTCGCCGGAGAACGCATCGAACGCCTCCTTCTCGGACACACCGCCAAGCGAGCCTGAGCCTGTTGCTAAAAGCTCAACCTTCTTCTGCCAGTCCGATAGTTCATCATGCAGCTTCTTTCCCGATGCAGGAAACCAGCCGTTAAACATCGACAGCTCGCCTTTTTTGATCAGCGTGTTCATCAGAGCTCCTTCACAGTGCACGAAAGGACGGGAATGTTGTCCTTCTCGAAACCATACCAGTCTCTGGCGGTCTTCTCGGCATCCTCCTTGGACTTTGCCGAGCCTCCCCAGGTGGTCTTGCACTTGTGTCCGAATTCCATGAACTCGAACGTAACTGCGTAGTGTTTCATTGTTGGTTGGTTTTGGTTGAAATGGAGCCGACGATAGGAGTTGAACCTACAACCCACGGTTTACAAAACCGTTGCTCTGCCATTGAGCTACATCGGCTTGGTCGGAGTGGTGCGGTTCGAACGCACGACGTCTTGCTCCCAAAGCAAGCGCACTACCACTGTGCTACACTCCGTAAAGATTAACCGGCTGTAGGTCTGCAGAACCTACTTCCCTCCGTGTACTTTGGAGTAAGGTGGCCGGCCACCTTTGCTCGCGCCGCCTTTCCACATTGGTGCTGCGCCCAAGTCGATGGGCCGCTCATTCCAAGAGGCGTACGGCGCTTGTTAAGTTCTCTCGCGTGGTTGTCTGGGCCCGAATATAGCATACCCATTATAATTATACAAGCAGGGATTCCTTCACGAAGTGCCTGACGTTTGAAGTGCCGCTATCAATACACTGTTGCGTCATATCCTTCGCATATTTATCAGCTTTTTCCTTGTCCGTGAACACGCTTGCTCCTGTAACTGTGTTGTAGTACAGCTCGACCACAACCCAGACCTTCTTTGTTCCCATCGCGATTGCCCTCTTCTCCGTGTCGAAACGCCGTCCCATCTCAGAACGGCAGGTCGTCGATAACTATGTCGCACTGGATCGCCTCCAATACCTTAAGGGCGTGTTCCTTCATCTCTGGCGAAGTATCGGCAGTGGCATCCTTGTGAATGATGATCTTGGTGTCAGGGAAATACGTTCTCAGGATCGCCGCGTTCGTCAGCACGCAGATCGACGTGCACACTCCGCACATGTGGATCCATGTGTCCTTTATATTCTCGTTTGCATACCTGGCCCACTCCATGATTTCAAGAGGCAGTCGGAGCGAACCGAACGTGAATTTCTCGATGTACGTAGGACCGAGAGGATCGTTCGAATCCGGCCCGTCGAACTTGTCGCTCCACAACGCAGCTCCGACCTCGCTGGCGTTCAAATGGCCTTCGGTGTCGGAGATGCAGTGCTGGATAGGCAGCTTCTGCCCTTCGAGAGTGTTCGGATAGTTTTCGCGATGCGTGTCCAGGGTAACGAACACGTGGTGCCAGTCACGGCTCTCTATCAGCTTAGCGACAGCCGGAACGATCTCTGCGCACTCCTTGTTTCCAAGCGAGCCGGTCAGGAAGTCGTTCTGCATGTCGACCACTATCAGAATGTCTTTCATCCTTTGTTTTCCTGTGCTTGCCGAGTCTTCTTCTCGTACTCGACCTCGTTCTGTTCTCTGTAGTTCTTGTTGCGATCATACACGTATAGCCTGAACGCCGACCTACCCGTTCGCCTGTTCTGGCGCTTCAGGTTTTTGCACATCTTCCTTTTTCGCAGCTTCATCCTTGAGCTCCTGCAGTTGCTGTTGCGCCTCGCGCATCTGCTTCTTGTACTTTGCGTACTCGCTCTTCTTGTAGAACAGTTCCTTGTGGGCATGGGCCATTTCATTGTACGCGTCTGCGAGAAGCGCGTATCTCGAATAGTTGTGCAGCCTTCTGTTTTCTGGAGCCTGTGCGTTTATGAGATCCCTTTTAGCATCGGCAGCCCACTTCTCTGCGGTCGGCAGACTGCACGCCTTCAGAACGGACATGTTCTGATTCATAACCTTAATCGTAGCCTTCAGCTGGTCCTCCTCTCGTGGCTTTGGAATCTCTACGATCTGTCCGAGCGTCAATCTGTTGCAGACGTCCTTTGCATACTCGAGTCGCTTCTCCTCCTCGACGTCGCGAAGTCCAGCCAGTTCTTCGGGCAAAGACATGTTCTTCACCTCCGGGCCACGAGCTCCACAGTGTTCGCAGTTGTAGTATACGCTGTCCCACCGTCTTACTCTATGAAACCTTAGATCAAGGGCGGTTTCGACCAACTTCATGTCGTGCCCGCAAAACTTACACTTCATCTGGTTCATCCTCCCAGAGCCAGACTTCGAACATCTTCGGGCTTTTGCATTCCAGTATGAATGCCTCCCTTGCCGCGCTCGGCCCGAGATCCCTGAATCTGTCGAAGTTCTTTCTCTTCGGTTTGTGTTTGTTTTCCTCGACGTCCATGTAGCCCATCCTGTAGGCGTCTATGGCGTCGTAGATCTTCTGTTCGAAATGGCTCGGTATGCTCCCAAGCGACGCCAGGGAGTATTCCCACGCATACTTGCAGTAGGCCATCTTGTCCCTGTCGTCTATCATGTCCGCGATCAGCTGTCCCCAATCGCGCATCGAGACTGCGTACACCTTCTTGTTGTCCAGCATCGGAACACCGTACTTCTGCTGGTGGAACACCCCGCCGTATGCGAGCTTGTTCTCTTTCAAATATTCGATGACAGCAAGCCTAGCTTCCTCGGAACGATCGACCTTGTGTCTCTCGTTCCAGGAGGTGAAACCGATTACTTTCATTTCTTCTTCTTTTTCTTTAGCTTGTTGTACAGGAGTTCCGTGTACGTCACGTTTTCCTTCTTCATGTGCTTGTGCCGTTTCTCGAGAGCCTTCCTGAGCTCGTCATTGGTAGGAACTGCAAGCCCGCTGTCTGTACTCGAGAAGTCGAACTCGAAATAATCGTCTTTCAGCGTGGCGCAGGCCATCATGTCTGCAACGCACTCGCACGTGTCGACGATGTCGTAAGTCCAAGCGCACGGGTCGTCACCCTCAAGGCGATAGAAACTCTCGAGCGCACCAGCCCAGTCGTAGATCCAGTCACGGAATGTGTCGATGCCTGAAATGTCTTCCTTGTATGCAGCGTCATACACACGCTTTATAACTTCACGAGGAAGATCCTGCACAAGCTCGATCACGATATCCACGAAGATCGCTGTGTATTCTTTTTCCATGGCTTGAAAATAAAGGCCGGGCGTTATATAGCCCGGCCAGTGTTTTCGTCTGCTACAGAGGACTACCAGTCCTCTTCGTCGGAATCCTCGTCGGAATCGTCGTCATCGTCGTCGGAGTCCTCCTCATCGGAGTCATCCTCCTCCTCTTCCTCCTCGTCGCACCCGGTATCCTCGGAGCAGCGCTTCTCGCACGCTTCGGGATCGGTGTCGTAGGCGGTGGGGCAGATGGAGCGGATGGCGAGCGCCAGCTTGTCGGCGAGGCGGTCGAGAACGAGGTCGGGCGAGAGACGGCGGCTCTTCTTGTCGAGCTTGACGATCTCGTTGCCTTCCTCGTCGATGACACGGCCCTCGCTCACGATATAGTAGTAGAGCTTGCCGTTGACGTCGTCGACGCGGTCGGGCTTGATGTCCGCCTCGATCAGCTGGACGATGGCGCCGAACCAGCGGAGCAGCGGCTTGCTGCCGTACTGCTTCTGGAACTTGGCGAGGGCCTTCTCGTCGGCCTTGCGCTCCTTCTCGGTGCGGCCGACGGTCATGTGGCCGTTGACCACCTTGGAGTGCTGGAGGCCGGTCGGGTTGGACATGAGGCCGTTGAGGCCGATGATATTGTCGTTCTGATCATAGACAGCGCAGACCTTCTTGTTCGCGACGAGGTCATACAGGTCGAGGAAGCCCTTCTCCTTGATAACGGGGGCGTTCTTCTTCTCTTCGATCTTCTTGAGGTTGTCCTTGAGCTTGGACGCGTCTTTCTTGTTCATTGGCAGGTTTCCTGTCTTTGTTGTTTTTGTTTTCTGTATCACTCGAGTTTTACAAACGCCACTCATATCCTACATGTGGCAGAGGGCGCCATAATGGCCCTTCAAAGAGTCTTTCTTGATGAACTGCTTGGCATCTGCCCAGCGATTGAGGAAATCCATGATCTCCTTTCCGTCTGGCATGCTGTCAACGTCGGAATTGTACTTTCCGTGAATCTGGCGCACCTTCCACGAGGGATCGATGTCCATTGTTATGAACGGAACGTCTGGATTGTCTTTCTTCCGCAGGAACACGATATACTCCACCCCCTGCATGACCGAATCCTTATAGGACGACACGCAGTGGTGCAGAGTATTAGACTCGACATCCAGTTCTTCAAGCTTCTTGGTGGCGACGATTATATACTTGTCCGATTCCTCGCCTTCCCAATCAACCTTCTTGGCCTTCTTGTACGGTCCGTTCTCATAGGCCTGATTCATGACCTTCAGGCGCTCTGCGCGCCCCATGTTCTCGAATTCGGTCTTCTTCCTGACCAGCCGGTCGTGAAGAGCGGCCACGCGCTCCTTCTGCGGGAACAGCTCGAAAGCCTCCTCGTCGAGCGCGTTGTTGGGAAGGTTTCCGACCTCCCGCCGCATTCTCAGATAATCCTTGTATGTGCCGAAGTCTTCTCCGTAGGCGGACAGCTTGCGAAGCAGGTTGAGCCCGCTTCCAGCGGCCTTCATGTTGTCCGGCAGCTCCCTCCAGACGTCTGCGAGGCTTCCGCCTCCGTTGCGTCCTTCGCGAGCGGCCGAAATGTTGACCACCCCCTTGAACGTCTCGTCGTCCAGCGACGCATAGTTCACGTCCTGGAACAGCGACAGCACGTCGTTCATCCTAATGGAGCAGCCATCGTTTCCGCGACTTTCCTTCTTGGTGTTCTTGTCGATAAGTTCCTCGATAAGTCTGATCTTCGCCATCGGGAGGTCGAACGCCTTTGTAAGCGATGTCCTGTCGGACAGGATGGTCCAGATGGCGTCGCCGAATCCGGCTGTCCTGCTGTACCATCCTCCGTTCGTATAGCGCTCCAGCATTCGCTTCTTGTTGGCGTCGATCGCGGCCTTGTCCATCGTGGTGATCGAGCGATTTAGCAGGCATCCGGCGATATTGTTCAGATTGAGTGTAAGCGCCTGCTCGATGTAGTTTCCTCCGCTCTTGCTGATCGCGTTCAGGACGCACGGATCCATGCTGACGATAATCACGCCTGCGATCTCGGCCTCGCGTCGGTCGATCTGTGGAGGATTCGACTTGATGATCTTGGAAAGCTGGGAATCGCCGAGGTCCTCGTCCTTGCCGTTGAGCAGAACGCGATTTCCGTCGAGACGGGACATGACGAACGGCATCGGAGATCCGTCGCTGTTCAGAGCATAGTGCTTGCCTGTCTTCGTGTTTACGGCATACGTGTCGTACTTGTGGATGGCATAGTGCCGCATGAGCGCGATGATCCAGTCGTCGTGCTTGCTCAGCAGGACGAACTGTGATGAAAGACGGCGGCGGATATACCGTGCCTTCTCGAACTCTGCCGCGGCTATCTCGCGGATGTCCTTGATCGTGTTCTCGGCGGATGCAGACCTAAGTCTTAGGGAGGATTCGAGCAGCTCGACAAGATGCACGTTCGTCTTGATCGTACAGCCCTTGTCTCCTCCGCTTTTCCTTGCAAATTCAACCACATACGGATCGTTTGGCGGAAATATCTCCTTCACGATCTTGATGGTGGCGTCATCGAAATACGTGCTGCATCCGCGCCCAAGCGCATACAGGATGCCCTTCCTGATGTCTGGCGACTCGCTGAGGAACGATGGAACGTTGCACTTGCCCTTGCGGCGAAGCTTTTTGTCCTTGAACGCGTCTTCGACAGGATAGAATTTATTCGTCGTTTCTCCGGGATTCCACACGCGAGTGACCACGTTCTCGTCCTTGTCGAGGAACAGTGGCACAAACGTGCGATCCTTGAATATCCTGACGCCTATCATCATTTCATCACTATACGGGACATACACTTCCTCTGCTTTTCCGCGAATCTTCTCCTTCCTCAGAAGCTCTGCCGATCTACGGGTTCCGAGTACGAGATGCGCCTTTCCAGGCCTGTACGCCTTGTACGCCGTGAACACGGAGCATCCGACAAGGGAATAGACGTCGAAATACGTCTTCCCGTCTCCCTTGACATACAGCGCTCCGCACGACGGACGATACAGGCTTCCGGTAGCGGTGTCGATTATGGCGTCTTTGATGAACTCGTTGTATTCCTCCATGCTGCGGGAGAAGCGCTCACCGTTGTGCGCGCGTCCCGTAGTGGTGGATCGCATGACGAGTTTCTTCTTGCAGTATTCGATTACCTCTTCAGGCAGCTTCATCAATCAGCTCCAATTGCCTTTTTGGTTTATTCCTTTTCTTGTTCTTCGATCTTCTCGGTCTTGTCGATCTTGTCGTTGAAATACGACCGAGTGTCGCCGGACAGGACGACGTTTCCGTCCTTGTCCAGCTCCAAGCCTTTCTTGATCTTTTCCAGCCAATGTGCTGTCGGATACTTGCAGTACATCGCCAGATCATAGAACGGAACGCAATATGCGTGGTCTTCCGTGTACTTTATTCTGTGTTCCCTGATGATACCTTCAAGGTAGTGGTTCTTGTTCCGTCCGGCATACATGGCCGCAGCGTTGAGGTGCCCGACTACGAGCGTCCAGTAGTGCATGTAGCCTCCCCAGACCTCGTCGGCAAGAACAGAAGCCTGGGCCAGGTGAGCCCAGGCAAGGTACTCCATGTTCGTGCTCATGGCGACAAGCCGCTCTCCCATGAAATCTACCGGCTCGAGCTCACAGCTTGTGTCGTTGGCCATTCGCTCGACGACGTCAAGATATTTCTCGTACGGTATGTCGCACGGGCCTTCAAGCATGTAGCGCATATATGCAGACACCTGAAGGTTGCAGGACAGCGTTTCGCTCTTCTCGACTATCTCGTCGGCGGCCTCCAGCAGGTTTCCGTAGATGTCGAACGAATAATCATCGAACGGACCTCTGCTGTAGCTCTCAAGAACAAGAGCCGTCGACAGGTGCTTTATCGTGCACTGTGCACAGTGTTGTCTCATCCTTTTTCCTTTCAAACAGGTCGCATGCGGGTGCGTCCAGCTCGGTTACGTTCTTGTTCCCGAAAGGACCCAGCTGCTTCCTGCACAGACCAGTGCCAGCGAAGTAGTCATGGTCGTAGCAGTACTTGCAATCCTTGCATAGGACCGGCTTTTTATCTTTCACAGATTGCCCTTCACTTTCTTAGTGTCGAGTCCCCATACAGAACATGCAAAGTCAATCTTCGCGTCGTCAGGCTCCCCGGCGACGCCTGGCTTCACGCCGTCCTTCTCGGACCACGTGGTAGCTCCAGCGTACTTTCCGAAGTTCACGATATCTGCGCTTCCGATGTAGCAGCCAATATACTGTCCGGCATACGAGAACTTGATCAGACCTCCTGCAGGAAGGCTGTCTCCGGCTATACACGCGCCTTCGAGATCCATCCTGTCCTTGCTGCAATAGCGAACGATGCACGCCTGCTCGTCGACGCGAGTAGGCTTGCCGTTCTTCGCAGTCTTGAAGTGGTTGAGAGCTGCGTCGGAATTGAATACGACGCACTCCTTGCCGGCCTTCTTGACGGTCTTAAGGTTCTTGGCCTTCCACTGCTGCCAGCTGTCGGACGGCACCTTGATGCAGTTGCATACGTCAAACGCTTCCTTTGGCATCTCCGAGTTTCCTTATTTCTTCTTCGAGCTCTTCGGCCTTCGACAGGTATCCGCCGTCTCGCAACTTCTTGACCCTTCCGGCAAGGAACTTCGCGCGCCTGAGGTTGTTTACCCTCTTGCTGTACGCGTGTTTCCTGGCCTTCCGCGTCCTTCGTGCGTCTAGCGCTCCCTGTTCTCTAAGCTCCATGAACCTTGTCGCTGTATCGACCAACCCGAATATCTTCTCCATCTTGGCCTCCCACTCGGCCCACTCCTGCTGTGCAACTGTGGGCGTCTCTCCCTTCTTCGCAGGCTTGTCAGGCTTCTCAACCTTTGGTTTCATCGGCGAGCCGTCTGACTGCATGTTCAGTTGGAAGCACCTCTTGCATGGCAGAGGAGGCGATTCGAGCAGGGCCTTCTTGAAGTCTTCCGAGTCTAGATAGTCGTCTACAAGCCAGTACCTGGAGTTGTCGGCCACGCATTTTCCGTATTTCTCTTCCGCGCATTCTATGTAGAAGTGGAACTTGTCAGACTCCTGCAGAGCAGGAGGCGTCAGTGCATAAAACTTGGTCTTTGAATATTTTCCGTCTACAAGAAGCGGGGCGTGCGTAACCACGTCAACCAGTTCCCATCCCGCAAAAGCCGTAATCGTAGGCTCGCAGGACCATCTGTTCATTTCCAGCCACCTGTCAGAACCCGTGGCCGCAGCGTGCGGCGTCGGTTCAATGTGAACCGACCCGCAGACGACGCACACCGGAGCGCCTGGCTCCATGCACGCCTTTCCGTTGGCGGCAACCTTCAAAACCGGATTCCTCAGCTGTGTGCCTACCGATGCCACTATCCTGTACCTGTCGAACATGTCGTTCGTGCTCGGATCGTTTCCCGATATCTTTACGTCAATCGGCAATCCGAACTTCCTGCACATGAATACCTTGAACAGGAACAGGTGGAACAGAGAACAGTTCTGCCCGTATGTGTATGGCCTTGGACGTCTTGCGAGAAGCTCCTCGTCCTCCGCCCTGTGTGCGAGCATGTGGGCCAGCTCAAGCAGCTTCCAGCCTTTTGGATCCAGCACAAGATCCAACAGCCAGTCGCCTTTCGGCCGCCTGTACTCGCTCTCTGGCGTCACACGTCCTATGTGGCTCAGGTCGATCATCGTCTTGTTCTGCCAGGTGTCGTTGATATGCCTTGGAACCGGCAGGTTCTTCAGCAGATACGCCGTGTTTCCCCGCATCTTGGATGCGGGCAGCCCTATGGCCGCATCCCAGACGGCAGGCCATCCGCAACCGCTCTCAGCGAGCGGGTCGGCGGATACCAGCTCATCCGGTTTGGAGTTCTTCCAGCGCATCCGCAGCGACGAGTCTACTATCTCGTCTATTTTGTCGGAATGTGGATACTCAGGGTCGTCGAAAGGATACCCTGGCTCCTCGCTGTTCTTATCGACAGCAAGAAGCTTTGCGGCCTGATCCTTCCTTGTCTGGAAGAACTCTCGCCAATCCATGCTACGCCCTCGACGCCTCTGCGGGCATGTCGTCAAGCTTGACGTTCATAAGCTCCTCCGCCTCTTTCAGCGAGGAGTCTCCATACAACGCCTTGATGGTTCTAAGCAACTCTCGTTGATTTGTGATCTTGGTATAGAACTGCGACTGGTAATTCAAGACCAAAGCCCAGGTGTCACCGTACTTCGTCTTCTCCTTTACCAGACCAGCCGAGGTGATCTTGTCGCCATGGATGAAATCCATTCGACCCTCGGAGGTCCTGACTCGCAGAACTTTGTTTTTAGGCGCTTCTAGCTCCATTGTCTACCTCTTAGTACACGTTCGCTGACGTGTATTCTCCTTCGTATCTCATCTTCTTCAGTATAGCCTTGATATTTGATCTCATAGCTATGAATCCGGCATGGCTGTCGAACAGGCTCGGGTGCCCTTCGATCTTTATGCCTGCCTTTTTCAAGCAATATCCAAGGGCCCTGCAGGCCCTGGACTTCTGGTTAATTCCAAAACTGCCACTATAGTATGTTCCGATCCAGCCTCTTCCGTCGCGTAGTATCAGCTTGCACGACGTGTAGCATGGCTTGTCGTCGAACAGCGCGATGATGTAGTCGGTCTTGTTGACGTTATCGATACCGCAGGACAGCATAATCCCGGTTGCTGCCGATATCTTCTTCGTCTCGGAATCTCGATCGATCTGTCTAACTCTTGTAAGTCCATCAGTCGATACCGACAGGGACATATGGTGCCTCCTCTTTTGGAGATTGATATGATTCGTCAATGTCAGGCAGCTCCCACTGCATGTACCTTGCCATGTCATAGAACAGCGGCCTTACAGGCCTGACCCAGATCTGCATCTCTGCCTTTTTGTCGAGAAGCATAGCCCCCGGCTGCAGAATCCACACCGGAACGGTAGGATTGTCGTGGATGAAGACATATGCACACAGGTGCTTCGGATCGTCCTCTCTAACTATCACGATCGATCCTATGCCATGTGTAACGGCCTCTTCCGCGAGGTCGTCAATGTTGTCTTCGACCCATTTCCTTCCGTTTTTGGCCTCTCGTATGTCTAGCGTAAGATCAGACGGTGTTCCATCTCCAGGGGTGAACGCCCCGTGCGAAACGACGTCAAGTATCTGTCTGACGTGCTGTATAACTGGCGCGTCGTAGTCTATGTCGATGCTAAGCGCCCGCTCAACCTGCCAGAACGCGTTTGCCGTATAACCTAGGCCGCGGATTATATGTCTCGCGGCCTGGTCGTCGGCTTTCATGGTTGCCGAGGTTACGTTGTCCTTGTAGAACTTTCGCCTCTTCAGCCAAGTCTCTCGCGGATCAGCCATCTTGCAAATCGGGATGCTCGTCCAGCAGATACACGACAGGCAGAACGCTGTTCTTCCTGTACGCCTCGACGACCGCGTCTTCCAGGTCTTCCTTGTAGTGTAGGAGCTCCCATGCCTTGTCCGCGACCCATTGCTTGTACTTGTCTACGGCGTCTGCAGGAACCCCGGAATTCTTGTATGCCTCCAGCGTCTTGGACAGATCAGAACATATTCTTACGACATCCGGTATCTTCATTCCAAGAGATCTCAGTCTTTCGTCGACCAATCTCCTGATCTTGCCCTTGCACTCCGGGCAGAGTCCGTTGCTGTCCAGTATTCGCTCATCTGTATACAGTTCACGGCACAGCGAACACAGCTGCAGTTTACCCGCGCACTCGCCGTACGGCTTTGGCTTTTCCGACAGGCGGTACGCATCAGGTTCAGGGGTGCTCATATTTCTCCTTCATCGCCTTTGCGAATTCTTCAACCTCGCACTTCATTATGCCCGGATGGCACTTCGGGCATTCTCTCGTGTGCAGAACCTCGTTCTTCTTGATTACATATCCACTGTCGTGCGGACCTGGCAGTATTCCGCCAATCAGATGTCCGCAGTTCCTGCATACGATGACGGCTACGTCGCCGTACTTCGTACTGCAGTCGTGGCACCAGCCCGGCCTGTCTCCAGGCCTGGCTATTTCACCGAGAAGAGGCTTTCCACACCACGAGCATAGCGCGGGAGGAAGTTGTTTCTGTTCCTGTTCCATCAGCACTTGAAGAAGAGAAGTTGGTTGCCTTCGGTTATACACTGTCGGCACTTGGAGCAGCCTCCTTCGAGGTTCATCCTTCCAGCGTCGACAGGACAGCATGTTATACGCGTCTTGTCCAGCCACGTCAACACGTCCTTGTCCTTTGTAGTCCTCTTCAAGTCGTCGATCTTGTTCGTGTAGTCCTCGAGCTCCTTGCCCATGTAGGCTATCTTGTACTTGGGACTCTGGTACATTTTCTTGTCGACGAACGTCTTCCATGCCTGCTTCCAGTTGCAATGGTCTGCAGACAGGTACAGTATGAGATTAGGAGCCTTCATCAGTATGTCGGCATATTCGAACGATCTAGTGTACGTCCAGAACTTTATGTGAGGAAACTTCTTCATGGCGGACACGAGAGCCTTGGCGTACTCTATGTTGAATACATCGCCAGACCAGTGCAGCCTGAAATATGCGTAGTCCTCGTAGTTCTTTCCGTTCTTCTTGGCCCAGGCTTTCGTCTTGGCTTCGAAGTCCTCGATCGTCTCGACTAGCTCCTTGCGTATGTCGGCCTGCGTTCCTTGGAGCTTCTTGGTGTTGTCGTCCAGCACCTTTCCGGCTCCCTTGAAGCACTTGGCCAGGCAGAAGGCATAGCAGGTCGGATTCTTCTTTCCTTCCGGGATATGGAAGCACCCTCCCTTCTCCTTCGTGCAGCCGGGACATGTACCTCCAAGGCATGGAGGCCCGGCATTAAGACCATAACTGTTTTCGTGCGTCGGGTAGAATCTGACCTTTCGGTCGCACGCCAGCCGGAGCATTATTTCATCTCCTCGACCGGCTGCTCCTCCGCTTGTTGAACAGGATTCAGCTGATCCGCGTCAACCTCGTAGAGGTCCTTCTTTCCATCTCCGCACAGTTCGCAGATGTGATTCATATACGGCTTTTCGACATCGATCTCGATGCCGTTCGCCTCTGCACAGTCTGCGCAAATGTATCTCTTGTCCGATTCCATCTGTTTTGCTTTTCATTTGTACTGCCTCCTGTTTCCAGGCCAGCTCCAGCTCTAGCAAGACAGATGGGTTTGATTTACTTTTCCTTGGCTTTCTTTTCTTCGACCGGCAGCTGCTCCAAGGTTCCTTCCAGTTCTTCCTGGAGTCCCTTCAGAGTATCGTTATACTGCTGCATGGCCGCCTTCTTCGCCGACTTGGTGGATAGGATCTGGCGGTTCAGTTCCGCGATCCTGTCCTTCAGCTCGGCAGGCGTTCTCTGGATTTTAGGTGCTTCTTCAGGCATTTGCAATCTCCGTTGCGTAGTTCAAATTAGCGTACTGGCTGTATATATTGCGCAGTCCTTCCATGTACTGGCAGATTCCCTGCTCGCATACCGGATCTCCCGACATGACGCATTCGTATCTGTCGTTTTCGGAATAGTACTTGTCTCCAAGACCCATGAACTCGAATGCGTCCTTTTCCTCGACTGTGACATCCTTTATCCAGGCGCACTGTGTGAATATCCTGGAGATGTCGCAGACCATAGCGTCCTGCCACTTCTTCGTAGTAGGCTGCATGTACCTATAGAACGACAGACCCTTTCTGAAGAAGTTGACCATGATGATGCCGAACTGAAGGCCGGCTTCCCAGCCAGTCGGCACTATAGGCCTGGTAGGCATGTTTCTGGCCTGCTGAGCTCCGCAGATCCTTGTCAGGTCGGCGTGCAGGTCCTCCCACAGAGTCTCTCCCTTGAACGTTCTCACGCCAAGTTCATTCCCGTGCGGTATTCCGACATGCACGGCGGCCACGGGGGTGAGGTGCCCCCGTGGCTCGGCCGGTTCACGAGTTACGCTGATATATATGTTCATTCAGCGTCCGGCACGCCGTCGTCTGTCGCCACCCTACCCAGGATCTTTTCTGTATACTCCTGGATCGCGTCGATCAGATTCTGCTCGGTGTCTTCGATGAGACCCCTGAGCGACGTGTTGTTCTTCAGGGCGTCAGCCGACGGCTTCTCCTTCGGGTCCTTGCGAGAGATCCCGGCAGGAACGCTTACGGTTACTGAATCGTGACCATACTTTCCGTCCGTGACAGTGACGTTGATTTCGATCCTCATTAGTCGTTCTCCTGTTCGCGCTTAGCGCGACGTTCTTCGAGCTGTTTGCGCAGACCTGCCGCGAGTGCTTCGATAAGCTCGTCCGCAGGACGCTCGTTCTTGTTGTGGCGAACCGCGGCCGCAAGAGCGGGTCCGCGCTTTCCTCCCCTGAATTCGATCTCCCTCTCGAGAGACTCGATAGTGACACGCTTCCTTCCATACCCGTCCACCTTGGCGGCAGCGAGCCTTCCCTTGCTCAGGAGCACGGAGGCAGCATTGTACGCCACTCCGAGCCGCTTGGCCGCCTCAGACAGGTCGATGGTTGTTCCGAGGGACACGACGAGCTTGCGCACGTCCTCGATGTTGACTCCGACCGCATACGTGCGTCCGGGCAGCATCACGCGCCTGACGACGCCAGCCTTCACATATCCGTATAGCTGGGCGTACGACAGGCCTGCGAGCCGTGCTGCTTCCTGCATTGTGCAGACGTCTGTGAATCCGTCCTCGTTGGCCTGTAGAACCTGGCCGTTCATGGACTCCTTCATATTGCGCTTCTGGCGCTTTCCGAGGGAGTCGTATACGCTGTTCAGATGTTTCGAGATTTTGCTCATGACTGTTTCTTCTGTTGCTCGTTGTTCATGAATGTTTCAGCTATTTCGCTTGTCTTCTCAGGGTTGTGGAGCATCTCCAGCAGCAGCTCGTAGACGTCCGTTCCCTTCTCGAAATAATCCTCGACCACAGACTCAAGCGACACGATCTGGTTGTCCCGGTCAATCTCTTCGACGGTGAATTCATCACCGTACGGGATGAGCCGGACCAGGGCACCGATCTTCTTCATCGACTGTTCGATTCCGGCGATTGCGCCGTCAATATCGTTCCTCACGCGAACGATGTTCATCGAGTACTGGATATCCTTGTCATTGTCGAAGTCCCCAAGGAACTTCGCATAGTCCTCCTTGGTGTCGATCCTGATCTCGTTGAACTTCCGCGTCGGTATGGGGATGTCTTCGCAAGCCATAAGCTCTGCGTCGTTGAACTGGACAAGGAATACCTTCTTGTCCTTCTCCTCGTTCAACGATCCAACTTCCGTGGAGCCTGGCTGCAGGAATGTAACCCTGTGCCCGTCATACTCAACGTCCTTGCGCATGTGCTGGTGGATGTGGCCGACCAGCACGGTGTGGGTCTTCATTCGCTTCAGGAAAGGCATGACGTTCTCGAACGTCAGCTCGGCGGCGAACGGATCGCCCATCTCGGCAAATCCGCAATGAAGAACAAGCACCGGTATGCGCAGATTCTCGTTCTCGCACATGAGCGCCACCTCCTCCAGCTTCTCGAGAAGAAGCGACGGCTTCAGATAGTCGATGCCGTACACACCGAGAGACGAATCATAGTCCTGCTGGCCCAGAGGCGTTACGCCGCACACATACAGCCACTCTCCAGTGCCCACGCGATCGTGGTTTCCCTCGATCCCGAACACAGGCGCGTTGCATGTGTCGACTCCGTCCTTCAGAGTTGCAACTGCCTTGGCCTGCGGTCTGCTTATGTCGAATATGTCTCCGGCAAGAACGACGGCGTCAACGGCGTGATAGTTGGCCTTGTCGAATACAACCGACGCGGCCGAATAGAAGTCCTCTTCTCTGTCCTTAAGGCCGTACATCCTGTCGCCAAGATGCAGATCGGCCGCAAAAAGCATTGTGTGTTCCATTAGACTACGCAGCTTAGTACTTCGAGTTCTGCAAGACTGAACGGCGATATCGCCGACACGTACTCCTGTGCATAATACTTCTCCGCTCCATTGTCGCGGGCAAGCTTTGCGAATTCGCTGGAATAGAGGAAGAATTTGAATTCGTCTCGCTTTGCATACGTGTCGAACATGTGCTTGATCGAGATCCTATCGATGAACTTGCCGCAATCTATCGGCTTGAACTTGGCAGTCGTATCCTTCCTTATGCCGACAGCATACGTGTACATGTCGCGATCAAGCCAGGCCGATAGCCTCTGCGACAGATACCTTCCGGAGAAGTTCGCCATCGCATCAACATACCACCACTTATCGAGCCCGAGATTGTCAAGGCTGTCGACGTACGTCTTATACGTGTACACCGATGTGCCTCTTTTAGGCTCGAGCTTTCTGATCGCGTGGACGAAAGCGCCCTCGCGATCGGTAGCGTCGACAGCCTGCGGAATGTCTGATACTACGATTCCTGTTACGGCCTCATCCTTCTTGACCTCTCTGGATCTGTCGTCTATCCTGGATGACTTGCACATATTGAACGCCTTGACTTCGCTGTGCTTCCACGTGTCGGGAGATATTACGACTGGAAATACTACCAGCTTGTGCTTTCGATCCTCTTCCTCGTTGTAATATGATATCTCGCAGTCTATGTTGTCTCGGAAGAAGTCAAGCACGTCTGGATGCCTTCCACAGTACTGCGCGTCGCAGATTCCGTAGATGTACGTCATCGCGTCATGGCTCATCGGCGGCACCTTGTTTCCCTTGCTGTCACGCCCTACTATATGCGCGTTGTACACGTGCTTAAGAACGTTGTCCAGCCGCTCTATGCCCTTGTAAGGCATTCCTAGAGGGATGATGTCCTCCTTGTCGTCCATGACGTAGAACGTAGCGTAGTCTGTCAGGCACAGCGGGCAGGTGGCAGCCTTGTAGAACTCGGCCGTCGGCGACACATGCATAAGTCCGACCTTTCCATCCGCCCTTTCCACGGTATTCCACGCCGAGCTCTGCCCCCACGGGCACGTCGTCGAGAAATACCTGGAGTTCATCGGGTTGGTCAGTATCTTCCTGACCTTTCTGATGTTTTTCATCGCGGCAGTCTCGACGATCTTCTTCGTCTCGAAGAGACCTTCCGGGATTGCATCGTGCATCTATCTCTAGCTCCTTTAAAAAGGCCCCCTCCGTTTTACGGGAGGGGGCATTGTGTATCATTCGTCCTGGTCGAAGTCCTCGCGCATGAAATCCTTCGTCTTGCGCTTTGGCTTCGTATCCTCCTGTTCCTGTTCGTCCAGGTCAGGAGGTCCCTCATAAGACTTCTCCCAGGAATGGCCGAATCCGCGGATTCGCATCTTCTCCCTGCATGACATAAGCAGGTCTTCGTTGTCATAGAACGCACGCACGAACTCCTCCTCGTTGGCGAACGACGGCTGAGTCTTGTCGCGCAGAGCAGTACACGTTATTCCGTGTGAATGCTTGTAGCACTCGTACGGTTGTCCGTTTGCGTCAAGCAACGCGTGCGTCTTCGACTTGAACGGCGAATTGGCCGAATTCAACAGAAAATCGGCATCCGTGTGAATCATGTCGAAACCGTCCGTGTTGGACAGATACAGATCGATGCTGCGGTAGCGCGGGCTCCACTTGTTCTTGAACGTGGACAGATGCAATACGTCTCCCAGTTCCTGGCCCTTCGCCTTGTCATACCACCTGGATGCGTTGCCGAAATCGATGCCGAAGGTGCTGTAGATGCCGATCGCCTCCGCGGCAATCGACGTCTTCTTCGGCCCGGCCATCGCCGCCATTCCAGTCTCGATCTTCACCGTCTCCTGAGTTGTAAGGAACAGGGCCGTCTGCGTCGTCCTGAACCGCTGCACGCGCGAGGAGAAGAACTTTCTCATCGCTCTCGCGGTGCTGCCTATTCCAGTGACCTTTCCGACGTCGATGACGTCCTGCTCCGCTTCCTTCTCGGATGCCAATGCCGACAGCGAGTCTATTCCTATTAGAATGGGACACTCGCAATCCTTGTCGACCGGCTCTGTGAATTTCGTCTTTATGCTTCTGCCGAGCTCGCCTACCATGCCGCCGAAGCCGCCGCGTATCTCGCAGATGAGCGTGTCCACTTGCGACAGCGCGTCGTCAAGCGAATTGCTCTCCACCTGCAGCAGCTCGTTCGGATTCGCGCCGATCATCACGACGCGATCCGCAGGCATTGGCGCTCCCTCGGTCTCGATATGGAAGCAGAATGCATTGCTCTTCTTCTGGGCCGCTCCGTACTGAAGATACATGTACGAAGACTTGCCCTTCGAATAAGTCGCTCTCAGCTGGGTCACACGTCCCGCTATGAACCCTCTGGCCCCTATGAACCACTCCTGGGAGATGGTCGGCAGGCCTGTCTTAGGGTCGCAGAAATCGAGGTACCGCACATTCTTCATCATATCGGAAGCGGTCTCGATGCCCGTGTTGTTCTCTGAGAGCCTTTGTATCAGCGCCTGCATCTTGGATACAGGCAGCTCCTTCTTTCTTGGACTCATGGCCTACCTCCTACTTGCGGAGGCGTGCCATGATCTCTTCCCTGGAGAGAGGCTTCGTCTCTCCGGGAACCCCGGCAAAGCCAGGAGACGGAGGAAATGCCGTCTGCGGCTGCTGCTTCGGAACGAAGGCAGGAATCGGCGCGGCAGGAATCGGTTGTGCCACGGGCTGTTCCGCCATCTTCTCCACTGCGACAGTCGCCGCCATCGGAGCGGCCACACCAGGCTTGAACGCGTTGGTGTTCTCTGGCTGCGGAGGAACGTTCACAGGATATGTGACGGTATTGGCAGGAGTGCTTGCAAGGCTGATGTTGCTTGTTGCGGCAGGAGCTGCCGGAGGATCTGGAACGACCCATCCGTAGTCGTTGAAAGCCATCTTCAGGAGCGCATATTCGTGATACCCCTTCGGAGAGCGCTGGCGGAGCATGTCCACCAGTTCGTCGACCAGTTCCTGCTCTGTCGGAATGTTTACGATGGATCCCACGTCGGCCATGTTGTACCGCTGGGCCATCTGATCCTGAGTCAGCTGCGCCCTCCATGGATTGCCGTCTGGACCGGTTGCCACGGAAAGCTCATAACCGCTGAATCCCTTCTTGTCGGTGCCCCTCTCGCAAACGAGAACCAACCCGTTGTTCGGATCGGTCAGGTCTCCCTTGGAATATTGATACATGTAGTTCTGCGCGAGCAGCTCCTGCGGGACGCTGTCGTTGCGCTGGAACATGAGACCGTTCTTGCGATTCATGAGTGACATGAACGCCGACTTTGAAAATTCTCCTACCCTGACACCGGATCCAAGATCGTACATGTCGAGCACGTTCGCCAGCATCGCAGGAGCGATTGGAGGCAGAGCTGCCCTGACGAATCCAGGCGTTCCATACTTGCCCTGGTCCATCGTAAGATATCCCCAGTCATCCTTGTTCTGGTCGATAAAGTTCATCAGGATGCTGAGAGGACATGTCGCGTTGGGTCCCTCGGTCTTCCTTGAGACCAGCTCGCGGCGCTGCTTGTAATCGCCGCGCCCGGCGAACTTGACGGAGAACATGATAGCCGCAAATTGCGCGATGTGTCCGTCAGGGGTTATGGATGGAGTATAGGACGTGCGGGTGTCGGGATTCGCAGGATCGAACGCGGGAAGAAGCTTGAAGGTTATCTTCTTGATTCCCTTGTTCTTGTTCTCCCTCATGTACAGGACGCGAACGCCTTCCTTGTATGTGCGCCTGCGATCCGACTGGGGATTGGTACTCATATTTTCCTGCGCGTATGTCAGTGACTCTTCGAATGTTGCCATTTCTGTTGCTTTCTGTTTTATGTGCTGTTGTTCATTGGTACTCCTTTCAGCTCTAGCTCCAGAAAAAACCCGCCGGTTACTGGCCGACGGGCAAAGGGTCATTATTCCACCTGTTTTTAACTATGACTGTGGCAGAATGTGTCGTCGGTAACGGGACACAGTATAGCACAGCCTTTTATAAAATTCAATTAGAAAATGTAACTTCTTACACGCAGAATTTTCTCGCTCCGGGCTCCTGGATCGTGTACTCGTTCTTGACGTGAGCGATGACGTCGTCAGGAATCTGATACATAGCTCGCAGCTCCTCGACGACTCCGTTCAGATCGATCACTGTCTTGGGCTTGTTGTATGCCCATGACGCGATCTTGTTCAACCCGTCTGTAGACAGCAGCGTATCGTTGTTGCCCATGAACTGTTCGATGGTCTTCCTAGGTTCGACCATCTGGTCCTCGATGCGCTTCTTCTGCTGTCGCAGATCGATATACTTTGTCAGAGCAGCCGCGATCTCAGGAGTGGCCTTGATGCTAGGCATTGTCCTGCTCCATCATTTCGTAGACTGACTTCGACTGGCGCGTCTTGGCTTTTCTGCCGGCTGCCTTGACTTCAGGCTCGGCGGGCTGTGCCTCCTCGACCTGAGCCTTCGGCTTGCGACCACGGCGCTTCTTCGGCTGCTCATCCGCAGGCGCTTCCGCCTTTGGCTTGCGTCCGCGTCTCTTCTTCGGCTGTTCCTCCACGGGCGTCTCGGCCTTGGGCTTGCGGCCTCTACGCTTTGGAGCGGCAAGATACTTTGCACCGAGATCCGACAGGTCCTTGCCGACCTGCACGAGGATGTTTCCGACGGCCTGGCGAACATTGTCGTCGGCCAGTTTGACGATTTCGGTCGTCAGGGTTTCGAGTGTGTCCATTTAGTTCTTGTGGGTTGCGGGCGTAACGTAGTACTTCGTTCCGTCCTTCATTGTTATGCTTGTTATGGCTCCACCATTTCCAGGCACCCTTGTATAAGACTGCCCTGTCTTGTCTTTTTGCGTCTCGTTCCACCGCTTGACCATTTCTTCGCGTACCTGCATGTTGTACTTGAACTGGTTGACCATGGTAGGAATACCGTCCTTCACCTCGACGATAGCGGTGGTTGCATACTCATCAGGAGGCTCGCACAACGTAGACGCAATTATGTCATATCTTGCGCCAGTCTCCTTGTCGATGAAGTTTTCGACCTCGAGACTTCTCCAGGTCGGACGGTTTCTGTCCTCTGCATTCTTCTTCGTGTCGCCAACGAACTCGGCGTGATCCTTTATTCGCTCGTACTCCTCGCGCATCAACGCAAGAGCGCTGGAGTGGCTTCTGAAGCATCCGATTATAAACGGATGCTGGTCCTTGCCTGTGACCGTTACGACGTACTTGGAACCGCGGTATCCATTCTCGGATCCAATCATACTGCATTCGTCTTCAGGGTCACCTAGCTTGATCTCGCCGTCCATGGCCATCATCTGCTGGAATGTCTTTGCGTCATCCAGCAAGGCTTGGACACCGGTGGCCATTATTGCTTGCTGGTAGGATTGGTATCAGCAGAGTTACGGCAGGTGATCGTCGGATATGAAGGACTCTCGGGCTGCTGCCACCACGGCTTGTCCGGCTGCACAGACCACGGAGGCGGAGGATACGGAAGCTGGTATGGCACCGGAACGTACTGTGGAGGCGCAGGAGCCTTGGCAGGAGCATACTCCTCGTCGTCCTTCTTGTCAGCCGTAAGCCCGCGGAGCTGCGCAAGCTCGGACTGGATGCTGTGCAGCCAGCTCCAGCCGACATGCTTGGGCTTCTTGGTCTTGCGGTCGATGAGGTCTCCCTCCTTGACGAACATGGCATCCTTGAACATAGTCTCGATGTTCGCGAGCGAGTTGGCCATCTTCGCCAGAGAAAGCGATATGTTCTCGAGGGCGATCTCCGACAATGTCCTTGTCGTTCCGTTCAGAGCATCTGACACCATCCTGACGCTTCTGAACGAACGCTCCTCGCACGTGGTCGCTGTAGGATTGGCCTTCGCCTGCACGAGAATAGGCTTGGCCACGTCCTCCATGTAGTCCTGGAAGCGCCTGGCAAACTTCTTAACCAGGATCTCGTACGCCAGCTTCGGAAGCTTGTCCTTGTACTTGTCGACGAACTTCTTGGCAAGCTCGATAAGCTTGTCCTTGATGCTTGCGCGCTTGCCGCTCGAACGAATGGCGATATACTTGTACTGCAGCTGCTTGTACTCGTCTGTGTCCTTAAATTCCTGAACCAGTTTCAACTGTTCCTTGGTCAGTCCCATCTTGGTCATTTTCTGTTTCCTGTATCTAGTGTTTCATTTTCTCTCCCCAACGCGTGTATATATCCGTGTCGGAGTCAAGTCTGAATGTTCTTCCCGTCTTATATATCGGGATGTCTATCTCTGACATAGCCCAGTGCATCGCTTCCTTGGTAACGTCGATTTCATCGATCGGCACCTCGAGCATCAATGCATCGTGGATCTGGTTCTGGAGCTTGAATCTAAGCCCAAGCTCCTTTCTTCTGTTAAGCAGTCTCTCGGTTGCTATCTGTATCGTGCCTGACACAAGCGACTGGATGCTGTAGTTCGCACTTTCGCGTTCGTATGCCGCATTCCGTTCGCCAGGCCTGACAGGCGTCCACTTTCGCATTCCCCAGGCGTTCTCAATATAGCCTTTCTCGTACACGCTCTGCTTCCACTCCTCAAGAGTGTTCCACGCGACAGGGAACGAGCGTGTCTTCCATGCGTCAAGGACGTTCTGCATCTCTGCGGTGATTACATCCAACGGCCTCTCGTCTCTTGTCGACGACTTTATTTTTATAGCCAGTGCAGCCGCGCCGATTCCATACATGATCGAAAAGTTAGTCGTCTTTGCGGCAAGCCTCGGGCCGTTCTTCATCTGTGCGTGGGTCATGCACAGCCCGTGCTCGTTCTTGTATGTAAGGCTCTTCTGGAAGTTTTCGAACTCTTCGCAGGTATCTGAGCCAAGCTCCGAGGCATATTTGCAGATGTCGTCCATCGTCCATTCCTTGCCGTCTGGATCAAACATATGCAGGTGGAACGAGTCTACGGCAACCATTGTGTGCATGTCTGTTCCAAGGGTGTGCAAGGCCTTCAACAGATTAGGATCACCGGATAGGTTTCCTAGGACATGCAGTTCGGCAGTCGAATAATCCGTTTCCATCATGACCCATCCGTCTGGCGGCTTTACAAACGACCGCATCGACGGTGGCGGTGGATCTGGCGCGAAGATCTCGGCCATTGCGGCGTCGGCCTTCTTGCTAAAGTTCTGGACGTTTGGATCAGACGACGACAGCCTCCCCGTGGCAAGAAGCATTGAATATCTCGTATGGATCCTGCCATCCGGCCATACATAGCTCTTCAGTCCGCCTTTTCCGTGTTCGTCCGGCATCTGGAACAGATCGCACGGCTTCGACACCCTGCGATATCTCAGAAGCAGCCCTACTATCGGATGGGCGAATTCAAGCATCGTCAGGGAATCCTTGTCGGTGGACGCCTGCACAGATCCGCTGTCGTCATCCATGGCCATGTTCGCCATGGCGTCTGCCCACGACTTCTTGTTCGTAGCCTTTATAGGTGTAAGTCCGCACTTGTCGAACAGCAACGTCCTGATGTGTGCAGAGCTGTTTACGTTGATGTCAGGCATTCCGAGGTTGGCGCAGGCTGTAGTCAGCTTTCCGAGGGCGTCTGCGCGGATATTCTGATACGCATCGACAAGTTCCTTGAATCTTTCCTCGTCGAACGGGAGGCCAGTGATCTCCATCTCCATCACCGACAAGGCCGTGGCCATAGTCGTGTGGAACAGCGACGGATACTCGCCTTTCACTCCTCTTGGGTCTAGCGCGCCTCTCTCCTGCAGCAACGGCAGCTGCTTCTCCATGATTCGATCAAGGACACAGACGTCATACGCACCATACGGCAGCAGTATTTCGTCAGGCATGTTTCCATAGCCGTTGCTGTCTACGTCCGCCTTGTGCTCTTTGGCCCACTTGTCCGATGCTATGCAATACCTACCGAAATCGGTATATTTCATGGACAGGTCGTCGAGACCGAACGGGCCGATGTTCTTCAAGATGAATTCGGCCAGCATCGTATCGTAGAAGATCCGCGGACGTATGTCGATTCCGTACGACAAAAGCCATTCCGCGTCCGCTATGATGTTGTGGCCTACGATGTCGACGCGCTCGTCTTCCAGCAGCAGCTTCAGCTCGTCGAGCATCTTGTTGTAGCACGAGACGTGCCTGCCTCCCTCGTGGGTCAGCTGCACGACAACGGCCTTGTCCCTGGCATACGAAAACTGGATCGTCCTGAAATAGCGGTTCGGATCCTGCCAGTTCTTTCCGCCCCACTCCGAGTCAAGGAACAGAGGAACGTTCTTCTGGTTTTCGAACAGAATTTCGCGGAACGCCTTTATCTCGTCTGCCGACGTGAAGTACATTACATCGACTTCCGGCACCTTCCTTGGCGTCCCGTCGAGATAGTTTATCGCCTCCTTCAGGTCGCGATGGAACGCATCGTCATATTCTGGATGCTTCTCGACCTGGTCGAGGCTGAACACACCTAGAAGCTTTCTTGTCTTTCCAGCTATTTCCTTGTCTATTAGCTCGCCTCTGGATATGTCGAAATAGCCCTTGGCTCCGTACATGTTCTCGAAAGGATACGCCCCCAGGCAGATTATGATCTCAGGATCTACTTCCGCTATCTCCTCTTCAAGGAACAGCGAGCACTCCTTCGTCATGTCGGCCTTTGGCTTCTCGCCTTTCTTCAGCGAGTACTTGAGCACATTCGTATAATACGTGCATCCTTTCGGGAAGCCTATCAGCCCAAGGTGTTCATACAGAAAGTCAGCCTGCGAGTTGTACACGTCGCCGTTAGGAGCCTTCTGCAGGAACACCTTGCCGTGAACGACCTCGTTGTGGGTCGGAGCGGACCCGACGATCATGCACCTGGCATGCGCCGGGCCGCGCCCGTTTACCCACATCCTGCTTCCTATCTGGAGCCTGTCTCCTTGGAAGCGGTGTGGTCTGTCGTCAATCTTTGGAATCTTCGCCATCTGGAAGCTCCGCTTTCACATGGCACGGATTCGTCTCATAATCGTCTGCCCACGGATACGAATCCCAGCCGTACCAGATATCGATGTTCGGGCTGAACAGGATGTCGATGTCAGACAGCTTCTCTGCATTCTTGCAAATGCATAGACGAGGCTCGTCCTTCTTCGACTCGTCATAGTCCCATGAGCCTGGCTGACGAAGGCGATAGTCGATCACGTGATCCCCAACAGTGTCAGGGCCATCCTCTACGACCTGGTGGTCGATCTCGAACACCATATGCGCCTTCTTCGTATACGGCGTGTCCTTGGTTACCTCGGGCTTGTCCTCAGGATCCATATCCTCGTCCTCGCCATCCCACTCATAGCACTCGGAATAGTCGAATCCGTCGACATGGACTCCTTCGTCCTCGAGCAGGCTGCAGACTTGCTCCTCCCACATCTTCATGTCCGGGTCGTTCTCGACGTCGCCTGGACGAAGATCCGGCTCCCAGCAACCGAACTTGTTTGCGATCCTGAGTACGGTAAGATACTGCAGCTTGTCGTAGAACGTGTCTGGACCGTAGTTCCAGTCAGCCCTGTCAAAGTTGAATCTGATCTTGCCACGCCTGATGCAGCCGCTAAGTTTGAAATACTCCTTGCGGCTGATCTTGCGCGGCGAAACAGACACTGCGTGCGTCGAGGACGAATTTGTCTCGAACACGCCTTCTCTTTTCACTTTTGGCATTGTTTTTCTCCTATTGCGGTAAAACCGAAATCACGACATTAGGATTGTCGAGAAGATCGTACGCCGACAGCCGTTCCGTCATGTCGTCGAACGGAACACCGATATCGAAGTCCACTGACAGATACAGCTTCTTGTTCTTGCGGTTGAACGCGCTGGCTGCGTCTATGTGAGCCCACTTGTACAGAGGGCCGGACGGCTCTTTGAATATCTTTGTCCAGCCCTTCTCGCTTTTCAAGTCGCGATCGAGCTTGCCGGCTCTCGACAGAACGCTGTTTGCGCTGTTCTCGATCATGCGGAATTCGCGCGTACGTTTAAACTCGTCTATATAATCCGTGACGTCATCATCGTACTTCTCCTGCTTGTACATGAACCTGTCCATCGCGGCTTGGATGAGATACGCGACCTTTTCTCCGAATCCGGTGATCTTCGTCTCCTTGTTCAATATGACGACAGGCTTGACCTTGAGAACGTTGTTCTTGATCTTGATGTCTCTGAAGTAGTCGTCTGGCCACTGCTTCCTCGGATGATAGCCCTTGATGGAAAGGCTGTGCATCGACGACGAATTCGTTTCAAAGACGTTGTGGCGTTCTACTTTCATTATTCGTATCCGTATGCGCAGAGTATGTGAATCTTATCGCCGTGTTCAGAAGTATACTCGTGCTCATCCTGCTCAAGGTCCTCATACCACGCATCCATATTGAACCAGCCTTCGCTGCACAGCGGCCATACGGCCCCGTGCTCGATGTCGTCCTTAAAGTAGTCTGGAAGCAGCTTTATCGCCTCTTCCTTCGTCTTGATTCCGTGGTCCTTGTGGTACCATAGATTCCTGTCTTCCTTCAGTTTCTTGAAGTCCGCATCCGAAAGAATCGCTATCGCATGCGTAGACGAGGAGTTTGTTTCAAACACGCCATGCCTAGTTGTTTTCATGTTCTTCTCCGTAGAGTTTGTTGTAGTACGGGAGCTGCTTCACCCAGTCACAGAAGGTGTGCCACTCAGACAGCTTGTGAGTCTTTCTCGCCTCGTACATGTGATGCAGCACCTGATAGTTGCCCATCCATGTCGCCTTCTGGTTGTACGAAGATGGCAGCATCTGGACGATGTCTCGCCACATCGACTCCTTAAGGTCTGGAAGGTCCTCCTTCAGACACAGGTCTCGCATGAGGTTCAGCTCGTCGATCATGTCCCTGAAATAACGATAGCCGTATGACGTGCCGTCCCTGCTGAAGTCGTCGATAGTAAATGGCTTCTTCAACAGCGTGTGCATGGTCGAGCAGCTGTTCCTTACTGTGCCTATTTTGTAGGTATCTGCCTCTTTCCACCAATACATCGGTGCTGTGATATCGGCATACACAACGATCATGCGAGTCAGCTTGCCGTGGTCGTCTCCGGCCTGTGCAAGCTTCATTGCAAGCTCAAGGTCCTTCTTGCCTGGAGTGAAAACTCCGTCTTCGTTTTTCGAATCTGACAAGTGCCACGAATTCAACGGGTTGCGCATTGCGCGCAAGGCCTCCTTGAGTCCGTAAACACTCGTGTTTTCAATTTTGATCATCGCCTGTCAGTACCTTCGCTACGTTTTCTTCGAATATCTTTCCCCAGTGATCCTCGAACTTGTTGGATTCCGGCAGGAACTTTCCATCATACTCGGACTGTCCGTCAAGCTCGATGATGTACGAACGGGGATCTTCCAGGAATCTCTCGATGTTCTCCCGCTCGCGCAGATTGAACTTGTCGAGGAAGTCTGTCCGAATCCAGCAGTTGGTGTGGATGAGCTGTATCTGCTCTGGTGGATCCTTGCTGATGCTGTCCTTGGGCTCGTTGTACAGCATCCTGATGTGGCTCGGGATTATACCAGAAACCTCGTAGCCGTGGCGCGCCATGACGTTCCTGACCGCCAGCTCGATCACAGGAAACATGGAAAACGGATAGTCTCCGAACACCTGCTCGGGCATGTACCAGTTGTCGTACCACTTGCCGTACTTGTCCCAGAAGCTGTCCGCTGCCGTGGCAAGCAGCACGCGAACCTTGTCGTAGAACGAATATATCTCGTTCGGCATGTCGAAATCATCGATCTCGAAGTTATTATACTTTCTGACATGCGTATACGCCTCCTTGAAGTACATGTCGTTCAGCACGAAGTGCTTGTCACCGTTGTACAGGGCCAGCACGTGCGTCGACGACGAATTCGTCTCAAATACGCCTCGTCTAGTTGTTTTCATGCTTTCTTATTATCGTTATGTCGCTGCACAGCGTGCAGTACTCGATGTCTCCGAAAGATTTGCAGTTCTTGTTCCAGAACCACTCGAACTCAACCTCGTCGCCAGGCTCGATGTCTTGATTTATATACTTTCGCGTTATGAACATCTGCCCGGTCCAGGCGCGTATCCACTGGCGCTTCGTTCCATATCTGGTACGAATGTTGCACGACGTTATCGTACCGCGAAACTTTCTTCTATCTATAACCGGAGTATCCGGGGCCTTTGGAGGCTCGTACTCCTTAAGGCCTTCTGGACCTCCTACGACTACGCACCCGAGAATGATTCTTTCGTGGTTTCCGCTTACCGTGTACGCGCTTACGGTCTGCCCTTTCTTTATGTCCCTGTTTATACTGAGACATGTCGATATTAGATCGGACAGACCCTTAAGCTTGATCGACTGCTTCGCCTTCCCGGCCACAGTACCGTACACCTCGCTCCACTCCACTACGCCCGTTGTTACAACGACGTCCTTGGAGTGGAACGAGCCTACGACGTCGCCAGCCTTCATCGCAGCGACCTGTACATTGCCGTGACGGAGACCGGTTTGGTCGGATCATAGAACGTGAGAACGTCCGTAAGCGAATTGCGTGCATAGGCATGCGCCACGGCATCGACGTACATCGACGCAGAAGTCATGGTACCGTCCACTCCATCGTCGCCCATATACATTGACAGCCATGCCTGCGGCTCCATCATGTCCTTGACGCCGAGCTGGTTGAGGGCCAGATTGTCGAAAGACAGGACCTTGCATGGCAACTTACCTGTGACGATGTGCCTGACGACTTCCTTGAGCGTGGACATGTCCGGGATCTCGTCCTTCTTTGCACGGCCCATGTTCTTGTAGCCAAGCAGCAGGATCTTCGCTCCGCTCGTCGCATACTCCACGACAGCCTTCGGAGGAACGATTCCTGCGATCAGGTGAAGAACCGTGTTGTCCGTCATCTTTTCGACGATCTCCGCATCGAAGTGATCGATCGACACTCCGATTCCGAACAGCTTCTTGTCGTTGACGTACTTCATCAGGCGATCGTGGTACTTCAGGAAGTGCGTCCAGTGGACCGTTATGTTGGCCAGCAGTTCGTTGTCCGAGCACAGGTCCAGGATGCGATCGAGGTCTGGATGCTCGATCGGAGATCCTCCGCCAAGCGCGACCTCGGTCCACGGCATCATCGTATCCACGACTGCACGCACGTCCTCATAGCTTGCGTGCTTTCCTGCAGGAGTGCAATTGCGATAGCAGAACGGACAGCCGACGCCGCACGCGTCGGTGATGTTCAGATCGATCGACTCAGGGAAGTCGGCAATGAAAACAGGCTCTTCCCCGGAATCGCGGATCTTCGTTCCGTCAGTATCGTCTATGGAAACCTTGTAGTTTCCGTTCTGATACTCGTGCGTCATAGCTTTTCAAGCTCCTTGACGCGATGAACCAGCATGGCGGTCTTGCGCTCGGCGGCGATGACGGTCTGCTCGTCGAACGGAAGCTTTCCGCTTCCGCTGCCGTACCATTTGACCACCTCCCAGTTGGCACCGACGATATAGGTTCCGTTGTCGCCATTGTCGGTGTCGAGGTGCTTCAGGTCACCGACTCCGATTCCGCTGTCCTTGGCAAGTCCGAGGTCGAACGCAATAAGTCCGCACAGTCTTGCCACCGCGTATTCTGGATCGTCTTCCGGGTCGCGATAGCCAAGCGCCTTTGCGGCCCCAATATAGCCAAGCACCGTGGCTGGATCTCCGTTCCAGTGGACGTAGATACCGGTATCGCAGTCATTCAATCCGATTACTGCTCTGTCTCCCATTATTCGTAGCTCCAGTCCTTCTCAGCATGGATCATGAATTCGATCTGCGTGTTGAAGATTAGGGTTATCATTTCATCGACGGACGCGTTCATAATCTCGAAATACTCGGTCCTGGCCTCCGGTCCGACGTACACCAGATTGCTCTGGCGTATAATCTTGCGGATTTCAGGCTCGTCGTGTCCGTCATGCCACTTTGGATTCCAAATCTGGTTTCCGTTGGAGTCGGCCTTGCCCATGGCGCAAGCCGGAAACTGCGCGCGCCCGAGGACTACTCTCCTGAGCGGCACGTCCTTTCCATCCTTGTGCGCGATAGCAAGCGACTCGTTGATCTTGTCGAACAGCGTCTTGAAGTCGACGAACTGCATAAGCTCGGCAGGAGTAGCATGGAACAGATGCTCATAGTTGCTGTATCCGAACAGGCTTGTCTTGCAGTCGTTCGCATACAGCGCCAACGCCGTCTTGATCTTGTCAGGCAGCGATATCGCCCATCCGTCATCCATGTCCAGCGACAGGTCTCCGATCCAGAAGTCTTTGGCCTTGGACCTGCGAAGCTGCTCGTAGATGCAGGCGGGATTGCTCTTCTTGCTGCGCTTTCTGAAAATCTCGAGAATGTATCTCTCCTCGTCCATCAGCCGTTCCTCCAGTATGAGATTCCAAGTGTCTTGCGGATGACGATGTCTATAGGACGCCAGCCGCCGAAGCACGACGTGAGGCTCTTGTGCTCGTCCCAGGCATCCCTTGCCCAGTCACACACTTCGTGATCAAGGTCGGACACGACAAGCTTGCCTTTGTCGATCCGCTCGTACAGAATAACCCTCTTTGCACTAGGATCCTCTATGATTTTTCCGTCGTCGTTCTTTACAGTGATGCACTTGAGCATGATATTGTCGTTGTCATAACTAGATCCAAGAAGATCCTCCACCTCCCATAGGTCGGAACGTTCTCCGAACACGATATCCTTGAGGTTGAAGCCGAGCTTCTTGAACTCCTTCGTGAGGTCATTCACGAAATCCTTGTACGCCTTGTGCTTCTTCATCTTCTCGACGTCGATCAGATAGTCTCCTGTATAACGGTTCGTGAGCCCCTGGCCTATGATGCCGAATATGTACCGGAGCTTTGCGTCGAGCGAATACTTCGTCGTACGCATCTTTCCGCCTAGCTTTCTGATTCGCAGATACCAGTCGTCCCCCTGCTTGTCCATTACAACGGAATCCCAGTCATCAAGGTCCAGGACATCCGCCCTGTCGATCTTCTTGTATGTCTCCGCGAGATTCCAGGCGATCGCGTGGGTCGAGCTGGAATTCGTCTCGAAGACGCCTCTTCTAACCGTTCTCATTTTCGTAGTCGTAGATTGCGTGTTGCGTTATCCCTGATTTCTCCATCAAGTGGATGATCTCTTCCCTTGTCTTGTTGCTGATAACATACGAGACGTTGTTCTCCAGAGAGATCTCATAGAATCTTTTTATAACCCCTCTCCACTCCCACCACTGCTCTTCGCCAGCATCGCCTCTGTAATCAAGCTTTCTGCGTAGGACTTTGATTTTGTCCTTCTGCATCTGCTCGTTAAGCCAGCCACATTCCTCGATACGGGCGATCAGAGACAATTTCACTCCGATCCAGTTTGGATGCATCTCGTTAATGCCGCCGGCATTCGTGGTCCGTGTATAGTGGTCGAACCACACGAGGTATTCCTGTAAGCCGTTAGAAGCTGGAGCACGCGCGATCATAGCAGTCGTCGCAAAGACCTGTCTGGATCATCTCGCGCTCGGTTGGCGTGAACTGATCCACTGGCAGGATTTCCTGGATCAACTTGTGGTTCTTACCGCTGCAGTAGTCTCTGATAGCATTAGCCTGGTCTGTCGAACAGACAAGCATCTGCTTCTTTCCACACATTGGGCACGCTCTGTGCACCTCGGCCGTCGCCATGTTTGGGTGCATTATCATTCTGTCAAAACTAGCCATTTCCATCCTTCAGCTCTACCAGGCAATTGAACGAGCTCAACGTGAGACCGCTGTTTGCCAGGTACTTGTTTGAATTTACTGTGTCCTCTATCTGCCTCCATATTTCAGGCCTTGGACATTCTCCGGCGTCCTTGTATCCCTTCAGGGACACTGGAACTACCAGCGTAGTAGTGGGAAATCTTGCGGCTAGCTTTGTCTGTTCGTCAGCCGCGTCAGGGTCCAACAGGAGAATGACAAGACGCCACCTGGACAGCATCGATATCTGGCCGTCGCTGACGTTCTTTCCGAAAGTAGCCACTCCGCACAGCCCAACGGCCATGGCATCGAAGGCACCCTCGGTAACGACAACGACGTCAGAATGCACCGCCCAGTCCTTGTTGAACAGCAGTTTTCCCTTTTCAACACCCGGAGACGTGAAATACTTCGGAGGTCTCCTGTACTTGCCACTTGGCTTCTTCTCGAATCCGAAGGCCGCGCATTCATCATCGCTCAGCTTGTCGGGATTGTACAGCAGCCTGGATTGCCATCCTACCACCTTTCCTTCGTCGTACAATGGAAGTACTATGGTGTTGGACGTGTTGAACAATCCTCCTGCATACGGCTTTCCTTCCCGGCAATAGCATACTCCGAACATGCGCTCCAGCTCTCCCGGATCGAACCCGCGTTGCTTCAGGTACAGGATCGCCTGGTGACCTGAAGGCAGCGCGTGCAGCGGTATCAGTTCGCCAGGATCCGTCTGGACTATCGGTTTCTTCTCTTCCTTCTCAACAGGCCTGAATACCATATTCCTGGCCTCACGAATAAGGTTGCCTATGCGGCCTCCCTCACCACAGTGCCAGCAATGCCAGATACCCATGTTGGCATTTACCGACATCTTGTACTCGTGCCCGCATTTCGGGCACGTCGTCAACAGTTCCAGACCGTTTCTACCGCTGCTTTTCCTGACAGGTCCGAACTTGTCCTCAAGAAGCTGCTGGAGCCTCTGGCTTGACTGGGACATTCGTTTCCTCTCCGGTCATCATCTGGTAGAACTTCTCAATTCCTTCGTCGTCTAGCAGCTTCATCGCGTCCAGCATGTCGTCGCGCTTGTCCCACATGCGCAAGGACGGCCCTTGGTAGAACGTCCTGTATGTGTTGATGGCTTCGGCGTCTCGGCACTTCAGGAACGACACGTTCATGAATCTGCTCAGCTCCGGCATCTCAGAGGCCTTCTTGCCGGTGTTGCTCATATATTTTATCTTTCCGGCGTCCTTAAGGGCAAGAGCGATGCAGATGTCGCAATAATCGATCACGTGCGAAGAATGCGCTATATCCTTGCGGACGAGCACGTTCTTCTCCTCGGACCCTTGCTTTACCTGGCAGGCGGTCCATATGATCGTCCGGGTCCTTCTGGCGATAGCGGACAACTCCCTGGATATCTTCTTGAGCAGTCCTGCCTCGTTGTCGGTCCTCTGGGCGTTTCTAACGCTATGAAAGTCGTTCGTGATCGATTCGATCCAGTCCACATATACGAACGAACAGCGATCCTCTGGTATTCCCTGCTTCATCTTGCTTTCCTTCCAATACGATATGGATGATTCGATAACGTCCAGGGTAGGCTCGATGTGCTGCATCTTCTGATACTTGCTCGCGCCAGAGAAGTCGAGAATGCTGATATTATTCCACAGTGGACACTTCTTGGCGCACCACCTGTAGTTTTCAAGCATCTTCTTGGGCCACAGGTCGAGATTTCTCTTCTTGAGATTGCGCGCGTCGATGAACGACATCATCGCATTCAGTCGAGAAACGACCATGGACTCAGGATTCTCCAGTGTCATAGTAAGGCTGTGGCGACCCATAAGGGCGTTGTTCATGGCGAAATTCAGCATGCCTATGGACTTTCCGACGCCAGACGGCGCCACAAGGATCCCATACTGTCCTATGTCCATGCCGCCGCCAAGCGGTATGTCTATGCTCTGAAGTCCGGTGCCGTACAGATACTCCGACTCCCCGAACACCTCAGAGAATTCCGTAGGATCCGTAAACTGGAATCCATCGGCGTTCATGGACGCCACGTCGGCCTGGATCTGGTTTATCTCCTCGGCATAGCTGTCAGCATCTAGACCCTTGGCGTCAGCTGCCATGAATCTGACGGTCTTTACGAACCGGTTCAGCTTCTTCGGGTCTCTGAAATAATTCGAATTTGCCGTAGACGGATTCTGAAGCGCATTGCATGCTCCGCACAGGACGTCCGCGAAATCGGAGTAGTCCTGTTCAGCTACGCTGTTCCTATAGGTATCCGTCGTTCCATTTACAGCCCCGATCGCCTCCATCTGCAGGATCTCGGGGGTTATCATCTGGTTGAACTTCTTGTAGTGCTTGTCGGCAACCTCGAATATCAGCCTGAGCGCATCAGTGCCGAAATCAGTTGATCTCAGCTTTCCCGATACGTCCTTGAAGAACTCCTTGTCCGCAAGAAGCGCATATAGAAGGTTTGTCTGGAACCTTCTGTCGAACTCTACGTTCAGCATCGGCTAGGTTGGTGGTTATCGGTCGGTTGGTCTCCCCAGATGGAGAGTAGGGTTTCAACCGTCCGGCTGTTCTTGACCCTAGCAAATTCTAGTACCTCTTGTCCAGCAAACAATTCTGCCCTTGCTCGCTCTCCATAGCGCTCAAGCAAGTCACGGTCCAACTCCTCTGGATACACGACCCTGAACCACGCAGGCAACGAAATCATTGGATTTGCAAGTACTTGCTTCTCCGTTCTTCCGTTCAATACAAGCTCTGTAACGATCCTTTCGGACGCGTTCCACGCATCCTCTGGGTCTATTGCAGAACGCTGTTTTTCCTTGGCGTAGTGCGCTATCGCGCTGGACGTAGTCAGATTGCCTGGCAGCACGATGCCCCCGTTGGAAGCTATGGACCTGAATACCGTACTTACATAGTCTCCAGGATCCCAGCCGTGTTCATCGCAAATCTTACCGATTGCAAGAAAGCTCTTCCAGTTCCGGTGTTCCTCATACATCTTTCCGATGCCGGACCTGGACATGTTGTGTTGCTCGAAATAAAACGAGTCGAATGCCTTTCTGGCGGCAAGGTCTATGCGGAGCAGTTTGTCCTGTATCGCCAGGTCGGTCAGAGGAGGCGTTCCAACGGAGTCGTCGGGCGCGCCTTCCATGTTGCAGTCGTCTTTACCAATTCCTTGTCCAGGAACGGCAATTCCGTCAATTGCTGCACCCATTGTTGTACGAATCCGAGTTCCTTGTACGACCTCTTTCTAGCTTGCGCCGCTCTTAGATTAGGTCCTGGCTTGCTTCTTGGATCGTTCATGTCCTGAACGTCCCAGGCAGGCCAAAACTCAACTAGATATGCGACGTCCTTACCATCTGTTCTTCTGGAAGCTCTGCCGGACACCTGCTTGGTCAGGATGTCTGACGAGGCTCCGTACGAGTTGATCACTACGTCAAGTCCAGGAAAATCTACACCGGTCGACCAGGCTCCAGAGGCTATGATCTTCATGATCTTGCGATCCCTGAAGTCGTTATAAGCCTGCTTGCGCTGTGCTGCCGACACCGGCCCGACAGTAGGATATGTCACTTGGTACGACTCTCCGTTCCTGCCGGTTCTCCTGAACGACGTATCCGCGTGCATGTATTTGACGTCCTCGTCACAGAGCTGATGTATGTTGGATATCTGCTCGATGTGCTGGGCCATGCACAATGTCTGGATGTCCTTCTTCTGAGATCTCAGAATGTCCGATATCATCTGGCTCAGATTTGTGTTTTCCTCCAGTGCGTACTCGACCTTCTTCTCGCGCAGCTTGTAGCGCATGTATCTGTCGAGCCCGATCGACGGCTCCGGCAGTGGAAGCCAGTAGACCTCTATTGGAACCAAGGCCCCTGCCCTGACCATGTCGGCATATGTCCTTCTTACAACAACAGGCCCTAGCAGACCTTCCGAGACGATGTCTCTTCCGTCTGATCGGCCCTCTGGAGTTGCAGAAACGCCATAACGCATAGCCTTCATGAACTTTGACAAAGCCTCGGCTCTTGAGTCTGCTGCAGACGTGTGCATCTCGTCCACGATAAGAAGCCCGACGTCGTCAGGATCCAGCAGGTGCAGACTGTCCAACGTGATGCAGATGATGTCATCGGACCACTTGGACGTGCCGGACATTATGCATCCGACATCCCTTCCTGTTATGAATCTTGCAAGCTCTTCGGCATTCTTGCGGTTGATGTCCTTCGACGGACACGCAAAAACGCTCAACGGAGTTCCTCGCAATTTCCATTGTTCTGGATCGAACGCCTTTATAATAGCCGCCGACATAAACGACTTTCCGCTACCTGTCGCGGATTCGAGTACTCCTCCCTTGGACGCGAGCATGTTATAGATAATCTCTATCTGGTAGTCTCTTGCGCCTTCTATCGCTTTCGCGTAATCAGGTTCGGGGAACGGAGTTCTGAGGTCCTTGAACTCGAACTGGAATCCTGCGCTTCTCAGGCCGTCTATGACCCTGTGCGCGAATCCAGGCATCGTCGTGAACACTCTTTCGCCGTTTACTACCAGCTCGGAGAACAGCTGTTCCTTCTGGAACTGCATCTTGCGAGTACGCACGTTGAACTCGGCCTTGTTGTAGCTGAGCTCCTTTTCAAGGAATCCTGGCGGTCTGATTATCTCGAGCAGACCATCCTTCAACGTGACCTCTACCATCGCTTTGATCTATGAATCGATATGATGTCCATCATGGCAATGACCATAGTCAGGCAGGCACCAATCAGCATTATTACCATCAGTAGAGCGACCGGGATCCACATCGGACACAGAACCCATACCCAGTCCCAATCCACCACCTTGGCCAGCTTAAGCACGATGAATACGACACACAGCATCATCGGAGTGGCCAGAGGCAGTTCAATCTTCATCCTTTGACTCATCTGGCGTTTCATCCTTTACTAGATTCAGAAGCTTGACGTCGACGTTCTGTATGCCCTGCAGCCTTGTCCATACCAGCTGCTGCCGGTTGAGAGCGTCGTATCCAGCCTCTATCTCGTCGAGAGTTCTTGGTGTGTAGGACATGTACGGAACCATGCATCCGACATTGTATGCGGCCGGCTTGATCCTGTACAGCGATTCTATCGTCTCCTGCATCTTCAGGCATACCTTGTAGTCGAACGAGCAGTGGACGTGGCCGTACAGGTGCTTGCTTCCACGGAACATCCCGTTGTGCGATGTCATGTAATAGTGGCTCATCACCACCATCTTGCCCGCGTCCGAGATCTCCTTGTAGTTCTCCCACCCGACGACCTTGTCCTTGACACGCCTGTCGTTCAATAGCTGGTTGAGATAGTTTTCGCGGTCGTGGTTGCCCTTGATGAAGAAGATCCGGCCGTTGAGCCGCCGGATCTGGTCAACCCACTTCTCATACTTGTCCCACGAGAAGTCGCCGATATGATAGACGACATCCTCGTCGGTAACGACCGCGTTCCAGTTCTCGACCAGCTTTTCGTCCATCTCGTCGACCGACTTGAACGGACGATTGTCGTACAGGATTATGTTTGCGTGCCCTAGGTGCAGGTCGGAAATGTAGAAGTTCCTCATTTCGGGCGATGCTTGAGCGCCTTGGACCGATGCATCGGATAGAACAGCCACCGGCACAGCAAGTTCATTCGCTCCGTGTCGAAGCAGAACCTGTCGGACGGATCAAGGAACTCGTTGCCGAAGAAGCATGGATGGTAGTTCTTCTTGAAGTCCTTGTTCTTCTGCAGGCTTGCAACCTCCTTGCGGCAAGAATCGCACAGACACCCGAGCAGCTTTACGAATACGCTGTTGTCGTTCTCCGGCCAGGTCTGCTTGACGCATCGCTCGCCGAAGTACGTCGACTTGTACAGGCTGTCAGGCGCGTTGTCCTCGACCTCGGACGTAGAGTCGTTGATCGTGATGTCGAACACCTTGGTGTCGCACGTATATCCGCTGATCGGAACCTGCGGGCGCTCGGTGGACTGGAACGTGGCGATAGCCTGGATATTGAACGGTACTCCAAGGCGAGGAATGCAGTGGAACATGATATAGCCGTAGGTAGGAACATCCTTGTTTGCCGGAACCTGCGTCTCGATATCTCCGACGAACGCGAGCTTGGCGTCGTTTGCAAGGAATTTCTTTCCAGACTGGCTGTCGTCGAACGGATGCTCCATGCCGGAGACACGATAGATCCCCTCCAGCAGCTTCTTTGCCTGTTCTTCGGTCAGTCCGTTGCGCTTGTCGTTGACTGCACGGTCCACGATGCTCTTGACCATCGGAATGAAGTCCTTGATATAACGATAGGCGATCTCGGTATCGTCGAACTGGCTGGAGTTCTCCTTCTTGAGAGCGACGCCGAAGGTATATCCGGCATAGAACGCTGTTCTGTCCGCCTGGGTGATGCAGGTGTCCGGCAAGGCGAAGATCGGCTTGCGGGAGTCTAGATCGACCATACCCTTGTGGACATGAAAACCGACGTCCGTGTACAGTGCATCCATCTTGGCCGTGTTGTCGGCCGGTTTGTCGAAGTTTACGAACATTGGCTAGAGTTGGATGATTTGATCCGCCTGCGCACTAACCTGGGAATGGTGAGTGGCGCAGAGCACTTGAACGTTCATTGTCTTTGCGACATCCATGATCTTTTTCAGGACGCCGCCGAACTTGTTTATCGTTTGCTCGTCAAGATAGGCTGTCGGTTCGTCCAGAACCAGCAGCCCGAGCTTCGATGCGAACATTTCGTAGGTAGAGAACCGGAATGCGACGGCCAGCTGCACCTTCTGTCCTCCAGATAGGACTTCGGCTCTGGCGAGGTCGTTAGGCATAACCCTGCCGTCGTTGAAACGGCACAGGAAGCCGATTCCTTCCTTTTCTGGCTCTACCGTGAACGGAGCCGAGAACAGCTCCAGATAGTTGTTCACCTCGGCTGTGAGCTTCCTGACGATCTTCTGGGACAAGGTGCGCGGAATCGCGGAATAGTGCAGCGCCTGCCGAACCTGCGACAGCACGTTGATTTTCCTGCGAAGCTCGGTCGACCCGTCCTTCTTGATCTTTAGATCTGCAATATACTGCTCGGAAGCCTTGATCTGCTCGTCTGTTGTCGTGATTGCGCCGTCTAGAGCAGCGATCTCTGCGGACAGTTGATCGAACCTGGATATACCGTCGGACAGCTCGGCTGCTTGCTTCGTAAGCTCGTCGATTGACATCTGGACAGTTGTCTTGTCGTCCAGGTCGCCAACGCTCTTCTCATAGTGCTCGATCGACGTAGTGCATGCCACGACGGCCTTCTCGGCCTTCGCCTTCTCGTTGTCCCAGCCACGACGAACGGACAGCGCGTTCGCGATGTCCTGAAGCATCTTGCGGCCTTTTTCGATATTGCTGTTGACCACGGCAGGCATCTTCGTCTCGATCTCGACCTTCTGATTCTCATAGCCTTTCAGAGTCGTCTCGATGATGGAGACGTTGCGCTCCTTGGCTGCCAGATTCTGGCGAAGCATTGCGAAGTTATTGACCGGCATCCCGTTCTGGATCTTGGTATACTCGTTGGACGCGTCGGATCTCTCCTTCTGCAGCTTCTCCGCAAGATTGAACGACAGGACCGTGCCACAGACAGGACAGTTTCCGCTTCCCTGGACTATCTTGATATAGTTATCCAAAGTAATCATCCTGTTTGACAGAGCGGCCAGCTTCTCGCGAGCTTCGTTATACTCGGCTTCGTATTTCGCGATGCTTTCCTCTGGAATGGCCGGAAGCGCCTTTGCAACATCGAGCTGCTTTCCGACCTCTTCGATCTTGCGCTTGATCGAAAGATATTTCTCTACCTGCTCGACGGCCCTGTGCAGCTTCTCGTGCTCGACCGACAGTTCCTCGACCGACTTCTCGCTGTGAGGATAGTCCTCCAGCTTCTTTAGCATTTCCTTCGCCTTCTCAAGCTCCACCCTAGCGACGTCAAGCTGCTTGGCATCGTTGAGGCGCTGGCGCTCGTTGGCGATATCCGTCTGGATCTGCGCTAGAAGGTCCATCATATCCTTCTTCGTTGGCATCTTGGCCAAAGTGTCCTTCATTTCGGTCACTTTGGCCTTCAAGCCTTCGCAGCGTTCCTTCGTGGCGGCAAGGTTACGCTCGGCGTCGTCAAGGAGCGTGTCGTAGTTGTCGGGATGGTCGTACTTGGTCAGGATACCGCCGAGCACGTTATACATCTTCTCGGTGTCACCAAGACCGGCGATCTTCTGGAACGCACGCTCGCGCTTGTTCTGCTCGTCGTCGAACAGGATTGATGTCACCTCCGTCTGAGGAACGAACACGACCTTCTTGAATATGTCCTTGTCGATTCCGAGCCGCTCCTTTAGTGCCTGTTCGACTGCCTTAGCTCCATTGATCTTATCGATACCGATCTGCATGGAGCACGCAGGCGAGGATATGAACCGCTTGATGGAGCAGTCGATCGTACCCTGGGAGAACTCAAGCTCGACATAGCCGTCCTTCTCGCCCCAGGAAACCAGGTCCTTCTTGTTCGCACCCGGCTGTTCGCCGGTCAGTGCAAATTGCAAGGCCCCGATGAAATTAGACTTGCCCGCCCCGTTCCTGCCTAGTATGGCTATAAGCGATCCGTTGAAGTCGACGTCGAACTCGTGATGCTGCCTGTAGTTACGCAGGCTTACCTTCTTTAGCTTCAAACACTGCCTCCAGCTGTTTGTTTTTGAAATGATCGCAGCGGACTACGTCATACGGTACTCTCGGAAAACAGTGTGGACATATGGTTCCGAAATTCTTGTTGTTTTCAAGATTTGTGCAACGTTTGCAAAAATTGACAAAATGCCCGGCCCGTGCTTGATATGTCTCGGGACGTATGTTTCCGTGGATGTCTCGTATCTCTGTAATACAGGCAGGATACACGTCTGTCTTGTACCACTTCTCCTTGCGTATCTCATCAATAAGTGCCTTGAGACAGTATCCAAGCAGAAACAGTCCTGCGTACAAAAGAATGTCAGTCATGCTTAAGAAGTTTCGACAGCGCCCGAGCGGCAAGCCAGTGAATGCCGAATAATGGCAATAAAACAATCGCTACGACTGTAACCGTCAGCAAACCAACAACGAATATCGGCCAAAATATTGCGACAATCGCCGCCTCATCTACGTTGTCGAAGTCGAACAACAGCGACAAAACAGTAGTGCTGTTCAGGAATCCGACAATATGAAGTTTGTACAACACAACCGTGAAAGCGACGCCGATTCCTAGATACACCACTATCCCAAGCAGTATTGCCGCTGCAGTTATCCATCCGCTTGATTCAATCATTCGAAGACATCCTCGTGTTTGATTTGTCCAGACATGGACAGCTGCCAGATTATCGTGTGTTCGGCCATTTCGAGGGTATAAAGATCATTATTGCATTCGACCCAGTACGGTATGAACGGGAACGGCTTGTACGCCAGTGAATATCCCCGCAGTTTTCCAGTCTCTTTGTTGAAATGTGCGATTATTTTCCACTTCATTTGTTTTTTTTTCTCCAATAGGTAAACGCAAGGAGAGCTGTAGTTAAAGGACGGTAGGCACGACGCGGATTTCTCCGCGTCGTGCCACCATCCCGTTAATCTCGTATGAATATCCAGTTAAGGACGATCCATACGAGAGCCACCCAGACGATCACTTTCGTCACTCCGGGCGCCAAAAGTTGGAGCACGAAGCATACGACTGCTATAGCCTTTGCTTGTGCTCCGAACTTTTCTTCGTCTGTGGAGGCTACGGTGACACCGTATTTCTCCATCCGGCTGCGCATGTGAAACACCGCAACCATCAGTAGAAAAGTCGCACCGAAGAACTTCGCGAACTCCGCGACGGCATTTCCGGCAATGCCATGCCCAAGGGCTTTCATCCCAATAAGCATGGCAAAACCGAATGGTATGAGCCAGAAACCAGTCTGGCCCTCCTCTTCATCTTGGTTTTCCATCAATACATTATAACGTTTTGTTGGATTTTATTTACTTGGCCGAAGTTTCACGCATAAACTCTATCGCGTTCTTAAATCCTTTTACGCCTTTTATGAAACTGTTTACAAAAATAGCCATGACTATCAAAATACCGAGAAGTTCAAACGGATTTTCTTTCATCGTTTTTACTCAGTAGTATTTTCTGCGTTCTATGTCATACGACGTTCTTCTTGTAGTCGGAGTCGTATGTAGACCGTATCTGTTTCTCATTTCTGCAACAAGTCCTGCTACAGGGACTGCTCTAGCATCCTCAGATTTGTCGTTTTCAAGGTATTCTCTTGATCTATCAAGTCTAAGGTACCAGTATGGAGACTTCGACGTTTTGCGCTCAACACATCCTCGTCTAACTGGACAGTCAGGCGCTGAGTATTCTTTTACGTGTATTGTTTCCATTGACTTGTAGATCCTTTTGTTGCAGACTAATCAGTACTTTGATTCATGTACGCAGGAACATACCTCACGTCAATACCACGAATCGCAGTTGAAACACAGTTTACAGCAGATTTACCGATAGATGCAAGAACATCATACGTCTGAATCGCAGGCTGCAGCTTCTTGTTCATATGGCGAGACCAGTCTCGAAGAAACTTTCCGCCACTCTGGTCTCTCCTTAGAAGAGACTGCCGAAGTTTTGCCAGATCAAACGACTCGTTCGGAGTCCTCTGGCGAACTGCCTGCCGACCTTGCGATGTTTGGTGTAGGCAAGAATCCGAAGAAAGTTGAGTATCACGATAGAGAACTAGACCTTTCTGAGAAAATTTCATCTAATTTATCCAGTGAAAGTTTGAGGGACATCCGATCCTACATACAAATCCCCAACATTACGCGGACGTTGCGAACCGTCCACAGATCGGAGTTTCTTCCTGGACTGTTTCGTCTAAACGGGAGGCCTTTTCATCTGAGAGGCCGCGAGCCGTTCAAGGTACTGTTCGAACACGAGCAACCAAAACGGCTTATTGTGTTATCCGGTCGCCAATGCGGTAAGTCTGTGTCATTGGCCTACTCAGAAATCTTCGACTGTATCAGCATTCCCAATTTCAAGATCCTCTACGTTGCGCCTCAGGAAGTACAGGCACAACGCTTCGGAAACGGTTACTTGTCAGAGTCTCTTAATTCGTGTGCGCTCGCGAAGCTCCTGCAGGCAAAGGACCTGGAAGGAGTGTTCACGGACACGAAGATCCTTACTGCAGTCATGCACCAGTCGTTCGCCAACGGATCTTCAATACAGTTGACGTACGCAAAGACCAGCGCAGACCGAGCCCGCGGTATCACCGCAGACAGGATCGATTTCGATGAGATCCAGGATCAATTGATAGACAACATCCCGATCATTACCGCCTCGCTGACAACGTCCGACTTTCAGTTCGAGCGTTACACAGGAACGGCGAAAACCATCGACAACACGATCGAGTCCTTGTGGCAGGATTCGAGCATGTGCGAATGGGTGATGCCTTGCGAAGGCTGCGGAAACTGGAACATACCGAACGACGACAATCACGTCTACGACGGAACTATGATCCAGGCCGACGGCCTTCACTGCACCAAGTGCGGGAAGAAGCTTGACGTTCTTCGCGGAGAGTGGATGGCCACATACGAAAACAAGATGACCGAATTCCAGGGCTATCATACTCCGCAGATCATCTTCCCGGCTATTGTCAACAACCCCAACCTGTGGTCCAGAGTCGTCACGAACAAGATCAAGCAGACAGAAGCCGCTTTCAAGCAGGAGACTTTGGGAATATCCTGCTCCACAGGCAGTAGAATCATAACTCAAAGGGACATCGACGAGCATTCGCTGCTTCCGTCGATGCTTGAGCTGCAGAAGGACTTGAAGCGCTATCCAATGCTCGTAGGCGGTCTTGACTGGGGTGGCGCGGAAGAGCAGTCGTTCACTGTTCACACGATCATTGGAATACGTGCAGACGGAAGACTTGACGTCGTGTACGGCCACAGATACCAGGGATTCTCGCCTGACGAGGTCATGCCGTCGATCGCAAAGGCGCACCGTTTCTACGGATGCGACTCGCTGGCGGCAGACTATGGAATGGGCTTCGACAAGAACATCATGCTGCAAAAGCTGTTCGGCATCAAAATGTGCCAGATGATGTTCTGCCACCAGAACAAGCTTCTGTCCTACTCTCCCACCCTCGGGTATCCAAGGTGGACCGTCGACAAGACAACGGCTTTGGACACGCTGTTCATGGCGATCAAGAATCACCGTATGTTCTTCCCGAGAGAAGGATTCGAGACGCTGACGAAAGACCTGCTGTCGCCATTTGAAGAGGTGTCTGACGTAGGCGGGCTTTCAAGAAGAAGATACCTTAGAAACCCGAATCAGCCAGACGACTTCTGCATGGCCTTGTGCTTCGGAGCTATGTTGGCCATGAAGCTGGTTTACGGCTCCGACAACATCGACATGATACCCGACTCCGCGTTCAACAGGGGCATTACGGACGACACGCCGCCGGATCTTACAGTGCTCGATCCGGCAGACGTGCTCACAAGCTTATAACTTTTAGTTTGTTGTACAGATCAGACATCCTCTTGCAGTATTCCAGTTTTCCTCTCAGAAATTCTGCGATGCTTGGTTTAAACCCATCTACATACCAAGTATTAGGAGTCCACCATTTGCAGTCCCTGCTGGCGAAAGCTGGATACTTCAAAACTGTGCTCTCAGTAACAACGACGGCATAATTCGGCCAATCGTTCTTAAGAGTATCCAGGTCCTTGCTGTTCTCTAGTACGACCTGGAATTCATCGAAGTAGATCATTTATTTTCCTTTCTTCATATCCAGTCGTCCTTCTTCAACGAAAACAAGACATTAAGCTCGTCGATAATATTGGTGCCCTCTATATACGAGTCTCCGCTGTGCACGAGGAACGTATTCGAGAACGGACATTTCTCTGCCCATTCCAGAATGTGATCGACGAAGCCTGCCGGTGTCATTATTTTCTTTATGTTCTCATTGACTATAACCGAACTTGAATACTTTTTGGCAAAATTAAGAGCGGTGATGGCCTTGTATAGCTTCTCCATTTCGTCTAATGGCACACCGTGATTTCTTTTAGAATCGGCCCCGTTCGTCCTACTGAAAAGCTCCTTTTTGACTAGAGCAATGAAGTCGTCTGGGGCGTCGAGCAGGTTAGAATACGTCATAGCCATAGTTTTGATTGACTGCATCACTCAGCATGTTTCTCAGTCCTATCATGGCGTAAGCAGGATCGTTGTCGAAGATTTTTCTGAACGAGCAACTGTAGCGCGATATATCCTTAAGCCGCTTGAACAGCGACTCTCCGCTATAAGACAAGAACCTTTCCCTAAGGTCTTCCCTGAAGGAGCATCCTTTGGCGAACATATCCTTGTTTAGTAGCTCAAGCGCACGTTTCACAGCGATATTTACGTACCACTCGTTAAGCGTGCTTGGATAGTCTCTGGCTTCTTCCATAATCTTTACGAAGTCCTGCCATCGTTTCGTATTCTTCTTGCGTTCTTCAGCTATTGTCATTTCTTGTCGTACCAGAATGCAGCCGAGAAAAGGAACCCGAAGGCGGCTACTGCTAATATTCCGCTGACAACGATGTTCCCGTTAAGCCCGAACAAAACAGACGACACCAGATCGAGGATCGCGGCAGCAAGGTTAAGAACGAATGTCCTGTTCATTCGCTTACTCTCCAGACTGCTGCATACGGCGCCTCGTGCGCAAGATATACGAGGTCGTCGATAGCCTTCTTGGCGTTCGACGGAATGGGCGTCCAGTAATCGATCTTGAACGGCCCGTTTCCGAAGCCTTTCTTCTCAAGCTCGTCGTGATGCTTCCTTGCCTTGTCTATATACGGGCCGTCTGGAAGCATCAAAAGGTACACGGAACACGAGATGAGCTTCTTTATCGTGTCCTTGCACTTCTTTCCGTCCAGCCAGTCGATTCCTTTCTTTCCGAACATCTGTTTCCTTCGATAGAAAACATGATAGTTTCCGGTGATGCTCATCTCGAGGTTGGAGTCAGGAATTACATCTCCGGTCCTTGGATCTATCCTGACGTTGGGACCGGACACCACTCTTGGGTTCTTGGCGGTGCATACTTCACCGTCCAAGACAACGGATACTGTTGAACTCATTTCTTTTTGTTATTCTTCTGCGAAGATTTTTCTGCCTGGGCCAGGATGACTTTAAGTATTTCTGCGTTGTCATAGTTGCGAATGTAATCCTTGTGAGTACTGCTGAGCAGCTTGTGTAAATCTGCGACTTTTTTTGTAAGTGCGCTATGAGATTCAAGGTATGAAGCCAGAACGCGCTGTAGATCTGAAATAAGCCTGTCTGAGCGCTCTTCGAGGTGCCACATGGTACTTCCGAGAGCTGTTGTTGCTCCTCCGCATACGATTATTGGATACACCAACTTCGAGAATCTCTCATCTTCAAAATCAACGAAGTCGTCTTGGTTTAAGTCTCCGACCTTAGTTGTAAACAAAGCTTTTTTCGCGTGTTTGAACAGAATAGCGTCTTCCGGCGTTGAAATAACCGTACCGAAAAAAGCACTGATTTTTAAAATCATTTCCTATTCCTGGTGTGGTGGAACTTCCTTTTCACAGGAAACCAGAAAAACCACATTGAACAAGGGCTGGTCCAGACCTTATTTCTTACTTTGCTTTTCTTCATTTCCTTCTTCTCCTGCGTTTGAAGTCAGGTACGACTATATGACCTTTGTCAGGATGATTCAGGTCGGGCTTCTCCCACCACTCCATGGTTCTGACAGGCGGTGGTTCGAACGCGTGCAGTGCTACTACTGCCAATGCCTTCTGTTCTTTGCTCATGTTGTCCTCATTTTATTACCTTGGTAAAAGAAAAGCCGCCAGCATCAGTTCATGACCGTGAATTTTCCCCTTTTCCAGAAAGACTGATGCTGACGGCGTAAATCAAATGTGAAGGATTCCCTTCAAATATTTATAACGTTTTTAGTACCGATATTCAGGGATTTCCAACGTCAATCCTCCGTCTTCGTCAAAGCCGGATGTCATTATCTCGTAGTCGTAGTCCTGTATACCGGCACGCATGGCCTCGACAACGTCTTTTGGAACGTTGTGTATGTCCTTGTGCTCTCCGGTCATTCTGAAGACGACCTGTGGAATGCCCATGGAATCTGCAAAATTTATAAGATCCATCATATGAATCTGCTTGATGAACGTGTTGGATACGATAACAGTCGCTCCACGCATCATAGACTGGATAGCACCACTGTTGCACCACTCGATCGCGTCAGGCAGTCTTTCCTTGGACCACTCATATTTTCCATTCTTCATGAAGAACTGGTCATTCTCGTAGTGAACGATACCATGATCGGACGTACTTAGCTCAAGGAGCCTGTTTGCGAACGTAGTTTTGCCTGATCCAGGTGCTCCGCGAACGATTATCAGCTTCTGAGGATGGAAAACAAACCGAAGCCACGATGTGGTTTCTGTCGCATCAAGTTTGATTGTCATTTTTTGGTTGTTTGGTTGGTTGTTTTTGGCGTAAAAACTAAGAAAAAACGCAGCCTTTTACGGCTACGCTTTTCCGTTCATGTAATTATAACGCAATTTTTAACAAAAATAACGTTTTTCGCTATTTTGCGAGCGCTCTAACAGCAGGAGCGACAAGATGCTCTATTTTCGGGTAAACTCCGAAGAAAAACGGGTACGCCATAGCGGCTCCGCGGTCATCCGCTATGCCCCTGTTAAGTTCTTCTACATTATAGTTCATCGCTTCCCTGGCCGCGTCTGCATATCTATCGAAAACACCAGCAAATTCCGGCTTTTTTAAGTCCTCTGGGCCAATTCCGAGCATCGAAAGACGTTCTCCGAACGCTCTATTGAACGACTCATTGTCCGTTATGTGATACGCATTAAGTATAGATTCTACGTTGGATCTGTATTCATCTGCCTTTTCCATGTCTCCAGACCCAATCGCATCGGCATAATCATACACTGTCTTAAGGTCTTCCAGTGTTTTGTTTATTTCGTTGGCCTTAGCGATCATGTTGCTGCGCGCTTCTCGCTTGTCTAGAATTCCATTGATTGCGGAAAGCGAATGCCCTAGTATGTTTGCCTGTCCAAGCGGGCTGAATGAATCCGAAAACGTCGGTGTCATACCGAGCATTATCTTAGACGTATCAGAAAATCCCTTAGAGTCGTCCTGTACAGGCGGAACAGTGACATCGCCTAGAACACCGTGTGTAGCTCCGTATGAAGGATCCCTGCCTGCTCGTGTAACAGTCTCTATTCCCATGGGAACAGCCTTAGCCATAGCTTGTGCATACGCTATCGGTGCCTTTGCTATAGCGGTTCCGCTGCCAAGTTCCATTGCCAAAAGGCTTGCATCGGCTATAGGCTTTTCTGCAGTCACAACCCCGCCTGGATTGTCCGGGTCAGAATACAAAGAGTGTCTTAGCTTTTCGTGGTTGTAGTTAAGCCACTTTTCCCAGTCCTTTGCGTTTCTTTCTCTCCCAAACGGTGCTCCAGCTATGTCTGCTATTCTTGCACTTCCGAGCATGGCCCTGTTTTTAAGGTCGTCAGCTGCCACTACAGGGGCAAAGAACGCATCGTGTACCCGTGTTAGCGCAGAATTGTCTACAGTACCGGCTATTCCATTGTCAGGCGTATATCCAGAGCCTGTCATCCAGTTGACTGTGCCGTTTACAGCTCCTCTAGTCGCATGTACCAAGTCTCTTGGTGTATCGTATGCGACAGCTTTAGCGGCGGCAGGCAAGTCTCTAGTGATGAAATCCTTGCCCATTCGATACAGGTCTTTTCCTGTATCTACAACGGTTCCGCCAATTACCTTTCCCCAGTCTGTGCGTCCGTGCGATTCCGGGTCGCTCTGCACTGCTATCGAGTCTTGTACACGCTGTACATTGCTTGGATCTTTCCATATAGCCTTTACGGCATCTCTTTCGGCCGGACGAGGCCCGGCCTGTTTTTGCATACCTAGCAGGTGTAATAGCGCCCTTGTTTTCATCTATACGTTTATGTAATGGATGGACACTAGTCCGTTGTGTGCATCCCATGTAAATACCTGATGCTTCTTAACAGCGCCGATGAATCTTTCAAGATAGCTCCAAGAGTCGGATTCACACGGTGATCCTATTCTGCGCGTGATGAGCCCTGCATTCTCGTCCACCACCTTTTCGCAATGCAGATGGCCCATGTGCAGCTCCCTGTACACCGTGCTTCCCCACTCCTTCGGGAACTCGGCCGGAATTGAAGCTATCGTACGTTTCTGATTTACATCTCCGTGGTTGTAGAACAGGCCTACGTTTCCGAAAGTAAACGCCTGCGTAGGGGTGTAGTCTTCCTTAAAATGAATAATGTCCTTGTTGTCGGAGAAGTACTCCTTTAGAGCGCAGTACAGGAAGAACTCCATCGCCCTTGCGTGATTTCCTGCACAAAGCATGACGTTCACGACAGGAAACACCTTGGCTAGCTGCTCGATGAAATACTTGTACATGTCTAGTCCGCCCATGAACATCTTCCTGAAGTCAGCGGCATTCTGTTGAGGGGTTCCCTTTGTCGTAGTAGTCGTTGACTCGCTGTTGAAGAAGTCTGACCCTATTACTAGCAGGCACTCGTCGGCGTTTGTCGTTGTCTGCAGATCTATGATTGAGTTGACGATCTTGTAGAAATACTCTTCCGCGATATCCAGGTCGTAAGACGTGTGTGAAGCTATGTCGTTTGCTATCCTGCCGTAATGAAGTTCGATCGGTGGTATCTCTAGAAGCCTTGGAGCCCTGCCTATGTTAGAGCCATCACGAACGTGTGGTGCTTTCTTGAGCTTTTCGCACTTTCCGATCTTTCCAGAAAACGCCTCTTTTGCGAGCGCCTCGTAGTCCTTGGCAGTGAGATCGGCCTCGTTCTTCGGCAGAATGACAGCCTTGATGGCGAAGCAGTCCTTGTTAACGCTCTTGGACGGAACGTCCCAGTTGGACAGCGTGTACTTTCCAAGCTTGAACAGCTTAGGATCGTATCCTAGCGCCTGCAGAATGACCTCAGGTGTCTTCTTTACGTCATGGTCGAAGTATGCCTTCTTGAAAAGCTTGATACGGTTGAAGTCCGCATCTACATACTCCTTGCCGTCTTCTGGCTGGAAGTCAGTGTCGTATGCCGGAGCAGAGAGATCTTCTACATACTCTGTAGCGTCAGCAGGTTCTGCGCACGAGGCATACCAGCGGGAGTATCTTTTCCTGAGCTGCTCTCCTGTTACTTTTTGCTTTGTTTCCTTGTTGAAATATACGGCTGCTTCGTTCCAGGATTTTCCTGACTCACGCAGGAACATTACGTGGTGGAATATTTCTGTTATGTCTTTCATTGGCTGGTTTGGTTTGTGGTTTATTTGAGTTTTTTGATGAAAAGATCGCCATCGTCTGATACGTGGAATCTGAATATTCTTCCATTAGGCGACACTAAATCTATGTGCTCGACCGGCGTATTGATATCGTTGAGCGTAAGGCCTGAGTAGTTTTTGACCGTAGTCATTTGAAAAACAGTCTCAGCTACCCCCTGGACTATTACATTTTGAATATGTTCGCACGTCGTGGTGTATTCATTTGCTTCTGCTCCGTCACAAGTCACACTATAGGTCACACTCGGCGAGGCGCCTACGTTTACATGTACATCTACTGAATACTCGTGCTCCGTTTCAACCGTGAACGAGCCGTCGTACACGTTAGCCGTGTCTTGCGAGTAATCAAGCTCGATATCTGCCTTGTATATGTAGATTACACACTCGTTTGACTCTGCCGACTTTTCGCGAAGCTTTATACTTCCGCAAATCTTTGCTTTAGATCCAGAACTTGTGGAATACGTCATTATCCCGTCTATCGTAATCGAGTTAGTACTGTAGAATAGAGCTACGGCTCGAACAGATCCTGGACGTATAGACAGATCTCCTGTCATTGAGTCTCCGGCCTTGCTGACCTTTGCAGATCCCATCGAATTGGTTGCATCTATAAGATCAGTCTCGCTAACGGCCCAAGGTGCCGAATCTGCAGGTATATAGCCTGAATCGTCTACAAGTACTGTCGATCTGAACTTCAACGTGTTTTCGACGTCGTTTGTTCCGTCACCGAGTTGTATGGCACCGTTTGCATCTGCCTGTGCGCCCTTTCCAACAGCTACGCGGTTCGACCCTACAAACGAATAGAACTCAGGATCTGTCTCATATGTAGCTAGGTTCTGTATAAGGTTTGATACTGCAGAATCAGCGACACGCATGGCCGTGTTTGTTGCCATCTCTATAGTTGAATCAAGCCTGAATGTCACGTTTTCAGAAAGACGGGCCAGTTCTTCCTGATCTCTGCGGCTTCCGTTTTCATTGACCCACTGAAAGACATCAGTAAACACGTGGTTTGTAGGGATGACGGAATAGTCAAGCGTGCCTTCGGGCCCGAGAAGAGGTATGTAGTTCTCGTACCTTGGAACACCACCTTCTTTTGTCGTACCCTTGGTTCTAAGAGTGGCTAGGATCGTTGACGCTGACTGCCCCATAGAGCAGGAGCACGCCACAAGAAACACAACTATTGTATTTAGAAACTTCATTTATTTCTCAGCTTTCTTCTGCTTATCTTGTCCCCTGGCTCTATGCCGTGTTTCTTGCAAAAGTCGTACGGAAGCTCATATGCGTCGCGCGACTCGCGTTTCTCTGCAGAATACGACTTTTTCCCTTCTTTATCAACCTCCATCTGCAGTATCTCGGTGATCGTACCTTCCGGGTCTGCAAACACAAGGTCGAGCGGAAAATTCGTATCCTTCATCCAGAAGTTTCGGCTTCCTGGAAACACCATGCCGCCGAATGGCTCCAACGCATCCCTATTTGACAGCCCCTTTCTCTTCTTCTTGTACGTATCGGCTATCTGCAGCAGGGATCCGGCCTTCTTCTTGCCGTCCTTGCCGCTGAAAACGTACAGGCGGCGTTCAAGCGGTTCTGACGCCTCAACGCCGCCTGCGGGTACGTTTTTCACCATTTCGGCGAATTTTACCATCAGATCATTCCAAGGTTCTTCGCTGTTGCCACGATGTTGTCTTCGGCAGATTGTGCGTTGACGACAGTGTCGGTCGGTGCAAGCCTTGCCTGAACTGTAGCGTTGAACACGTCACGCCGCTCCTTGCTCTTGTTGATGAGGTATGTAACAACTGTAGCGATCGACATGATTCCGCCGATGATCGTAGGAGCGGCCTTCGTGATGACGTCCGCTGTCTCCTGCGACATGCCGAATACCATAACTGCAATTCCGACAATGTTGGCTACGAGAGCTGTGATACCTTCGTTGGTTACTTTCATTTGTTTTTATTTGCTTTTGTGAGTTGGTTTATTTTTTTCTGTATAGACGCAAATTTCTTAAGCTCTCTTGCGAGTACGCGCATCTTCGCGCTTTCTACCTGTTCAGCAGCTTTTCTAAGTTTTATTTCGTTTGCAGTAGGAACCTTGTAGCCTGCTCTCTTGCACAAAGCGCTAAGTCTGTTTATGAATTTATCTGTGACAGGTGTATGTGTCATTTGTTGTCCCTCAATGCCTTATGTAGACCCTTCGACAATATTTCATTGTCCACGTTCTTAAGGTCAGGTATCCGATTGAACTGTGACGCCATGTCCTGGATGTTCTCTTTTAGATACCTGTCTATGTTCAAAGTGTTGCCAAGCGAGGCGAGGCTGTTTCTTATGGCCTGCTCGTCAGGCTCTGTGTCGAACACCTGGTCGAATATAGGATGGAACGCCGTGTCGTTGTAACCGTCGTTCTTCATCGTAGCACGTATATAATCCTTTATAGTAGGCGAGAAAGGCAGCATATCGCGATTCATACCTATCTCTGCAATACCCCACGCAGCCTCCTCTGTAGTCACAGGATCGAACATATCTGCGTATGGCTCGCCAGAGGCAAGCGTGTTGCATACTCCTAGGAAGGCGTCTATCCTTCTGAAGAACGCGTCGGATACCATAGCCACCTGAATGGCACACCAGCGGTCCATAACAGTAGTGCACGGCTCGCATTCAAACTCCGCCTTGCACTCAAGAGCCACGGTAACAGGTTCCCATCCGTATATCTCCTGCCCGAACCGGTCGAGCAGGATTGCATGCACAGTGGTGCCTAGCGTCTGGCTTGATTGGAGCAGCTCCTGCCTTGCGGCAATCCCAGCTCCAGACAGATTAAACGGCATAGCTCTGGATTGACCTCACTAGCGCTTTCTTGTCAGGCAGCGGAAGAGAATACAGCTCATCACGAAGCTTGGACTCGTCGATCTTCTCTGCAGTCTTGATCCTGTCTCCGAAATCATCGCCCAGAGCATTAGTGTAAACGTCTACAGGCAGCTCAGCAAGCTTCTTCAGGCTGAACACGTGTCCACCCATCTCGACAGAATCCTTGACCTGCTCCTCGGCCTCCTTGATGGAGATGTCGAAGCAGAAACGAGAAGGAGGCAGAACTGTGCGATTGTACTGCTTGTCGAGGCCGAGATCGTGGTCAAGGTCCTCGATATAGCCTGCCAGCTTTTCAAGATTCTCGGAGAACTCCTTCGTATCGGCTTTCATAAGAGCCTCTGCCATCTTTGAAACCTTGACCTGCGTGGCAGGATCCTTGATACGGCTTACGCGGTCTATGACGTTCTCCATTAGGAATGAGCGATCCGGCACGCCGAGTCCGGCTTCCATTCTAACGGTGTCGTTATAGTCCATTCCGTATTCTGCGCACTTCTTTACGATATTACGCGCAACCTCATGCCGATCTACCGGAAGCAGTTTATAGCAATTCTCCTCGAAATAAGCGTTTGCCTGCTTTACGCCCTCCTTGTCGAACATAGGATACAGCTTCTTGCTGAAGCATCCCCAGTTCTCGGCATAGTCGGCAGCCTGCTTTTCCTGTTTTGGAGTGCGAATGCGCTCCATCACATCATCGACATCCTTTCTGATTCCATGGACGTCGGCAGCCTTCTTGATCCTGCCTTCCATGTAGTCGCGAACAGCCTTGTTCTTATAGTCGATCTCGGCGGTCTTTGCGAAGTACGCGGCCGAAAGCCATGTGCTTGCCTTGGAGTCGAGCGGGAACTGCCTGCGGTCTTCGTCTGCAAACAGGGTGTCCCTGAAATCGTAAGACGCGGTTTTCTCAAGCGCTTCCGAATCTAGAACGTACTTCGGAATCTGGCAGGTGTTGCCGATGTTGAGCAGAACCGCTTTCGTACTGTCGTGTAGTATGTCCATTTGGTACCTTTTGTTTAGACGGAAACAGCTTTAAGGCTTGTTTCTTTACTTTTTTGTGCACAGGCAATATGATAGACTTATTGAAAAGAAAACGCAATAGTAGATGAAAATCGATCCCAAACTGTTTCTGAGGGCTCTAGGCTCGAGTTTACCAGAGGATCCCTCGGAACACAACCACAGCAAGCCTATAAAATGCAGGTGTCCTCTCCACGCAGGCGATGATACCATGTCCGTCATGTATACTTCGGACGGAAATATGGTGTTTCGCTGCGTAGAGCATACCTGTAATTTCAATGGCGACGCCATCGCTCTTGTATGTGCCAGGTTCAATGTATCAATAAAGGCCGCCGTAGAGATGTTCAAGCCAGGCGGAATGCTGGCTTCATGCACCAGGGAGCCGATGAGCACCGACGATGCCAACGTATATCTAGGCAAGGCAAATACTCAGCAGCGTATAAAAAGCTACCTATCCAAATGCCAACAGTTGCTAGCCAGGAATCCGTCGAAGTGCAAGCTTAGGCCAGGCCTGACACCGGCTAATCTTAAATTGCTTCCTCCAGAGGTCGGTTTGCTCGACATAAGCGATGACATGCCTGAGGCGTTTTCTGAATTCAGGAAGTCAAAATACAAAAAAGCGAATCTAATAACATTTCCATTCACTTATAACGGAGAGGTGACGCACGTGCTTGTAGTCGACGCAGACAATACTGCGTTCAGGCGTGATATCTGCATAACCAGACAAGGACTTGGTGTATTCGGCGAGGACATAACTGCCTATACCAGGAATCACACAATAGCGGCATTTACAGATCCTGTTACTGCATCTATCTACTATGGCACCATACAGCCAACCTCAAGCAGCAGACCGCCTGTCATGGCTGTTTCTGGGTTCCCACTTCCACACTCTTTCTCTGGTTTGCACGGTATAAGCATTGTAGGAACAGCCGACGCTCCTATAACTTTGGATTATCTGCTTAGCGCAGTAGAAGCAGACGATGTCGTCGAAGGAGAAGAACTTCAGCCTTATGTAGGAGTGTACTCCTGTACACGTGACATTCGCGATGTCAAAGAAGTCCTGTATTCTGCCATGTCGCAGGCAGAGCAGGAGGTGAAGACTCTAGAGCGGGCAATTGCCGACGAGATCAACAGGCTTGTAAAGGCAGGAAAGCGCGAACTTGTATTCGACGCGTTCCAGCAGCATCAGCCGCCTCAGCATTTAATCGAGGCGGTCGCGGAAGCCATAAATACGTGCAAATACGACGAAGATTGCCTGTCTATCGTAAGAAGTATAGCTGTCACAGAAGTAGGAAAGCACGTACTCGGAAACAAGAAGACAATACTTTCGTCTGCTACCGGTACTATCTGTGCAGGGTCTAAAGGAGCAAATGACGTTCTGTCGAACTTTGGAATAAGGATCGACAAAAGAGTTCGCGGAGCAGATGGCTCTGATTACTTCGTCTGCCTGATATCTCCGGCGGACAGGAGCGTTACCCCAGTATACGTAAACATACCCGAAAGTACGTGTAGCTCGGTTTCACGCATGCGGAGCCTTATATCCAAGGCATTCTCGGCCTCTGGACAGTCTCCTTACATAGCTATGTACGACGTACCTGGCGTAAGCTGGTATGACGTAATGTCAAAGCTGGCGGAGGGTTGCAGTGTCAGGAAGGAAGTGACCTCTCTCGGTGTAAACGACATAAGAGATATATACTTCCCGAACTCCATAATTTCAACTAGGACGAACGAGGTTCTCAACCAAGACGACGTTTCTCACGTCGACGAGGACGCCTGTAACAGATATTCTGCCGTGCACAACACGGAGAACGCCAACTTCATGCTGCCGTTCAAGCTGCTTGCAGAGAAATGTGACAATATCGAAGTTGGAGCGTTCTTGGCTGGCCTTATGCACTTTATGGGCCACACTGTAGTGCTTGCAAGGTACGGGCGCTGGGCATCAAACAAGGCAAAACACCTGTTTTTCGTCGAAACAGAGCCTGGCTGCTTCGATTCTGCTATAGCCAAGCTGAATTCTGTATTCACGGACGAGCCTTTAGCAGAGATAAGCACCAGCGCTCCAGTCAGATCTCTTTCAAGGTATAGCCAACTTGGAACGCTCCCGCTCATCTGCAGAATTCCAAGGGTAGACAACATACAACGTCTGCTTAAGGCGGTTGATTCTTCCGAGTTTCCGATAATAGGGATCGTGGATTCGTTCACAGCAAGCGCTTTGAACGGCAGAGTAAACGCTGCCTACATAACTCCGTCAAACGAGGCAACAGCAGCATACTCCATACACGACAAGACCGTACACGACATCCGTGAGTCTTTTCCGCACATGCTCCTCAAGATGTGTACAGACAGCAAGGTTCAGGAGGAGATACAGGATGGCCAGGTGTGCACGCGCGCGTTCGAGCACCTGTGCTCAGTGTTAGGCATACCCCCGTCAAAGCTGCTGCAAAACATGTGCAGTAAGGTATTTGCTGGGGCGGGAATGTCCGGCGTTGACTCGTTCTTCGACAGGCTACATTTCGGCACGACCGGAATAAGCTCGAAGATGAACCTGTGTATCGTGTACGGGAAACCGCAGCGAGATTTTAGCTTCACCAAGCGCGGACAGCACATATTCGTAATGGAAGACCGTGTTCTTATAGGCAAATACGTGGTAGACTTGGTGAACAAGTTCTCTCACAACGTATTCAGCGTCGATCAGCTGAACGAAGAGCTTAATCAGCGTGAAATGCTTGTCGCTCTTCCAGACGATGTCGACGTCGACGAAAGCCGCTGCTGGTGCATACCCAGAGATATTTACGACGAAAAGATAATTAAAAAACCAATCCAACTTGACTAGAACGGACATGACCTCCGCAAAGATCAATAACTTCGCGCTTTTTCTGACGCGAAAAGAGAAGAATAGGCTGCTCCACACGCAGGAGTATAAGACTGTACTTGGTGAGGCTGCGTTCATTTTTACAGCGTTGAGCGACGAGAATATAAACAGGTTGCCAGATAGCATGACCTGTATCGTAGCACCGGATATAACGGGTACAAAGCCTAGACAATTCATAGCTGATCTTGTAAATGCTGTAGAAAACGACGATGACCGTGTATACGCTTATTCAGGATATAGGTTCAAGGATGTCTTAGGTACGGTCAATGCGCTGCAGAAAGTAGACGCGTACAATCGCATGCCGTTTGTTCCTCGGCATACTGTCGGAGATTCTCGGCCTGAAAAGATAGATGTAATAACAAACGGAACGTTTGCGTGTTCGGCCGGAACGCTGAAGTACGCCATGTCAAAGGCTGTTTCATTCGGAAGATACGATGTAAATCTCTCTGTAGCTTTCTCCAAGACAGGTACAGAGATTGTGTGCATCGTTCCGTCTACCGACTGGTCTGATCTTCCAAAGACGTCGAAGCCAGTAGAAGTCATGGTACGGATGGCCGATGAATCTAGGTATCCTCTGTTTTCTTACAACGGATGGCATGTCGTTACAGACAAGCGCGCTGTCTCGTCAAGAGCATGCCCGTCGGATCCTGACTCCGTCGCAGTGATAATCACTACGCATAACAGGACTGATACAGCCAAGACGACAATAGAAAGTCTCGTCAGCAGGTTGAAATATCCAAAACTGCATTGGTTTATAGCAGACGACAGGTCAGACCCGGGGCACGTTAAGCAGCTTGTGGACAAGTTCGTAGAACTAGGAATAAAAGACGTATACGTTACTGAGACAAACGACGAGCACTGGGGACTTGGGGCTTCGCTGAACAACGCGCTCACCGCTGCTTTTAAGCTGACAGACGTCGTACTTACTACAGAAGATGACTGGTATCTTCAATATGACCTAGATATTTCTGAGTTTGTAGATACCATTAAAAACGATCAGACAGTAGGTGTAATACGACTAGGTGCCGCCAATCACTTGAGCAAGTATATGGAAGAGTACACAGACTCTCTTGCCTGTGTTTCTGTTGAAAAATATAAAAGAGACCGAGACAAGACTGGAAGACTGAACAGTCTTCAGGTGGCCATAAGGCATAAAAGGCTATTTGATCGTATAGGGTTCTATATTGAAAACAGCAACCCTGACGTCGTCGAGACGGATATGAACTCAAGGTTCGTTAACTATGGGTTGTTAAAAATCCTGTGGCCTAAAGCATACTGTACATACGATCTTGTGTGCACAGAGAATCCGTTTATGCATTTTGGAGAGTCGACGGTTGGGCATAGTTTCGAGTACATAGACCCGTGTACGTCACTTGGATGTACCACCGAGGTAGGAGACACCTCCACCCCGTTTTTCGGGGTTGTAATACCTGTATACAAGTCATGCGAAACGCTTAAACGAGCGCTTACGTCCATAAAAAAACAGACGTACGGCGGATACAGGGTATACGTGTGCGATGATGAGTCTGGCGAGCCGTATGCGTCTGAAAACGAAAGATCAGTAAATACGATACTTGGTGCCCGCGGAAAATTCATACGAGCAGGAAGCAAGGTCTATGCCGGTGGAGCTCGTGACAAATGCCTTGAGCAAGCAGAAAAGGACAACGTTGAGTATATTCTATTCCTGGATGCCGACGACCTTTATGCATACAACGAATTTTTTGAAGAGCTGCGTAACTGCATACACCACAACAACAATCCAGACCTTGTAGTTATTCCTGCATATTTTGAAACAACTGAAACAAATACTCTAGAGCAGGTTCTGAAGTGCAAAAATATAGAGGCATATTACAAGCAGTCGATCCTCTGCACTCCATGGGCCAAATGTATAAAGGCCAAGCTTTGCCCTAGGTTTGAATCTGGACTACGCCGTGCAAACGATGTGTTACAGCACATGCGTGTGCTCGATACCGTAAAAACAATCGTGCCATTTAAGAAAATAGCCGTAACACGAAAGAAGGACGGCGAGACCACACTGCATGGCACGGCCAAGAAAAAGAACATACAGTCTATCGGGGCTCTTACGGGTCTTTTAAAATGTGCATGTCAAATACTTGAAGAGAAATACGAGCATGAATACATGCGGTGGCCCGTAGCCAGATTCGTGAAGATGATTCTTACAACACAAGTCGGAGATGTGCTAAATGCCATGGGTACAAACCTTCAGAATTTGATAGATGTCGGATCGGTGAAAAGAGTGCATGACTCCGACAACAGGCTTGTAACCGTAGATCTTGGAGGAAGGCTCGGAAATATAATGCTGTCCATATATACATGTTTCTGGTATGCAAAGACGCACGGAATGCCTGAAGACGTAGTGAAGATAAATGAAAACTATATTCGCACTGGATTAGCAGGCGACCTTCCTGAGTATTTCAAGATGAACATGCCTATATTCAGCAATGTAAGAAAACATATAATTCCAGAAGAACAGTACAACAAAGAGGTCCAAGTTGCAGACGTGACCATGCTCAATACTCCAACGCGCTCTGTCGATTCTATTGACGCGCTTGATCGCGTATGCTTTCCAAAATACGTGTGGCACTATCCTAAGACAGGCTCAGACAGGGAACAGTTCTGCAAACTATTCAGGGTTCCAGAGCTAGAGGACGAGCTTAGAAAAAAATACCCGGAATATTTTAAAAATAAAAACGTGGCACTGCACGTTCGACGAACAGATTTTCAGTGGTATGCAAATGGAAAATACATGGAAGATACGGCATCGATCGTTAAAAAGCTAGACGCACACGCCGGAAAGACAGTTGTCGTATTCTCTGATGATATAGATTGGTGTAAAAACAACATAACGTCAGACAAGTGCAATATAATATTCCATGAATCGCAGACGCCTGACTGCATGGACATGGTCTTGATGAGCTTGTTCGATTGCATAGAATCTAACCCGTACTCTACGTTTTCATATTGCGCGAAACTATTGAACAAAAATTTGCCACTTACACGAAGAGTCGGAAAACCGGCATAATTACGAGAAAACAAGGTTAATTGTACAATATATTAAAACAGAACCGACAGGTCCTCTCCAACCTGTCGGTTCCGACGATATGTCCCACGCCCACGGGTAACCAGCCCGCTTTCTAACCCATAACCAGCAATCAACCAATACCAACCATAACCTCACCTATAATTTAAAACGTAAACGGTTCCAGTGTCAAGCATTTATTCTGGCTTCTTCGGGTAGCTGTACCACGGTGGCCTTAGAATAAACGGTTTAACATGCGGAGGAGGTGGAGGTGGAATCGGACAGGGAGGACGTTTGTCCATAGCTTCCTTAACAGCAGTAACAAGCTGTTCTATTGAAGAAGCCATATCTGATAACGCCTTCTCTACATCTGTCTGCTCTGTTTCTTTATCGTCCTTGTCATCCTTGTGCGGACAGCCAGACTTAGCGCCGACAAGGTATTCTGCTATAAGCTTTACACCTTCCTCTACGTTTCCAAATGAACTGTGCCCTGCCTCGATATCCGCAAGAACAGCACGAAGTCTCTCTTTCTGCTCGTCCGTCATCCCCTGAATGCACTTGCATACTGCAGAAGCGGCAGTCTCGTCGTCCCTGTAAGGAATATCGTGAACGGACGAAGAAGGTTCGTACTCGACTTCGAAGTGTCCAGAAAGCTGCGTCTGACGATGTCGACCGTCAATATCTGTAACGGCTAAAGAAAAAGCGTATGTGCCTCTTCTGAGGCTGTTTGACACCTTGTCAGGTACGACGACGTGCACAAGACCAGGAATTACTTCGTCTGAAAAAACGCCTTTCGACCACTCGCCGACCCAAATCGGGAAGTGATTAAATTTCGTCTCTGAAAGCACGAATTTGACGATCGTGTTCCTGTAGTTTGCAGGCATGCCGTTTGAAGGGTTTATAAGCTTTGCGTCAACCTTCCACGCGTCGCCTGAAACGACCTTGACGATGTGCATCCTGTCGCACTCAAGCGGCTTGTTGCACCCAGGAGGATTTGGTTTTACGAACATGTTTTATCCTATCTTTATCTTGTTCCACAGCCACTTCCAGAAAGACTGCGTCTTCGGCTTCGTGGCAACCCTAGGGTCTTTTCTGAACACAGGAATACCCCATCCGAACTCTTCATCCCTGCCTTCAGGCCCTACATCATATGCTATTTTTCTCAATTCGTCACGAAGATCCGCAGGCTTCAGGAAAAGGCCTGTGCGTTTCTTGAAGTCGCTCTGTATCAATGCACCGACAGCCGCAACCGCAGGACAGGAGAAGCTTGTTCCTGACATTGACGCATACGTATTGTTCAGGAACGTGCTGAATACGTCTACACCGCCTGCTGCAAACTCGACCTCAGGTCCTCTTGACGAGAAATCTGCAAGCTTCTGCTTTCTGTCTACTGCAGCTACAGCTATTACAGTATCGAATCTTGCAGGGAAGTTCACCTCTCCGGAATCGTTTCCAGCTGCTGCAAATAACGTAGCCCCCTTGGAGTACGCATACTCACAGGCCTTCTCCAATGCAGGATCTACATAGTAGTTTGAAGGAATTCCAAGCGACATATTGATGATCTGGGCCTTTACGACATCCACTGCCCAGTATATGCCTTCTATGAGGTATCTAGTGGATCCGCTGCCATACTTGTCAAGAACAGCTCCGTAGTAGTCCTGGCAGTCAGGTGCTATCCCCTTGATTCCTACTCCGTTATCTGCTGTGGCTGCTATCACACCGCCGCAGAATGTTGAATGGCCCGCCAAATCTAGGCCATACCCAGGTACAAATGAAGTGCTGCCAGCAACAGTTATATCCCTGTGCGTAGGCGTTCCTGTATCAAGAATCGCAACCTTTACGCCTTCGCCCCTTGAATTCCTCCAAGCGGAAGGAATGTTCATAAGATCGTGGTTGTAGTCAGTAACCTCGGATAGGGTCTGCACCTTGAATGCAGGCACTATCGACGGAACCATTGGAAGAAGTTCGTTTAAAGGAAGCTTTTTCATCCAAGACAGTATAGCATATATAAAATGTAAAGAGAAGCCCCGAGCCCGCTTGCGCGGGCCGGGGCTGTCGGGCTAGGATTTAGTAATCCATAGCGATTTGGTATCCAACCCCTTGCTGTCCTTGGGTGAATAGAGTTCTCCACCCTACACGGACCGCGGACCGGACCGCACAGCGATCCTCGGTGAAGTTGAGGAAGTAGAGGGCATCACGCATGGCGGGAAGTCCCTCCTGCTCCTCAGTTTCGCGCATCTTTCTGTCGAATTCTGCCGTCCTGATTATCATCCTGTTTGACCACCTCCTTACAGGAGCGAGCGATTTCCACTCCTGTTCTCCTCGTACAACCACTCTTGCCTGCGACAGGTCGTATCCCGCGTCCCAGAACCTGGCCTCTTCGGCCAGTTTGCTCGGATCATACCCAAGCATTCTTGCGAGCTTTTTGGTGTACTGGAACACGCCACCGTGGGCGATTGCAGCCTTCATTTGCCGTTTCTTCATCTTGCTTCCTTTCTGGGCGATTGCCCGGTTGCCGTCCGCGACGAAGCAACGATCGCGAACGGTTGTTTTTGACGGAGACGCCATGTGCTGACCACCCGGCCAGCATGCACGACGATCGTTCCGTCGAACAATCGCCTTTCGGCTTCAATTATTTATACCGCGAAAATGCCTGGAATTAAGTCTTCGTACAACGGGTAAAAGAAAGCCCCGGAACATACTCCGGGGCATTCCATTAACGGGCTTCCATAAGGCGCTTCAACCTGGCTGGATGGCGCAGCTTTCGCAGCGACCGAGCCTCTATCTGGCGAACTCGCTCGCGCGTTATGCCGAGGCGTTCGCCGACCTCTTCGAGAGTAAGCGGCTTATTGCCGCTAAGGCCGAACCTGAGAGACATTACAATTCTCTCTCGCTCCTTAAGAGTATTTAGGACCGAGTGCACGACATCGAAGATATCGACGATCGCCATGTTGTCGGTAGGAAGCCTGGGCTGTGTCCTTGCTTCCTCGAAAACCTCCTCGGCCAGCTTTTTCTTTTTAAGCCTCTTCGATACGTGGGCCGAATCAATAATACGGCCATTCTTTGTTGTCTGGAGGCCACATCTGTTGTGCTTGCCTCCAGTGCATTCGACACACGTGGCACATCTGTCTGTGTCACGTTGCTCGCCCGTAACAGGGCAAAGGAATCTTGCGTGTGTTTTCATGGTTTTGGTTGGTTGTGGTTGGTGTAAAAGTAAAGAAACGCACGGAGACTGGTCGCGCGTTTCATCTGGGTTAGTGTTTGTACTCAAGAACGATGACGTCGTCCACGAGTTCGAGAAGCACACGGGCTGCCATGTGCGAGTCGTACGACTTTTGCGCTGTCGTTAGAGGAATCTCGCGAAATGCCTCCTTTACTGCAACACTGTACGGCTTCGTGCATGCCTTCGTTTTTGCAAGCTTCTTCACAGCCGCAACACGAACGACAGCCGCAGACACTGCGAACTCGTCCTTGCGTGACGTCCAGACATCAAGCTTGGACCAGCGCAAGAACATGTCCTCCAGTCCGTTGATGATAACGGACGGATACCAGTCGAGCGCGCGGTTGACTGCGCAGACTACATCGTACCGCGACAGCTCTTTGGAATCTTCGTCCAGCATCTCGTGCGCGACCGCACGAGTGTTTGACATCGCACGATCGAGAAAACGAGTCTTGTTCTTTACATGGATGTGCTCGTTGCCCCATGATCGAACGACCTGGATCTGCGCGCAGCAGCACGTTAGTGAGAGAGTGTTCATGGTGTGTAGTTGTTGTTGGTTGTCGTTGATGCAAGTAAAGAAGCGCGGATGTTGAGTCCGCGCTTCCTGGCTAGCGAGCGTGCTCAATCGCACAGTGCTCGCTGCATCCCTTCGTTGCACTGCCCCATTGTGGGCAGCCGGGGCAGCACGGGCCCCAGTTATCGTGGGAGGACTGGATTGCCTCCCAATCGACGGACGGCTTGTTCGGCTCGTCCGATTTCTTTGAATTGTTTTCGTTATTCATGTGTGTGGTACGAGTTGGTTTTCCTCGCAATAAGTTATAACTTATTCCATACAATATTTAAAAGAAGGCCGGAGGCCGACCTTCTGCTGCAAGGATTACTCCTCCAGCCCCAGCTTGATGCTGTCCTCCATGAGCTTGACTGCGTCCTGGATGCTGTTGGCAAGCTTTAGGGCGTCCTCTTTGTCGCCGACACGTCCAAGCTCCCAGAACTCGCGGAAGAAATGCATCGTTACTTCGCGTGCGTTCTTCAGGGTCTCTAGAACCTTGTTGAAGGCGTCGAGCCGTTCCTGCTTGGCTTCCTCGGCTTCGTCCGCAAGCATCTCCTCGACATCTTCCGGTGCGCACATCTTGTGCGCCAAGGCCATGTCTTCGGATGAATGTTTGTTTTCGAATGACCACTGTATCCAGCTAGGAGGCTTTCCTCCGAACGTAGAAGTCCAGCCTGCGCGATTGTTCTTCACTTCGAACTCGGTGGATTCTGCAACGAGCTCTCCGATGAACTTTGGCGTCATGGATGCTCCTAGCAGCGGAAGCGCGAAGAACTTGCCTGTTCCGGCAGGCATCAGGTGTCCGGTGTTATCCGTGCACGAGAAGCCCTTGCATGGACAGACGATCCACGAGAGGACTTCGCCGTTGTCGCCTGACATCCACGAAGTGATGACGAGCGAAGGAACGCCGTTGATGAGCCGAACGTCGCCTGGCTTGATGGCGTCACCGCTTTTGGCAGGAGGGGTGATCGAACCTTTGTTGTTTGTGTCCATAGTGAAAAATCCTGAGGGGTAAACAGACTATTTATAATCCGCCGTCTGCCAGGGCGGAGTTGGTGGTTGATTAGTAGTCGTGGCGCTGGCAACCGCACCAGCCCCAATTGGAGAGGAGGGGATCGGGTCTGCCATCGTCTTGTTCGGTGAACTTCGCATAGAGCTTGAGCTCCTCACCGCGAAGTTTCAAACTCCGTGCGTTGGTGTAGAACAGCGAGCGAACATGCTCGCGGTCTCGCCTGCTTCTGGATACCCAGTCCGTCATTTCGTTGATGTCGATCTTGTCGGTGCCTACGACGCGAGCATCGTGGCAAGCTACGAGGCAGAGCGCCTCGTTGAGATCTGTCTGAGCCATCCTGATTTTGTGCAGGAGTTGGCACTGGGTCCAGTTCCTGTCCTCGATTTTCTCCGGGACCTGCTCGGCAGCGTCCTGGATGATCTTGGCGAAGGCGGCGCAAGCCGCCAGCAGGACTTTGTAGCCACGCTGGATGATGTTCAGCGGCGTGGACGCTGCGGGGATGTGCTCCCCGTACTTGAGCGGGAGGAGGTTGATTTTCATGGTTGGCGGGGTGCTGGTACTTTGTCGCAAGCACGATCCTTTTCATCGTGGCATGCAACTGCCTCTCCGCAACCTGTGTAGGGTGCGTAGATTTAATCCGATTTGGAAGCTTCCCAGCAACTATTTATAACGCAATACCGCCGTGTTTTTAGACGTCAGAAAGAGACGGTTTCTATCTTTCTGGCTATCCTGTTAACCTTGTTGTACTTTATTGTATCGACACCAAAATACTTCTTCAGACGTTCCTTTCCGTCGTCTGTAAGCGTCGGAAGCATTCTCATGAAATCTGCGTTAACGGAGCTTATCATTCTTCGTGCCTGGCACGGTGCACAACCCTTTTTCGAGTTGGTCCGCATGGCATCCATCTTTACTTTAAGCGATGCAAACTCAGGTACCTTTTCGAAGAATGTAGCATCCGACAGCGCGTTCGAGATTTCGCTCGGACCGAATGTCATGATCTTAGCCATAGGTTTTCACCTCTTGTTCTGTGTATTGGTTTTCGTCATTAAGCATTCTAAGGTTGTCAAGCAGCCTGGCCACGTCTGAGTCTATTCTTGTTTCTATCTCGTCAAGCCAGTCTGCAGAGCGCGTCCACAGTGTTACGCTTTTTCTCCTGTAGTAAGGATTTTTACTGGACATGTCAGGCTCGTTCTCAGGAGTCTCCTCGATATCTGCCGGAGAGGCTACGTTCGAGAATGTGTCTACAACCTTACCAGACGGAAGTTCCGGTGTACCTGCACGGTACATGAAAATATACGGCGTAACTCCCTCGGCTTCAACTACCTCGGCCTTGAAGCCGTAGCTGAAATACTGGTCGCCGGTCGTGGTCTTTGTGTATTTTACCTTCAGTCTCATCTTTTGTCAGACTTTTTGCATGTATGTTACTAAAAAGTGTAATCAAAGTAAAATCCTACATCACACATAGAATTATATGTTGCTGTCGCCGACGCGGTTGGAAGAGACCAGCTACCGCCATCACCGCAGCTTGTAAGCTTACTTCCATACGCTGTTCCTGATGCTTCACGATCGGTTATGCCCTGCAAGGTCCGCTTCAGAGACCCAGGAACTACAAGATTCGTAAGATTTACTTTTCGACACTTATTCTTTGCTACAGAGCCTATCGATCCGCTTTTGCTAGGAGCAAGGTCTACGAAGCACAGGGTCTCCGTATAGATAAAGTAACAGCTTTCCTCATCCTTCCAATCAACATCCTCGGTCTCCTCGTTACACCAGCTCGCGTCTTTAGTGTGTACCTCATTTATATCTACGTCTTTTTTCCAATAATGTTTTGAGCGGTCGTTTCCAAGTTTTGACATGTATCTGCCGTCATATTCACAATATGAATAATACCTCATACCTTCGTGCGTAGGCATCGACGGTCCTTTTGCCCTGACACCGGGTATTTTCGAGTCAACCTGTGTTTGTTTATTAACCTGCGCGAACCACGGGTGTTTCACCTGTGTTGGACAGCGTTCTGTCACTACGAATCCGAACGCGTTATACCCGTGTATAGGCATCATACCCCAGCAATCTCTAAGAACATCTGCGCCGGTAGAAGCACCGAAAGGCCCCGAAGCATTGCAATTTTGCCGCTCTTGCTCTTCTTCGGTGATTGAAAACTTAAATTCAACAGGAGTCTGTTTCCATTTATATTCTTTTTGCTTACACGAAAGAAACCCATGGCCCGTAGGATCCACGACCCATGTGACAATATAATTAAACGTAGCAGAACATTCTCCAGGGTTCAAAGAGAACTGGCACGATTGAGAAGCTCCGTAGGCGTAGCAGTCTCCAAATTCTCCAACACTATACTCCTCGACTATCGGAGAATTGTACAACTTGTAGCCATTACCATATCTGAAATTTTCTAGAGCGCCGTACCCAGGCACATAAGATGTATCGTTAGTGCCTGTTCCAGCCTGATTAGGAGACTCGACTCCACCATAGCCAGGATCGTTCTTGTATATATGATGCTCACAATTATTTACAGTTGAACCTACAAGATAGTAGTGCAACGTAGCATCAAACGGAGCCTGATTTTCAATAGAAATTTCTTTTTCAGGCATGTTTTCCAGGTCATACCCGTAATAATGCTCGGTCCTGTGAGAGTACCCTGTCTTATACTGTTTCGACGGGTAGTCAGGGGCAGCCTTCTCCCTCTCTCCGTACTCTATGCTTGTAATCCTGTTTGTAATTACGGAAAAATCATATGGTTCGCAGTGATAGCCGTAGTGATCCGGCACCCGCCTGCAGTATGTTGCTCCGCCAGCAGGTACAATATGCAATTCGTCCATTAGCGCCTCTGCGTCTGATACAAACTGCTCTACGCGTGATATTACTTTGGGATCGAACATGTTCTCTGCGGTTCCAGGGAGATGCATACCCACGTTCCTGTGCCTGGCCGTTACGCGTCCTGGCGTGTAATATACCGGGAAGTTTGTAAAATGCGCGGCCGCGTAGTCCACGTTTGGATCGACATACTGCTCTGCTACCGCAAAAACAGCATCTTGAAGACACTCGAGTATACCAGGAGTGAACGGCAACCTCTTGTATATCTGGCTGCACATCGGCACACGCATGCCGACAGCCGCGGCACGTTTGGACAGCTTGTCCAGAAGCGATTTGAACGATTCCGAGCTGGCGACTGTGTACGGGCTGTCTGGTATGTCGATCGTGGGCATGCTGCCTACCTCCAAGCCATAGAGAACGCGGCGGATAGCTTTTCTCCGTTGTTCGGGTTGTAGAAAGAAAAGCCAACCTGTTTTATTCCTGAGACATCAAAGTCCTTCATGTGCGTAAAATTCCTATCCCGTGTAACCCCACGATACACCCGCCCATCCTTGTTTTCCTTCATCATCTTTCTGCTCGAATCTAATTTGTATATACGTGCGCCGGAATTCATACCAAAAAGAGCGTATGCCGGTTTTCCTCCTTCTACTACGACATGAAATTTCCTTGTGCCGCCAAGCGTTATCTGCCCGACAGATATGTAATGTGACTTGTTACCTTCTTCGATGAATTCGCTTGTTACGTCATACCCGTCTACATTCTTTGTAAGCTTCGCTCTGACGTACTTTTTCCTGGACGTACCTTCTGTCTTGCCTGTAGGAAGGTCAAGCTCGACATACTCCATTCTCTCATAAAACTTTCCAGATAAAATCTTCGAACCGGATGCCGCTTCATCCTTAGAAATCGTGGTACTGTCAAACACAAATCTGCAGAACTCACCAAACTCCAGCCCGTATGGCGCATAATAGTCATTTTTTTTAACAAGTCTATATCCGTTTGTCTCATCTACGGCAAATTCTACGCTAAATCCGCCGTCACCGTACCTGCCGTGGCTGATCGTACCTACTTTCATCTTAGACAGGTTATACCCGTACAGTTTCGTAAGATTCCACATTGGATCGCTTAAGCCACTCTTGTACTCAGGAAACTGAAACACAGGACACCCAAGCAGTAGTTTCTGCGGCTTACCGTAGCCGGTGTCAAACGCTTTCGAATACAGGCCGGCATACGGTACAAGCGTGCCAGAACAAAAGTCTACTCCACCCGTCGCACCAGATCCTACATACCGATACCCGACACCAGCTCCCTTCAGTGTAACAGCGTCACCAGATACTATGTCGTTGTATGTAACGATGCTGCCAGCTCCTGGAAGCCCGCTTCCCCTGTAGAATCCACAAGGCGAGTTATCGTCAGGGCACCTGGAATAGAACGGCTCGGTTCCTTTTGCAGTAACTATGTTGTCATACGAATCAGAATATGATTTGTACAACACACCAGAACCAGAGAAAAAAGGATATCCGTTGTATACAGACCCAGAACTGACCTCGAGGTTTCCAGACATCTTACCACCGAGCTCTATATGAGGCTTGTAGTACAGGCTACAACCAGATGATCCTCCTCTCCCGACTTGTATAAGCGTGTATCCATCTCCGAAATCAAAGTATCCGCCTCGGTACACCGACGCAGTGTCGGGCCTGAATATCGCTCCGTTGCGTATAGTAAGCATGTGTGGCTGCCTCTCTAGCTTATAGCAAACACATTGTCTGACGACAGCGTTATGACCATATACATGCTGCCTGCAGTCCTATCTCCCTGGCCTATCGGAGTAGCCCCGGTGTTTTCACCTGTAAATGCATCCAATATCGCCCCTCCCTCGCTAGATACAACTCCAAGAGTAACACTGCTTTTCGGTGCAGGAAGATCCAGCATTATGTCTACAGAATCAAGCGTGCACGTATCATCTTTTCTTCCCAATGTAACGCGTGACTCGTTGGCAGCTGTCTCTCCTGAAAACCGCACATCGAACTTCGTGTCTTTTTCAAGCGCACAATCAAATTTAGGAAGTTCTACAGGAAACGGTTCCACAACAGGCAGAAGATTGTCGAATATAGGCGCCTTTCTAGAAGCAGACGCCAGCATCCCATGTATCCTGGCCGGATCTAGGTCACTGCAAGGAGACATGTCCGGGAATGTCGGTATCGTATACCCCGGGCATCCGTCATGCGCAGCAAACGCTGTTCTTGTACAGTCCAGTGCCATCACAGTGCCCCAGTCAGGTTTCCGGCCGCCTTCACATACACAGCAGGAACTTTCTTGCCGTCTATGCTGACAGCCTTTCCAGAGTCGACGACAACGCCTGTGCCGCCCACTATATTTATGTTTCCTTCTGCATCTGCTCTCTGGCCGTTGATAAACAGAAGAGCATTGGAACAGTTAAAGGTATTACGTCCGCCGCAGTACTGGCCAAGGCCGTATCCGTTGCCTATGCGAACGAATAACTTGTTATTGTGTATTCTGGCCGTTGTGTTGTAGCCGTCCTTTATCTTTATTGTTCCCGTCAGTCCGGCTATAGACATAACCTTCATGTTTCTGTTTGTCTCTATCAGCCTGGACTCAAGGACCGGGATGGATACATCGTGGACACCTTCCGAAAGATCCAACGTGTATTCGTTTTCTCCGCCGTATGTCGCGAATTTTATCTTTATCCCGTCGTCGATGTCTATTGTTCCTACGGAAATACCAGATCCTAATTGTATCGGCACCTCGAACACGAAAGTAGCCTCGCTCGTAGAATACTCGAAGACAAGACTTACCGAGGATCTATCGACGTTTACAGACTCGCATACAAGGGTAGATTCACCTGCAGTTCCGCTGAAATCTGCGTTTACAAGCAGCATATCCAGCAAAAGCCAGTTAGGTATCCCGTCTGGAACTGTATCCTCCTTGAACGGATATGCCCTGTGCTTGTTTGAAGAAAGCCACTCCTGAATTTTTCTCATGGCTATACTCCCGGAACACTTATTTCAACCCCAGTATTCTTGAGATTCGTCTTAACTAGATTTCCTATCTCTTCGCCTACCTCATGGTAGTCAGTGGGGTCGGATATGTCAACGGACGCTGGCGCTATAACTCCAGTTACAGGAGCGACATGAATAGGGTTGTTGTACGACACATCGTCAGCAACAAAATCTGTGACATTGAACGACAGCATATTTCTTCTATCAGCGGTCATTCTATACTTCAGAACTACGTCGTCTCTGAGTATGTCGACTTCTTCAGGCTCATCAGGTTCTTCTGGTTCGTCCGGCTCGTCTGGCTCTGTGTAATCATATTCGTCAGGTTCTTCGTCGTCTTTATACCACGGAAGATCTTTCCAGTCCGGTATGACTATATCCAAGTCGGCATACCTCATCGGACCGACGAGCGTGCTTCCATAAAAACATTTATCGGCTTTCTTGTCCCGGTATACCGGAGAATCCACAGGCTGGACAATCTCCTGTGAATCGGCGTCAACTCTGTTATTGTAGTAGAAGCATGTCCTGTCGAGGGCATCAAGCGTTTTCTCGTCGAAAACGTCATCCATGTACTTGAACGTAGGATCGTATTCTGGCGTGTAGTCCTTGTACAGATAATCCTCCGGGAACGAACCCCACCACAGGTGATCGGCCATACAGGGATATCCACCACCAAGACTTGCGTCTCCTGTATACAAGATATGGCTCAGTGCGCAAGACCAATCGTCGTGATAAGTTTCAGGCCTATTCCAATACGGAGCATGCCTACTGTCTTCAAGAACAGCATATTTTTCAGATTTAGTATAATCCCTGTAATCCTTGGCCCAAAAGTCTCCAGTAAACACAGTAATTCCTCTTCCTGGAGGTAGTAGGAATAGCCGCAGCTGATTCCCGTTCTTGCTGTGTCTTTTCCACCACACAAGACGACTTATCCCTGTTCGCGAGTATGTATACTCTTTCCCGTCTCCTCCTGTAAATGTAAGAGGCATGTTACCGCCAGAGAAATAATTTCCTCCAGGGACCTTGTCGTTGCCCTCGAACCATCCAACAAGCCATCTTGCCTCGTCGCATACGTTTTCTGAAATCTCCCAGTTCTTGCATCCGAAGTGCTCGAAAAACGATTTTGCCGGTACGATGTAGACTAGCTTCGCCTTGTTCAGCAATCCGTCTGTGGCAAGACGCTGCTTTATCAGCTCGGTCATTCTCCACGATATTTTCTCGTCGAATTCCTCTTGGCTGACACCCCAGTCTTCGGCTGTTCCAGGCGGTATAGGTGTGTTTCTTTCCTGTGCTTCAAAATAATCATATGGTATGTCTCCAGACAGCCACCCGTGCTTTGCACATATATCTACTATCTCCTTCCTTCCTAGAAAGCCAAGGCCTCCGTTTCCACGCATTACAAAATACTCGTAGAATTCACGGTATTTGCTTGGCTTCAAGCACAGCAGCATATTACCGCTCATACCTAGTCCGTCATTATATGTTCTCACGTATCCAGCGCCAGTATTTACTCTTCCGTCGCCTGCCATCTGCGCGATCGTGTAGTCATCTGCGATCTTGTCACCAAAAAGGCGTATAGTGCTGTATGTGTCTTTGAAGAACACGTCTACACATACCCATCCGTTCAATGGGAAGGAAAACTTGAACCAGATTTCTCGCTCTATATTCATAACCGTCATAGTGCTCTGGCCACCTCCAAGTCTACTCGAGCCATTCCATGAGTAGGAGACTACAGTATATGGCGGAGGTATAAGCTTGCTGTCCCAGGCAGCCTTGTCTGATACGCACTTCTTGCGTATCTCCCTTCCAGTAGAACCTGCAACAATACGTTCCACGTCGTTTACTACCGGGACTCCTGTTGGAACGGGAACAACGCCTGGGACAACCCCACAGTTAACTTTCGAATTCTTTTCCTTGTAGTCCTTTATTGCTGCACTATCGTCGCTTCTTGCACAGATGTCCTCTCGGTCTATAAGACTGTACTGATCCATGAACCCCGTACTCGTTAGATACAAGTACGGTTCTCCGTCCTTATCCATTATGTTGAACAAGGATCCAGGCTTCCTTACGACATACAGCGTGTTGACTCCTGTACCTCCAAGTCCCTTATTTGCAGGAACAACGTCGAACCTTATGGAGTTCTCATCCTTGTCAACGACAGGTTTTATAACGGCAGTGCTACCGCTGGATATGAATTCTATTCTTCCTCTGGTATCTACTCCTGAAAATACAGCTGACGACACTCCGTCTCCAGGAAGCTCGAACTGGCACGTCTCTGCAAACCTCACATTTTCATATGTCCTCGAGGATTTCCCTGAAAAGAGTTCTTTTGCTCCGTTTCCTAGGACGAGAGTACCCCTGTGAAATCCGTTTGTATCGAAGAGTTCTGATGTACGCGAATCGGCAGAGAATGTACCGCGCATGCCCGAAACGACGATTGTCGCTGTATTTCTGTCATCAGAAAGCACTATACTTTCAAGATTGCACAGGCCGCTAGCTGGATACAGAACAGCGTCTACTAGGAACGCCTGTGGCAAAGCCGCTCCGTCTGTATCAGCAAGGTTTGAGTCTGCAGAAAACGGATAGCTTCTGCTGATGTTCTCGCTCTCGTATTCCTGGTATATTGGTGTACTCATTCGAAGACCACGGCGAATTCGCCATCTGAGTTAACGTTCATTCCATTTATAGTCTGTATAACCGGAGATACGCACGAATCGTTCAATGAAGTAGGCATACATCTGTCTGCAATCGCATTTTTAGCAGACTGAGATAGCTCCATCGTGACTATATCTGTGCCGTCGTCAGTAGATGAAACTGTGGTTGATACCTGCCCTCCAAAGTCGAACTCGACGGACCCTGTGGCCGTTTCTCCAGACGACGCATCTTCAAGCATGTATACACCTACACGAGGAAACGACAATACACAAAATTCGCTTATGCTGGACTGCTTGAAGCTTGAAAATCTAAATTTCATAGGCGAATCAAACGAAGCATGCCCGAACTCCACTGTACCGAACACGCCATCTCGCATCGATTTTAGCGCAGCTACGCTGTCATACTCTCCTGACGCAGTAGCAACTACTCCTGAAGAATCGGATAAAACTACGGATATGATCCCAGGTCCGACATAGATACTTGAGATTCTAAACAGTGGCAATGCGACATACGTGGTGACAGACAAGCCGACAATTACGTCATACGGAATCTCAGAACCGGAATCGGACAATCCCGTGGCATCCTCGGACAGAGGATACTTTCTCAGGTAGTTTTCATTTTCTATCTGTATGCTCATATGTTGGACGCCGTAACTCTTGTTTCCTTGCCGTTAGTAAAGTCGAAGAACAGTATGTCTACTATGTTCCTGCTTACCTTCTTGGCCTCTTCTTCCGTGTACCCGATGCCGTACTGCTTGTCCAGGGTGAACTCAGTCACTATGTCATACTTATCATCGTCGTTCAATGTGACGTTTGTGACAGGCCGTGCCCTGTTATACGCCGATGCGTACATCATCATAGGAGCATACGCCGCTGCTAGAAACCACACTTTTATTCCGCGCGACGATGCTACTGTGTCACCGGGGACGCTATACATTGCAGATACGCAGAACGACTGCCCCGCTCCCAGCAAATACCCATAGTCGTCGTATAGTTTGCTTGTCTCTGAGAACATGTCCTTGCTAGACAACGGCTTCCCGCTTGTAAGATCGACCAAGGCCCGGTTCATCAGCTTTGCACTTACGGAAGCAAGATCCAGCCTATCGTAATAGCCAGGCTCCGATTGAAGTATGATTTCCGGCTTAACGTACTCGCCGGTCTTCTTATTGTATACGGCCTGTGTCTCTGTCCTCGATCTCACACAATACCTTGACGGGTTAAGCACGCTTGATTTACCAGGGCCTCCGCTATCTACCATCTCGATATATATTCCGTTTCGTGTCTGTCCGAAAGATATCTCCGAGTCTCCCTTTTGCCATCTGTCTGGCACCGTTATGTAGCACGGGACTCCAGATACGTTGGTAACCTTGCATGTTATCTTGAAATATCCTGGATCGGCTGCGTAATTAACTATGCTGTCATTTGCCGCGAGGGCAGCCATATCGGCGTCTGGAACTATCGAGAACTGCACGTCTATCTGCGGACTTGTCCCATGCTTGAGCTCGAATAGATCTATAAGTCCATAGTAGCTTCCCTCGTGGACGTCCACGACCCTGTCTCTGAGGTCGTACACTCTTGTCGCTATGTCATACAGGTCGTTCACCTTGTCCATGTAATCCTGGCACTGACAGCAGGCAACGCATTTTCCATGTATGGTAATGGTGTCATTCTTCTGTGTTATCTCATAACACCCGTCGCCGGTTATCAGCGAATGGCCGTCCTTCGAAGGAAGAGGGCTGCCTATAGATGTGCGCTCCTGCTCGCAATCGTTATCGCACGGAACGCGCCCTAGGCCTTCCCCCGGCGAGAACTCAAGACGTACAGCGTCTAACTCTGAATCAGTCGTTGATTCTGCGGATATAACCGAATTGTATCCAGGTACGACAGAGAAATCTTCAGTTATTATCGCGTCTGGAACGCCAGTACCGTCTCCTCCGTTGAAAATTTCAATTGAAGTCACGCCTGTGTACTGGGGAAAGAAGCACGACGTCTCGAACCTTGCGTCTAAATCTGCGGAAAACGAGCCTAGACTTTTCAGTCTTGCAACGTCAAGAACGACCGACGACATTCCGTTATTTACAACAACAAATGCACGACCGTCTGCAAACTCGTCGTCATCTACTCCGAACACGGTGTCTCCTATCTGGAATTCAGTATATTTGTCTGCGACGGATCTGCTGAATCTAGTCATGGACGCGTCAAAATCTTCCATGTCTAATGCCGCGTCGACAAATACAGAAACAAGGCTTTCAGGGACAGATTCACTGTCCCTGAACGGATACGCGATAAGCGTGTTGGATGTCAGAAATTCGCCTTCAGGCATGACAAAACTCCTGCCGGAAACCGTGAAAACTACTGGCCCTGCTCTTCTCCTGAGTCGTCCGACTCCGCAGACTTGTTTTCATCTTCTGTCTCATCGGGATCATCTTGTCCGAGCTCGGCCATGTCATAGTATGCACGAAGCTCGGTTATTCTCCTGTCAATTGTACCTGCGAATGAATTAAGCTGCATAACGGATGAGTTCAGAAGGGCTATCTTGTCGTTGATGAAATCAAGCTCTGCACATCCACAGCACGGCTTTGAACATTTGTCAGATATTTTTATTACACCGTCACTGGTTGTCACGTCTATGCACTCGTCGCCCTCGAGCACTATATTCTCGACAGACAGGCCGTTAAGCGTCTTAACGGTAGTATCCGTGCCGCAGTCGCACATGTCGTTGTAGCCTGCATTGCTGTCTGCGCTAATCCATAACGCATTCTTCTCTGCGTCATATTTCAAGGATACGTTTCTTCCAGCTATGAGCTTTATATCTCCTCTGAGCTTTTTCGATCTATACCCTGTCGTCGAATCGTATATGGACAGGCTAGCTATGTTTCTTATGGAAGGCCTTACGCATCTCTGCTCGAACAGCGTCTCGGCCTTCTCAAACGCATAAACACCGTCCGGTACGTCGTCATCGATGCTCGAAAGGTCGCCAACGACGATACAGCCTTTCGAACCGGCGTACTCATTCACACCAACGAACTGATACGGAGTGTTTTGTCTGTGCGATCTAACATCGATGGTAACCGATGCCACGATTCCTAGCTCACCGCCGATTGTAAGTATAAGTTCGTTGTTGGCGTACGTCAGACCGGATAGATATATCTCGTTTGACAGCTCGCTACTTATCGACATAACGAAGTCAACTATGATGTAGTTCGGCAAAACAAACGGATCGTTTCCGAGATCCACATCATTCGTGGCTCTACGCGTAGCATTTTCGCGTATCGGGTAGCTCCGAAGCGAATTCTGGTTAAGCCACTCTATCTGTGTTGTATTAGGCATCAGACCACCATGTCTAGCGACCAGCGCATGTTTATGAACCCAATCGGAGCCGTGTATGGACTTGCACCGGACGCGATTCCACTTCGTGAAATTCTAACGGCTACTGTGTATCCAGGTCTTATACCGAAAGAAGAAATTGAAACGTCCTCGTGCTTGCTCAGGTACTTGGAGCACTCGTTGAAATCCGGCAGCTGGCTGCCAATCGCGTCATAAAGTCTGCAAGGTATGTTGTCTGTGCCGTCTTCTGTGTGAATAAGCACAGGATCGAATGCACGATACGTTGTCGTGTCATCGGTAATAGCAGACACGATCGGGATCTCTACAATCCTAGCAGTATCAGGTTTGATGAGATCGTCCTGCACGTTAGCTGCCTCATACGTACCAGTACCGTCTGCGTCTACTGGATTGAGATCGGGCAGTACGTTGTAGTCCATCAGAACACCAGCGTATCTTATAGAGCTGTCGGTGTACGACTGGGTACCAAAGACATTGGCATACAGATTTACCCTATACAGTGCATTGGCTGTACTATATGGCACATGGAACTTTAGTACGAAAGCCGATGGGATGTTCTGGACGTCTGTTCCGTCGTTCCATCCAAGAAGTCTTACGTACGGGAACATACCAACCATGTCCTGCTTCGCGTTTTGCAACGCTACTTCCTCGAAGTCTCCCTGCACTCCTCCTTCGATTGTACTTATAATGACAGTACCCTGACCTTTAGGCTGAGAACCCCACCGAGTTAGCTTTATTCCGGTGCCTGCAACTATCCTTTCGACTACAGGGCCTGTCTTCAGCTTTCCACCAGACCCGCTCTTGACTACCTTATATCCCTCTAATTCGTCTTCTACAACGTCTCCAATCGGATCAAAGTCTATCTCGAGGTCGCCGACATCGCTCTCGGAATCAGAGCCACAGCTGTAAATATGCAAACCAGACCCTTTCCTGGCCCTTATAGACGTGACAGGTCCTGTAGACGATGACGTAGCTTTTGTAAAATGAAGCACAAGTCTGTGCTCTTCCCATGCCTCTGTATCAGTATATCTGCTCGTATAGTTTACAGGCCACGGAGCATGCCCCCAGGTGTCATCGTACCAGTATATGGAGTCGCTTTCGATCGAGAACACGTACTTTCCACCAAGACTCTTCGATGAAAGTTCGACGCCATTCATAACAAGAGAAGCGGCACCTGCTGGAACAGGCGGATAATATGTCTGCATAGCCCTGTCGAAACCTATGTTGTATACGAACTTAGGCTTGGTAGACTCTGGGCCAGAAAATCTAGACAGCTCCTCGTCGCTAAGATCTCTCCATCCTTTCGCGATATCTGGAAATACCATGCCTGTAGACCAGGTACGCTTTTCGTCAGAGTCATCAGCCACTCTATACACCAAAGACTCGTCGTCCGAGTTTTCAGGCTTTCTGAGCTCGACAAACATGCCGTGCTCTACAGGATATCTTACCTTGAATCCTTCGACCTGTATGCTGCCAGACGTGCCCTCTGTCTTGTTGTACCAGTGCAGAAAAACGCCAGGGTTGTTTCCGAAAGCAAGCTGTTCTGCACGAGTCTCGTCATCCTCCGCTATCGGGCCTCCAAGCACGAATTCGTATTTGCAATCATCCGTGTTAAGCCACTCGCCGGAGAATACCAGTCGTGGAAAGATATCGGTATCAGGAAATGCTTCTGCGTCCCTTTCCGGGTTTACATACACATCAGGTGCAAATCCTACAAACACATGCTTGCCATCAGGAATCTCGCCTTCTACATACTGCCCGCCTGCGGGAAGTCCTCCTATAAGATACGCCCTGTGCACGTGCGACTCAGCCATGTCCTTATGTTCAATGGACAAAAGCGCTTTGTCAGCAAACACAACGCCGTTCTTGCTTCTACCGACGAAGCTGCCTATGAATACCTTTGGACCACTTGGATATGCGGTTATCTTTCCAGGCTCAGTGCTGGACAGATAGTACATGCCGTCTCTGAACGCCTCGCCATCCTCAAGCATCCCTGAAATGTCGAACGACTTGCTCGACATATCTACCAGTCCTGCAAGAGCTATCTTTCCGGTTGTTCCTCCGCGCGCGATAACCATACCTACAGCATATGCCGAATTCGAGGCTGAAAACTGATCGAATAGACTAACAGACGCAACGGCTTTGGCATATGATCCCGTGTCTGCGTCAAAATACACTATATCACCGACGCCTGGAGTATCTGTGGAAGCAAGCTTAGCGTTCAAGATGACAAGAAGAGCCATAGGATTTTCTCTGTCGAACGCTCTCAGCTTGTCATATAGATAGCCTGTTCTTTCTGTAAGTTCCTGTAGAGGCTTATTCAGAGTCTCTGCATCAACAGGATCACCGTCAGACAACGCGTGCACAGCCGGCCAGCTTGATGATAGCTGCACCTCTATTACGTCAGATCCATCTCCGTCTACTGACGTAAGAGTCAACTTGCCACCGGCGAGTCTGAATACGTAATCTATTCCGGTTATGTCGTCCTGTATTATCGCGCCGCTGGTCACAGGAGTATCGTCATCCTGAGACAGCTTTACGAGGCTAAGCTTTCCACCGGACAGCTGTACGCTGTACTTGGACGAATCAGTCGTGTCCTCAATGATTATCTGGCTAACTGCCATCTGACAACTCCGTTATCTGAACTTAACTGCCCAGTCGATCGACATCTCGAAGTCTCTAGGCTTCGGTTTGTATGTTCCGTCGACACCAAGATCAACGACGGCGAGAAGCGAATAGTCTGCGCCATCTGTTCCTTTTCCAAGCAGACAAGCCTTATACACGTACTTGTTGTCTGGAATGTCCTCCGTACGGCCGTGGAACGTTATCTTGTTGAATTTGTAGACATCATCGTCCGAAGACAGCGTAGGGGCGTAGCTAAACCCGGTTATTACATAAGAATTGTTGTTCTTGACGTCACCCCAGGTTGTCTCCCTTGTATATCCTGAAGTAACGGAAGGAGAGTCTCCGAATATAAAAGCTATCTTCTTTGGAATATACGTGGAGTCTCCGGCGTATGCAGCCGCTACCGCGTCTGCCGCGGCATACGTTGTCATGTTGTGCTTGCTGCAGAATTCAACAGATTCGCCGGTCTTTCCGACGAGTCTGCAATTGACGCTGCCTTCGGCGCACGGTGTGGTTGTTCTATTTTGCCTAGTATTCATCGTCGTCATCGTCATCATGCCTTCTTCTGCACCTCTTTGTCCACTTCGAACTTACAACGTAGTCGTCAATGTCGTCAAACTCATCGTCGCTCTCGTCATAGTTCGATCCTGCCGTCACGGAAACATCTGAATCATCCTGCTCGTCTATCTCGTCGTCCTGTCCGTCTATGGCATTTCCATGCTCTATGAAATAGAGTCTTATATGAGCCGGGATAAGCTGCCTAAGCGTGTTGTAAAAGTTTGGATCAAAAAGTGGTGCCTCCGCTGCTAGTTTATCGGTATCGACAAAAACGAACAGTGTGTTCGCCCCTATCAAATTTTTAAGAAAAAACGCAATGGGCTGTACACTTCCGCACACAGAACCCTCTGAAATACTATCATTTTTGATGCCATCAAAGCAATCTTCTATCGACACCTTTGACTTTTCGGCCTCGGACCATACGAAATTCCAGTATTTGAGCTCTTTTTCTGCATTGCCGGTACCGAGATCGAACATAAGTTTCGGATTTCCGTTTGCATCGAAACCTCTGCAAACAACATCCTTCTCGTCCCAACCGGCATAAAAACCCGTGTCTAGCGGGCCACGTATGATTGCCTTCGGAATAGAGACCGACGATATATCCTTTTTGAACGTGTATTCAGAAAATTCTGTCTTTCTTGTCACGTCAGCTACACTTGTTATAAACGGATACAGCCTGACGGCCGTGTCTAGAAAGTCACCGTGAAAGATAGTGTTTCCAGCCTTGACGCAGTCTCTTAGCACTGCATTCTCTCCGAACGTGTAGACATTCTTGTCTGTTATGACATGCCGCATCCCGTCGCATGTATAGATGGTCTGTATTGTCTCCGCATCCTCTATCACAGTCGGGACTCCGCACAATGCACCTATCACTATCCTAAGATGCGCCGGGCTCAACCCATCGCTCGTAGCATCCCAGACAGCCCGTACCACGTTTCTATACAGCTCGCTCGACTTGCCTTTTAGATCTACAGCATAGCCAGAATGCTTGAATACGAAATCCTTGTCTATAAGAGTATCGCAGGCCCACAGAACGGTCTCTTGCGTGCTCTCTCCCGTAATCTCGTCAACGACGTCAAACTTAGGAAACAGCGAATCATCGTTAAACGGATCGTGCTCCTTAGATATGACGATAGACTTTCTATCTATCCTGAAATCAGATCCGTTGTTAAGTATCACAGAAGGTTTGGCTATGCTGTCCACGACGCACGACACGACATCCACAACGTCGTCGTCAAGACTGTAGGCAACAACGTCAGAACGATCCACGTGTCTTCCGATGCGTATTTTGCTTTCAAATCCAGCCTGGGTTCCATTTGTAAGAACCGCATCGTCGCCTATGCGCATTGTTGCGGCGTCGGCGTTGTTGCGCCTGTTCTTCCTGACAACGATAGGATACCAGCGTTCCCTGTGAAATACCGGTGTGTCGGTGTGATCGAGCAACTGTATGTTTTCAAGCAGATCCAAATACAGCTGAGCGTATCTTAGCGCCCTCGATCCTTGTAAGCTCTTCAGAAATTGCTTGTCCTTGTACAGATGTGTCCAGAAGGTTCTCATCCAGCTGAACAGCTGATCTGCCGTTGACGGAACAATGCATCCGTCGATTGCGGGAAGTCCTAGCTTTGTTGTGGCTGTGTCCTGATTCATTTCCTTTTTATTATTCAGGAATTGCAACTATGTTTACTTTATTTCTAGACGTAACAAACACCGCTGTCTTCCCAGACACGAGAATATCCTGTCCTAGCAGCGAGTCAAGATCGAGCGAATCTCCTACAAGACCGTGTGAAACGCCGTCGGCATCCCTTATTGAACCAACGAGAGCGTGCTCGTCATCAAGAGCAACGCTTGTAGCTCCCTTCTCACGCAGTATGCAAGCGATCTCAGACCGTGTAAGCCTTCCTACGAAACCAGATCTATTAATATAATCGACTACGGCATCTGCGGCTCCGTCTACGTCGAATCCGGCTCCTGACTTGTACCTGCAGCTCATGTTTACAAACACGCGGCACAGCATAGGACACCGTGCAACATAGTCTGCTGCTACGTTTCTTACCGTATCGTCATCCAGCACAGACTGTATTTCTGTAGCGTCTGGCAGAGCTATTACGTTTATGTTGAACGTCCTTGTCTCATCGGTATGGCCACTGTTGTGTATTCTCACAGAACACCCGCGCCACACTGTTCCTGCCAACTCTCTTCCATTCTTGTCGGACACGTCAAAATCGTGCCACGTGTCTGGAGCCGAGTTCGTGCCGTACGATACTGAATAATCGTATGATGCCAGGGCTTCTGATCCAGCATCGGATACAGAATCGATACACAGCATGCCTGGTGCGTCGTCTGGACCGATGCTCGTGACATAATCTCCAGTGGCGCTGTCAAACGAGCATTCAAGTGTAAGAGCAGTTACCGGAGCCGCTGTAAAGTTTCTCACGTACACGTCCGCTCTGCCGCCTACTGAAATTCCAAACGGGTTGTGCCTGTCTCTCATCTGCACAGGGTCGCCGAATCCGGCTACAGACACGTCGACTATTGGATTCTGACCAGCGTCGAACCTGTCTCTAAGCACAGCCTCCACCGACGTTTTTGTAAGTAGACCGCGCAAGGATAGCGCCGACTTGATTCTATGTCCTATCGACTCTATTCCTTCAACGTCCGAACCACCGGAAAAATCAGCATACGCAGCCGCAGATATAAATCCAGTAAAAGCGTTCTTGAAGTACAATACCGTATTTTTCGCTATGTTTCCTACGCTACCGGCTGTCAGGCACGTAACTGGAACAATGAAACAGTAGTACCCATCAGCCTTGTATACACCTTTAGGCACGCTGCTGCTGCTGCTTGTTACTGGAGAATATGTAGTCGTACTGTCTACCGAAAACTGCAAACCTGTTATAGTCTCGAATACAGAGCCAGCTGAAACTACATACGTTCTCGGATCTGTAACGCGTACTACGACAGATCCTTTTGCCGCAGTACCGAGCTTTCCTGCCATGTTGAAATTCGTAAGGATTCTGTTCAGGTCGTCGGTGTCGATGCCTTTTCCGTTGTTGAATCCTTCGATCAACGAAACAAGGGATGAGCGTTCTCGCTGTATTTCGGCTTCTTTCGAAAACAAAGCAAAAATATGCGCGTCAGGACGTATTAGCAAGTCGCGAAGAGCGGTTCCTTCACGAAGATCGAGGTACGGATAGGCCGTTCTGATCTGATCGAGAAGCGTTTGCTCCGCCTTTGTCCTGTCAGAGTCTGTTATGTCGGCAAGACTTATGCTGTTCATTTAAAAACCCCGTATGTTGTAGGTACGACGAATGTCACGCTGTCGCCTGCTACAGAACGAATTGACACATGTATGCGTATTGTTCTGGTTACAGTATCTAGAGTCACGTCTACTATCCTGCTTTCTTGCAGCTTTTCGTCGTCTGGCTGATCTCCATATCTGGCGGCATTGGATTCGTCGTCGTGCTTTATCTTGTCCTGTGTCTTGAAATTGGCCGTGTTGGCCATCAGATCTACATAAGAAAGGCCTGGTACGTTTCCCCTAGAGCATACGTCCACAAGGTTTGTTCCTATATACTTGTTAAACACATCACTGCCTGTGAGTGTTGTAAACAGAACGACATACCGCTGCACAAGCTTTTGAATGCCTGAAACAGCCTTTGTCTGGTTTTTCGATGCGGATGGTGTAAGTTCCTGGTACTCCGTACTTGGAGTAACCATAGACTGGAGACATTCTATGTCTAGCTGTCTCTTGTAATAATTTGTCGTTGTTTTGACGCTCGTCTGCATATGACTTATGCACTACTCGGTTGTATCCGGCTTGGCAACGTTAAGCTTTGTTACCTCGAGCGAATTCAATCCACTGTTTATGAAACCGACATCGTCGTTGAAAACAACGTCCACGTCAGTCTTCTTGGTACATGCTCGCAACAGCGCCTTTTTCCACATAGCCATGAATCCGACTATTATTCTAAGACGGACGCCCTCCTTCTCCTCGTCGTTCTCAGGATTTGAAACAAGATTTACCCACTCGTTATTGTAACTATCTGTGTTGAACAAGTCGTCAAGCAGGTCTTTCAGCGAATCATAATCGCCTAGCGTGTCCATGAACGGGGTCTGCTCCTTGTTGCCTAGAAGCTGTTCTCCAAGCTCCTTGAAAGCATCCTTCAAGGTCGCTATTGTCTTGTCTATATCGCTCATGACAAAGCAATGTCCTGTATCATCCTGCCAATCGCATCGGCTCTTTGAGATACCCTCGGAGCACTTATTCCAAGCCTATTCGCTATTTGGGCCGTAGAGGCCGGTCTTTTTCCGTGCGACCCTGTTCTAAGATCGTACAAAAGTTGGTCGTCCGGGCCTAGCGACATATACACGGCATCTGCTGCAAACGGTACCGTGCTTGGCGTATATACGCCGGGCTGCTGTGCCTGCTCCTCGTTTGCTACGTCGTTCATTTCAAAACGGCCTGTGTTGATCGACGCCGCGACCTGATGACGTATGCGCTGTATTCTCTTTGGAGATATTCCAATCTCGTCTGCCAACTCGATGTCGGTAGGGGCTCTGCCGAGCTCGTCTTCTAGCTGCTTGGATACTCTGTCTATCTCCGCAGCGTGCCGTATGGCAAGTTCTGGAGCCTTCACATCCCTTAGACCCTGGCCATACCTTGAAAGCTGCTTCAAGTTTGTCGTAACCCATGACTGCAGTTTTGCTCCGCTCATAGGGTTGAACGTCTTTACCGCTTTTACGGCAATAGCCTTCGCCTTAGACCGAAGATGGGTCTTCGGACCCTCGTATCGCATTATTTCCGAATTTATAGTAGGCATCAACGCATCAAGAACCCCGGACATGTTTTCCGGGGTCTGGTCGACAACCCATTTATCGTATGCTTCCTGGTAGCTACTCTTCATTTGCCTGGATAATACTACTAAATCCGTGTTATTGCCACACTTTATTGACCGGCTTATCTCATTCAGCCGTAGCGCCGTCTCCAAACACTTTATTTTCTGGCATTTTTCCTCCTATGTCCGGAGGGTCTCCGCAGTATGCCATATTTACTGTAAACCTGCACGTTCCTCCAGAGCTGGACCCCTCGACTACAATACCCGTAACCATGCCGGTTATGTCCTTTCCTCCGGTACCGACAGATACCGATGCAAACGTACCTATGCCAGGGAAACTGTCTGCCACTAGCGCGCACGACGCAGACACAATCTGTCTTGCCTTATACTGCTGGCAGAAGAGCGCCTCGGCCGTAACATTATGAACATCGTCAAGAATGGTGATAGACGCTGACTTGCTGTTACCGACAACATTTATAGAATCTGCTGGATCCTCTACGTGATCTCTCGGTACGACGTTATCGTCTTCAGAATGTGTAGAAGTTTTTCCGCTGCTTGCAGGATTTGACACCAGCTTTGCAGCCAGTCCTAGCATCTTTCCAAGAAAGTCGGGAGTCGTCGTGTTTATTATCGCTCCCTTTGACGAATAATAAAACATGGTGTCGCTAGAGGCATTTGCCGACGCATCCAGTGGCCTGAAGCTGCCAAGGGTACTTACTATAGTAGTGTCGGCATTCGTCGAAGTCAGACGTATTCCACAGATAGGGGACGTGTCGGGAGATATTTTCACACTCTCTATTATTTCATCTGGTATTGCAGTTACACTTTCTCGACCAGCCCACGGGTTAAGCTTCTCCAGAGATGCCCGTTCGTCGTCATAGTTTATACGAATATAGAATCCAAGCATTCTCGCAAGAACAAGCACGGCGTCAAGCGGAACAGAGTTTCTAAGATCAAAAAACTGGTAGGCAAGCATAACCTTGCAGGCCTTTTCAAGCGCAGACATATCTGCGTTTCCCCAGTTTATGCCAGCAGAATCAACATAAGGAAGACCTAGAGAATCGTCTATATACTCTGAAAGCTTTACGTTATACACCTCTGCGGCAGACTCTATGTTCCACCTTACTCCGCCTTCCCTGGATCCTCGGTCATCTATCATCTCCTTCAGCTTTTCAGTTACGCTATCGCCAATCTCTATAATTCCACCTCCGTCGATATCATTTGCGAATTTTTCAAAGTCAAGACCACTCACATAGAAAAATCCAGGTGTAGACCTAAGCCTGCACATGGGATGTTCTATCTGAAGAATAACACCACCAGGACTAGTCTTATTCTGTGGCTGCAGCGTGACGTTTGTTATTTTCCATCCGTCCAACGTCATACTGGTTAAAGGAGCCGAAAATCCGCCAGAGATAACCTCTTCAACGGTTATAGTCACACTTACACTGTTGCTGCTGTCATCTCCCTCCTTGAGATCGTTAAGAATATCGAACGTCTTAGTTTCGGCGCTTCTGCTGGGGTCGTCGCTCTTGTACGCCTCGAACGTTTCCTCAGAAGAATAGTTAAGAGGAAGAACCAGGTTTGCATATGGAATTATGTTTATACCCCACGCAACACTGAAACTATTTGCGTGACAAATCCCTTCAAGACCCGGCACAGACACAGTGGCGTCTACGTTAAGTATTCTGTAAGAGTCAGCCGCCATCTCTCGACCTCCTGACAGCCTCAAGTTGCGCTACAAGCGCAAGCAAACACGAAACCTCGGTGCTGTTTCCGTCTAGCGAGACAACTCCAATTCGTTCAAGTACATCCAGCATAGAATCTATATCGTCAAATCCAGTCTTAGCAAACAGCACTCTGGATGCCACGGAAGGCTCTATAGAATTTACAGACACCTGTACATACTTGTAGTCATCGGGCAGCGGCGTAACTCTTTTATCATAGAACGTGACGAACCTCGCAAAATCTACACGGTCAAGCATCCTACAAATAGAATTCACGATATCTAGCCTGCCTTTTATCCCTGCGCCTGCAAAAAGCCTGTTCTCGATTATATCTCCAAGTCTGGCAGGTATGCTAAGCGGAACGAACTTCTCATCGATATAGAACTCGCCATCCAGGCCTTCTATATCGGAGTACATTCTGTTTAAAAGAAGTGTCTTAATGTGATTTACCATTTTAATCAAGTGAAGTCATGAACGTCAGTGTGACTGTAACCGCGTTCAATCCGGGGTCGTACCCCTTTATGTACATCGAAATAAGGAATCCTGTCGAATACTTACCGTCCTTGCCTATCGTAATGCCTACCTTTTCTCCCTTTGAAACTCTATTTTCATCGTACCAATCGGATATCGTGCCAATAACTGACACGTTGTCACCTGTCGAACAGCTCTGTGTGACGCCTAAGAATATCAAAACGGTTACAGAGCTTCTGCTCGTTCCAACATCGCTTCCGTATGCAAATACATAGTTTCTTTTTCCGAAGCACGGCATTACAGAATACCTTTCAGCACACGCAGCGCTAAAATCAAGCACAAACGCATTATTGTTACTCAAATCGTCAGTAAGTCCATCTATATGGACTATTGACGACGCATCTAATCCGTCTGTCGGGTACCGTACTACGGTTCCCTTGTCTATCTCTCCAAAAATGTCTTCCATGGCTACTGTTCTAGATTACAAGGATGGATTTACTGCCGGAGCTGACGATGAGTCTGATACCTCAACCGAGCATCCAGGAACGATTGATACGAATATAGGATTGTCCGACGAAGACCCGATAGAAGCCTGTTCTGACTCGCCCTGTTTCACATTAACGTCGTCTAGCTTATAACTGCCGCCTGTGCCCCTTTGCTCTTCTGTTTTAGCTGCCTCCTCTGTGCTTCCTACGTGCTTTCCTGCAGTGGCTGTAGCTGACTCTTCACGTATGATTTCAGCGTTTTCACTCATACTTCCGCCTTCTACCGGAGCTTCTGCACCGCCAGCTACTGTAGGGGTAGACCCCTTGCCAGGTACATCTTTTCCGCCAGCAACAGCGTTAAGTTCGTTGGTAATGGCTTCTTCGTTGTCGACTATCTTGTCTTTCCAGTCTTCAGAGACATTGCCTTCTTCGTCTAGTATTCCAAACTTTGTAAGAATACCCTTTACCTTGGCTATGCCAGCAGCCTTCTCTTCGTCGGTAGTGCCAGGCTTGAACATCATATCAATTGCTTCATCGAGATTGCCGGTAGTAAGTCCGCTTATCACAGCCTGCGACATCGTCATATATGCAGCCGGTGCGTTTTCGTCGACCATAGCCTGTATATGCTTTCCAAGCATCTCAAGGTATTCGCCAGTAGACAACACCCTCTTATCGAGAGACTTGAGCGAACCAGACAACTTGTTTGCGGCAACCATCGCACCACCAAAACCAGAATCTGCCGCATTTGCTGTAGCAACTGTCTCTACTACACCACCCATGTCTGCATCTGATGCAGCCAGTGCAGTTCCGCCAACCGTTTCAAGAGCAGAAAGAAACTTCTCCTTGTCCTCATCCCCTAGGGCGGCTACAGCCTTGTATAGATCTTCTCCACTAAGTCCGGAAAGAGCAGCGAGGGCTGAACCTTCTTCGGCGCCTTCTGCCGCTTTCTTGGCAGCCTCTGAGAACATTGTGTCCACGGTAGCTCTGTTGTAGCTCCTGTCTCCTATTGTAACTACGTCCTGAAACGCTGTTTCGGAACCCATGACCTTGATAAGAGTGCGGGCGTCTGTACCAGAAAAAACCTTTTTCTTCTCTCCGTTCTCGTCTTCAATTTCCAAAGCAGACAAGGCTGTGTCGAGCTTCTCGTTTACTTGATTATCAGCAAACACATCCGCATACTCCGAGTTAGGTCCAGTCAGCTCGCCAAGCTCTCTGTAGGCCTCTTGCATCTTCTCGTCCCTGTCCGGGCCTGTAGCGTTCTTGGCCTCCTCGAACTTCTTTCTTACGCCTTCAAGCTTTGCCTTGAATTCGGCAGCCTTCTCTTTTCTCTTGTTCGTCTGGTCGGCGTCATACTTCGCAGACCACTCCTCCTTTGTGTCTCCGAAGCCCAGCTCCTTTATCTCTTCGTCTGTCTTGCCTTCTGCCTTGAGCTCGTCTCTTTTCGCTTTGTATTTCTCGTATTCGGCATCTTTTACGCTGTCATACTTCTTATCCTTGAAATACTTGTCTCCAAACGCCTGCTCGTCTTCCGCGAGTCCGACAAGTGTGTCAATGATTGCCTCTCCGCCTTCGAATACAAGACCACGCTGATTCTCGTCCAAGTGCCCAGCTCCGGCATAGTATCTCCTGTCAACAGAAATACCGGTCTCACTCGCACGAATCTCGTCCGCTATCATTCTAGCCGTCTTCGTGCTAGATCTAGCCGTATGGATGTCTGGGCGTGTGAACGTACTATTGGTGTATACGAGCGCTACAGTGTCATCAGAGGTCAGAACGCCTCCATCGGCCGACAACTCGTTCAACGCATTGACAACCGCTTCGTCAGAGCCATCTCTAAGTGCATCCTGCACTATCTTCGCCGTCTTCGCATCTACCTTTGTAAGACCTGAATCCCTTAGCTGCGTCAGTACCTTTCTAGCGTCGGCAGCCCGTATTCCGTCAGACGCGTCTCCTCCGTGGGATTCTATTATCTCCTTTATGCGATCTTCATTGGTCAAAGCAGTTTTCGAGTCCAGCTTCCTGTTTGCAAACTCATTCGTTACAGCATCCGCAGCGGCTGCAGTGGCATTGGTTCTAAGCATAGTCACGAAATCTGAATCGCCTAGATTCCCGGACATCTCCTCGAACACTCGTAAAGCAGCACCTACGCCACCATCCTTGTCGTCTTTGTGCTCCTGCATAGCCTTAAGCATATATTCCTCTAGAGCGCCTGCGCCTGCGATCTGTCCTGCATGATCGTGTAATGCCTTTTGTATCTCGGCAAATTTGGCCTGGTTTGCTTTTTGTTTGATGTCTTCGCTCTTGTAGCCTGCATCCTTTGCCATGTTCGTGGCCATGTCGAGACCGGTATTTGCGATTGTCCTTTCCATGATGGACCGGTCTTCCCTTGCCGATGCCTGCAGTCCTCTATCCAGAAGATCATTCAACGCTTCAGGGTCGTTTCCTACGGCATCCGCAAACATTTTGTATGTCGTATCGTTGAATATATCCTCCCTCGTAAGCCCCATTGCGTCGGCTACCATCGAAACAGCCATAGACATGCTCCTCTGGTCGCCGCTGGAAAACAACTGTCCTATTCTATGTGCAGTGGTGCTGTCACGGGCTATGACGCCCTTCATCATCGCATATTCGAAAGCTGTCATGGCCTTGTTGGCCGAAGACCCTGCGAACTCTATCGCGCGCCAGTTTGCCCTGGCCTTCAATCGCTGCACCTGCACCGGATTAAGGCCAGCTCCGCCATCCTGCATGTTCGCGAGCTCATTTGCGAGAAATCTTTGCGATATTCCTTGTACGGTAGGAGTATTTACATACCCGCCTGCGACATCTGCCGGAGAGTATCCCATAGCTTGTTGCACGCCTGCCATTCCTGTCGCAAGCATATTGCCTACAACCTGATGGTCGAGTCCGTTCATCTGGCCAAGCGCCTGCAGTCCTCGTGTCTGATTTACAACACGTTGCAGCGCGTCGGCAGACATATTGGACCAGCCGCCTCCTGTTATCTGGTTAAGCATTCGCTTTGCTGCGTCTGCGCTTCCAAACAGATCTCTAAACGCCTCGAGCGTCTTTATCGCCTGCTTTCCTACGGTTTCGAATCTAGCACCGAGATCCTCTCCTGCACCGGCCGACGCTGCTACTTGCTCAAGCACACTGGATACGTCAGATATTGAAAATCCGCGCATGAAGTCTTCGTTGCGTATAAACGTATCGCCTTTGTACATGGAAGCACGTGCCGCACGAGTATAATCATTCACTACACCGCTAGCTCTGTCGCTCCAAGTGTTTGACAGAACATTCCTGTCCTGCATCATTATACTCCTCGACTCAGGACTTAACCGAGACATCGTCAGCGCTTCGCTTCGCTGCGCAGCACGGATTCCCTCTAGACCGTAATCCTCTACGCCGAATATCCCCTGGAATATGCTTATAGCTGTATCAGACAGCCCGGACTCGTCGTTCAGTACCGACTTTTCAAGCTCATCAAGTTCGGCCTGCCTTGCAGAATCGTTTCCGGCAGCTCGTCTTGCAAGTCCGGTGAGAACCTTTCCAAACGCCTTTCTTGACTGCAGCCTGCTGTTTCTTACGGCTCCTCCCATGCGCTTTGCGTTGTCAGAGAACCTACCATAGGCATATGCACCTAGTTCTCCGGCGTTAGGCTCGTTCCACGAAGGAATCCTGAACGGATTTCGCATCCCAAGCATGCTACGAGTAACATAATCCATGATGACAGAACCGAATTCGCCAAGCATGCCTGAACCGCCGCCGACGGTTGTATTATACGGATCTACAAACGGATCATCCTGGCCGGCAAAACCATACGTTCCAACGGCAATATCTCCATATATGTCGTTGGCCCTGGCCCTATTGGCTCCTCCGTAGTAGTATCCTTGGCTCATTCAGTGTCTCCGCTACTTATCTGCTTTTTCAGTTTCCTTGGCCTCCTGAGCTTTCTTTTTAGCTTGCTCAGCCAGCTCGCGCTGCCTTTTCTTGTATGCGTTATAGTATTCTGCCAATTCTCTTCCGTTTGTCGGTCTGCCCATAGCTCTGTTAGCTTCTACTTTAGACTTCTTAACAGCATCGCGATGCTGGTGCATTCCTATGTATGGAAGTATGTCGAAAGCCTTTTTCGCTGCATCGTTGGCTCCAGAAAGAGCCTTCGAGTCCTTCGGGCCTGAAGCCCATGAAGCTTTGGCTACGTAATCTGAAAGCCGTATGTTAAGCAGATCCTTCGTTTCAAGTACGTCTCTCACAAACCCTTTCGTTATTTCTGAATGCGGAAGCCTTAAAGACGTATTCGCAGTGTGGTCTATGCAGTGCACGCGCTCTACTTCCCGGTAGACCCACCGGGATTCCAAAAATTTTCATCTCTAGAAGCTCCAACCATCTTCCAGTATTTAGCCTCAAACTCTACAAGAGCTGCACCAAGTGCAGAGATTAGAGACTCTGGCTTGCTGCGCCATATATCCAAGTCAGCCTCCCAAGCCGGCGGATGTACACCATCGAGGTCCTCAGTAAATTTCAGAGGCTTCTTCATTTCGGCGTACTCTACGCCATTAATTTCTGCCACCTGTGCAACAAGAAGGGCGGCTAACGACGTATCTGACACATCTGCCTTCGTTACGAACTTTCCGTCAATCCCGCTCTTATGCATATATGCCAATATAGCCTCGGTCTCGTCTACGCTTCTCGACCTAAACTTCACCCTTAGATTTCCGCCGAAAAGATCAACGGTCTGCACAAACCTATTACCGGTTGTCACGGCCTTAAGAAACTCCAGCTTGTCGCTGTTTGTTATAGTGACGCGCTCCTGGGTCTTGTCGAGCACGGTCCTGTCATCATCTGCGTTGTCAGCAGATCGAACTAAAGTGTCGAACTTCTTGACCGTGGACGTATCTGTATCTGTCACGCCCTTCAATGGAACATATGTATCGTTCGACGGATTCTTTGCTGCAGTGTTTTCTTGCGGGCCTTGCGCCTGCGTGGGCTGGGCGCCTGCGTTTTCTTTTGTTTCGGTTATTTTCATTTTTGCTGGCTATTTTTTCTTGTTCTTGGATTTTGAATCATCTTCGTCGTCGTCAGGATGCAGTACTGGAACTACAAAATCTGACAACGGATCTAGCTCTATCATGTATTCGTCTCGTTCTTCCTCAATGTCTATATTATCATATTCATTGTCGCAAAGCATTGAAACGGTTTTATCTTTAGTTCCTTCTTTTATCTTGCGCTCGATCTTTATCTGATTCAGCGTAGGATCCTTGAATTTTTTGAGGTGTGCATACTTGCCGTCTTTAACGGCTGAAGTACCTGGCCACGGATATCGTCCGTCGACTGGATGATCCTCGCCCCACTCCGAAAGCGAAAGATTCTTATCTCCGCTCTTTCCTTTTAGATCCTCGACTAGCGGATATATCTCGTTCTCTACAAGCACAGACCAGTATGGCTGGTACAACATAAACTTGCCGAACCTGTCTGTTATGTCTGAACTCTTCGCAGTACCGCACTCCTTCGACGACCTGAATGAGAACAGCGATTTGGATATCGTGCTTGTAGGACTCAGAGGAGAACTCGTGAATATCTTGTTTGATGCCGTAGCAAATTTCTCGAGGTACGATGTAAACCTGCTGCTGTAGTCCTGGCCGAAGTCGAGCCATATAGGAACACCAACCTGCCCAGATGTCGTAAACACGACGCCTCCCGAACCGGAAACAATGGCGGTATCCCCTACAATAGCCGCAGTTCCTCCGTTAAACATCGCTCCGCACCCTGAACCAGACAGCATAATACCGTTGGCAGCTGACATTCCGGCTCTATCTCCGTCTATCATTACTAGGTTGTCGCTTACGATGCTCGTCGTAGTCTTGGAATACACGGAGGCATCGTCGGCTAATATTGCAACGCCGGAATCCTTTGCCTTTATGACAATTCCTGTGCCATCATACTCTTCGCCTTTATTGGACGAGCCCTTGACTTTCTGCTTTGAGAAGCTTTCAAGAACAATGCTCCCTCTGTCTTCAGTATCATCAGAGCCTGCGGCTATCCTTACGTTGCAATCTGCATGTATTGTAACGTCATTGTCAGAAGCGAGTATGTCTACGCTCTTAAGCGCCTTGACGACAGCGTCATCACCAGCCATTGCCACGAAAGATCTTCCAGGCTGAATATTTATGTTTCCGCATGCGCTTATGGTTATACTACCGCCCTCCATAACTATCTCTGAACCCCAGGCATCCCTTATGATTATCGCACCGGACGGAAGACAATACACTCCTGCCTTCCTTCCGACGTTTTCCTCGAGGTTGTCTTCCTTGATTGACTTAGCAGACGTACCTGACTCATCCTGCAAAGGATCCAGGTCCTTTACTTCCTTAAGGTAAAATTCGTCATTGTCGCTAGATGAGCCGCTTTTCTCTACATACTCAAGAAATCTGGCATACGACTGCTTGTATTCGTGCACCATCCTGTCTGCAAGAGCAATCGCATCGTAATGCCCAGAACTTTTTTCGTCGCTGTCCTTTGGCTTTACAAACTTGACGACGTCCTTTCGTTCTATGTCTGCACTGTCTATTCCTTCTGGATCGTCAAATTCACGTATCCTTATAGGAACTGGTATCATATCGCTTCTCTCTAAAGCGAATCCTCCCGCCGACCTGTACAGTAGTCTTCCATTGTCATTGATATGAAGCTGCATAAGGCCCAGATCATCCGGCTCCTTGTCAGCCGTAGTACGCAGCGTCTTGCTGTCGTCCTTATCGCAGTCTGGAGACCTGGACAAGAAACTGCTTATTATTCCGCCCAGGTATCCCTTGTATGTTCTAAGCCTGTATTTTCCTACAGGACGATTCTCGTCCTCGTCGTCCGGTCGCTCTGCCTTTATGCCATAGCCGCCCTTACGTTCGCCAAGGTACGGGGCAAAGAAAGCCTCCTCTGTTATATAACCGCCGTCTAGAAATGCTTTTTTAAATCCAGATATATCATACTGTCTGAAATTCTTCGAAACTATCTCTACGCAGTTATCTACTATGGAAGCAGATACACGAGCCTGGCCGCCTCTTAGAGACATCGTGAGCGTATCTCCGTCCAAGCCTACGCCATACTCGTTCAATCTTACAAAATCACCTGGGAATACATCGCCAGGCCTGTGGTTTCCGGCCCAGAAAGAAGTACCGTCGTTTTTCTCTATTGGGTCGGAATATATAAGCTCTGTATTTGTATTTGGTCCTTCAAACAGTGTCAAAAGCTGCTTGAGACGATCTTCTGGCTTTTTATCCTTCTCTAGGTTGAACGCACGTGTATCCAAAGTACCTAAAATATAGCCTAGGCCACTTGAATCAGCATTCAACATAACAACAACGACAGATCCCTCTTTTGGCATATCGCAATCTGCATATCCAAAAGGAGATCCCTGTGCCGTTCTGGCCAACGTGCATGTTCGATTTCCTACGCCTGATATAGCGACAAGAAAATCGTATGAGCCAACTCCAGTTCTGATTATAGTACCGACACGCAGCCTGCCGGCTTTAAGCTGGGCGACATCATCCATAACACGATGCAGCTCTTCTGTGATCTTAGAAACCTGTTCTCTTGAAAATGTGTCTTCCATTCCTTTTAGTATACTAAAAACATCTAAAAAAAAGAAGCGGGCAAAGGCCCGCTCCTTTTTGAGTCATCTCCTTGCGGAGAAAACCTACGTTACTCATTTCCAAGATAGTGGAATACGCCTCCAGCGTTCTCCGTGAAGAACGTATCCTGTGCCTGGCCCTGTATAGAGAACTGGGTCCATATTGCATGCTGGCAGACCACCGTTGTTGCCTGGTTTGATCCTTGCAGAATTTTTATCTTCGTGCCTAGATCGCATGTCTGGTCAGGTGTGAACGTAATCGTAACAGCCGTAGGAATGCAGTCTTCGATGCTTGTCTTAACGCCCTTCGCAAGCTCGCCAGCTCCAGCTACATGGCTGAACGAGAATGTGCCCTGTGCAACGCCTTTGGCCATGATAACGTCCTTTCCAAACGTAAGCACTGGCTGTACCGGCATGTTATATGTGACGTTGGCACCTAGAACGAAAGCGTCTCCGCTCGTTCCTGACACCGTTATCGTTGCCATGTTCTGATCTATAACCACGAAGTTTCCTACTTCATTTCCAAAAATGTCTGATGCCATGTTTAACTCCTTGTTTTAATCGTTCGATCGTTGTCAGACTTGCTAGACCAATCCAACGGTCGCCTCTGTGGTTTCAGTTACTTCAGTGCTGACGTCGACGGTCAGATACAGATCCATCTCGTTGAACGGAGCAGGCAGAACCACGACAACGTGTGCGATAATTCTAGTTGCATTGGTAGGGTCGACATTGATGCTCTCGATACGGCCATCGAGGATCTGAGATCCAACAAGATCGTTTGACGCTGTGTTGTGTGCAAGATAGTACAGACGAGCCAGGATATCTGCCCTTATTCTCCTGATCAACGATGGCGTCACATTGTACGATCCCTTGTATCCTTCGATCAGCGAATCGAACTGGTACGTGATGTTATCGAAGTTGACGACCATGGACAGCTCTGACTTCGCTAGCACGTTGGATGACACACCGGTCGTGATCTGCTTCCTGACATACACCGCGTCACCGGCCTGATCCTGCTTCATCACAAGGCAGCCTCCGGCCGCAGCAGTATCAAGGTCTGCGTCGGTAAACACAGCATAGGTATCAGGAACATCGTCTACTCCAGGTATGACCGCGTTGGTGATCGGCGCTTGAGGAACAACGCTGGCCTTCATGCCCGCGATGATAGGAGCAGCGAACAGCGAGCTGTACGTCTCTCCACCGAATTTATATGTCTTCGGGAACACGTCGACGGCTCTGTGTGTGCCATAGCTCTTAGCAGCGCCTGCAGCAGCGGCGGCCGTCTCGTGGCTCGTAAGCGTATGAGTAATCGTAGCATCGACCGTCTCGCCATCTACGAAGGCATACTCGTCATCTACGCCAGACTCAGGATCGACATACTTCGTCTTGGTGAGTATAGACGTCCTGTTCATCTTTCTCGCAGCTACGAACTTGCGTCCATCAGCCAGCTCGATGACATCTCCCTCGACTGCGTCAGGCGCGCCGCCGTCAGCCTTGACCACAACATATTTCACTCCGTTCTGCGAATACACGCCGAGTCCGGTCACTTCGAAGTCGGTGGTTGTGCTGTCTTCAACCGCAGAGCACAAAAACGCTGTTCTCCAGTGTTTCACATTCTCGTTAGACATGTTTGTGACATGTGCGACAACGGCAGTGAGAACACCTGCGTCCTGAGACATTGGAACCAGGTAGTACAGCGTCTTGTTGTGTCTTGACAGCTCAAGAGCCCGCGTGAATTCAGCGACTGATTCACCGCCTGTGACGTAGTAATACACAACGAACGCGCCGCCAACGAATGCGTTGAACACGCCCATTGCAATCGGGTTGGCAGGATCTGCCTTTCCTAGCACGTCCTCGACGTCAGCCATCGATGTAGCGACATGAATTCCAACAGACGCAGACTTGTGCAGAGTTCTGTATCCGACGGCAACATCTGCCACGAGAACAAGCCTGTTGTTATCACCGATCTTTACAGTCGTATTGGTGCCAATCTCTACGACTTCAGATGTAACCTTGGACGGCTCGACCTTGACCGATGCAAACTTTCTGCAGATATAAACCTCTGCGTTTCCGTCGCTTACAAAATCTGGAAGGCCGTCGACAAGCGTAACAACAGTGTCTGCGCCATCAATCTCGATCTTAAGGATGTTCACGAACTCCCAAGACCCGTCTCCTGTTGTAGGCCTGAAGGCAATGACATCAGTCAGAGCAACCGGAGATGCGAGATCTGGATCAACTGATTTTCCAATCAACTTCTTTCCGTTGAATCTCAGCACTCCATCGAGATAATCTCCGACGACTGTAACGTCAGCAAGCTCTCCGAGCTCGTAGAACGAAACACCAGGAAGAAGATTGATGTAGGCATTTTCCGCGTAAACCTCGACACTTGCCTCATCGAGCACGTTTACGGCTGAGACCTCGAACGGCTCTTTGATCACAAGATTAGTCCTGCTGTCGTCGGCTCCGGCCTTCTTCGCCTCGAAGTAGTGCCTTGTGAGCTGCTCCCTCTCGTCAACGTCGCTGTATCTGTGAAGGTCGTACTGTGGTCCAAACACAAACACATTCTGATCAAGCGGAGTACCAGCCGTAGGGGTTCCCCAATTCTGGAACACTCTGAATTTGCTGCTGTAATTTGCCATGTGAATTAAACTCCTTGTCCTTTTCCTTGTCTTGGTTTATCAAGGTCTGTTCTTAATATATCACGAGGTATTTTATCTTGTAAAGGTTTAAAAATAATATCCTGAAGAACGGGTGCCTCAGGCCGCGTTCCAGTCATGTCGATGAATTCAAATTCAAAGCTGCATGTGCTTACCCACTGTTCTTTAGATGCACCCTGCATCTTTTCTATCGGAGTCTGCGCCACCGGTCTAAACTTAGACAGGCAGTAGTCCTTCTTGATAGGATATGAAAAATTCCATAAATAGTCTAGGGTGTTGTCGCACAGCACGTTGGCCTCTCCAGAGGTCTTTGCAATATGCGCAAACGAAACAACTCCAGATACCTGCCGCATAAAGTACGTTGTTCCTGTTTTTCCTTCTATTCCGTACGGCAATCTACCTGTTGGATATTCGAACTTAAGAGGGCTTAACTTGACTATTATAGCCGGCCTGAACTCTGGATGTTCATCCTCCCATCGCATCTCCTTGTCTATCCATATGCCGGTTTTATTTTTATCGTAGTCGAATCTGCGCTCAGGACACCCTTTTATGAACTCGGATCCCGTCTTGTAATATTGGCGTATGACATCTACGAACAAACCATACAAAACACTGCTGTGCTTTGTAAGCTCGCATATAAGCTTCTTATCCTCTATCGAGTGGTCGAAATATATCTCGAATGGCTCTACGTCAAGCGGCTTCTCGTTCATCTTGCAGTTTCGATCTTGTAGATTTTATCGGAGACAGGTGCCTCGCTGACAACAAGTGACTGTACCAGAGGTATTCTTCGCAGCTCCGCTATCACAGACGCCTTGTTTACATAGTATCTCTTGTCAGAACCTATATCAACTATAACATCATTTTTCTTTGCGACTATACTGGAAGCCATTCTCACTTCAAATATCTTTCTCTCCAGAGTACCTGCACCTTCATCGACGACGTCGTGGTTTGAGTCTGAAGAAAACGTCATCCACATATCATACGGTCCGTTGTACGGGTTAATCCTGCCAGTTCCAAAACACTGGTCACAGTCAGCGAACCTAATCTCACCTGTTATAGGATCTCTGCACTTCAAGCAAGGTGGCCCAAACGTAGTGACTGTAAACAGCTGACCGGCTGTTCCTGCCATTTTTTTCATATGCAAGACCTCTTTTCGCATTATGTCTCTTGCGATCAGAAAGTCCTTTCTATTCAAATCACCGTACGGATTAACAACACTAGAAAAATATTTCGTATTGTCTGCAACAAGTACAACTCTGAAATATAGCACAGAAGACTTGTTTATAAGGCGCCTTCTGTCTTCCTTGTAGAAATATCTATCTACAATCGGACCGGAGATGTCTATCCACGGGCCTGTAATAGATGTGGCCTGCTCTACTCTGAACACCCACGGAGGAGCGACATTGAAATCGCCAGATACGCGCCACGTAAACAGAAAGCCTGCCCCGTAGCTAGGAAAAATATCTACACTGGATATCACAGTGTCCATTAGAAAGTAGCAAACCCGTTAGACGCGTTTATACTTCTCTTGTTCTGCCTCACCCACAGCTTATACTCTTCCCAAAGCCTGGCTGACGCTGCATCGTACGCCTGCGCCTTATTATCGTCGTCGACAGTTAAGCCGCCTGCCTGATACTGCAAATGATTTCTGCGGTATCTGTTTGCAGCTATTGCCAAGAGATTTCCGACAGTACCCTTTAGAAGATTGAACCTGAACGGATTGCGATCATAGTCTATGTTTCCTATGTATGGCGGCTGCTCGTTCCAATAATCCTGCGCATACGTCAACGCCTGTCGTATCTCCTCAGGTGTAAATTCATAATCGTCAAGAAGCGTGTTCAGCTCTGGCTCGTTGTCGCGAAGCCAGAATCTTATGTCGTTCTCGACTAAAAAAGTGTCACCGCCCTGCAACTTCGCCATGACTAGTTACCCGAATTACCAGACTGTTTGTCTGACGACGAAGACCTGCCACGTATGTCAGGAACCTTCATGGCATTTACTCTGTCTGCGGCAGCGTCATATTTGTCTTTCAAAGAAGTCAACGTATTATCAGTATACTGCTTTATATCAGGCCAGTAATTTCCAAGAGCGAATCCACCTGCGCCTATGCCTGCGTAAAGCGCCCATCTCTTTATCTTGTCTACAAGAGATTCTTCCTCGTCGTCATCGTCTTCATCTTCGGGCTGCATCGCTGCAGGCATAGGTACTCCGTACATAGGATTCTGCCTGTAGAAATCTCTTGAGTCTCCTCCGTCGTCAAAAAACATAAGTTTACTGGCCTTCTTTTCAAGCGCCTCGGCAAACCCTTCGTAAAAGTCTTCTGGGCTCAAACTACCTAAGTTCTGGTATTCGGCCTGCTTGACACAGAATTCTGCTATATCTGGATCTACGCCTCTTTCAACAAGTGAACACGTAAATCCATGCTTCATCAGCGCATTTTGCTCGTAGTTATTCATTTTGTATGTGTAGATGTTTGTTAGCGTCGTATCAAATATTACACCCTTTCATATAAAAAAGCCACCGGCTTTTTACACCGGTGGCTTGAGGTACGAGAGCCTTGTGGACTCTTACGACTCTTACGACTCCTGCTTCTTGCTGTTGAAGATGGCGAGCGCAACGCCGGCAACGTTTCCGATGCCGACACCGCCGAGCCAGTAGGAGAACATCTCGATGAAGTATGCCTCCTTCTTCATGTACATCGTCCAGTCCGTGAGATAGAACGCACGGCCGAGGAACTTAGGAGCAGCGAAGAAGAACACGTAGCCGTCTGGGATCAGGTCGTCCTTGATAGTGAAGAGGACCTTGACGCCCATGAACTTGTCGATCGTCAGACCGTCGGTGAAGAAGGTCTGGGAGAGATCGCCACCAACCTCGTCGCGGCCGAAGGTGAGCAGCTCGCCCGCGGTGATCTCGTTCATGAGGCAGAGATCGTTGCGGAGGCGGTACTTGCCCTCCTTGTTGCCACGAGGAAGCATGTTGCGAGCTTCCGCGAACGTACGACGGTTGAGGCCGCCCTCGAACTCCATCTTCTGGATCTTGCCAGTCATATGGTTGCGGCCGTCCTCGTCGCAGTCGTTGACGATCGAGTAGCAGAGCTCGATGAACTTGCGGTCGTACTCCGTGTGGGCATCCTTGAGCGCATTGTCCGTGAGGATCTTGCGGATGTCCATGCGGGTCGTGCGGAGCTCGTCGATGTCCTTCTGGAACTTCGGCGTGAGCAGACGCGCGAACGGGATGCGGAAGTTCGTCGACTCGATGTACTCGGCATCGGGCACCGTCTGGAACGGAACGAACTTGGCTCCAGGGGAGTCAGGCTCGAGCTCGATGGTGATCGAGAGGCCCTCCTGCATGCCACGATCGAGCATGTCGTCGGTAGCCTGCTCCGGAGGAAGGATCTTCATTGCGAAGGAATCCTCGCGGAGGCCCGTGCGGATGTAGTCGGTCGAAGCCTGAGCGGTCTTCTCGATGTTGTTGGAATTCTCGCGAGTGAGCTCGCCGAGAATCGCGTTGTTCATGACGTCTGTAGGAACGTTCTGTGTCATTGTATGTTTCCTTTCCTAGCTTAGATGCCCGTGAACTGGATCACAGTCCTGTTGGCACCGCGGCGCCAAGGCAGGCCATCCTTGCCATCCTTTGCAATGGCATTGTTGACCCAGCGAGTGAACGGAGGAACGGTAACAACCGCAACCGCGTTCTCCTCGGTGCCCTTGGAGAGCATGCCGTCCTTGACCGTGAGGAAGTCGCCGACCTTGAAGTCGTCGCCGTCGTAGACATCGGTCTGGTACTCTTCCTTGCGGAGGAGGAGGCCGGTGAGACGAGGCTGAGACTGGATGACGTTGGAGCGCATGTCGGGCTTCTGTGTGATCGCAATGTCACCAGCCTCGTACACGACGCCACCAGCCATCGCGGCCTGCGTGTCAGCGTAGTCCTGAAGAGCAATGTAGACCAGCTTCTGAGAGCCGTCTGCAAGCTCGAATGCGCCCTTGTCGTTCGCCTGAATGATTGAACCGCGGACGATCTTCTCATTCGCTTCGGCGGGGTCTACAGGAAGGGTCTTGTCAACCTGTGCCATCGAATAGGTGGCGCCCTTAATAGGTGTGAACCATCCCATGGTTGTACTCCTTTGTTTTGTTTAGTCAATCGTACCTGTATTTCCTCCACGAGGGAAGAAAATCCGTTCGAAAGGATCGTCGCCGGTACTCACGGCAATCTTTTCGTTTGAAGCGACCCCGAGAGAATCAGGCCCGATTTCTCCGGCAAGCTTCTCAACGTAGTCGAAAATCAATTCAGGTGCCTCCGCAACCTTGTCGATGAAAGCACTCTCGTTTGTCTTTGAGAGAAGGCCTCTCTCGACAAGTACGGAGGCAGCCTTCGTTGCGCGCTCTACGAATGCAGACTTCTTGGCCTCGGCCTCCGCAAGCTTTTCGAGCTTGGGCTCCGTCTCCTCGATGTACTGCACGGCCTTCTGGGCCAGCGCGTTGTAAGACTGCTCCGTAATCATCGATTGCACCTTACTTTCCGAGGTGAGCAACAAGCAGCTTGGAAGCGGCGGCGATCTTGCTCATCATAGAGGCTCTCTTGTATATGAGAGATGCCTGCTTGCTGACGGGCTTCTTGGAGATCTTCTTGGCCGCAACCTTCTTCGCGGAGGCCTTCTTGGCAGATGCCTTCTTTGCAGAAGCCTCCTTCTCACCGTCGTCAGCCTCGGGCTCCGCCTCTGGCTCCTCTCCGGATGGCTCAGCTGAAGTATCTACAGCGGCCTCGTCGCCGCCCTCGGCTGCCTCGTCTCCGACGCCGACATCCAGGCCTAGCTCCTCCGCCGCCTCGGGCTCCTCGGCCGCGAGCTCCTCGACGATTTCTGCGAGATCCTCCTCGGTGAGAGCTCCAGACTCAAGCTGTGACATCAGGACCTGTGCAACCGCATCCTCTGGAAGCATCTCGCCGTCATCGGCTACGTCAGCTTCCGCGGCAACGTCTGCTGGAACGTCCTCGGCCGCTGGCTCCTCTGGAACTGCCTCCGGCTCCTGGGCTGCCATTGCCGCAATGGCGGCATCTGCTTCGTTAGCGCCTAGATCCTGTGCCTGCTTGATGCGAACATACTGAGCGGCTGCGCGCTGTCCTGCTACATATTCCTGAGCTGCACGCTGACCAGCTGCATATTCCTCTGCTGCCTTCTCCTGCCCTGAGATGAAGTTGAAGACATCCTCTGCCTGCTTGGCTCCGGCCTGCTTGGCCATAACCTTCTCCGCAAGATCTGCTCCCTCCTTTTCTGCGAGCATGGCGCACGCGAGTTTGGCGAGAATATCTGTTGTAAGCTCAAGATTCAGTTCGGGAGCGCCAGCAGACTTCGTATCCGGCTTGGACTCGACCTTCTTCTCCTTCTTCTGTTCTACCGCGGGAGCGGCGGCCTGCTTCGTCTGAGCGGCCTGCTTCGTCTGAGCAGTCTGCTGTCCGTGGATCAGAGAAAGGATGTCGTTGACAAGAGTCTTCTGCGCAGACGCCTCCTTGGCATTTGCATCGGCTGTCTCGAGCGGCTTCTCCTCTGGGTTGACGATTGACTCGTCGGACTCGAACAGGTCGCCGGCCGTGATAGGACGATCGTCGCCCTTGCCTTCTGTTGAACGAGTTGACTCTGGACCCATCGATCCGTCATTCACCTCGGGATCCTCCTTCGGCAGAGTAACGTCCTTGTCGTTCTCCGCACCGGGCATGTTGTCGGGATCCTCTCCCGAAATTTCAGCGAGCTTTGCCTGTGCACGCTTCGTCATAGCCTGCACTTCCTTGAGCATCTGAGAGTATGTTGCCATGTTTTTTATTCCTTCTGCATGTCTTGAAGCGCTCCTAGCGCCGTCATGCATTCTGCTATTTTAGATGTTTTTTGGTTCGAAGTTTCGCCACATCGGCTGGTTATGACTGCGTCTATAGCAGCTAGTTTGTAAGCAGCGTATTTCTCCGCTAATTTCTTAGTTACATAACCATTTAAAATCTTTAATGAAGAATTGTCAACAACAAAATTAGGTTTAGTTCCTTTTATTGTCGCGGACACTACAGAATCCTCTAGCGAGTCAATGCAAGACGCTTCCTTCAGCTCCTCTTTCAACTCAAAAAGATTCTGTCTCGAGATCGGAAAAGAGCATCCAAGTGGCCACGCGTCAAAATTTAGATCGTTGCACAGTTTCTGCAAACAGGACGTATCTTTAGCCTCTTTAAGTACTTCAGCAACTTTCTGCGAAACACCGTTTAAATAAGGCTTAACTGTGTTGAAGTCATCTCCCATCGCATACTTGAAGAAAGACGTCGAATCCATGACAACGCCAGCATCGCCTAGAACCCTGAAGGCTGCTCCAGGATCAAGTTCGCGAAGCTTGTCTATTGTTGAATCTTTCAAAGGATGTGATGCTATCTTGCACAGCTGTACAAGAAACTTGTCGCGCGCCGAATCTGCAGAGGCTGTCTTTGTTATAAATCCAACATACTTGTCGTGCATGTCTATAAGCTGATTGGCATACGCTAGTTTCCTGAGTCCAGAAGGAGACGTGATCGCCAGCCTGTCTGACGCCTCTACACCATAGTATTCAGCAAGCTTCACGGAATCGAACGGAAGCGTGTACGACGCCTCCTTCTCTTCTTTGTCGTCGTCTTTGTCCTTCTCTTTATTTTCCTCGTCCTTGTTGTCCTTGTCCTCGTCTTCCTCGTCTGGCATTACTTTCATAAGATCCCACGCGATTCTATCTGCTGGCTTACCTACAAACGAGATATCGAAGAACTTAGGTTCGTCGTTGAACGTAAATATATGCCTTCCGTCCTCCATCATTTCTCCAAGATGGTCACGGACATGCTCGCACTCAAGCTCGTCTCCCGCGTGCTTTCTCTTCGCGCCGCAAATAGAGCAACGATCATGGTCTACCATGCAAGCCATCGAAAAGCAGATCTCGCCATCGCGCTCTAGACGCTCAAGCTCTGGAGCTGCCTTCTCTCTGTCAGCATGTATGAACAGCTCTACACGATCCATCATATCGTTAAAAGCAGAAGCAATTATATCGCCTATGGACTTCTTGGGGTCCTTATTCCTGTGATGCCTGAATACGTGTCCGAACTCTACAAAAGTCGGATGATACTTCTTGCACGCCTCACGAGTAAAACCGTCACCGTTCCTGTTTGCTCTGTATGCCTCTGTGTCACCAAGTGCTACAACGTGAATACCTACATGATTCTTGTCTGGCTTCAGTTCATCGTAGCTCTTACCAAAAATAGTCTCTGTCTCTTTCTTTTCAGCTGTCTTTACAGAATTGCCGGAGTCGACAATCTCCATGCCGACTCCTATGTCAGGATCGAACTGCGATGACTGTATCAGCTTTATCATCGTCTACTTTCCCTCGTTAAAATCAGTGTGTGCCTCGTCTGGATACAACGCATTTCCAAGTCTCTGCAAACCGTCAAGGACCAGACCGCCGCCAACCAATCCAGCAACGCCAGTGCCTACAGCTCCTGGTCTTGTATTTTTATCAGCAAGACTTCTAATCCACCGCGTGTACCACGGACGTGCACTTAGATCGGCAACCTCTGCATTAAGTTTCGGAATAGTACCAAGCGTCTCGGCATTTCCAGCCGTATCGGTAGCTACAGTTTTTCCGCTGGCGTCAGTTTTACCGGTAAGACCTTCCAATCTACCTCTAAGTCTATCAATCTCGCTATCTAGAGTCTTTAGGTTAGCATGCCCGATCCCGCCGTCTCCTTTGCCAGATTGGATATCACGCAATCTTGCCCTGTCTCTTTCAAGACCTATTGGCTCTGTAACAACACGCCTTCCATCACCATCTCGAAGCGGCTCATTATCAGTTGGTGGTGTTTTTGTGCCAGGATGTTTAGCCCTTTTTGCCTGTTCGCGCGCTATCGCGTCTGCTCTATCCTGTGTAACCACATTAAAATCGCCTGCCTCAAGTCTCGGATCTAGACCCTGCCCCTCAACTACAGCATCAATATCGGCAGGGAATCTAAGCCAGGGGCTATACTTTCTAGCGGCTTCCTGTATATTTTCTCCAACAGCGCGATCAGCACGTCCGACACCGTATGGAGACTCGCGTATACTTTCATTAGGCACGAGTGGCTTAAGACTTAGATTTCCATTCCTATCTATAGTTGCAACGTCACCGAATACTTTTGCAAGTCCTTCAGCTCGTGCGCGTGCCGCATCAGCAAACTCAAGACGCGGATCACGTACAGTAGCGTTTTGTCCGCCACCACCTTCTCCTGCTATTTCATCAAGAGCCTGAGCGCGCATTTCATCTGCGTATATTTTGTATATATCAGGCATATCTATAGCCATAGCCGCCTCGGTCGCAGCTCTTGCAGGCGTCATCATTTTAGTATTTTTTGTGGTATCGTCTATTACGCTGCGTGCAAGATCTCTATCGCTATTGCTAATATCTCGGTTTAAAAGACGATCCTCTTCTGCGATCCGTGACCTAAGGTACCTCATGGTGTCGTCTAGCTCGGCGACCTGTCCAACAACAGAAATGTTGTCCTTCCATCCGGGTGTTTCAGTCAAGGCAGCTCTCTGAAGCTCTCTATCGTGCAAAACTTCGCGAAGCCTATCTAGGCGATCACTTCTACCTGGAAAATCTGCAGAAGCTGCAACATTATTGGCCCTAATCTGCCTAAGAGCCTTTAGGCGCTCACTTATTTGAGGCATGACATCCTGAAGAACTCGTGCGTCTGCTGTAGAGTTCTCGATGAACGCAAGCTCTTCTGGCGTTATTTCTCCACGAGCGATTCTATCTTGAAGCTCAGCTGCCTCGTTTGCTAGCGGCTGTCTTCTTTCCTCGAGTCTATCAATTTTATCACGCAGTCTCTTAGCACGGTTATTTGCTCTGCTCAACGCCATTCTTGGAGTGTTAAGAACGGCAGCAGCACCGGCGCCGGCTCCTGCGGCTAGCTCGCCAAGCGCAACTCCTGCGCTAGGGCCTTCCGACGGTGCTGGAGAAACGGCATCTACGCTGTCCTCGAATTTCTCGTCGCCATCTATAGGCACAAACATGTTATCAGCCATCTTTCACGCTCCAGTTAAATCGTTATCTAATCTTTCCAAATGTAAAAAGCCTGCGAAGACCTCGCAAGGCATCTCCTTTGTAATCTCTTGCTGCGTTTCCTACTTGGAATCCTAGAGTATTAAAAGTTCCCGTGTCTTCCTCTCTGAACAGAACTTTATCTGTGTCTGGCATCAATACCGGATCGTCACTCCACGGAACAGGTACGCTTACCATCTGAAATATGGTACCGTTGTTGTTTCTATATCCGATTTCATTCCTGTCCGACGCATCATACAGTCTTCTTGCAACAGCTTCACGGCCTGCAATCTGCTGCGGTATGATTCCGTCTACGACCTCTCTGGTGATGTAGAACGGAACGCCTGCCACAGGCTTCCCGTCTGATCCACGAAGTGTCACGCCTCTGTCCTGGGCTATCATGGCGGCCTCTGTCCACGGAGTAGAATCAGGATGCTTCTCGTGAGATGCTGTAGCTACGGCAGCTAGATATTCAAGTCTCTCTGGAGATGGTATCTCGCGCTTTGAAGACACATCTGGTGTCTCTACCGTTGTACCATCCTCTGATACGACAGGCTTCACGGAATCAGGCACTGGAATGCGTATTGTGTCTTCCTCTGGCTGCTGTTTGCCTGCGCCTGGATCAAACGAGCTGGAATTCCAGTTATCATATGCAAAGCCTGCCGCTGTGCCTAGTCCTGCGCCTGTCAAAGCGGACAGCAGATACTCCTTAAGCTGATTCTGGTCCTTGTCTTTTGGCCTGAGCGCCTGTACGAGAAGACCGAGACCGGCCCCGCCAAGCGCTCCAGTCATAGCACCGCTAGCTGCCTTCTTCTCGGCACTGGAAAAACTACCTATTGCAGCAAGATCGTTCTTTGTAATCATCTCTCGCCTATGCCCGTCCTGTGAGTTTTATTGCTTCGCGCTGCTTCTTCTCTAGGTCTGTCCACGTATTTGCGTCGTACGGACTTATAGCTATGGAATTCACAGCCTGTCTAAGTACTGACCTCGTAAGTTCCTTGTCGTTAGCGAGTTCAGGAGATATGTGCAGCAACGTCTGGTAGATCGACGCAACCGTGTCTGGATCGGCTTCCGCTATTATCTTGTCTCTTGCCATAAGATCCTGCAGCATCATAGCACGCACAACATTCTCTGTCGTTCGCTTTGTCTCGTCGTTCTCACTAGCCTGGTTGTCGAAAAGAGCAGAATCCAGATCGAAAGCGTCTGAATGTACTAATCCTTGCGTACCAGTCGTAAGACCCTTGCCAAACGCGAGGCGTCCGACCATCGAGGCCTTCTTCTCGTTAAACAGTGATAAAAAAGTACTTGGGCCCTCCTCTTTCTCCCCTATAAACGCAGTCGTTATCTCTGAGTTCATTTTCTCGGCCTGCTTGTGCATGCTGTCTGCCTGGGCGCGCATGTCTTTCATCGAAGACAGAGTCTCGGCCATATCCTCTGCTGTCTTTATCTCGTCGGAAAGATCAGAATCGTCAACAAGAGATGCCTTGCACTTTGCTTCCTTGAACTGAGCGGGTAAAACCTTGTCAAGCTCCTTGACGATATCCTTGTTTGCAGACTCCTTGAAGCGGGCATACTTCTCTACGCCGCCTTTCTTAACAGTCTCAGCAAGCCCATAAAGCTGTGTAACAAGATCGCTCTTCATCATGCCTGCAATGTTAGCTGCAAAATCTGCGGCATTCTTTACAAGCTTCATCTGATTGACTAGGAGATAAGCCAGATTATCTCGTGACAACCCTGTGGTCTTCTCCTCGTTCTCTGCAGCCTTCTCGACTACATCATCCTCATGTGCAATGTAATCATAGGCGGGCTTACTGTAGTCGAAGTAAATGTGATTGACCTCTGCGGTCTTCTCCTCCTTGCCAAGAACCTTGTCTGCGTCTAGCATCATCGCTGCAACCTTGTCCTTGTGTGCAAGAGGAAAAGAAGCGGTTTTGTCGGCAGCTTGCTTGTACTGGTTAATTGTAATAGCAGTATTTAACGTCTCAACAAGACGATCTGTCTGATCGCTGTTGAACTCATGAGCTGCTGCAGACTTGCAAACAGCCTCGTCAGGCGTGCTTCCCTCGTTGCAGAACTTTACCGCGTCCTCTAGCGCTGATCTTAATTTGTCTTCAAATGCCATCTTGGTCTCCTTAGAATCCTTAAAATTTACTTGCTATCAGCTTGTTCAATTCAGCGTTCGCCGCCTCAGTGTCCGCCGCCGGCAGAGCGGTCTTTTCTATGGCTGCCTCGGCCTCCAAAGTGTCCTTGATGGCCCTCATCATAGCAGGCTGTGCATCCACCTCCTTTGCAGCTCCTATCACCTGTGGAGACGCCTTGTACAATATTGCCATTAACGTCCTGGTTGTGTCAAGGCCGGTTTCTCCAGATTCCTTTGATTCCTTCAGCATCTTGGTCTGGCTCGTCAGAGCAGATAGAAGCTTGGCCATCGACTCATGTCCTATACGTCCCTCGAACATCGACATGAACACACGAGACTGCGCTACGCGCCACATCTCGTCCAGCATATATTCCTGACTGTCGTTGCGCTTTCCGTGCGCATCCTTCCACAGCCATATCGACGTTAGAGTATCGTATCCCATCAAAGCGCCAATCATCTTCCACAGCTGCTCAGGCGGAGTCTCGTCGTCCATTTCTCCTGACGGAAGAGCAAAATACTGTCTAAGCTGGCACGATGGATGAAGCCTGCCGTTGTCAAGCCTCACGTTAAAATACATCTTCTCGTAGGCTACAAACGCATCCTCGTCTATAGTTCCGCCACCTATATCCAAAGAAATAACACTGTAGTTTACAGCAGTTAAAAGAAGAGGCTCCAGACGATATTTCACGTCTGAGGGCCTAGTTCCCTGATACCAGACAGACGCCATACGCATATTCATCTGTGCCGGATTGAGGCGCCTTCCGTGCTTAAGCGCAGAGAGATAATCTACCTGCCTTTTTATCCACGGATCGTCGACGTACATCGAATACTCGGGATCTGGTCTGTACCCCGGGTTGTCGAATAACGCCACAGCTACCGAATTTCGCCAGTCAGGCTCGAATTGGCAAGGATTGTCTATTGGCGTAACTATTGTCTGTTCGCCAATCTTCAAGATCAACCGCCCTTCGTGAAGAACCTTACAAGCGTAAATATAAGCTCTATGAGAGCTCCAGTAGATGTAACGGCAATAAAATACAGCAGCTTCTTCTGCGCGTCGAACTCGGTACGGATCTCCGTGACCTGCGTAGTAAGCGGCTTTGCCGTCTGCGTTCCCTTGTGGACCATTCCGTCAAGGTCATCTACCTGGCGCTGCAGCTGATGATACTCAAGATCAAGCTCCGCGATCTTCTTCTCGAGCTCCTGAGCCTTTCTTGTGTTTTCGTCGATCTGCTTCTGGTTTCTGCGGATAGACTCCTCCAGAACCCCATTCTGCTTAGCCAATTCCAGAAGCCTGGCTCCTGGAAGCTCGATAACCTCTTCTGCCATCTTACAACCTCCTACACCGACACGGTGTCTGCATCGTCCCCGCCAACCGACTTCTTCTTGAGATCGAGAGTCAGCTTGCCGAGCGTCTTGAACGTGCTTCTAAGCACATCTTCCATCTCGACTACGTCGTCAGTGCCGTAGCGAGAAATGAAATCGTCGTGCTTCCAGTAGTACAGGAACAGCACACGGCCAAGACGGTCGAGAGTCTCCATGAACTGCGGAATGTATGAATCGATCACGTTGCCAGTGTCGTAGACACGGCTGAGACCACCGATTGTAGCCTGGTCGAATACGTTCTTCTGACCAAGCTCGGCCGCCTGCTGTGCAAGCTGCTGTGCCTCCTGGTCGATCGGCAGCTCCTGGTTCTGCTCCATCTCGCCGCCGACGTTTTCGCCCTGCACGTTCTCGTATGGATCGCCACCAGGAACTCCTGAGAGCTGCCCCTGCGTCTCGTCGACATAAGGCATCTGGTATACAGGCATTCCGGTGTATGGATCTGTCGTGGCTCCAGGCATCTGAGGCTGAGGCATGTCAACTCCTACAAACGGAGACATCTGCGCAAACTTGATGACATATTCCTCGCTGCCTGCGTTCTCTGCCTTCTTGAGCATCTTCTTTGCTTGATCATATCCAAGTCCGAGGCGTGTAACCAGAGTAACGCATGCCTGCTTGTAATTGTCGAATTCTACAGCGGAATGTCTGTCGAAATTAAGACGGAAGCCGTGGCTGTTGTGTGCAAGACGCAGCGTATGATGTGCATTCTTGAGCATGTAGTCGAACATGGTCGACTCGCTTCCGAGCGAAACATCCTCCGGCTTCGCGTCGCGATCGTAGTGCTCCCACGTCTCGTCGTCCCTCTTCGCGCGCTTCTTGTAAAGTTTCAGGCACTTCCAGTCGGAAGGAATAACTAGATATTCGTCGTTGCGCTTCGGGCGTCCGCTAAATTCTGCAAGCTCGATGTTGTCTACAGTCCAAAGATCCCCGCTCGTAATGCTACAACGGAAAGAAGGACGGCCATCCGAGTTTCCAAAGAACTCCTTCACGTCGACAGGTCCGATAAACGTATCCTCCGGGCTGACAAGCAATATCCTATCCCCGTTCTCTATATCGCCGATACTCTTTGCACTGTCATAGGCCTTGCCTTCCGGGCCAGGATCACCGGCATCGCCGTCGGTCTTTACATACACCTTCTCGTTCGACCACACCCTTCCAGTGCGTCCATCGTCAGGAAAATACACTAGAGTACGATTAGCCTTGTACTCCTTATCGCCCTGTGCAGCTCCATCCTCATAAAGAACATAGCCTTTCTTGAATTCGCCACCTGGCATCAGCACTTCGTACACGCCAGGCTTGTCCGGCGAAGCCATGTACTTAGTATACTCCGTCGTGTATGCGATAGACTTCTCGTCGTCCTTGCGCTTGTCTGTGATCGTAAAGCCGTTCTCTACGATATCCTTGGCATCCTCCGTGCCGCGAGGAGTATCTGTAACCTTGACATCGAAATCAGGCTTCTCCTCTGCCTGCTTCTTGATAAGGTAGCAGTCCTTTGCGAACTTGTCGGTATAGAATGCTGACGGTCCTTCGTAGAACTTCATGGCAGCCTCGGCCATCTTGAAGTTCTCGAACGATTTCATCATTGAAATAACGGACTTAGGTCCGCCAATCTTCTCTGCATAATCCTTGAAGAGATCTGCCGAAGCTGACTTCTCCACGGCCTGCTTGTGAGTAACGGCACCGACGAAACCAGCCCACGCCTTGTTGAACTCTGGATCTTTCTTGGCTGCTTCCTTCGTAGCAAGCTGCATGTTTGCCCATGCGTCCTGGAAAGACCACGGCTCGTTTGCCTCAGAAACCTTCTCGTTATGATATCCAAGCGGGCCACTCGATGGATGCTGGAGAAAATCGAAATCAGGATCCTCGAAATCCTGCTGTACATCCTCAGGAGCGCCTGTTCCTAATTCTACGGCCTGACGATTCGTGATGTTGTCGATCCATTCCTCGGTCAACGGTACGAATGAGTTCGTGCGCTTGTTGAGGATCATGTCGACTCCCTTCACCTGGCTGTTAAGGAAGAACGCAGGAACATAATAATAGTCCTTGCCAACCTTAAAACCGAAAATGCCAACCGCACGAGAACCGTCGTCTTCTCTCTCTACAGTCTCGAAACCAAGCATGTACTTCATCAGGCCAGGAGCCCTGTCCTGAATGAATGCATACGCGATCTTATTAAAATCCTGCTCGAACTGTGTATCGTCTGGATTTAGCTGACCCTCTTTGTAAAAGGCCGTGTTACCTACACGTTTCAGCAAAGAATTAAAGCTTGGCTTATTTGTCATTTAACAACCCCTTGTTGCTTGCTCCACTTAAAAATAACAGATATGGAAATTATTTTCAATTTATACTAATACGTGTAACCACCTTTTCTTCTTACCCCAGGGTCAAAATAATTTCCAAATTCAACACCCTTGGCCAATCCAGGTATAGGATTGGTACTATGTATGTCTGACGTAGATCCATGCTGTGCGTCGTCTATCAGTCTCTGTTTCAAATACGTAGTTCCAAGCCTGGACACCCAATCTCTATCGGTACCGGTTGATTTTACTATCGACTGCATGATTGGCATAACATCTATAGGACGATCGTTGGCCACGATGTCGTCTCCTACTCCAAACTTATCCAGGTCTTTAGCGACCCGACGCGTTATCTTTGTGCCTATAGTGTAATGCAGCGCAGGCTGCTCAAGATACTTGCCTACAAGAGACGATGCCTTGCCACGCACAGAATCAGGTCTCGGCGAATATCCACGAGACCATGTAGTATACGTAGTGACATCTCCTGGCAGAAGCTTCCCCTCAGAATCCTCGTTCTCTATCTCGACGTGATTTACAAGTGCTCTTGCGATAGATTCAACGTTACGCCTATGCGCCGAATATCCAGAGTCGCGAATGGCCTGTGTGAATCTTTCTGCGAAATACCTGCGTCCTTCGCCTATACCCTTGTACTTCACGACGTCCTTAGGATCTAGCACTCCATCGGAAATCTGATCTCCTGCCTCAAGCTCATCTCCATTCTTAACAAGAAGAGAATATCCAGGCGCAACATAATGCTGTTCGCCGCCTATTACAACGTACTCTCCGCCCTGCGGTGCCTTCTCTATGGAATCTACAGTTCCATCCTTTTTCGCAACTACAGCTCTATCAGGATAATTTTCAGGCACTGTTGTGAGTGCCTTTATCATATTAAAGCCCTGGTATTTGCCGGCGCCGCTAGTAAGGCGACCTGAATGCTTTGTTGACAGACCAGCCTGTGCAATTCTCTCACTTATGGCGGAAGCCGCAGTAACACCGAGATTATAGCCAATCTCAGGAAACTTTCCGTTCTCTCGTATTCCTGCACAGTGTGCGCAAATTCCGCTGCTTGCCTGACACGTGACAGGTGACCTCACGGCTATGTCTTTTACACCGTCCTTTACAAAATCCTGTATGGTTGCCTTCGTGATAACTTCGCCTGCCTTATGGCCACCGGCATCATATGCAAGTACCGATCCTATGTTGTCTTTGTCGGTAGCAGACACCGGCATGCCATACTTTGATCCGCAATCATCCTCTGTCACAACCTGATCTATGGCAAGAGAAGCCAACAGCTTTCCAAGTTCTCCTCCCTTTCGTGTCGCCTGTTTACCTGCGACAACACCGTTTCTGGCACCGTAAGAGCCAGCCCATAACTCAGCAGGAGAAAGCCCGTCAGCGTATGAATGCCTAATAAACATAGGTATCGGCTTGCCCTTGGTGTCGGTATACACACCAGGAGAAGCAAGTAACGCTCCTAACTGAGCCTTGTTTCCTCTCGCCTTGGATTTTACCTGCATCGCGAAAGGGTTGTCATTCTTCAGTGCAGAATCATATGCACTGTCAAACATAAGACCAGTCATATCTGTATATAACTTGTCCAGAAGAGACCTCTTCTCGTCTTTTGATAACGACTTATCAGCAAGAATCCTATTCTCCTGCTCGTCCATCATCTTGTAGACGGCAGACCTGTCAAACGGCGGAAGAGTATCTGACAGCCTAAGCGTTACTCCGCTTTCTACGGCTCCTCTGTTTCCAAGCTTAAGAAGCTTGTACGATATATCTTTGTATTTGTCCGGTTGCTCGTTTGCTATTTTCGACAGCAACTCGCTGATCCCGTCGGCACCCATGACCCTTGTATAGTCACGGTACTCCGGCGGGATCGCATCATTTACGAATATCTGACCTACTGTCGTGCTTAGCATTACCTAGCCGACCTGGCAACCGCTTTGTTGTAGAACGCGGCAACCTTGGCGGTAGGAACACCGCGCTGTACGCATCTGACGACGAATCCCTGTGTAAACGGATCCAGTCTTGCAAACATATCTTCAGCGCGTTTCTGTCTCTCTGCGGCGGATGCCTGCTTTTGCAGATTGCTTGCTGCAACGGCTGCTACGTACCTAGGATCGACGCCTCGTTCCTCGCAACGCTTCACAAAACCAGCCTGGTATGCCCTTGTCTCTGTGCTGTTCATTTCTGATGTCTTCTCCTGCTCGTCATTCGAAGAGTCTTCGTTTTTCTTCTTTTTCTTGTTCTCCTCGTCTGCCACATGCTTATCATAGTCCTTGGCGTACCCTCTAAGGCGCTTATCCTCGAGATAGTTGACAAGCTTCGCCCATCCGGCACCATTTAGCATTCCAGCTCCACCGCCAGCAAGGCCACCAACAACAGTTCCAGCAGGACCACCAGCCGACCCAATCATCGCCCCAAGAACACCGCCAAGCGCGCCATCCACTCCCATATTCCACTTATAGTTACTTGCACGACCGTTAAGATATCTCTCATAATCTGATGCGTCGTCGAACTCGGGCAAATTCAAGAGTCTTCTGGCGGCTGCATACTCCTCTGGTGTCAGTCTCTTAGCTTTCTTCTGCATGTGCATTCTCCTAGCTTAAAGCGGACATGAGCATGTTCTTCAGATCCTTGACCTCATCAGCCAAAGCCTGATTTCCGTTGTCAGGAGCAGGCTGTGCCTGAGGCTGTGCGGGTGCTCCGCCGTTTATCTTCTGAGCAAGCTTAGATATCTTGTCAAACGCAGCAAGAAGCTGTGAGAATGTCAGCTTGATGTATGGCTCACCTTCTGGAGACATCTCCTCTCCGCCAGCAGGCGGAGGTTGCATGCCTGCTGCAGCTGGGTCTCCTGCCGGAGGTGCAGGAGGCATACCTCCCTGAGGAGGCATTCCGCCACCCATCATTGACGGATCTATTGGCATTCCAGTGCTTGGATCAATCGGCATGCCCGTGCTTGGATCGACTGGCATACCCGTGGCCGGGTCAATCGGCATACCTGTGGCCGGGTCAATCGGCATTCCAGTTGCAGGATCTACCTGTTGTCCGCCACCCTGTGCGGCTGGATCTCCTCCTGCCGGAACAAAAGCCTGCTTCTTGAAGCCGGCTTTAACCTTAGCCAGCAAATCTTTGTCTAGAGCCATTTGTTGTCCTTACTTTTTGTATCTTATCACGTTAGACCGCTTCCTGCCGTCCTTGCTTAGTATCAGAAAAATAAATTCAGACGCAGCTGAACACTCGTTATTGTTCCAACCGCCGTATCCGTCCTTTATATTCTTCCAGCTCCTGGACGTCCTTGACGTTGAAATCCAATCCATCTTACCACATTTATAGATATTATCAAACCTGTATCCGAAAACTGCCAAGGCTGACGCGTCGTTATCCGCAAGGCCCCATTCCTTAAGTGTTCTGCGAAATCTCGCTCTGGCCCACGCGTAAGAGAACTTACTGCCTACTGTGACTCTAAGATTTCGTATCTGCACTCCGGCGTGTTCTACCGCCTTCGAGCCGTCTACTCCGCCATACACCCATTTAAGCTTAGAAAAATCAACCTCGTCGCCCGACTTTTTGTTGTCATTTGCCGTGTCCGGGACAACAAACAGGTCCGCGTCTGGCTGCGTGGCATTTGACGTTTCTGGATCAACGCCAAGCTTCTTCAGGATCCTGTTTATGAATCTCTGAAGTTCTTTCTTGATTTTATCTTTTAACTTGCTCATGGTGCTCATATAGTAACAGTTAAAAAAAGATTTAACAATATAAACCTAAGCGACCATACGCCATCCAGGAAGACCATACTTGTCCGTCGCATCCTTTAGCACGTTCGCAACGAGATACAACTTCCACCTCTTCCACTGCCACCATCTGAATTTCTTTCTTGCTATAAGCCTTGTATTGTCCTTGAGCTGTTTATTCACAAGATGAAACTCATCCAACGTGCCACCCTTGTAATACTTCAAATCGTGTATTGCAACAGCCTCCAGATCGTCTCGCAACAGACTAGACAATATATACCTTATATACGCAGGAAACCTGTCCGGTCCGACGCCGTTATACTGCTCTCTAAGAACTTCCTCAGGATAAGAATCAAAGATGTCCGCCCCACTCAGTCCGAGTGCTTTTGCAGATTTCACAAGATCCATTATGTCTGGAAGCGGGCGGAGAGACTCCGCCTCTACGGTCGTTAGCTCAGAATTACTCATGCTGAAAAAGTATCACAGTAGCCAAAAAGAAGCAACAGCTTGCATTATAATTGAAACAGAACCTGGGCCGTAAAAGCCCAGGTTCTGCATCCGTACACCTACATACTACGGTCTAGTCGATTCCTCGCCAAGCCCTATAAGAAGGCGAAGCTCCTCAGGTGTTAGCTTTCTTTTCTTGTTGCGAGAGCCTGTATCAACACCGTCTATCCCGCGAAGGAGCAAATAACCCTGTGGAGATATCGAGCCCAGTGGAGCTGCGTTACCAGACGCAGACGTCTGCGGCTTACCCGCTGTCTCCTGAAGCTTCTTATACTGCTCGATTACCTGTCTTGCTTTCTCTTCTTCACGCAGTCTCTGAAGATCCGCCTCATCCTGTTCCTTAGCAAGCTGCTCCGCCTTTGCTTTCGATGCGAACGACTTGTCTGCCTCAGAGCCGGCCCTGAGCTTCTGAGACTGCTCCTGTGCGGCAAGTATTTGTCTGAGCAGCGGCGACATTGTTATGCCTGCTATTTCATCAGATCCGTTACCTGCCGTAGAGCCCCACAAAGGAACGTCAACTGTCTCTTTTACAATGCGACTTGGTTTAAAACCATCAGGAAATAGCTCACGCTGCTTAGCATTGGCTGCCTCTATAAGCTCGTTGTCATGCTTTATTTTGTTCGCCTTTTGAAGCCACTCCGCATACAGTTTCTTGTTCATCGCCGCTTCTCGTTTGGCGAGATTCCGATTCAGCTCAATTGCTCGATTATTAGCTTCTCTTACATCTTGGCCCATCAAATATCTCGTTGGATGAAGCAATCCACCATATGTATTTTGTCTTACCTCTTCCTCCGACATCACAGGTGCTCTCTTAAGCTTTATAGGCTTAAAAGGCGGTGGATAGCTAATCAGTTCCTGATCTTTGACTTTTTCGCCTCTGACAGGATATGAAATGTTTACAGAAGCATTATTAAAACCGTTAGTTATGGAGGCTAAACCACCTGGAAGTGTAACAAATCTATCTGTAGCAAGCGGACCGGCAGCATCTGGAGGAAGTATGTGGTTGATCATTGCTGGATCAGACAGTCTGAATGTCACTGGCTCGGTAGACGACAGATCGTAAAAGCCGCTCTTAAGCTTGTCCTCCTCTTCGCCAGGAGCGAGACGTACTCCTCCTCCAAGAGGACCTGTTGGCCTGTCAAGACTGCTAGGAGATGTGTCCTCAGGTTTAAGCGGAAGGCCACCGGGCAGTACAACCATGTCGGCTGCCAACTTCCTCATCGCAGACACGAAGCCATTCTTGAAATTATTCGTCATGTTTACTCCTGTAGATGGATTAAATCTGTTTAAAGAATACCATAGCTAAAAAAAAAGCAAAAGACTATTTATTATAGATGAGGAATTATGGAGGTGTTCTACCATTCTTTGTCTATATTCTTCTCGAGCCACCCGCCACGCTGATGCCTGTTACCGTGCACCTTGTGCACTATATTCGTTCCGTTTATGTGATAGCCATTATAACCGAGATGGTCTCCCTCTGCAGGAATTACTCGAATACCAATCCTCGTGTTGTTCGATATCACGATCTTCTTGCCGTTCTTAAGCCTAAGTACGATCTCGTCGTGGCCATCTGTCTTATCTGGAGTAAACGACTCGACCTCTCCTTCGCCAGACTCGTAGGTCTCACTCTTAGAGGATGCCTTCTTCTCAACGACCTTGTCGATGTTTCCTGAGCTGAAGCCCATGGACCCATACTTCTTGTTATCGAATTCAACGACGAACGACTTCCAGCCGTGCTTGTTTTCAGGGTCTATGCGCACGATCGTGCCTATATGGCCCTTCTGTTGGCATCTGATGTTGTCTGAAACCTTTACACGATCCCCGACTGAGAACGACTTCTCCTTTTCCTTCAGCTCATCCTCGGTAGGAAACTTTGAGTTCGGAAACAGCTTCTTTAGGTCGAGCGAAGAGGCCTTCTTCTCTGCCACGTTGTATACGAGCTTCCTGTAGCCTTTCGCGTTCTTCGGAGTGGCGTCCTCGAACCCTGCTGACAGGGCGGCCCGTATCGACGGTTCGTTGTCTGCGAACGCCTCCCACAATAGCCTTTTGACATTCTCCTTCCTGGCTTTCCTGACGGCCGCCTCCACCATGATCTTGGCTAGACCGTTTCCACGGGCCTCCGAAGAAACGGCAATTATATTGTGAGGAGGAAGTTTCCTGCCTCTCTTGTCCTTGCGCGAGTAAAACTCCTGGAACCCTACGGGATCGCCTTTTCCGTCAACTACGACCTGCCTGTCGAACAGTATGTCGTCTGGTACCTTGCGAAGGAAGTCAGGATGTCTTGGAACAAGGTTTGCCCTGTCGTCGAAGTCAAGCTTGTCGAACACCTTGAGTGTGTCCTCGTACGTTGGATCCTTCTTGAGGCTATACGATTCGGCCTTCTTGCTCCAATCCTCGTACGGATCAGCTCCGTGTTCCAGCTCCCATTTTATCTGAGCTTCCCTAGCATTCCTTACTGCAGGATTGCCGTTGTTGCTTATGCCAGACGCACCGTCCGTTACGATGAAGAAGTTCAGGCCTTGCTTCTTTGCAAGCCTGTTCACGGCGTCAACCAGCTTACGTGCCTTAATCAGCTTTTTCTCTTCCGGTGTCATTAAAATCTAAACTGAAAGCCGGTAACAGGTGCTCCGCTTCCATGTCTTATGTTAAGCGCGTTCACCAAAGGTTTGAAAACCCACTGATTCCTCTGCAGCCAGTTAGGCTTTTTATAGTGCTCAAGTCCGGGAAGATCTGTTTCTTTCGGCGAATCAGACAAAGAAGCAGCAGAAGACACTGCCTGTAGTCCAGCTGTAGCTGGTGCGTGTCCTCCCATCCATACAGACGCGAAAGGCAGTGACAAATCTGGCTTCTGCTCTTCTGCCAGCTTGTCCATGAATCCGCGTTTAAAATTTTCCGTCATTTTTAAAACCTTTATGCTACTATATCACATAAAGAGCAATTTTAACACACAAAGGGCCTGCAGATGACAAACAACTTCAAACGCGGTTTTACAGACGCTATCAGCACAATGCAGAAACAGGCCGCACTATCGTGGCGCCCATGGAGGTGGGGCAAAAACAACGCAGAAACGGGAAACAAGTACAACTGGGGAGATTTATGGACTGGGCTTGGGGCCGCCGGTGCCCAGACGATGAAAGCAATGTCTCGTGCCGGACACGATCTTGCTAGAGGCGCAAGTTCTCTTCTAGGGCAAAGTGACTGGGTTGATAAAATAAACAAATCCGAAAAATATACAGATAATTTCTGGAACGAACATACTCCTGGCGGACAGGACTCTGTAAACACATTTGAATACGACCCGGGTGCGAGACAGGCACTAAGAGCAACTGAATTGATAGGTGCTACTCTTCCTGGTGCGGTCGCAGGGCCATATGGTTTGCTTGCCACGACTGCTGCAACAAAGGCGGGAACAAGACCGGACACTGGAGTGAAGAGCATTTCTTGGGATGAAAACGGAAGACCTGTTCCTGAGCTAGTTAATGCGGATCCGGCGTACAAGGCCTGGGATAATGCAACCGGCTTCATGCCATATACGTGGGTTGGAAACCTCACAGGGGAGGTTAACAACGAGATGGCAGACTCAAACTCAGACAAATACTCGGCTGGCAATGTCGTTGGAGCCGGAGCAACCGGGCTTACCATGGGTGCCATCGATAGAGCGCTTCGATACGCTGGAAGAAAATGGCCAGCCTTAACCGCTGCCGGAGCAACTCTTGCAGGAGCAGGTACTGGAGCCTGGAGAGCAAAGCCATTCTTGCGCGAATGGAATGAAAATCTAGACACCCTACGTGGAGACGCAGAAACAGCGCGCCCCGACGTACTTCTGCACAGAACAAACCCTCAAAGGTAAAAAAAGCCGACGATTTTTACGTCGCCGGCTCTGTAGTTGTGTAGGCCGCTAAGTTTGCGTGGTTGTTTGAACCTTTTTTATCTTTTCAACGTATGGATCCGTAGATTTCTTTAGCCAGCCCTGAGGACCACCGTTGTGTATTCGAATAAGCACTTCGATGGTTGCGGGTTTTCCTGTGCGACGAGTATATGCCGAACCGTACCGAGTAAGATACGCTCTTGCAACCTCATAGGACTTAGCCCTGTCCTTCATGTCGTTCAGGGTATATGAAAGGCGGGAGTCGGTCAAGTAGGGCTGCTGGATCTGAAGGCAACCGACAGATAGCTTTCCGTTGGTGTCGGTGACGACCACGTCGGTCCTGCCGTTGCTTTCAACAATAGCAACTGCATCGAGAAACGACGTCCAGTCGGCGTCGGTAGTCGGAATAGTCGAAAGGTCGATTCCGAAGGAGTTGATGACCATGCAGAACGCCACGACCATGGCTGCGAGTTTTTTCATTTGTTTTTTTTTTGTTAAAAAGAATCACGGGCATCAGGAATTGATGTCCGCTTCTTTTTACCAGGTATCCAACCCGGCATTATATTATAACGCTCAAAAGTCTATTTTTATTCTTACGCAGCACTACAGACCAAACTTCTTCAAGGCCAACGATACAGAATCTCTAGTGTCTCTTCCTGGCCATCCCTGTGCCTTGTCTATGTCCTTAAGCCAGTTGGGATTGGCCCTGTAATAAGGTTCAAAATAGTCTGAATTCAATCTACTTAGATTATCTATCCATCCATACGTAGGATTGTACACCATCTCATGTCCCAAGACCGTGGTTGGCGTAAAGACAGAAGGACCGACCTCGTCGAAGAATCTAAGCATCTCGCTACGAAGCTTCTGAGCTTTCGCGTCATCGACAGCAGTCGTACTACCGGCATCGGTTGGTCTAAGTCCACCAGTCTTTCCTATGTCAGAAACCGCTGTATCTACGTAATTTGTCCCTAGTGGCGTCAACGCATTTGCGTCAAAATCCCACAGGCCTCCGGACATACCAAAGTCAGCTGGCCTTGAAGAGTCTCCAAACCCGCCATTTACATAAGCGGATATGGAATTCCTGAACATAGGATATTTTCCTGTCTGCTGTACTACTGCTCTTAAAACAGCCTCATCCAGAGCATTATCAGCGGCCCACTGCCTGTCCTCGTCTGACATTCCGCTGTCACCAGCCCACGCCCCCATCATAGGAGCCCAGCTGTAAGCCATGTTTCCTATAGACGGATCCATGCTAAAACTGGTGTTCTCGTCTGTAGGAAGCATGGATGCGGCCAACGACGTGAACCTACTCTGACGTGGTGCATATCCTACGCCGTCTCTGGCATACGTCTCTCTGCCGACAGGCGTCTTCTCTAGCGCAGATGCTTTAGATGCATTGAAAAACGGCGTTCCGGCGTAATCAGCCTCTTGCATAGGAGCGCCTTCGCCTCCTGGAGACATGAACGGAACATTGAACCTTAGAGGACGATAAGCCGTTGCCGGCTTGCCTTTGGTGCTATGATTGTTCTTCTCTGCAGCGGCCGCCGCGTCTCTGTTAACCTTTGCGTAGTCCTTCGGTGTCTGTGCACCCATCATCTCATCAAGGACCGCGATGTTGTCGTCATTTCTCTTTGCCATAGAATACGCGGCACCACCGTATTTCTGCATTCTACGGCGTTTCTTGTTCCTGCTTCTCCTATCTAGAAACAGATACGTGAGAAGAGCTGTTGTGGCAAGACCTCCCCAAGTCCACGGACTCTTCCAGTCGACAGACCAGCCACCGTTCGTCTGCTGAGGCGTTGTCGTATTTACAGGATTAGTATTAGGAACATCTGGAACACCTGCATCAGTACCAGCAGAATCAGCAAGAAGGCTCTCGTCCACTGTAGACTGAGATGGCTGCGGAGGTGCATCGACCTGTGGAGCGGGCGCTGGCGCTGTTTCTGGTGGATTTACGCTTGCTGTTGGAGCCGCTCCAGGTCTGAACAGTCCTCCGGTCTCTCTCTTTGCCGTGGTTCCAACGGCAGAAGCGGCCTGCTGTGGCGTGTAGGCCTGACCTTTTGCTCCAGTTGCCTTCCATGCCCTCTGGGCAGCGTCCTGAACAATGTCCTTTCCTACAAGATTGAACATCCTCTTCTCCCCGTCATTATAGAACAACCACGGCGGAACTGAGTCAGTAGCATAGTCCTTCGTTAGAATGCGTTCGGCTGTCGTCTTCGGTCTTTGAATGGCCATAGTAGGCTCCTACATGTCTAAAATTTGAACTGGATCGTTCATTCCTATGAGACCTTGTCTGTAGGCCTCCTTGGCATCTTTCGCTGTTCTGAATACCTTGGGCCTCTTCCTCGTCGCAGGCCTTGTAAGATTGTACAGTCCCATCACCTGCTCGTTCTCAGGCTTGTATCTTGGAGACGACAAATCTGTAAGCGAAATTAGATTCTTGGATGGAAGCATCTTCTCGTATGCTTCCCTGACAGCCTTGTCAGACGACGGCACGTGAATGTTAACCTGGTCTCCGTCGAAATCTCCAGCCATTGGCGATGCGCTGAACGGGCTTATTCGTATCGACTTTCCGTCAACAAGCGACGGTTTGTATGCCATGATGTTGAACTTGTGCCATGTCGGAGCCCTGTCCATCAAAACAGGCCTGTTTGCCATCTCCTCCTGAAGCGCATTAAGCGCTGTGTCGTCCCTGCCTCTTATCATATTTACAGCCTGAACGGGACTGTACCCGCGTCTAACCAACCGACGCTGTACATATGGCTTATACATCTCCCACGCAATATCCTTCGGTATGCCGATCTGGTCCATATCCAGGTTTTCATCTGGAGTTATGACCGCTCGTCCTACATTGTCGAGGTTCTTGGCTATGATCTTGGCCTGGAACATAGAAAATTTCGGAGAACCTGTTCCTATAACCTGCCTTATGGCTCCTTTGATGTTCTTGGACTGTCCCTCTGGCGTTATTGGGTCTCCAAGTCCAAACACAGCGGCTACAGACTTGTACAGGTTCAGCCTCTCGTCCGCTAGAGATTCGTCTGCAACAGATCCCTTCAGCGCAGAATAATTCTCGGCGTTCTCTATGACGTCCTTGTATAGATCGTTAAGATCCGATACTAGTTGCGTATCGCCAAGTTTAGACACGGGCCTGAACTTCGGAGGTATGACAGGAACCTTTGTTATCATCCAATCCTTGGGCTCAAGGCCCTGCTCCTGCATCGATTTAAGATATCCAAGTACCTTTACCGCGTTGTCTCTTCCGGCGCCTCTCTTGTTCTGGATGTCATTTCTGGCTGCCGATATTGCCTTGTCGACGTCAATGGCCTCAAGCGCTGACTTTATCGCCTCTCCGCCAGTCTTTCCATTCAACTTCTCTGTGCCTGACAAAATCTTCTCAAGCTGATCTACTGTAAGACCAAGTACACGCCTTACAGGCTCCTCCATTATAGGATTCGGTATAGGCTCTGGAAGCTTTATAGCTGACCACCTGAGACCGTCTGGACCGCCTGTCTTCCCGAGGTCAAACAAACCGCCGTCTACAGGCTTCAGATCTGAATTCATCATCTTGGAATTCTTTATAATTCTATTGCCTGCCATCTCGTCGATATCTTTGTCCGTAAGAGGAAGTATAGACGTCTTGCTTCCCTTCTCTACGACATTTATTCCTCCGGCCTTCAGCGTCTCCAGGAATTTGTTGTATATGAAAGGAACACCAGGTTCAGGTACTGGAAGCCCTAATCTAAGTTTGTTCCAGTACTCCTCGTTCTTCGTGCCGCGGATCGTCATCATATCCTTTAGATTCTCTGTCGCGCCGTGTGACAAAAGAGCCGTCCTGTCGAGACCCGAGACCCTTTTGGCTCCTGAAAATCCGCCTCTTGCCGGTGCTTCGTCCTGAGTATATGCAGCATCGTTTCCTCTGGCAGACAGCTTTTTCTCTGCGAGATGGTGGAACGCCTGAATGTATACGTAGCCATCACCGATGTTGTGCAGCGTCTTTCCGGTACTTGGGTCAAATATGTCCGAAGAATCCTTGACTCCGGCAGCATCAAGCTGTGCCTTCGCCCAAGTCGCCCATCCCTCCTCAGGAGGAAGCTGTGGGATGCGTACCTGCTTTCCGGTCTTCTTGGCAACCTTGCCAAGAGCTATCTCGATAAGCTGATTCGGGGCAACTCGTGACAGGAATCCCATAGGATTCATTAGAATCTCGTAAGGCTCGTTCGTAACCGCGTCACGAGGCATCTCGTCGTCTGGACGGACTTCTCCTATTGTACCCTTGAGAGCGTCATGAGGAGACAGCTTGTCTGCTACCTGCTTTGGCGGCGTAGTCACGACATTTACCTTGGCGCCGCTTGGCGTCATTACAGCATCGACAACAGTGCCAGGCCAGTCGTGCTCCCACACCTCTGATCTATCTGTAAACGAATTACGCAGCGTCTTTGACAGCTTGCCGAGCATTGCATCTTTCGCAGACAGAAGCTTCGGCCCGATAGATACGATTATAGGATCGCCTTTGTGAAGTACGGTTCCAGGCTTGGCTATTCCATTGTCGTCTATGTTTTCAAGCTGCTGCTTCGTAAAAGCCTGCGGGAATGCCGCCATGTACTTCTTCTTGTCTATAAGCACGCCGTTCTTCTTGTCCGTGTCAAATCCGAACAGCTGTTCGGTAGCCAGCTTCTTGGCCGCAGTCTCGGATATGACTATCGCGTCCTCGAAGTTGCCTGACTTGCCTGACGGCATAATTGCTACCTTCAGGTTGACGCCCGTATTGAACGATCCTGTTTTCTTGTCCGTGAAGTTGGAGTGGGCTATCAAATCGCCCTTTCTAACGCTCTGCCCGACCTCAACGGCAGGAAACGTCGAGAACGACGACATTCTATTATGTGGATAGTACTTTACAAGATCGTACGTCCTCTTCTTGCCATCTGCACCCTTTACGACGACACTGTCGTCGTTCACAGCAGTCACGACTCCGTCTTCATTGGCTGTGACGGAGCCTATTCTCTTTCCATAATGCTCAAGAAAAGTCTCTTTTCCATCAGGCATCAAAGACGCGACTAGAGGAACCTCTCCCTTTGCCATCGGAAGATACTGCTCCCAGAACTTTGTAGCATAGAACTGTCTTGCGCCCTGGACGCCTGTCGGCATTGGATTGAAGTTGGTTGTCGTAGTAGACATGGACGAGAAATCGGGCACCATGTACGAAACCTCGTTCCTTGCCACCTTGGTAGGAACGTTATCCTTCATTGCATACAGGAATTTCGAATTGGGATCCTGTCCAGGAAATGCAACACCACCATCGACAGCCTTTGCCAGGCTTACAAACTCCTTCTTGCCCGTCTTCAGATTTATAAACTTCGAGTACAGCTGGCCGTCTTTTCCTTTATATGTATTGGAGGCGGCTCTGACATCCACACCCGCATTCATCGACTCAGGGCCAGCAACAGGATCAACAAATCCAAGATAATCTCCCTGCACATCCCTTGCTTCTGCAGTAACGGCATCTGGAGATCCGATTCCGCCTTGGCCCATCTTGGTTATGCGGTTCATCTGAACATAGTTCGATATCGGATTTGCCTCTTCGCCAGGAAGCGCAAGACCCGTTCCGCTCAAGAAATGCTCGATGTACGGATTCAGCGCGCCTCTCGGAATCCTTCCAAGATTACGATCGCGCTTAGCCTTCCACAACAGCTGCTGCGTAAGCTTTCCAGAGTCCTTGTCGACACGTTCCTTAAGAAAGTCCTCTATCGAATAGACGCTAGAATACCTAGGAGAGTCTCTTCTGTCAGGCTGTTCGTCGCCCCTGGATATGTTTATTACCTTCTGCGAGGCGCGTAGGAGAAGCTCTGGCGTGATTCCCTTGGTATCTACAAGACCCATAGTGCGCTGGACGACATCCTCGTCCATTCCACACTGTGCAAGGGAATCCTTAACGTATCTCGCCATCTCAAACTCATTGGCAAGAGCATCCGCCTTCTTGCCTGCAAGTCTGCGATATAGCCTCTTCATAGCCTGAGAGTCGTGCTTCTTTGCGTTCTCAAGCGTTACGTCGTTGCCCCAGTACTTTGCGATTGTCTTGTCGTCTACGCCTATGCCCTTAAGCACTGGATACAACGGTATGTGACCCTGGCCAACCTGCATGCTGAACACGCCTGTCTCTGGATTCATCTCTATTCTGAATCCAGGGCCTGTTCCAGGTTTTACATTGAATTGGGCCTCGTACTCTCCAGACGTCTTTCGTCTTGCGTACACGCCAGGACGAAGTCTCGACTGATTGACTACAGTGTACTCATTTCCATTAGAAATTATCGTACCTCTGTCCGTGTAATACGGCACGTTCATTATAACGTCATCACGCTCGTCTATGACCTTGTTGCTCTTCTTGTCGATAAGTTTCCACGTTCCAGACATCCTCGTCTGGAGCTTACGGTTCTTCAGAAGAGCGTCCTTCTGCTGTGCTATGGTGAAGCTCTGAGGACTGGTATACCTTACGTTGTCCAGCTCGATCCTGTAGTCGTCGTTCTCAACAGGAAACCGTTTCTTTACAGAATCCAGAAGTCCATCATATATGAACTGACGTGTCTTTTTTGTGTCATCGAACTGGCGCAGGTCGTCAGGAACGTCGGACACCGTGCCCGCCGCCTGCTTTTGTGCCAGTGGTATGCTGTCGAGAAGCATCGTAGTCTAGATCTCTCCGTCTTCGTGCAACTTGGCTATTGCGTCGGCAATAAGTCTCTTCTTTTCGTTAATAACGTCCTTAGCACCGCTATCTGATCCTACAAGCCTTACACGCCCGCCTATTAAGTTATCGCCGCTCTTCTTCTTTTTCTTGGATGAACCTTTCTCGTCCTGCATGGCGATTATTGTATCGATCTTCTGCTCCAGGTCTCTGTTTGTCTTGTCTGTGTTGATAGACAGGTTTGCGAGCGTCTCGCCGGCAGAGCGCATCATGTCCAAAATTCCCGCTTTCTTGCAGAAAAACGAGTATCCTAGTTCTTTTGCTGTCATTTTTGTCCACCCTTATTTGGCCGCAAAATCTGGGTAGGAACATCGATATAGCGTTCTGGAAACTCAGGATCTTTTCCTGAATACCAACCGCTGTCACGATCCATCTGCGGTTTACCAGTGCCTGGAACAAGTATACGGGTCATTCCTTTAGGAACTGGAACTACATCGACATCATCACCAGCTGTCAACGCTCTTGGTTTCGCATCGGGACGTGAATTTCCATTAGGAAACTCAAGGTCTTCTACATTCCACAGATTAGGATTCCTGCGTTTAACGGCTGCTTGCGTTGGAGCAGGCGCTGGTGCGGCCGGAGCAGGCACTGGAGCGGCCGGAGCAGGCGCTGGTGCAGCAGAAGCAGTCGATGGAGCCTCATTCTGTGCAGGAGCGGGTGCTGCAGGAGCTGGTGGCTCGACAGGCTCTATTCCGGCTTCTCCACCAACGCGATACTCCTTACCAGTAGTCGGATCTACAAATGTGCCGTCTTGTCCAGGAGTCACGCCAGGCGTGGCATATCCCTCGCCTTGATTTTCATTGACAGCATCGGCAGGATTTTGCTGACCGACGATCTTACCGATACGTTTCTTCAATCTATCTGCAAAGATCCTCTTGCCCCATGCTGTGTCAGCGATAAGACTGCCGAGTCCACCGAAGAACCAATCTGCCGCGGGCTGTATCAGCTTGCCAAGCCATGTGTCTCCAAAGCCAGTACCGTTATACCAGTCACGGGCCTGCACCCTCGTAATATTCTTACGCTGTTCTCTGTAACGATCGTCCATGACGGCGTTCATAAGCTTATCTGATGTTTCAGGGGCATTGAACTGGCCGAGAACCGCTCGCTGTACGGAATCTAGCTTAGTAGGATCGAGCGACGGCGCGCCAGGAGTGCCATACGTCCACTGTGTCGGATCTGTACCTGGCATGCCCATTCCGGAAAACAGCGCATCCACGACTTCGTACGGGTCATAATTTTCCGGTACTTCAGCAATCTTCTCGTTAGGCCACTTAGTAGACATAAGCGTAGCCATTATCGTCATACCGGCCACTGCATCTACAACATCTATGCGTCTTTCGGCGCTTGCTGTCTTGAACACTATGTTCTTTACTCTGGTGCGGTCGACTATATTCGAGTCCGAGTCCTCCTCGTCGAACTTCTTGTCGAGGAACTTCTTCGTAAGATACGACGATGCAGCTGCAAGCAAGATAGCGGTCGCTCCAGCAACTCCTAGTGCGTCAGATGCGAAGCCGCCGTTATTGTTCTCCGGCTCTTCGGACGGGGTAGTCATCGAATGCCATGCACGTTCTCCGAGCGACGGAGTCACGACAGGCTTTATGTCCGAATAAGTTCCGACATATTCTTTTGCCTCCTTGACCTCGGATGTCTTCGTAAGAAAATCGATATACTCCTTCTGTGCTGCCGCAATCTCTCGTTCTAGTCTCTTTCTCTTGAGATAATCATATGTCTGCTGCGTCAGATACCATCCGAGGCCAGCACCTGCTACTCCAAGCGCGCCACCCACAGATATATCACCAACACGCTCAAGAAACTCTGGAGAATACGACTCTCTGTATGGCTTCTCCTCCTGTGCGCATTTGCTTAGACTGTGATCGTCATCCTCGCACACGACGTCAAATCCGCTAGCAAAAGTGCCATCGCTGTTTCTAGCCTGACGAAGCGTCGCCTTCCCGCAGTTTGAATTCTCTATGTCAGAAAAGCTGTCCCTCGCAGACGCCATCTTTGGAGTTGTAATAACGAGAGTGTCGCTTGAAATTCTAGGCTTCTTACGCCTTTTCTCCTTCTTCTTGTCCTCTATCGCATCCAAGACGTCCTTGACCATGGCAAGTGTCGCATACGCGCCTGCTCCCATGGCCATGCCCCTAAGGCCGGTCTGTATCGCAGGATTGCGCTCCATGAACTCAGCCGTATCATCCTTCTTGTCGTTATAGAAGTTTACAAGATTCTGTTTTATCTCAGATGCTGTCATTCTAATCCTCCAACGTGTACTCGACCCACTTCAAAAGACGCATCCAGGTCGTAGACCCGTCGCTACGCTGCATCTTATCGGTCTTGTCGCTAGATACTGTAACTATGCCCGCGTATACCTTATTAAGCAGATCCTTCTCAACTTCGGTGCACTTAGCTCTTTGTTCAGGGTCAAGAAGATCGAATACCTCTATTCTAACACGGGATATTACTACGTCCTTGTGTCCCTCAAGCTTAGATACAGCATAAGCCAGGTCGGCCTCGCCGATCGGCATCGCTATTGGCATTCTAGTAGGTGGCTTAAGCGGCATTTCTACAAAAACTATGCAAATTCCTCAGGATTCATAAGACGACTTTTCATAGCGTTCATAACATTGTTGTATGTGTCCCTTGTTGCTATCAGACGTTCTGTCTTCTTGCTGTCCTTCTTCATGGATCTGTCCAAGTAGTGCAACATCGCGCCTACAGGAACGCCGGCAAGCACCGACAAGGCTATCGCATTCGTCAGAGTACCGCTTACAGCACCTGATGTAACTCCATAAGCCTTGCCAAGCACGTCAAGCACACCCGAGGACTTGATCATGCCATCAAGGCCGATGTCCTTCGGTGTCTTTCCACAGGACGCAGTCTTGCGCATTATTCCAAACTTAATGCACTGCAGTCTCTCTTCGTCTGTCAAGTAATCCTTAAAGTTCATTTTTCGCCTTCCTGCTATTAAAGCACAAAAACACTAGTATGTATACAAGTCGCTGCCGTAGCGCCTATGTGGATCTGGATTCGCCTTGTTGTACTTCATGTTGCCATACAATCCTCCGGCTACGGTCGCCATCCCCTTCCAGAAGGAATTACTGCCCAGATAGTTCGCAAGCATGTTTCCTCCAAGAGCCCCCACAGCGACATTGGCAAGTCTCCCATAAGGTTGCGTAACTGGCAAGCCCGTATTGACTATCTCCTGTTTAAGGGTGTGCTGCTGCATAGGCGTAAGCCAATCATTCGCAGAAATATGGCGCATCACGTCACCTACAGTAGGCTGAAGTTCTATAAGCTGCGCAAGCTTCAAAAGTCCTGGCATCGCTCTAGCCATTTACTCAGCTCCTTCCGTCTGTTCCTCGATCTCTTCCAGCTCTGCCATCGCCTGATCATACGCAGAGTTGCTCTTTAGAATAGTGTCATACGGTATTCCTAGCCACATAGACAGGCCTACGTCGTCAACAAGATACCACTTTCCAGCCGGGTGCTTAAGCGGAGGAACAACAACAGTAGATCCTGGAGATACGACAAGGATACGCTCACCGTACACTACAGGATTGGCGTATTCAGGCTGTCCCTTTCCTCTGAAAATGCAGCAGCCTGAACACAGAACGGCCAAAGCTGTGAGCAAGACTCTCATTTGAAAAGCTCCGTATCCTCGTCAAACCAGATGGAGACCTTGGTAGGCACCTCTAGCTCCTTCACGGATTTCTTAACCTTATTGAACGAGTCCTTGTACGATATACCCTTACCTATCAGACGGATAATGGCGTTGGTTAGCTCGCCTCCTGCAGCGTCTCCGTACGAATACTGTCCGTCTGAGCATCCTCCCCAGTGGAGCAGCCTTACGCCTGACTTCCTCGCGGTCCTGGCCATAAACACGTGTGGATTGCCGACCTGCTGGTAGTTTGTTCCTGAATTACAGCAATCTGTAACCATGAATACTCTGCATTTTGCATTCGACAGTATATTCCAGATCTCGTTGTCAACGATCTCTCCGTCATCTACGCACAGCGTCTCGTCAAGACCATCGACCTCTCCGGGATCCTTTGACCTAATCTGGCCTCCATGGCCAGAGAAAAAGAATATAAACAATCCTGAGTCGTCTGTACCGTTAACGGCGTTCACGAGCTCGGCCAGCACTGCTCCTTTTGTAGCCTGCCGATCCACTAGAAGAGTCTTCTTCTTGGCAGGCACCTTCTTATATATGTTGGTTGCATCCAGGCTTGCGCCTGGACAGGCACCGAACTTACGGCTGATGCCGACTCCTACCGACAGAAGGCGAATCTTGTCCTTGGGGGACCCAAGACTGCCTGTCAGCAGTCTTATCACCCAGTTTATCGATTTTCCAAACCAACTGTCGTTATTGACCATCTGTACACCCGTTGTACTTCTCGTACAGCTCGCGTCTTTCCGCAGCAAGATAGTTTGCATCTGTAACGCGACCTTCCCGTAACGCCTGTGCAAGCTGCTTTTCCTTTCTGTCTATCGCTGCCTTCAGCTTTCTACACTTGCTAGTACGATAACGGAAGAAACTGTAGACCATGTCTACAATCTTCGTAAAAGCGCCTGCGATTGAAAAGACGGAAAAAGAAAAAGCCATCCAAAAAAGCCCTCGTGCAGCATATTAGCCTATAATCGGCCTAACTGCAACTGGCTTTTGTGAATTTCTCGCACACCTCGTCGTCAAGCCACCTGGACCGCTCAAGATCGGAGCACCATCCGACGCTCTTGCCTGATCCTTCCTTGAAGCATGCACAGTCCCCGCAGTGGTGATGCGGAGACTCGGCATGCTTCACACGATCATGCTCCTCAGCCTTCTTGGCGTCGTTAAACCTGTCCAGAGTGCCTACCAGATATCCTGTTATACGCCTGATGCGGTCAAACGGACGATTCAAGAAAGTATACTTTATGTCTATGTACTCTGGATCTTTCTCGTCTATGGTTATATCGATCCTCTTTAGTGCATGGCTGCTGCCATACTGCTCTATAGCCCTATCCAAATAAGCCTGCTTTTCGTCGTCAGACATCTCTCCTCCGACGACATTTATCTCAATGTTATTCATGGATGCCTCCTGGTTGATCACGAGAGAGTAGTATACCACCAGGAAACACTAGAACGAAGACAAAGTTATCTACAAGAAATTAACAGCCACCAAATGTACTTCTACGGATGCTTTTTGTCTGAAAAAAGCATCCCCAGCAACATGAAATGACCCATGCAGAAGCAAATTATCGGTAGCGGGCTTATACACTACAGGAAAGTCCTCATACAATGGATACTCAACATTGTTTGTATCATAACCTCCCTTTCGCTCCATTGTTATCTTGGCAGCCCTACTAAAAATCTCTGACCTGGAACCGTCTACGTCGATCTCCAACCTTGCGTCCCAGTCATAGCTTATTCTCGTTGCAGTATATGTTTTTCCTGTTGCAAGAAGTTTGAATACAAGCTCAATCTCTACAAGATCCAAAGACGTCGCAGAATACAGCATGTTCACGTTGCACAAACTGCCTACAGCCTCCGTCAGGTCTATATCGAAGTTAACAGTCTGATTCGGTGTCTGCAGCGCACTGGCTGGACGATACAACAAAGAACTGCCCGACGGTACGACAAAAGTAGCGTGTTTAACTGCTGGTGTTAGCTCTGAATACCGTAGAATTGGCGTAACGTCTACGCCATTTGGAATGACGGAATTATCAGGAAACTGATAGTTTTCGTTTTTAAAATCTACCGGCGCCCACCCTATATGTCTGTCCCATGCATATAACGGCTCCACGCTTGGAAGTACAACAGGAGTATCTGTGTATGTGGTTGTAAGACCTGCGAACGATTCCGGGCGTATCCTCTGGTTTGAAACAAGAACCAGCGTGCTGGACGTGTCTAATACAGGCACATCCGATCCCTGTACCAGATCTCCGCCAAGACTGGGCAGAACTACCGGCGTTCTTCTTATTTCTTCTTTCAGGTCTAGTGCATTCATTCCACGGTCCAAACGGGCATTCCTCTGTCAACATATCCAGCAGGCATTTCTATGCCTGAGCATGTATTTCCTTCGACGTCAATCCTATCTACTGAAACTCCGAGATCAGACAAGCACTCAGAGACTATATGGGTGGCTGTGAGCAGTTTCGTAACGGCAGGATCCGCGTCTACGAAATAAACCTTGCCGTTATACTTAACAAGATCATTCTCGAAACGCTTAGATACGACATATTCCTCCGCTGCATCTACCGTTTTATGCGTATAGTTAAACGGTACGGCGATATTAGATCTCGCTTGCTGCACATCATAATTTCTCACAAAATCCGATACGACTGCATTCTTGTATTCCGCTGTCTTGTCTGATACCACATAGAGCTTTGCAAAATCACGCAGCCCATCGGAAAGACCATATACCGTTCTGAGCGCTACGAACAGCAGTAGATTGATGTAATCAAACATGTGCGACTTATCTGAAAATCCACGAGTAGATGCAAGATAGTACATGACCGCAGCAACGGCCCGCTTGAAATTAGCGTCAGACTCCTGCACGAACATAAATCCAGATTCTGTCGCATATGCCTGCTGTGCCGCCATCATCTCGGCCTCGGAGGTATCTTTTGGAAATCCTATGGATGAAAAATCCGTAAGCCTGAATGTGTCGCACCACTCTGGCCTGGCCAGAGGAGGGCGATCGAACTCGCTCGTATCGGACGCCGTCGTGTGCAACCTGACAAACGAAGCACGGTCGCCTATGTCCGGCATGTTCTCTACCGCTACGACATATTCGAACTTGCCTCCGCCTACAGTGGTCGACTCCGATACTCTGACACGCTTGTTTCTTGTAAGCACCTTCTCCTTGTCGCCGTTAACAGACGACATGTAGGATCCCGGGTAGACAACGCGGTAATGCGGATCAAACTCATTATTACCGTTACCATACACCTTTCCGTCGCTACTGCCAGTGACGGTGTAGTTATAGCTGTTCGTGAAATAGCATACGTCGAACACAGGATCCAGTCCAAGCCTCCTGCACCTGTCGATACGGCAGGCGTGGAAGTTGCCTCTTCCTACGAGCACACCGTCTGCCCACTCAGGAACCGGCTGGTCATGCACCCTGCACGAAACGAATGTTCCGTCTATGCTTCCCTTCCAGTAGGGCACTATGTCGCACATATAAAAAGAGCCGTCAAGACGCAGCTCGTCTATCTTCGAGAAATCGGCCATGCAGTTTACAAACTTTGCAGGACCTACCGACACGAACTTATTCATAAGTCTGAAATACTTTACGACATGCGCGGTATCGTCGCGAAGTATCGGAGCGTAGTTCGTTCCAACCTTCGCCGGATCATACGTTACACTTCTTCCACCGATGTATGACTTAACAACGCCATTTACACGTGCAACATTGTTTCCGCTTACATAGAAACTGGTGTCGGCCGGCATCGATATCGAAGAAACAGTGGCCGCTCCTATGAAATTTATATTTATGCGCTCTGAAATCGGATATACGTTGCCACAGCCTACGGAGTATGTCTTCGTGCCGATCACGTCTATGTCGAACGGCAGGGTTCTATCGTTCCTTGACGCCTGTGCAGTATGGAATCCAGGCATTGGATTGTAATATAGCTCTCCGGTAATCTCTCCGAAACTTCCTTTCGTAATAACCTTGTACTCTATGTTAGCAAGATACATCTCCGTTGCACGCTCTATCGCCTTTGAGACAGTGGCAAGAGGATATCTGCTAGACCCGTAGGTGTGTCCGCCATCAGAACCCTTGTCTGTGACGTAAAACTTCCTCTTGGTGGCTATTTCAACATGATGTATGCCCGGAGTGGCAGTGAAGCGTAGATAGTTTGAAGGTGGCACAGATTCGCCATCTATTGTCACAGAATCCACGTCACCATATATAGTAAGCTCGGCGTCAGATCCTGCGGCATATACTCTTGCCCTCGGATTCACTGACCCGAAACCACTCGTTATGGATGCAAGTACGACAGACGTCGTGCTTTCGTTAACACGAACCTCGTTAGGCCCTATGCTAATAAGCCCCTGGTTGCGATCAACTCCGTTGTACGACCTTGCAGTAGATCCCAGTATGTCGTACTTCTCGTCGATTTCGAGTAATTCTGGAAAATCAACGGCTACAGACTCGATGGATTCTCCTGTGCAATACAATCTGTCAGACGCCTTTGTAGGCATCAGCGTAGCTGGATCAACTCCTGGCCTGTGCAACCCAGGCAGATCATATACATTGTCTATGTACTCCAATCTTCCAGTCGCTGAATATCTTGACGCAACCTTGCCAGTCCTTATGAACGACAAATCGTCTCCGACATCAAAACAGTAGTCTGGTCCAGTTCCTACCATCCTCGGGTCATCGCCAAGCGAACGCACCTGATAATCATAATCATAACCCGTCCTGTGGCTACCTACACAGCGTCTGTACGTTATATTGCGTAGTTGTTTTCGTATGGATACCCACGCATCCTGATAGGCCTCAACCATATCATCGCCGTATCTCTCTCTATTTCCTGGGTTGTATGGGTCCTCGAAAATAGTTTTAGGAAAAGCCGCGGCCCAGCCTATGTACGACAACCAGCTGTTGTACATGTAAGAATTTATAACCAGTGTTTTCGACTTAACATCCCTGTCCTGGTATTTTTCGCTTGTAGTACTCACGTTTCCTACAAACGCGCAGTTGATAATGACGCCTCTTGCAGGAAACCCGCAGGCTGTGTTGTAAAAAATGCAGTTCGAGATTCTTGCGGCGTATACTATAGGACCAGCACCGTATATGTGATACGATGAATTGTTGTATCCTGCAAAGTAGCACCGATCGAAGCATCCTTTAAGATCGCTGAATCTCGTGCCCTTCTGCGGATCGTTGTCGTCATACGGTACGCCGTCTCTGAATCTGTAGCTCTTGAACACAGTGCTTGTGCCCATGAACGTGCAGCCTGTGACGAATTCTGAATTTCTTAGCTCCGGCGCGTTTACAAAATAGCAATTTTCAACTCGCTCTGGAGTCTCGAGCGATCCCTCAGAGATCGGAAGACTTGTTGGATTGTATCGAGCGTTCCAATTCAGCCTGGCAGCTACGGTCGTACCCACAAACTTGCTGAACGTGGATCCTCTCGGTGCACCCCAGCACACGCCGGACATAAGCTTGTACGGCATATACAGACCGCAGTATACCTGAATATATCCAAATTCCTTCGTTTCATACGCAGCACCCCAGCCTGGTACGCACCACGAGGCCCTGTCCCTTTCTCCATCCTTAAGACCGGCATACGGGTCTATATCGGGTATCCTAATGCCTATAACGGTGTCACCGCCAGACGTGTTCACAAGCGTTATATTCCTCGTGCCGCTGTTCCAATACTTAGAATGCTTGCTTGTCCTTATCGCCCTCCACCTTGTAGTGCCGTCCGGCATGTACACGAAGTCGTGTGGTGCATCGAATACAATCGGTGCATAATAATCACCTGGATCCTGCAGCTCGATTCTTACTTCGTCGTCAAGGCCCTTGTCCAGTATTTCGACCGCAAGAAGGGTGACATATGTAAGATCAGACGGAAACACAGTAGAATAATAAGCGCTGGTGGCCGACCCGTCTATTATCCATTCTCCGCTGGTATCGTTCTCATTCACTATAAGGTTGCCGCTCGAATCGACATACTTACACTTTACGGCCCAATCATATGACGTCATGTACAGCTCCAGGGACTGCCCAGGAGTTACTTCGATCTCGGAGCGCCCTTCTATTCTCTCGAACAGCGCTCTTCTTCCGGCTGGATCTACGGTATCGTATACCCTTGCTATGCGGAGAGTAGTCATCTATCCTACAAAATACTTATTTATGTAAATCTTCCCTAGAAAATATCTAACTGCAAAGTACGCTATCTGATTGGCCGTGTTTACCCTGAAGTCCGCAGGGTCGCTTAGATTTACGATGTTCTCGTTCGTAAACACTATCCTGCATGCAGGATCGCTTATCTTAACCCAGAACTCTATCGAATACGCCTGATCGCCTGCGAGATTTTCGAGGTTCTTGAATGTAAATGATTCCGTGCTGGTACTCGTAACGGTAGCGAAATACACATGATACGTATTATCGACTTCTATGTTCCCTCCCTCGGAAAGAGTACCCTCGTTGATGTTCTTTACCTTTAGAACGTTCGGTACGACGGAAGCTATCGTTATCGATATCTTTCCATCCTTTATATCAACTCCAGGGCCTGGAACCAACAAATCCTGCTTCTTCGACAGTGTCTTGTCTATACTGTCGAGACGTTTGTCTCTTTTTGCAAGAAGCTCGTCGATGTCACCGACGAGATAAACCCTGTCGTTAAATTTTATCTTATGATGCAGTACGCCTTCTGTATTCATTGCTTGCCTTACCTAGTGCCATTACTCACCGTTTTGTCTTGCCTACGAACGTTATCTTTGTCCTAGACGGATCTGCACCTGCTCGACATCCTGTCGAAGACTTGTACCCTATCCAGCCCCACGTTCCACTCCACTCATAATACCCCCAGAACGAACAACCCCACAAGTACCTGTTGATTTCCAAATTTTTCTGACACTCGCTATCACAATCGGCCGTGCACTTCATGACCGATCTTTTTCCTGCGGTAGTTGAGGCCACCTCGTTGCCGTTTGGAAGCGTAGAGACATATACACACGTTCCCGTAGTAGTCGCCAGATGGTACTTAGGTGTTACTTTCGGCTTTAAAACTGTGTCTTTCGGCGGTTTAGGCGTAGGAGTTGGTTTCGGTTTTAAATTTAACGGAATATAACAATATTCTGGCGAACACACTACATACCTGATCGGATCTTCCGCCGTACCTGAGCCAACGGGATGAAGCGCACAAGGCCGCCCGTGCTTTATAGCCAAGTAACAGATGTCCCCGTTCGGAGGATCATTGTCGCTAGGAGTGACACAAATGCACGAGATTTCATTCCACTTCATTCCATCCGGGCATGTTCGTTCTGGGCATTTCCAATAATCTCCAGAAGAAGGAACGCAACGGCATTTTTCCTTAGACCAAGACGTACCTTCACCGCAAGGCACGCTAGGTCCCAGACATTTCTGTGTATTGTTACCAGGCCCTCCCCCTGCACCATAGTACATTTCTTTGATTACCTTGTGAAATTCAGGATCGTTCTTCGATACTTCGGACGTCGGGCGCAAGTAATCAGTCAACCACTTGATTATCTTGAACACATCCCCATCGAAGATATTTACTCCTCCTGGAACATTCGCACCAATGCCCATGCTGTCGTAGTAATTTTGGAGCGTGACGGCTATGCCCATAAGAGTATCTATGTCAGGCTCCTCCTCTATGATATTTACGATGTCCTCCCTCATCCTTTCTACTACGTCCGGGTCGTACACTATATATCTGGGCGTTGAAACATTGCCAGTAATATCTGTCCCGCTCGGATATCTAAGGAACACATGTCCGTTTATTGCGACGTCTCCCCGAGCCACCGCGGATCTCACTGCCTCGACCGAGTCCCTCAGTCTCTTAAGTGGATTTCCATAAAACGTAACAAGTCCGTCATACAGTATAGTCACCTGTATGTCATACTCGCCTTCCGTCTCTTCTTCATAGATGATTTCAGACCCAGTACTGGTGGTGGTCGTCCAGGCGTTGTACAGATTGTCAAAATCAGTTTTGTGATTCCACGCGCATGTTGGACATACGCTCTCTCTCAACGACCTAGTAACTTCAGACGTTGAAACAGCAGCCTCATAAATGGAGTGTGCGGATACATTATCAGTAGAAATAGTTCCTTGCCTGACGTTACTGGCAGAGATCACCACTCTTATGCCGTAGGGGTCATTTTCAGTCGGAGGATCTGAGTACACATCAAAATCGCACATATGCACATGGATCTGTTCTCCGTCAAACGAGAACGTGCCAATGCTGCTTGACGATCCATCGTAGTCACGCGTCTTATCAAGAAACCAAGGCTTAAATTCTGTGTCGAACCTTGCCGAATCCTCGCTTGATGGATAGTTACCACCATGCAACTGGCTATAGAGGATTTTGTACTCCAACACGGCATCTCTCAATATTTTATACAGCGAGCCGTCGGTTGTCGTAACTTGAACACCTATAGAAGAATCAGGCTCATCCTCGAAAGCAGCCAAATACTCTTTTTCACTTTCGGACAACCCCGTCATATGAGCTATGGCTTCGTCTAGATCGTTAAACAGAAGACCGCCTGCAGGAAGAACAGATATACCAAATCTACCATCCTGCTCATCCAGTTTTCCATGGTCTGAATCAGACTCGGACACCACCCTTGTTCCGCCGCCGAGAACTTCAGCGACGCGAACTATGTCTCCATCCACTACATTCGTATAGTACAGATCTCCAGAGCTTTCTTGAAATATACAGTCGCGTAGTGTGCCGAATTTATTAACATGCGTCATATTGCTGTTCCTGAACAACACGCCGACCATGTCGTTCCGCTCGAGAGGGCATGCTCCGTTGATACTGATCTCGCCGTACATAATCGCGCACGAGACGATCCTTGCGTTATCGTGTACAGTACACTGATCAAGGAGGCAGTTGTTCGCGTACACACCACCTGATACATCGCACTTCAGTATCTGGCTTTTTTCGCATACACAATTATCGAGACTACAGGACTCTATTACGCATCCTTTTAGACGACACCCCGTAAACAATATGCCATGCTGGTTGAATACGACAGTGCCCATATCAACCGTAACACCGTCGCATACAAGCGTGCCATCGACATTCTTCGCCTTGATCGGAGGATCTACCGGTTTTTCAATGTACTCATCCTTGGCATCAATGCCAACTACGTCAGTGCCGTCCCTGCGTACAAGAACGACAGCGTCGAGATCGACGAAAGCGTCCGTTTCTTCAGTATCAGTCAGTGAGTCCATTTGTGACAGCATACCTTCTTATCAGTTCTATGACAAGCCGATTGATGGCATTCGACGTGAGATAGCCACCTTCAAGCGCTATTTCCTCCTGGGTGTCTATCATACCGATAAGTCTGTCTGTAGCTTCCTGCGTATAGCTGACGACAGCCGCCATGTTCGAATTCGCGTCCGCCAAAGTACCGGCCAGATTAGCACGGTCTATCGCACTCTTGACCAGATCAAGAGCATAGGCCTCGTTGACACGGTCGTTTGTATATGCAACAGCGGTAACATTCGTGATAACACGTGTTATCTCTCCACGATCATCTAAAATACGATTAAGCTTGTTCTCGATCACATCGTCAAGATTCGCGTACGAAGTCACTGTGCGCCTGTAATTCACTGTCTCGCCCAGCGGACTGATCTTCATATTCAGTTCGGTCCCGTCTATGGCTGCAGAGGTGTAATCGTACAAAAATATTCCTGAATTGAAGTTTCTATTTGTAGCATTGACGGCGGAATTAATCTGGACATGACTGGAGCCTATCGTATAGGCACAACGGGTATGAACAACGTTCAGCGCCTTGGAGGCGTCAAGCACATACTCGTACGCTGTTTCCGATGTTTTCTGGTCTGGCACCGTAGCTGTGCCATACGTCATTCTGTCATGAATAGTCGCATACGTTACAAACCACCTGATACGCTTTATAAAGCGCTCGTACAGTTCGTCGAAATCGGCTTTTCCGCGAATATAGTCTAATAGCGTATCAAAACCGCTTACATAGTTGTCGTCGTCAGCCGAATATCTAAGAAGAAGCCCGAGGCGTGGACTTCCTTTCCTATTCCATTCCAGATTGTAATCAGCGGAATCATCGCCTGTCGACAGCGTAACGTCGATGATAAGCGGCAAAACGATGTCATTGATACGATTCGTACCATCGACGACGTTAACAGAAAGCGGAATCGATGTAGTCTTAAGCGCAGAAACGGCAGTATTATCGTCGTACAATGAAAGCCCGCAACCGCTGTTCGGCATCATAACTCCGGCAGGCCCTGGGGACTGTAGAGTGTTCAGCACGTGAGGATAATTCATGTTATAAGTACCGGCACTGTAAGTAGTCGCGGCCGTCTGTGGAAGCGCTATAAGTCTTACGCCGCTGTAATCCTTCTGTAATATGCTGTCGTCTGAAAATACGCGATGCACATTGAATGTATATGGCGTCTGCAGCCTGCACCACTTTCCGTTGTACGCACTCTCATATGCCGCCTCACTGCCATAGGCGTCAGAATAGTCAATCAGCTGGCCCATCGTCAGCATCCATTTAACCCCAGTTCCAGGAGCTGCCCTAGTGACATCTGTCCGATACAGGCCATTATTAAGGTTTTTTCCGCCTATGATTAAAGACGTCCACCCAGACCCGTACGATTTTCCGTTTACAGTAGTGGATTTTCCACTCAGAAAATTAGTGAGTGAAACAAGAGAGTCCTCTGAAAAATCTATATAAACCGTCTGCGGAACAAGTGAATCCTGCACATAACCAGTATCAGGATCGTCAACCAGCGCGTTTGTGTATGAAAAAAGCTGCACTACGGAGCTAGTAGGAGCATACGTTATAGGAAATCCCAGCCTGACACCGGCGTCCTTAACGGCAGTCATTTCGACATTCGACACGACAAATATTGAATCGTTCAGCGCATTAAACCACTGCTTGACGGAATTTGTAACATATTGCTCTGTATCGGCGTTCGCTTCAACGATTCTGTTCGTTATATCATCGTACAGTCGCTCTGTAACCTCTACGCCTCGTTCTATTCTGGCAAGACTGTTGGTAGAGTCATCAAGAACAGTCTCTGCATACTCAAGACGCGACGATACCGCCGAATCTAGGATTGCCTCAATCACAGACACGTCGCCAGATACTGCCTGGACAGCGTTGCTCCATGACTCCACCGTATCGAAGAACGAATCTCTGAACGGGAAGAAAACATTCGATACCGTATTAAGAAGTTCTGTCGACGCAACTACATTGCTCGAGAAGAACTCGCGCTCATCTGCCAGACCGGACTCGATCGTGCTGGCGACAATATTATTCCAGTCATTCGATACCCTGTTCAGATGCCACTCAGTTATAACAGGAGACATCGGGCCGTACGGGACGGTATTCGTGTCGTAGTTTCCATACATCTTCATGTATGCCGCAGGATAATCCGTGCCGTCGTATGTCAAAGAATACACGACGAACTTGTTGTCAAAATTGCTGTAGTCAGACCAGTCGTCCGTGTATGCGTGTCCTGAAGACGATAGACACACGTAAAAAAACGAATCAGTGCCAGGATCAAGCACTATGGGAGAATCATCCGTCGCCTCGAACAGCTTTCTACCGAGTTCGTTGGCAGCAGAAGGCGTATATATCAGCGCAACTCTGAACGCGTTGCCCCTTGACGGCTTCGGCACATACTTCTCAAACAAGACAAGCACTGCGTTCGTACTTGAAACTCCCTCGGCATAGCCATCTACCGTCGTACCGTTTATCTGTCTGTATGCAACTCTTTGAACACTGTAATCGCTTTTAAGGAGATTGGCGATAACGTCCCTTTCTTCTTTTACGACTGGAAGATCGCCAAGGCCGAGCTGCTTGAATACTAGATCCGCACGAGCAACATCGCTCAGGCCCCTAGGAACTTCAGCGGTATAATATGTTTGCTCTAGAAGCTCCAAAAGATTTTCTCTGTCAAATATGATCTCAAGACTTCCATCGGCGATCTCAGGACTATAGGCAGAAACGCGCACATTGAACGAGACCTTATCTGATCTGACAACGACACTTACAGCCTCTGCGACCTCAAGCCCGTAGGCACGTCCTCCAATGCTTGAAATATAGTTATTCTTAGCAGAATCAAACAGCTCATCTATCACCGCCGCGCTTCCGCTTTGTTCTATATAGTCGTCTACGGCCTGGCGTATCGTACTGTCAGTGTAGTCTGAGACGATGTCTATGACGGCATTTGTATCAAGTCCAGGCCGAATGTCCATGCCATTGACAATATCTATAACAGACTGTGTATTTATAGATCCTTGTCCAATCTCAGAGACAGCATTGCTGATTGCGCCTGCTATCGAAGACATCGTAGGAATGTCGTTTGTAAACGAAACCTCCCACAGTGTCTCCGCACACGCATTTGCCGAAAAGACAGCAACCGCAAAAAATGTCAAAAGCCGCTTCATTGTCATCACCTACTTTAGCTGGTTGGTAGTGCCGTTCTTTATGTATCTGGCCATCGTCTTTATCATTTCAAGCATATCCGATGCATCCATGTTGTCACTCTCGATATCACTGTTTATTATGAAATCGAGATCATTGACTCCTCCGCCGAAACGTTTCGATGTGTTTTCTGTCGCAGATACTCTCGCGTCCAGCCTGGCCATCTCATTGGTAACATCGTCGTACGACTTCTCAACTCTGACATGCGATAGAAGATACACGCAGTCGCTCACATAGCCCTCGAGCTCGTGAAGTGTAGTCGGTGGATTGTTGGTATATTCCTCGTAGAAGTGCTCGTCTCCTATTACGATGAAGAAATTGCGAAGATCCGTTATCGACTTGCCTACAAACCACTCTGTGGCGAACGGGTCCGTGTATGTGTTGACTCCGTATGCCGGATACTGCTGTCCGAACTCTGATACGTAATTCGTAGGCCAAGCAAACACGATAACTCCGTCATTGCCGGAAAAAGTGACGCCTGTTTCGTCTACTTTGCTTGTCCCAAGGACAACACCGTCGGCACGAAGCACATCCGTCGTAGCGCTTCCAACGTAAAACGAATCGACATTAAGTACTCCGTTTGTATCTACCGAAACAACCTTGTTGTCGGCAATCACGGCGAGTCCAAGCGCAATCAATATCACAGAAACACAACTTAGTCTTGACATCTCATTTACCTTTCATGTTTAAAAGATCCGCAATGACGCCTACAGTCTTTTCAGCTATATCGGCATCGGTTGAAAGCGCCTTAAGCCTGTTTTCAAGATCCTTGCGGTGCCTCTTCTTGGCCTCCTTGGTATCATCGTCAGTGCTGTCTTCCATTGCAGCGTCGACGACCTTCTGCGCACGGATATACCTGTTGTGCCTTCTGTACGGATCAACATACATAACCTGGGCCAGTTTCTCGTCAGGATACGTAACCGCGAACCCGTTTATAAGCCCTTCCCTGTTATACAGCATTTCAGATATCTCGTCCTCCGATAGAACGCCTATTGACGCAAGAAAAGCGCTGGCTTCCTCTATAGAATCGAAGTCATACGCCACCTGCTTGTTCTGAACGTGTACGGCTGTCGAAGACCAAGCTGCCTTGTTTATGCCAGATATTACTGGCTCATCGCGCTCGCAGTCGCTCTTTTTCTTTTTCTCGTCGATCTTCTTGCCCTTGTTGCGCCCGGCAAGGTAAGACGCAAGAATTATCATTGGTATGACCTGCGCCTTCTTCTCTTCCAATCCGTCGTGTTTTGTAGCTGCGAAGTGGCGCGCATCCTCCTTTGATATACTGTTCGCTGCGCGCACTACGCTCTCTGGCGCATTCTTCAGTTTTCCGTTGAGATATGCCACAACCATGCCGAAGAATCTCTGCTGGCTCTTTGACTTCGCAGGCATCGTGATATCATGTCCTTCTCTTCGACCCAACCGTAGTTGGCTTCACGCCAGGAGTGTTCCACTTTTTCTCAAGACGTTTGACTCTATTTTCCGTGCCTTCTCCTGCAGAATAGTCGGCAAGCCTCTGCTTCGTACCTGGCTTAGTGGTTGTAACTCCATACTGTTCTACAGGTGGCGGGTCCTCAAGCCCAAACACTTTCTTAGCCGCTATCTCGACACTTTCCTTCCAGCTCGGTCGCTCCTCTTCTGGATTATCGAGATATTTAAGCACAGGAAGCCGCATTGCCGCGGCTTTTGTCATATAGTCAACAAACCCCTGTTTGAAGAAAACTGTCATATACAGCGATCAACATGCGTGCAACACTTATACTGCCTGAACCTCTTCCTCGGGCTGCGCTGCTACCGGTGCTGCGGCTGGAGCAGCAGCTGGAGGTGGTGTAGCGGCAGGAGCGGCAGGAGCAGCCGCAGTGGCTGCTGCAGGAGGTTCAACTGCCGGAGCGGCGGGAGCTGCCGCAACAGGAGCCGGTGCAGGCGCAGGAGGCTCAGCTGCAGGAGCGGCTGGCGGAGGAGTTGCTTCAGCAGCTGTAGGAACCGCGGTCTGTGCTACGCCGCGGTTTTTAAGATATTTCTTAGCTTGTGCGTCGTTCTTGTGCCACTGCCTGCCCTGGTCGTCAACGATCCAATCAGCAGGGAGCTTTCTTCCAGAAGGCATCATACGAAGTTTTACATCCGATGGAGTGTGGAATGGTTCCCATTCCGCGCTTGTGTAGTCGTATTCTGGTGCAGCCGATATCTTGATCAGGCTGTCGAGTGCCTCCAGACGCATTCCTGTCGGCTCCTCAGCTTCTGCCTTCTTTACGTAAGGCATGGTACGTCCGTTGACGTATGATGCCAGCTTGTTCATGTAGTCCGTGAATCCTGCCTTGAATGCTTCTGTCATTTCCTAGTCTCCTTTGTTCAGCGAATTTCTACCATTCTACTAGTTAAAATCTAAACAAGCAACAGTCTACCTGCTTAAGATCTTTTCAGCAAAGTCCCTCTCTTGAGTGGATCCTCGGCAAGAACAGGCATAGCTCTTGGAATCTTCTCTCCTACAACTGGCGGCTCCTCCATGATAGCCGGGGGCTTCCTTCTGATAGATATAGTCACATCTGGAGACGTCGTTCGTCTCCCGGATATCCTTGGGTCGGGCTTTATATCTCTTGTAAACGGTTTTCCGAAATCAATCGGTCGTTTCACTATAGGAGTAGCAGGCTGTGCTGCTGGCTGAGCCGCCCGCTGTATCGCCTGGCCATATTTTTCCATGTATGCAACAAATCCTGCCTTAAATGCCTCTGTCATCTTCTATTCTCCTTGTTGATGATCTGCTTGATCTACATTTATCACCAAGAAATAGGCGTCGTTCTGCCTTTCTCGGCATGAAGTTTCTCTATTCCACGACGCTCTCTATCTGTAAATGGCGTAGTGTCATTCGGGTCCGCTCTTCTATATGTACCTGTTTTCTTGTCATATACTACTCTGAACTTCCTTGGCTGTGCCGCTGGACGAGCCGCTGGCTGTGCCGCTGGGCGAACCGCGGGCTGTGCCGCTGGACGTACTGCAGGCTGTGCCGCTGGACGTACTGCAGGCTGTGCCGCTGGACGTGCCACTGGGCGT